CGTTCCACGGCCAGTTCGCCGCCGGGGAAGTGTTCGGCGAGTTCTACGGACAGTTTGCAGTCAAGGACAACATGAAGACCCTTCAGCAGATGAAGTTCAAGTTCGGCGACTCCGACACCGAATCCATAATCAAGTGCAACAGCTGCCAGACAATGCTCAACGGCATCGCCAACGCATACAACATTTACCGTACAAGGAAGTCGGCGCTTCCCAGAATCTATCCAGAACTAGTCAAGAGACTGGAACTCATTGAAAAGATTGCGGAAGACACGAAGGTTGCCGACAAGATTTTGTACCTCACAGCAGAAATCCGAGAGATGTTCGGTACTGACATCGAAATCGCGGGAACTCTGCCAGCAGAAAAGGAAGGCTAATATGCAGCTCGACAAGTACATCAGCGACATCAAGGCGGGAATCGACAAGAAAGGCAAGTGGCCGTCGAAGATGCTCACCGAACGCTCGATCGAAATCAACTACACGGCGAACAACATCCGTCTCGCCGGACGTGTCATCATCGCGTTCAGCGTACCGAACGGACATGTCAACGTGCGCGTGTCCTTCTACAACTACAACTGCGTACGAAAAGAGTCCATCGTCATGCGGGAGCTTTCCGTTGACGCGGTCGTAAGGCAGATCGAGAGCTTCGTGGACGAGAAGGAATCCAGCCTCAAGGCAGAATGCGTCACCGCTGGAGCTAACCGCAAGACCATCGACGACATCATGGCCAATAACGGATACGCAGTCGATTGCGACTCGAAGTACATGGCCGTGTTCAAGGGCAAGGGCGTCAAGATTACCTTCAAGTACACCGACGACGCGAACTTCTCCGTAATCATCACCAAGATCCGCAAGAAGTACAACGAAAAGGACATCATGTTCGAGACGGCCTTCCCGGACGGCGACTACAAGCCGTGGGTCGATAAGATTTCTACTGGCATCGAGAACATCCGTCTGAAACTCATCCCAGAGGACAAGCAATGAACGAAGAACAGTTTCTAGCGCTCAAGCGATTCTTCTACTTTATCTACGAGGCGATAGCTGGCCTCGGCATCATCTTCGTGATGCTCATCGCTTCGCTCGCCGCCGGAACGTGGTTAATATCCAGCCTCGGCGACGTCGGCGGTTTCATCTGGCTCGGAATAACCTATCTCGAATTCCTTGCCTTCTATCCAATCTACGACCGCATACTGGAAAGCATGCGCAAATATATGCCGTGAGGTAAGCATGACCGCACCCATAAATGAGTACTGCAGACCGCAAGCCGATATCGACGAAGAGAACTACATCAAGGAAGGCATCGCCAAGTACGGCTATGACGGATTCTGGAAACTTATCGAAGAGCTGAACAAACAGCCGATGAAGCCAGTAACGATACCGATGATACGCCGCACATTCCCCCAGATACCGTAATCACTCGTCCGCATCGACTACAACGCATTCCTTCAAGAATGCGTTTTTGTTTATGAGATCCATGTCTTGTGGACACCAGCCAACGAAGAACAGTTTTGCATTCTCGACCATCTGTTCGGCAAGCTCCTTCATTTCGAACTTGTCGGCATGTTCCTTGTCCGTGGCGAATAACAGAGGATAGGTCTGTCGCTGCCTCGTGTAATAAAGTCCGTTAGTCTTGTGCAATAGGTAATACATGCCACAAATATAACAAAAGGCGGCTAGATGCCGCCTTTCTTATTTCCGCAATTCGGCGATTTCCGCCCTCGACAGAAGCCGCTGGTTGCTACTGCCTCGGAATCGCAAGGAAAGGTCTCTCTGGGCTTGGATAAACGGCCCGTCGACCAAAGTATCCACCAAGTCGAGAATGCGGTCTGTGACCACTTCTACGTGCTTTCTCTGCCCCTTGAGCAAGTCCTTTTCGAGGACGTACCCAGTGAACATCCAAAGCGTCTTGTTCGGACACTCTGTCTTGAACCTAGCGAGGAAACGAAGGAGGCCAGCTTGGTTCTCTTCCTCGAACGGTTCGCCGCCTACGACGGTGAGACCATCGATGTAAGGCTGCTTGCAAGCCTCGATGATTTCGTTCTCCTCGATGGGAGTAAATTCCTTGCCGAAATTGAAGTCCCACGTCTTCGGATTGAAACAACCCGGACAATGGTTGCGGCAACCGCTGACGAAAAGGCTGACTCTGCAGCCTTCGCCGTCAACGATACTCATGAAGTCGATATTACCGTAGTTCATTAGATGTTATGCCTATCGTCGAGTTCTTTGAGCTTGCCGTCATTCCATGACCAGCGGATGGTCTTTCTGGGAGAACCAGTCAGATATCCGGTGATACGACGGACACGCACAAAATATCTTTCGTCACTGCAGCCGCACTTCGGACAAACGTTGTCGATGATGCCGTGGAAACCGCACTTCAAGCAGTCGTCACTGTCCATCGTACAAGTGAAATATCCCAAGTCGCCTTCGTACATCGCGTCGATACAAGCCTTCACAGCGGCGGTATTCTTGGTAAGGTCGCCGTTGAGCTTGTAATAGAAGATGTGGCCAGCGTTGGTGAGCGCATGGAACGGAGCTTCGGTCTTGATCTTGTTCTCAAGCGAGGTGTCGAGAGAGAAGTCCATCATGTGAGAGTTCGTGTAGTAGCCCTTACCGAACAAGCGCTGCAGATTGACGTCGGCGAGCTTCTTGTTCTTGGCGACGAGCATGAGGTTTCCGTTCTCGTCCTTGACTTCCTTGGAGAACTTGTTCTTGTCGATCGTAGCAAAGCGGCCAGCGACAGCTTCTGCCGGAGTAGCGAACGTACTCCAGTTGTAGTGTGTTTCCTTCTGGCAAGCGTCAGTAAAGTCGCGGATGTGCTTGACGATGCTGATAGCGAACTCGTCGACATCGTGGTCGATACCGAAGGTCTTTCCAGTGATGACATTGACGGTTTCAGCGATACCGATGTAACCGATGCTCAAGGTAGACTGCTTCAATACATCGGCAATCTTGTCATGAATGTCGTGTTCCTTGTCATCAGAAGTGTAATAGACGCCTTGCTGCATCGTGAACGGATAGTTCTCGTACGTCTTGTCGCAGATGAGCTTGAAGCGTTCGATGAGGCTTCCCTTTGCATCTTCGAGCATTTCGTCGAGCTTCTTGAAGAAGATTTCCTTGCGATGCTCGACATTCGTGGAGTCAAGGTGGGCTTCGATAGCGAGGCGCGGAAGGTTGATCGTGTGGAATGCGAAGTTGCCACGGCCAGTCGTCTGCTGGGCACCGTTGATGTTGCCGATGACGCGAGTACGGCAGCCCATCGTAGCGATGGTCGTATTCGGAATCACGCGGCGGAGAGTTGCGTGGTAGCCCTTGCACTTGACGATATCCCAGTTCTCGCCGATACCGAGGTTGACGGAGTAGACAGGGAACTCTCCCTTCGGAGTGTCGATGTCGGTTTCGTCGGTGACCATGATATAATCGTTCTGGCCACGATGAGAAATCATCCTTCCACCAGAAAGCACGACTTCCTTCGTCTCGTACTTGATGTACGGCTTGTTGAAGGAGGAGTCAACACGGACAAAGTTCGGATAGAATCTGCGAGCGAGACAGTCGATGGACTGGAGATACAAGTCGAAGTTCGGATCGCCGACATACTTCGTGTAGCCCTTCATGAGCTTGAAAATCAAAATTGGGAATATTGCGGTGAGTCCGTCGCCCATACCTTCGTACTGGGCCCTAACAAGGTTCTTGCTGACCATTCGTCCGCAGTTGGAAGTATCGAGGCCGAAGTTCAACGACGAGAACGGCACCTGGTTTCCAGAGCGCGACTGCAAGGAGTTCAAGTTATGGACAAGCGCTTCCATGGCTTGATGGGTGTCATTGTCGGTACATTCAATCGCAGTAGCGACGCATTCCGGACGATATACGTTGTACAAATCGGCGAGCGGAGCGTCCATCGTTATGCCGATTTCAGCAAGCTTCTTCGAGACACGCTTAATCATGAACTCTTCAGTCTCGGCTTGCTGCTTGAGGAACATCGCATAATCCGGGTCATGAGAATACATCGCATAGCGGTTCAGTTCACGCGCAAGGTTCTTACGGAAAGATTCGTCGACAAACGGTGCGAGATCAAAGTCGATATTGTCTGCAGCGATACCGCCGTACTGCTGGTTTGACTGCAACTGGAGGATAACCGCAGTCAATGCGGCTGCCGACTGGATAGACTTAGCCCTGCGCAAAAAGCCAGTGCCAGAGTCAAAGCCGTTCGTTAGTAATTTTCCGACTGGGGCAAAGAGGCAGTTAAAGGAAAGGTCGTAGAAATTCAAGTCGTGAATGTGCATCGCGCCGTCGGCATGTTCGTCGGCATACTTTCTCGTCATCGAGTTCAAGCTGTTGTACATCTTGTTCGTCTCGCTGGCAATCTTGCCGAACATGCCAGCTGGAGTAGCGCCAGATTCGTTCGCATTGTCTCTCAAGATGTTGGAGCTAGCGAGCTTTGCATGCTTCAACTTACGTATTAACGCATATACGCCGCTTTCATTCTCACGAATTATTGCACGGTTTTGACGATACTTGATGAACGCCTTGGCCACGCAGTTGAATCCGTTGTCCATTAGTACGTTCTCGATGGTGTCTTGAATGTCCTCGACCTTTGCGGCTTGCTTACCGCCAGCGGACAAGTCGTCAACGACTTCGCCTACAAGTCCGTCAAGAATGTCATTGGTGTACTGGGTTGTGCAATCCTTGAAAGCCGCCTCGATTGCGTCATAAATGTGCTTCGTATCGAACGGTTTCTTACGATGGTCGCGCTTAATTACTTGTGTTAACATAACATCTCTTTTGCCGTTTCGGCAGATTAAATGATCGTTTCGGTAAAGGCAAGTTTAGCAATATTCAAATGCGAAAGCAAACAGAAAATCGCCCTAAAAATACCCCGAACCACTATATATTGTTGATATCTTGTTGATATTTATACCATATATAGATGCCGTTCGGGGCGATACCAATAAAAACGTCGAAACCAGCGCAGTTTCGACGTTAATTATTTTTTACTTACTTTTTAGCCTCGACGATGTGGCCGTCGGAGCCAGTCACCATCGCCGCGTTGGCAATGCTCTGGATTCTCTTGTTCACCGACGACGCGAAGTCTTCGATGCTGTATCCGTCCGGATACAAGTCCACGAGGTCGCTGATGATGCCAGCGATGTGCGCGTGGGTGAAGTTCGCGGAGATAATCGTCTGAACCAGTTTCTGGAACTCTTCACTGCGACCATCCATCCAGTTCGGCATGAAAGCGTCAAGGCACTTGTACCTCTGCGTAATCACGTCGAAGACTTGGTCGAAGGTTTCTGGATTCTTGACGTGGATAACTTCGTCGATACGACCGTTACGAGTCTTGATAGTCGAGTTGATTCGCTGCGGGTCGTTGATCGTCATGATGATAACGCCAGAGAACTTGTTGGAGTTCGTCTCGTCGATGCAAGTGATGAATGTCGTAGTGAGGTTGTCCTTCTTGCTGAAGTCGTTGCCGTCGATATCGTCGAATACGAATATCGAGCCGGGGAACATGTTCAGAATGCGGAATACGCTACGAATCTTGCCAGTGTCGTTCAACGAGTCGGACGAAATCCAGAACACCGGGACATCGGTAAAGTCCATCACGAGCTTGTGGATCGAGACGGTCTTGCCAGTACCAGGGTCGCCTTGGAGAATGTAGCCACGGCGGCGCTTGGACGAAAGCACTGCGCGGCAAGTCTTGGACATGTCGGCAAGGTCGATATTGTGAATGTCGAAGTTGATTTTTCGGCGAGGTTCCGTATGGAAATGGCCACCATCAATCTTGATCAAGTTCTTCTTGATGTCGATGGAAGAAATGTAGTTCGCATAGATGATGTGTACAACATCGTCAAGGATGTCTACGTTGTCTTCGTCGTCGGAATCGGACAGACCGAACATGTCAGCATTGTAGACGCCAAGGTTGATGTAGCTGTAGCCAGCATCTTGATTGACGTTGCTGTCCTTGTTCTTCTGGTTGTAGTAGTTGACTTCAATACCGACATTCACCTTCTTGTACTTCGCAAGAAGATAGACCGTCACCATTTCTCCGCCAGTACCAGAACCAGTCGTAGGCGGACGATGCGTCTTCGTAATCTTGATGCCGTACTTGTCTTGAATTTCCGGCTTCATTTCGACGAGCGCACGGCAGATGTCGCCAGTCGAGTCCATCTGCGTTGTATGGATAGCTTGTCCGTTCTTGTAGCCCATGAACTTCGCGAGTTCGTCGTAGTCGGTATGGACTTCGTACTTCTGGGACACGAACAAGTTGTTGATAATCATGCTGGCCTTGCCGAGGTTCAATGCAGTCTCGGCAACGTCAGCGTAGTCCTTCATAGGGCCGCTTGCGTTGGACTTCACGATGTCAATCACACTCTCTACGAGGTGCGTACCCACGTTGATGAGCTTCTTTCGATTTTCGCCGGACAGCTTGTTCTTCAAATAACGGAGCTTCGCCTTTCTGTCCTTGCCAACCCAGAGGTCGCTGTCGATCTCGATATTCAGAAGCATACTTCCGAGGTCGTCGAGCAGCCTCGTACCAATATTTTCCTTGTCAGCCATTACATCCCCACTTGCATATCTTCAGGTGGCATTCCATCATCATACTGTACGGTCACTGTAGACTTTGAACCGCCGTACTTCCAAGTGCGTATACACACGCGCAAAATATTCACAGCAAATGCCGAAAACAGCACTATCTTCAACCATTTAATGATTGTTTTGTGTGACATCGTAATACTCCATCAATACACTATTTTAAGAAAAATATAGCAAATCATCTTGTATATGGCAACAACCTAGCGTTCAGCTCGTAGATCATCGACGGACGGTAGTTGTCATCCCCAGTATACGAAAAACATTTCTTCGTGTCAACCGCCATCGAGTGTACCATACCGCGATGACCGCCACAATGCAGAATGTACTTGGCCGAAGCCATGTAATCGCCGAGCAGACCGATCGAAGTGAACGGACAGTCGAGAACGTCGCGTTCGGTTATCATCATGTGCTTCAGAGCGCCCAGCATCTTGAAATACCCATCGTTGTCGGCAGCGATGCCGCCGTACGGACAAGTGATTCGGATGCACATGTACTTCGTGTCAAGAAGTTCCTTTACCTTCGACAGAAGCCAGTCATGACAGTATCCTTCATATTCGCCAGTGATCAATATAGGAAATTTCGGATCTTCTGGGCGAGGCATCCCATGGGCGACCGGATACGATTCCAGCGTGACCGCACGATCCATCGCCGGATGGTCGAACTTGCCCAAGAAAATCGCCTTGTCATACTTTCCGATCTTCGTGGAATAATGGTCATACCAATCGTGGAAAATGTAGACATTGTTCCTACCTTCGGCACGGCGCACAAGGCCGCCACCGAACTGCGTGACTCCCAGCTTCGCATTGTCATTGGGTGACGAGAACTTCGTCTCTACACCGATGGAACGAGCCACGGCTACGGCAAGTATGTCGTACTTTGATTCGCCTTCGAAGGCACCAAGGTCTTTACCGAAACTGATCATTCGTCACCGTTCTCCACGATTTGCTTCGCCTTCTCCACGAAGTCGGCAATCTCCTTCCGCTGTTCGTCCGACAAGTCTGGAATAGGATCGAAGATTTCTTGGACGAAAGTCGGAATGTAGCCGGGGCCATCTTCGGCCATGACCGCTTGCAGAATCTTCGTGAAGCTGATTTCTTCCTCGTAGTCGATGTCGTAAATCGTGGTATCGATCGTGAGGAGAGTCTTCTGCGTACAAGCCCACCTCAAGCGCACATTCAAGCGTTTCTTCTTGTCGTACTTTTCGACAAGTTCGGTGAGCGTCACCTTCTTGGCCACATAGGCTTCCAAGTCTTCCTTGGTCATACGGCGGATGCAAGCGCACAGCTTACGGTTGTACGTATATACGGACGACGCTTGGTACGCTTCCGTGTTGACTTGCGGATGGAACAGATGATAGATGTAGCCAGTCGTACGGCAGACCGGGCCTACAAGGCGCTTAATCTTGTACGTAAATGCATCATCTTCAGCACCCCATTCATAGAAGTCCTCGTCGAATCCGCCGACAGCTTCCCAAGTGGATTTCAAGTACATGTTGCAAAGGCCAGTCTGCCGCTGGATATGCACACCATGGAAACAGAACTTCGAGTTGATTGTTCCTCCACCGAGCAGCGTCCTCGTATGGGCCTCGGTCAAGTAATCGACGCCGTCGTACGGATAAAGTATTCCGCAGCAGTTCCTACGAAGAAGTTCGGTGCCGTTCTCTATCGACTTCGCGGCTTCGTCGTTCAAATAGCTGTCCGCATCGACCATGACGATGACATCCGATTCGGCTGCCTTGATAGCCTCGTTAAGCAATTTCGTCTTGTGGAAGCGAGTTCCGTCGTCGACTTGAACGCGCTTGACGTGCGGATTGTAGGTTGAAAGTTTTTCCGATTGGCTCGACTCGCCTTGTTCAGCAATGACGATTTCGGCGTCCGGCATTAGTTCTATACACCGATCGATTACAGCGAATAGATTGCGCCGTCTGAACGAGTTCTTACCGTCCATGAAAGCCATTACTATCGAAAAATTGGGCATATACAGCTCTTTTGATAAACTCTATATAGAAATATAGCAAAAATAATTTCAAAAAGGACTTAAATGCCATTTAACGGAATTACAAACCTTCGTGACGCGAAGGAGTCAGTAAAGCTCAGCCCTAAGCAGCTGAACGAGATAAAGAAGTGCGCATTGGATCCTCTCTACTTCATGAATAACTATATGTTCATTAACACGAAAGATAATGGCATGCAGTTATTCAAGACGTGGCCATTCCAAGACGAAGCAGTCAAGAGATTCTTAAAATACCGCTTCAACATCAACAAGTGGAGCCGTCAGGTCGGTAAATCTACGATCGTGCGTGGCTTCATCCTATGGTACGCAATGTTCCACAGCGACCAGCTCGTGGCCATGCTCGCAAACAAGTTGGCATTGGCCAAGGAACAGCTGCAGTTGCTCCGTGACTCATACGTGGCGCTGCCATTCTGGCTTCAACCCGGCGTGAAGCTATGGAACAAGATGAGTATTCAGTTCTCGAACAATACTCGTATCCTAGTGGCCGCAACGACTCCGGACGGCGTCCGTGGTTTCTCGCCCAACCTACTTTACTTGGACGAATTTGCGTTCTTGAGAAACGGATTGGCCGACGACTTCATGGCTTCCGTGTTCCCGTCAATTTCTTCCGGTAAGAAGACCCGCGTTATCATCACCAGCTGTGTCACCAAGGATACCATGGTATTCACCCCAGATGGCATTAAAACGGTCGAAGACTTCATCATCGATGACGGACGTGTTCTAGGATACGAAGTCCCAGAATACCAAGTATTGGGCCGATATGGCATGAACCGAGGGCATATAATGCACAACGACGGTGCGGCCAAGGAAACCAGAGTCATTTCAACTCGGTATTCCGAAGTCGAAACCTCATTGATGCACAAGTTCTGGACCTGCCGCGACGGCGTCTATCAGATCCGTCGCGCACACGAGCTGAAGGTCGGCGACTACGTAATGATCAAGTACGGCATGAACTGCTGGGGAGACGACAAGATTGACTTCGACGACAGCCAATCGAAACCCAGATATCCACTTGGTAAAATCAATGAAATATCCGAAGAATTAGCATATTTCTTTGGGTTATACATAGCTGAAGGCTGTGCAATGCACACTCCAGCGCATCATTATGTCATTATAACATGTGGTGACGATATTCTAAATGACCTAAATTCGATTGGCGTACAATTTAAAAAACTTGACAAATTTCATTATAGAGTTGACCGCAAATCTATATGTATGCTATTGGAATGTGTCGGTTTTGATTTAACTAGACATGCAAATCGCAAGGTTATTCCAGACCGTTTAATGCGGATGTCTAAACGAAATGTCGCCGCCATGATTCGAGGCATGTTTGACGGAGACGGATGCTCAACAAAAAAACGTAAGCGTCTATCCTACGCATCAACGTCCAAACGGCTTATTGATCAGTTGCGCGTTCTTTTAGCAAACTTTGGTATTTTAAGCAATTTGTATCATAAATACACCAAACCCACCAAGCGAGTTAAAGTTTCTAGTGAAGTATGGAATCTTGAAATAAATCAGCAAGATATGGTTGATTTATTCTTCACTGAAATTGGGTTCGGACTGAAACGGAAATCAGATACATACTTCACGCAAGACCAGCATAAGAAACGTCCTAGCCGATATGACTATATTCCGTTTGCCGCACCGGAAATTCGCCGTTTAAAGAAAGAAAAGGTGCTAACAAACAAGGAATTCAAGCTCACTGGCGGTATCTGCGACAAGCACGACATACATTTAAACCGTAAACTGGTGCTTGAAATCAAGTCCAAACTTCCAGAGGAAGTCTGGTCTAAGTATGACGTGTTCAAGAACGCCGAACCGGACTGCGTATGGACACCTATTACCGAAATTACAAAGTCATTCAATAAAGTGTACGACTTCTCACTGAACGACGATAACTATAACGGTTATGGAGAGACTGAATGGTCGCATTCAGTTGTACATAATTTATTAGTTTGTCAGAACACGCCACAAGGACTTAACCACTTCTACCGCATGTGGGAAGACGCCGTCGACGAGAACACGGCTTCCTACCACGACTTGACTTCTCGCTACGTCCGTTCAGTCGTGAAGTGGAACGAAGTGCCCGGTCGTGATGCCCAGTGGGGTATCGATGAAATGGCTCGTATCGGCGAACAGAAGTTCAGACAAGAATACGAGTGCGAATTCATCGGTTCTGCAGTGACACTTATCGACTATAAGATCTTGCAGAAACTGAAGCCGGACGAACCGCTCAAGATGGCCAACACGCCGCCGGACTTCCAGATGCGAATGTTCCAGAAGCCGATTATCCGTCAGAAGATGGAATTGAACGGCTGGACTTACATCGCGTCAATCGATACTGGCTACGGTATCCGTAAGGACTATCACGTTCTGCAGATTCTTCTTGCAAAGAGCAACATCGACCTCGAACAAGTTTTCGTCATGTCGTCCAATACGGTGACTATCGAAGACTTCTGCGCATATTCCTACCTTGTACTCAAAGGATATGGATTCCCGCCGCTTACTATCGAATACAACGGCCCTGGCGCTCGTACGCTAGGTATCATGTTCAACAACTTGCAGTACGAGAACCTTGTCCACTACGACAACAAGCTTCGCGGAATGTGGGCTACCGACACCATCAAGCAAACCGCCGTCATGCTTCTGAAGCTGTACGTCCAGCGTTTCTACTGCAAACTGCACGACGAGGCGACAATCAACGAACTCATGTCCTTCACGACGACGACAGAATCCGGACGTAAGTGGGGCGCTACTGGCGGAAACCACGACGACCACGTGACTTCGCTATACTGGTGCATCTACTACGCAGCATCGCCGATGTTCGAGGGCGGCAACGTCGAGGAAGTCGACTTCCTCAAGGGTCTCGAACTGGCCTTCACGGCAATCGGAAATACTGGCGAGGAGACCAACCGTGCGCTAGAGTTCGTCCAAGACCAGATTGCACAGCGAGAACAGCTTGCAATAGGCCGTCTGCAGCAACAGCAGCAAGAACAAGCCGAGCAAATTGTATAAACTAGGCATAAACGACTTGGAATAAAATTATGCCGTATGACGAACTTGAACAACTGAGGAAACTCACTCGATCCATTGAACTTGAAGCAATGGCTCAGCCAGACGTCGAACCAGAAGACGACGACTTCGGAGCGACGGTACTTGATGCCGAAATGGGCAACCAGCCATACGACCCCGATCCGGAGGTCAAAGCCTACGAAGTCAAGGGAACCGCTGGACTTGGAAGCTGCGCAACGCCGACCAAGGGTGCAAAGCCCAAGGAAGCCATCTTCGGTTCTCAAGACGAAGAAGCCGAACGCGCCATGGAAGAAGGTCTCGGCCTTCATGTGGGTGGTTTGAGCCTCAAGAAATCACTTGCAAACGGTCTCTCCGAATGCATGGACTTGTGCGACCCCAACTGCGCGGTAAAGTACAATGTCGGCGACTTCGTGAAGCCTACTTGCAGCGAAATCCCGGTCATTCTCGTCGTGAAGTGTACCGACGGTTCCAACATCATGACGGCCAAGCCGACGGAATGCGCTGACGAATGCAGCGACACCGGATGCTGGCCGGAATTCTCCTTCGAGCAAGACGAGATCGAGCCGATGGGTGAAATCAAGCTTTCCGACATCTTCAATGTCATGAAGTTCAACGATTCCGCAAAGACCGAAAGCTTCAACGGCGGAAACTACGATGAAAGTCCTATGAAGGCGGCACAGAAGGGCGCTAGCGAAAACATGCGCGACAAGAAGGCAGCCTCGTTCGACGACATCAACGAGTTCATGGAAGACGTGTTCGGCCCAGTGCCTGACTATACGGTCAAGCAGAAGATCACGCCAGACCAGCCGGAAGAACAGCGCGTCAAGTTCGGATTTATGGGAGCCCTATAATGCAGAAGCCTCAGCTTTTCTTTGATAGCGACTGTCCGGTCTGCTCCGAGTTCAAGAGACTCGTCAGCCGCAAGCTCGGTGATTCGGTCGAGTACGTCCCCATCGGTGCGTACAAGTCGGACTTCGAGTACGTCGACGCGACCGGGAAGAAATTCGTCGGTTCAAAGGCAATCGAGAAGCTGTCCACGGACTTTCCGCAAATCAAGGACTATGTCTGGATACTTCCAGAGAAGCTGAAGGTCACTGGACTCAAGATGGCCTACAAGGTCGGAAGCGTAGTCCGAAAAGCGATAGCCACAGTCCATCACGGATGTAACTGCGGTAAGCACTAAATTTAAAAGCCAGTCGATCGACTGGCTTTCTTCTTATATGTCCGCTTGTGTCGTATGCATTTCTCGCAGCTTGTCGATGGAAGTGTCGACAAAGTCTTGATGCTCGGCCTTCGAAGTCAATGTCTCGTCAATGAGTGAAATGAGTTCATCCTTGTGTTCAGCTAGGATGTTGTACGCGATGTCGTTATAGTCGTCCTTGTAGGAGACTTCGTGAGTCTGGTAATACCTACTGACCCACGGCGCGATGTTGATTAGGATTCTGTCTGGAAGCGATTCGCCGACCGACGGATTGAACGACACGATTCGATTAGTGCTGGCGTTACCAGCATAGATACGGAAGATAGCGCCAGCGACACGCATCATGACACCCTTCGGAACCATCATGCCCTTCTGCGCAAGGATAGCGCCAAGCTGCTTTCCTTCATGGCACGACTGGATGCATCGCCATAGACGCGCACCGACGCTCGCGTAGGTGGTGCGGTCTGGGACTTGCTTGTACAAGTCGAGGATCGCTTCGCACAGCGGCTTGTCGTCACCGCATATCTCTTTTATCACTTCAACCATCGTCATAGACATTTCTCATAATCAACACATACAGTTTATCACAAAAGGCCGCCTTGCGGCGACCTCTTTGCTATAGGATTTCGATTATCATCGGCGCTTTCTCGTACAAGCCCGGTAGCGAGCCAAGCGTATTGTATTCAAACCAGTCGATAGCTTGTTCATACGGATCCTCGTCATGAGAGCAATCCGCAGAGAACTGCTGCGCAAGACATTCGAGGCACAAGCCACGTTCATAGACCGCGACTACATTCCCTGCGTTCGTGTAGTGCGTTCCGACGATAGCCTTGTCCATACCGTCAATGAAGTACACCTCACAGTCGAGCTCGTTTGCCCTCTCGACGATAGCCGCCTTCTTTTCAGCAGCCATTTCATCGGTAATATCGCACAGTCTCATCATATCGCTACCCAATCGCGATCGACTTGCCTTCGAGCGGAGTCCTGAAGCCGAGAACCACATGCAACTGCCCAAGGTCGAACGAACAGCTGATGCGGTTCTCGTCAACAGGCTTCATGATACTGTATACAACGGTGTGCTCGCCGAGAAGATATTCTGGAATGTTGACTTGTGCAGCCCACTTCGTAGCGTCCTTTTTCTTCTTGGTGCCCTTCTTCTGGGTCGTCCTCGCTTCGGCGGACATGATGGATACATGCGTCTCGCGCTTGAACGTGACAGCGACTTCGTTGTTCTGCGTAAGCTTGATACCGATGTTCTCCTTCGGAATACCCGGAAGGTCTACGAACAAATGACATTCCGTATCGGTGATGACGAGTTCGGAGAACGGTTCGGCCAAGAGACCGACCGGGGCTTGCGCGGCCATATTCTGCTGTTGAGGTGCGCCGTTAATCGGAATGTTGATTCCGCCTTGAGGCTGGCCTTGAACATTTGTCTGAATGTAATTGCCTTGCGGTACGCCGTTCGGTACACCAGTCTGCACGTTGTAACCGCCAGCGAACTGTCCAAAGTTGGCTGGCTGCACGTAGTTACCGTTCGGGTTCGGCGGATTGATCGGCGCACCCGGAGGAGGCTGGTGCGTAGCCACGCCGACACCGCGACCACGGTTGGGACGCTGGCCAGCAATCGGATGCGAAGCGTTAAGACGCGCATCTTCTTGAGCCATCTGCTGGATAATCCTTGGGCTGATCGGAGTTCCGCTACCGTCAGCGGAACCATTGCTTATCACTGACGTATAGTCCGGTTCACCAGTAAAAATTAGAGTATCGTTCATATTCGACCTTTGAGTTATATATTCAACTTCCACCTTGTCGCCATGGAACAGTCCAGTTATAAAATTTAGAAGACCCATCACGTACCACAGGAAGCTCGCAACTCGGCGACTTCGTGGAGCCCTCGCAGTTTAGCAAGTGCCTTGGTACGCATGCGGCGTATAAGCTCCTTGCTGACCCTTCGTTCGGAGGATATTTCGCTGACGGTGTCCTCGTAGCCATCCAAGCCATACAATCTTCGTAATAAATTATTCTCTTCTGCGCTCAAGTTGTCTTCCATGACATTTCGAAGGGAATCGCGCAGCAAATCGTCGCCGTGCTGGCTGTCCGTCTGGTCGGACGCGGCTATCGTATCGCCAACAGTCATGTGGCAGTCGCCGTGATCGGAATCGTTCCCAACATACGCCGAGAAAGAGGTCGTCTCTCTTATGGCATTGTCGGCCAGAACGCCGTACTTGAACTTGTCCACGGCCTCGCCGTTCTTCTTCGCGTCAAGGACATCGTGCCTCGTCTTGACGGGGACACGCACCATGTCGCAATTATTGACGATCATGTTCATGTGGCGCTTGACTTCGTAGGCGGCGAACGAACCGAACTTCGTTCCGGTCTTGTAGTCGAATTTCTCGAAAGCCTCCAGAAGGGCGAGCTTGCCTTCTGCGTAGAAGTCGTTGATTGGGAGTCCGTTCTGCTTCTTGTATGACTTGGCGACGGCGAGAACGAATCTGAGGTATGACTGGACTATAGCCGCTTTTATCTCTTGTTTTCGGCGAAAATCCTTGATTCTGTTGTATTCCTCGAACAGTTTGCGTTCTGCATCCCGTCCAAGAATTTTAAACTTCTTAGTCTCCTCTATGAGCAGACGTGTACTGCGATCTTCTTCATGTGTTTTCATCCACAACTCGATGAAAAGCTGATTATAAATATAATACTTTTAAATTTGAATTCCAAATTTTTACGCCATCTTGATAAACTGAACTCCGATGGCATCAATGACAGATATACACGATAGACTTGTCCTGAACCTGGGCCAAGAGGCGTTCCGAAAGCTCGCTGTCGAAGCCGTGGGCAAGCTGACGAAGGTTCGAAAGATCGACGGAAGGAACCGCCGCGTATACGGAGATTTCGCAATTTCCATAGATGCTAGCATGGATCGGCGTAATTTCAACATTTACCGCAACCGATCGAGCATGCTGGTACTTTCCGTCAAGAACGATAACGTGGTGAGCATTAGTTATGAATATGTCTATATCGAAGACCACCTCAAATCATTATTGAAGGAACTGAATGGCAAAGGAACAATGCATTAGTGTCGAAGGCACAGTCACCGAGGAACGTGGTAACGGATTCTTTACGGTAGTGCTCGACAACGGGCACTCAGTCGTTGCGCGGCTGTGTGGGAAGATGGAAAAGCGCAACTTCATACGAGTTCTGACCGACGACAGAGTTATCGTCGAGATCTCTCCATACGACCTAGATAGGGGTCGTATCATCTACAGATACAAATAAAATTTGTTTACGCTGAACGGAAAGCCCACGGCTTCAGCCGTGGGAGTATGTCAAATACGAAAAAAGCCGCACCAGAATCTGGTACGGCGTAGTTTCGTTTTATACCAAGCGTTACTTGGTGCTGGACTTCTTGGCAGCCTTCACAAGAGCCTTGTAGGCAGCCTTGAGTTCCTTGAGCGAAGCCTTCCACTTGACGAGGCGTTCGTCCTTGGTAACTGGCTTCTTGAGCTGCTTGAGCAACACAGTGCGGCGACCGATCTGGCCTTCGAGCTTGGCGATTGTGGCTTCTGCACGTTCAAGCGGCGTCTTGCGCGGCTTGCGTTCCTTCTTGGCCTTCGGAGCTTCCTTGGCTTCGAGTTCGGCAATCGGCTTCGGCTCGCATTCAACGGTCTTGCAGTTTGCCCACGGGTCTGCGATGGGTTCGACAGCGACCGTATTGGTTTCCGTCACCACGAGGGACGGCGGCTCGACAACCTTCGGATCGTCTTCGACAATGGTCGTAGCCTTTTCTTGTTCGGCTTCGACGACTGGTTCTGTCGGAGTTTCGGCGGTTTCAGCCGGGGCTTCTGGTGTGGCTTCGTCAATCGGCCAAGTCACGTCGATGACTCCAGTCTGCTTTGCCTTACGCCATGCGGCGATCCAGATGACGAAAATAACGATGGTCAGAACGACCGCGATGATAGCTAATGTCATTTTTGACTCCTTTTAGTTAGCGCTAACGAGAAATAAATTATTTCATATTAGTGCAAAACGGAACAGTCATAAACGCATTAGCCACCATTGATCACTAGGACGCCTTGAAGTTGTATTCCGGCTTGATGACCATGTCTACCGTGCAGAGGTCGCCGATATTGTCCAAGATAGCTTGGACTGGCTTGTAGGCCATCGGGCTCTCGTCGATAGTGCTAGTACGCACCGAGGTCGAGTAGATGCCTTCCATGGCAGCCTTGAAGTCTTCCATGGACAGCTTCGCCTTCGCATCGCCACGGCTCAGTACTCGACCAGCACCGTGCGGCCCGGAGAAGTTAGCCGCAGCATTGCCCTTGCCAGTAACTATCAAGGAGCCGTCGCGCATGTTCATCGGAATGATAGCGCGTTCGCCGTTCTGCAACGAGATCGAACCCTTACGGATGATCTTGTTCTCAACGTCGACGTAGTTGTGCAACGTCGTGAACTCTTCCATGATGTAACGGCGCTTGATGTCCATTCCGTCCAAGATTTCCTGGAGCATCGCCTTGCGATTCCAGTAGGAGAACTCGGAACAGATCTTCATGTCGTTCAAGTAGTCATCGACGTCGGTGCCTTCCAGCCAAGCGAGGCTAGCCGGATGCTGGGTCTCGTCACCAGTCTCCTTGCGGTTACGCAAGTAGCGGTCGATAGCTCGCTGCTGGTGGAACTTGCATACGACCTGTCCCAAGTAGCGTGAACCAGAGTGGATCACGATGTAGTGGTCGCCAGCCTCGTCGACATCCACTTCGATGAAGTGGTTACCTCCACCCAAGCTTCCAACGCTGTACAACAACTTGTGACGGTCTGTATCGGCAATCAATCCAGACAGATCAACGTTCTTCGCAAACTTGTGCAGGGTCTTACGATGGTTCATTCCAGACGGAATGTTCAAGCGAATGAGCTTGTCCAAGCGCTCGTAGTTGAAGTGGTAATCTTGAGATACCTTGCAGACCAGCATACCGCAAGCCACGTCGACGCCGACCAAGTTCGGCACGATCGTATCGGTCACAGTCTGCGTGTACCCCACACACGCCCCAACTCCGGCATGCACGTCGGGCATAATCGCGATCTTAGCTCCTTTCATGCACGGCACCGACAATAACTGGACGATCTGTCCATAGGACGCACTGTCCAACTTATCATATCCGGCCACATACACGTCAGCCGAGCAATACTTTCCATCAATAGTAATCATATAGCCTCCATTATTTTCTGTTAAGCCACCGAGGGTCAAGAAACCCGGCAACATATCCATCTGGACATTCATAACAAAACTTATTTTTTATACCATTATTATACCAATGTTTACCCTTACTAGCAGCCCCTATTTTAGATCGTCGTACCTTTTCGGTTTCAGCATCAATTTTATTATTATGACCAGGGCGAAATCCTTGTGGACATTCTAAAGCAACGACATGCTGTACGCCATTTGTGTAATGATGTTTACCATACATGGGATTATTTTCTTGAAATTTCGCTAACTGCGGACACTTCTTACCCTTATTCCAAGTAACCATGCCAGCCTCATACTTCGCTTTCAAGGTATCCGAAATCTTTTTTCGATACTCATCAGTAAAATCTCTATGCGGAATATCGATTAACCCAGCAGCATATTTAGCTTTTAACGTCGACGAAATTTTCTGACGACTTTCTTCCGAGAACGTATGCCCCTTTAGCGTTTCAGAGATGTATTCACTAGCAAGCTTCTGTATACATTCATATTCTCGACTCGAAATATAGCATAGTTCAGTTGCTCGATACACTCCACATAACTGTCGCATCGCATACGCCATTTGACGTCCCGGATAGATTTTATACAATAATTTATGACATATAAAATGTTCACGAGCCGTCAACGCAACTTTATTTTTACGAAGTCGAGCATATTGTGGAAATAACGACTTTGGCAATATGTGATGAAACTCATAATAATCACGACATATTTTCCGCTTTCTAAATGAATAACTTGCTGGACGTAAGCCAGCCATCTGTTCATTCTTTGCACGTCGTATAATCTGTATATAAATATGTCGATAATTCATTTCAATCGCCTACCAGATATAAAATTATTTCAAATTATATAAACTACATTAGCTATGGCAAAAAAGAAACAGACACAGAACGAGCTCGAAGAGCAAGTAGAAACCGAAATTCCGTCAGTTGAACCGGAAGTGAAGGCTGCTGAGGTAGTTCAGCCCAAGGAAGCCCCAGTAACGGAAGCTCCGAAGCCGTCCACGCCAAAGAAGCGCATCCGCATTCGCAAAAAGGCGACGAAAAAGCTTTCCGCCGCCATCATTTGCATGGATCCGTCTATTCAGCGCTTTATTTAACTAATTAGCCATTCTGAAAGACTTGCGGCATTACGTCAGTTTCATCTTCTTCTGATTCGTCAGAGGCAGCTGGCTTCTGTTCATCGTACAGAGAGAACGGTTCAATTTGCTTGAACTCGATAGCGAGCGGCGAGATGAATTCCTTACCATCTTCGTCGATTTCGGTATGCTTCAAGTACAGTTCGTCGAAGCGCTTGTCGCCGTCGAGCTGTTTCTTTTCGAACACCAAGTTAGCTTCGAGATACCTCTGCACATACTTTTCACCAGTGACTGGATCCTTCAGCTTCTTCGTCTTGATGTTGACCGCGATCGACTTGAACTGAACAGGAACCACGTCTTCATAAATCTTGAGATTCATGCAGATATGATAATCGTCAAGAGCGTGGAAGCGCTTCGTGTTCGGGTCGTCGTCCACGTTACGGATAACCTGGAGATTGGACACGGCATCGGTGGCCTTGCCCCAACTGGCGAGAGCGTCGAGGATGTCGTTGATCTCGTCCGTGTCGCTGCACTTAACATTCATGCGCTTGAATATTAAGCCCTTGCGCACTTCGGTCGAGTGTTTCATGATGACGCCGTTGATAGAGAATGAAAGCTGTGACATAGTGATTTCCTTCTAAGTTAATGGCACACAATATAGCAAAGATTAGATAAACTTGCAAGTACGAGGTATTTTAATGGCCGACTTGGTAAAAACACTACTGGAATCACACTCATCTGCCTTCAACCAAGGGGTTGAAGCATTGTTCAATACGCTGTTCGAAGCCGCTGGGCCAGTCCCCGTCAATTCGCATGACGCGGTCGATATCCTCGCCCAGAAGGTTGGCGAGAACGTCCACAAGACCGAGAACGGCGCTGACATCGTAGGACTGGCTGCGCAAGCTGGCATGGGCGACAATCCGCTTCCTACCGACGAGGACAAGCTCGTCAACGCCATCAACAACGACGTGGCGCAGAATGTGGAAATTCCAGACCTTCCCACAGAGAAGGACATGCCGGGTCTTCCAGTTGGCGGAGGCCCAGCGGCCCAACAGCCAGAATCGCCAGAAATTGGCGGCGACCTTCCAGAAGACGACAACTCATTCGGTGACGAACCGTTCGAGGATGTTTCTGAGACGCCTCCGCCAGACGACTTCGAGCTTCCAGACATTCCGCTGGACGACATCGGAGGAGAAGAAATGGGAACAGACATGTAAGACAAAGGCGACCATCTGGCCGCCTTTCTTCATATCTGCACGTGGTACTTCGCGTGTTTGTTCTTTTCCTTTCGCTTCTCCGCCTTGACGATTGCGCGTACCTCGTCCTCGGCCTCCTTCTCGCGGTTGTGGATTCGCTTCATAAGGGCCTTGCGGACATCCTTGTTGTATTCGAGGCGCTTCGGAGAAACATTACCTTCCTTGATGAACTTCTCGACATTGCCGATGACCTTGCCGACCTTCACTTCTTCGTCGTTCATCACGTTCAAGGCGTTAATACGAGCAGTCGTGTTTTCACGAGCGGTCTTCACGGATGCATCGATTCTATCCCAGATTCCGTACAAGCTGTCAAAGTGCTGCGTGATATAGGCGTTCAGTCCAGCCGGAGACATCGGCGATTGGTTGACTTGGCCTTCTGGAACCCAGCGGTCAGCCTTCCAAGACTTTCCTTCCACATGCACCGGGACGATCTTCAATCGACCGTCGGCGTTGACTTGGACGAGTGTCATGTGTTCGGCGTTGGCGGCCCAGTTGATGCACTTGCGCTTTTGGATGCCATGGTCGGAATATGCGAGGCTCACGGTTTCGTTGCACTGGAATACGACTCCCCAGTAATAGTCCTTCGTCTCGCTTGGCTGCAGTTCGGAAAGCTTCGTAGTATACATGTATCCATTACGGCGGCCACCCACTTCCTCGGTTTTCGAGTTCGTGTCTACCTTCCAGAACGTATTGATATTCGGCAGTCCGTGATACACTTGGGTTTCACAAATAGAACGAGCGTCGACTTCAGCTTGCATCAAGTCAATGTACCAGATTCCTTCCGGTTCCTCGATAGGGTCTTTCGTATGGTAGAACAAGTTAAGCGTACCGTTAACAAAATTGATCCAGTCCTCGTCCTCGCACTGGAAGTCGAACTGACCAAACCATTCGGCGTACTTCTTCTGCGCTGCGGTAGGAAGCTGGATGACGCGAGAATACTTGTCGAAGTCATGAGGGTTGAAGCCGTCGTTGCGGCATTTGTTCATGATCCAAAAATCAAGGATGATGTCCTTGTGCGTATCCCACGTAATACCACCGTTGATATAGTTGATGAGACGGATTCCAGCAAGTTTCTTGGCTTTCATGCGATGACCCTCGTTATGACATCAGTTTATCGAATTCGGTTTCAAGCAAAACCGATAAACTATGTTCTAAAGTTCACAATTACAGGTGCATCATGTACGAACTATTCGATTTACCCAACGAGAAGGAACTCGCCCAGATCATGCTTGAAGGCGCGAAGAAGGCAAAGAGCGAATCCAGCGTCGTTGACACCAAGGATATCTTTCCGTTCTGGACTCCGCCAGGTTCAGCAAAGAAGAACGTCGCTTCGCCGGACAAGACTGGCGCAGTGAAGGTAAAGCCAGCTGACTTCAAGGCAGTCGACACGGCTACCGCATGGCATGAATTCCTCGGCAACCTCAAGAAGTCCACTACGCACAACGCCAAGGATTCTGGCAGCTTCGGCACAGTCACCGTCGAAAATGGCAAGTCCGTTCCGAAGCCGGATGACCTCATCGGCAAGGTGAAGGCCCTCAAGGAAACTCAAGTTACCGACATGTCCGGAAAGACCAAGGCAACTACCGAAGAACTCGGCGTGTTCAAGGAAATGGTCAAGTCCAACGCTGCAGAGCCGAATAAGGACAAGCTCGTCGGAATCGTCAAGCCGAAGACCGCTCTCGGCACTATCGCCAAGAAGCCGAAGTTCGACGTTGACGCAAGCGCCACGGTCGAAGTCAAGAACGAAATCCCGGCAATCAAGGACGTTGCGAACAAGATGTCTCCAGACAAGACTGGAGCCGTCAAGGTGAAGCCAGCCGTAGACATCAAGGGCATCAAGTCCATCAAGGACGCTGAAAAGCCGGAGCTCTACGACAACAACACCAAGCCGCAGTACGTCACCGTCGAGAACGGCCAGAAGGTTCCTACCGCTCCGTTCAAGAAGGACACTCGTGTTGACGGCTCCGCAGTGACTGGCGCTAACAAGAAGACCGCCACTGCAATGACTCCGGACAAGACTGGCGCTGTCAAGCCCCAGAAGCTCGTAACGGCAAAGTAATATGGCAAAGACAGATCCTTACTACGACGAATATGCCAGAAGGTTAATGAGAAACCCAGTCCCTGTTCATCAAGGGTTTCTCCGCCTTCGCATTTCCGAACTTCCGGTCAACTACCAGGAGCGTCGTAAGTCTGTTACCGAGCCATACACGACCGATGCCCAAGAGACGATCAACGCGAACATCAAGGATTGGGTATGCCCTGGACTTACGTGCGCTCTCGCTAAAGAAGGCCACTACAAGTTCGTCACGAGGATACCTACCCAAGAGGATAACCAGTATGACGACACCATAACGGTGAACATGCTGGCCGACAACCGTTGGGAGAACTATTGGGCAATCAACCGATACATGGACGTAGTGCAGAGCGGCCAGACCGACGCCGACCCAGTCAGGGACATCCGTCACCGTGTCTACGGCATCGACCACAGATACCGCAACCGCCTCACTTACATCCAGTGGATCGACATGCACTTCGCCGACGACGTAGCGCAAGAGTACATGGTTGTAAGGTTGGAACGCTGCAGAATCGCAGCACTCAGCCAGATGAACCTCAAGCCGGGAAGCATCGAGCCAGCCTCTTTCAACCTATCTATCAACTACGAAATCCGTCGAATCATCCGCATGCCAGACCCTAACGAACTGATGAACGCAATCTGTATCGCCCAAGGCGCAGACTCCTACTACTAGAGGTAACCCATGGCCGACAAGAATAAAAATTACCAGCAAGGAACTTCGTCTGGGATCGACTCGTCCCATGACGCTATGCTCGCCTTCTACATGGAAAAGTTCTATGCGGCAGCACGTGGCCACCTTGTCAACAAGTACCACGTAGGGTTCTGGGGAGACTACGTCGCCGAGGCGTTGCGCATAATGGACAGAAACTCGTACTCGGACAAGTATTCTCTGACCAACACCAAGACGTTCAAGAACACTACGGACGCTTGGCTGAAGGCTGCGTTCAACCAGTGGGCCGACCTTTTCTACGACCGCGACACCCACGTACTCAACATGTACTGGGCGGCGACTTCGGTCAAGATTGGCGAGGCACAGTCCAACACCGTTCCGGTCGCCGGACTCGATACCACTAAAGGCATGAAGTATCCGCTTATCCAAGGCGACAAGGGCCCTCAAACTCTTACGCTTACGATAGTGGACGATCCGTATATGATGTGGTATCAATTTTTCAATGCTCTGTACAATGCACAGTTCAGTCCACTCGTACTGAAGACTCGTAGCACTTGGCACAAGATCAATATCGCCGTAGACCTTTATTCCGACGCCACGACCATCATGCGCAGCAGCAATGGCCAGCTGGCTACCGAAGCCGGGCCTTACATCACCGATATCAGCCTTAACCAGATGTACGAATTCAACTCGTCGGTTCTGACGAAAGCACCTGACATGAAGATGGGGTTCACCGAGGACAAGCCGTTCACCTTCACGGTATCATTCCAATATCCAAACGCTTTCCAAGGCACCTTCAAGCAACAGCTCCGCTACTTGCGCGACAATACGTGCGACGGTACTGACGTGACCGCGTACGACGCCGTAAACAAGCGTCTGAAGAAGCAGTTCTTCGAGGACGACTACAGCAGACTGAAAGCTTCAAAGGGCGTCTACGAGGCGTTCAACGAGAAGGAATACTACAGCGAATACAGTCAACGGTACTTCACTTCAAAGAATTCATAAAAAAGGCGGCCAGATGGCCGCTTTTCTCATTTGATCATCGTAATGACTCGCTGGTTGATATCCAGTATCTTGTTCTTGCCGTAGAACTTTATCATGTTCGCGTAGGTGTTGTACATCTTCGCATTAGTCCTCGTTAGCGGCAGTTCAGAGATAAAGTCATTGTAGATTGTCGTCATGTGAGTGGCGGTCAGCTTGTAGGCCATCTTCCCGATGACGTTGACGCCCCAGAAATCCTCGACCAGCGGCGTATAGAAGATACCGTCGCCAGCGGCGGAAATGGCAGAAGGAATCTTGACCGGATCCACCGACATCCTCACTCGGTCGAACATTCCGCAGATGTAGTTCATGTAGGAGTCTATACGGTTGTCCATGACAACCAGAGTCTCTGGGAACTCCTTGTCCATAATCATCTTGCTACAGACCTTGCCGGAGACCGGAACCACTTCGATACCCTCGGCGGCAAGAATGTCGTTACAGATTGACTCGAAGGATGTCTTGGGCTTGTAGAAAGTCTCGGTGTACGGAACTTCGAGAAGGTCGAAGGAATACTCGTATCCGTAGCCGATCATCGTCAGCTTGGATACGTTGATGCCGCGCCAGCGAGTAGTACTGAGAGCCTTGCCGAAGGTATCGACGAACTTCTTCGGCATACCGTTCTTCATTGCCGTAATCAGCTTCGAAGGAGTATTGCCCTTGTCCGCGTGGAGCTTGGCGATAGGATCCTTTCTGAATGCGTCGCACACTTCCTTCCATTCGGACTCGTCCTCGAACGAGTTCTTGTTGAGAGGGAACGCGATTACTCCGTTCTTGGTATTCTTGAGCTTCACCTTGTCATAAGGGATGTACAGATGGCGCGGATTATGGTACTTCTCGAACTCCAGCTTGATAGGAGAAATGGCGTCAAGCATTTCGACGGTGCGAGCGCTCACCATGTCCTTGTAGGTGTCGAGCGGTTCGCCCAGCCTAGCCGTAGCCAAGAAATGAACATTTTCACCGTTGAGCTTACGGCGAACTGCTTCAATTACAGAATCAAGGCTGTAGCCAATTATGTAAGTTTCATTACTCATGCAATTTTTCCGTCAGCTTGAATGAAGGGAAGCACGTACTGTTCCAGCCACTTCGCGCCGGGGAACTCGAACAAGATATCGAGTATTCGGCACTTCTCGTCGGCAAACACGACCGCTGGCAACTTGTTCATGCCCAAGTCCGTATAGATCAAGTTCTTGAGCGGTTCTGGTTCAACCACCGTGCGGACGCAGCGCACCGGGTCGTCGAAAAGGTTGTACTTGTTGAACCAAGCGAACATGTCGCTGAAACTCTGCTTGCAAGTGGGACACATATTGTTCTCATCATAGAACAGGAACACCCACATCACCACACGCTGACGCTTCTTGACGTCGCTATAGGCGTCTTGACCATACTCCAGTAGTCGCTGGCTCAAGGGCTTATATTCGCCGCTGATAAATACGCCATCGCTGCAACAGACCGACATCGCTGTCACCTTCCAAAGTTAATGTTTAAATTACATCTTTTTGAGAAGAACGCGCCAAGAAACATGCCACACAGCGCCGCTATGCGCTTGGGAACCTTTTATGTTGCGTATGATAGAAAAATAAATATATAAACTACTAAAGAATAAAACTTCGAACCATGTTTCAACGCGCCTACAACGTCAGACTGTATCCTAGCAAGCAGCAAGAAGTCTTGCTATGTAAAACTTTCGGCTGCTGCCGTAAGGTATACAACTGCATGTTGGAAGCAAAGATAAAGTCGTATGAGGCAACCGGAACGATGTGTCGGTCTAAGCCGACAGATTTCTATGCCGAGTTTCCTTTCTTGAAGGAAGTCGACGCACAAGCGTTGACTTCCGAGAAGATTAACTTGCAAGCTGCGTTCAAGAACTTCTTCGCTCGAAAGGCCGACGGATTCGGCTTTCCGCAGTTCAAGTCGAAACATAAAGACAAGGATTCGTATACCAGTTATACAACCAATCACAATATTCGAGTAGAAGGCAAGAAACTCCGCCTACCGAAGGTAGGATTAGTTTCCTTCCGCAACTACGAAGATATCGACTGGTCTGCAAGGGACATTAAACACGTGACAGTGACACGGTCACGTGCCGGAAAGTACTATGCGTCGATCCTAGTCGAGGAAGCTGTGCCGAAAGCACTGCCGATGTCCGAATCAGAAATCGGAATCGACCTCGGCATTAAAGACTTCTGCGTTACCAGCGACTGCGAAGCCGTCGCGAACCCTCAGTTCTTCAAGGAAGCCGAAAATCGCATCGCTGGCCTTCAGCAAGCTTTCGCCAAGAAGCAGAAAGGTTCAAAAAGACGCGAGGCGTTGCGCTTGCGCATAGCTCGCGAACATGAAAAAGTTGCTAACCGAAGGAAGGATTTCCTTGACAAGCTGTCTACAAGACTGATCCGCGAGAACCAAACGGTTGTAGTCGAAGATTTGGACGTGCGCGAGGTCGCCGAAGGCGACCACGCGAAGTCCGAGCATGATACAGCGTGGAGGATGTTCCTGAACAAACTACAGTACAAGGCTGAATGGTACGGACGAACCATTGTCCGAGTCGGGCGATGGTTCCCCTCAACTCAACTTTGTCATCGATGTAGTTACAGGAATATGTTGACCAAGGACTTAAACGTAAGGTCGTGGACATGTCCGCATTGCGGCACATCCCACGACCGCGACGTCAATGCCGCCATCAACATTCTTAATGAAGGTAAAAGATTAATCGCCGCAGGGACTGCGGTTAAAGGCGCGGGAAACAACGATACGCAACGCGAAATTCACCGTATTTAGGCGGTGCATAGTTCATATAATTGTCGATGAATCAAACAATTTTCCGGTATTTTTCTCGGTCGCTATGAACCAGTTGACCCCATGCATCCTACACCATTCGGAGGCGGCCTCCCATTTGGCTAGGTTCACGATAACGTCCATGACCTTCTGGTCGTAGTTGGCCTTGCGCTTGTTGTAGCGCTCAAAGGCTGCAGCGTCCGACCCAGCCTTGGGCGGCTGGGGCATCTTGGGCTGGACAGCGTACGAAGTCGGCTTAACCTCTATGAGCCAGCGGTTGACCTTCGTAGCGCCTTCCGGAAGAATCTCCAAGTAGATGTCCGGATGATAGATGGACACTCGGCCATACTTCGGAGACATGTAGGGAATCTCGAACACCTTCGGTTCATAGGCCCAGAAGGTGATGCGAGGGTTGGTATCGCACACCACGAATATCTTGCGCTCCCACGCGGACTTGTAGTACGGCATGGGCAGATTGGGCATGTACTTCTCTGGATGCAACAGATTGTAACGACCCTTGTGGCAGTCAGTGTAATAGTTATGCTTCGCCATGCAGCCTCCTATGACAAGGCAGCCGCGTACATTCTCCGATAGTAAGTCGCAAGAGGTTCATTCGGATAACGTACAGTAAACTTGTACCCAGCGATCTTTTCCGTGCGAGTCTTGTCGAAGTCGTCCGGAATTGCATAGGTAGGCTTAACCGATTCCGGCAAGTCTGGGTTATCGACGGTCGGTAAACCAGTAGGATTCTTGACAAAGTCTGGCTGACGACCGACGTAATCGGCGGAACGAGCGCTAGTCGTATTGCTGCTGAAGTCGGAACCCGGCCTTTCGATTTCGCCGATGTTGTCGTTCATGTGGGACACGTAATTCTTGCTGACGGCGTACTTGTTTCCAAAGCGCACCAGCTGGTACATCTTCTCGACATAGTACGAATCCTTCTTGCTGCCAGCGACCATGCTGTCGGAAATGCTCATAAGGATGTTCTCGTCGCGTTCGGTAATCTTCTTCGTACCGACGTTGACGGAGTTTTCCGTTTCCGGAGAATAGGCGAAGTTGACCGCGTCGGAGAACGAGCTCGGCTCTTGGTTATCATCGGTCGGCATCATGTCCTTCATGCTGATCGGACGCGACAGTTCGTATTCCTCGGCCTCTTCCTCGTCTGGGCTGGTATTGTCGTCCTTGTTCTTGGACTTACGGAACCAAGACATGAGCAAGTCCCACGGAGACTCGTTATAGAGCTGGCGAAGGACGCTTTCACGCGGAGTCATTCCGTCAAGGTCAACGGCGATACAGCAAGTGTAGATGTCAGCTTCCATAGCGCGACGCCAATACTTGTCGTCAAGACGCAAGTCCTTGTACAACTGCTTCGTCTTGTTCTTGATCTTTTCGGACAACGCTGGGCAAGCGACTTCGAGGCACTTTATCCATCCACGGTAAGTGTTGATCATATCAATAACGGACATGCCCAAGAATTCCTTGCCATTGTCGTATTCCTTGGAATAAACAAACAAGCACTCGAACGGGCCAAGTCCTTCGATAAATCCAGTCACGTTCATCTTTGAACGGAGCATGGACACATACTTCTTCAACAGCCAGCGGAACGGCTTGATGAGCAAGTTGAACACATAGACAATCCAAGACTCGATGTAGTTGAAGGCCAAGTCGATGTACCGACGGACATACTTTGTAAGCAAGTTGTCGATGGCAAGGCTCAACCCAACCGGGGTCATCAATGAGAACTTCTGTTCAAGGCAATACTTCACGGCGGCAGCGTTCGTGGTAATGTCACGACCGTTCTCGTCTTCGGTACATCCAGTCAAGTTGGCAATGATCTTGCAGATGCAAGGGCAGTTGTGCATGTGCCTCAGCAAGTCATCCCAGTTGATAGAAATAGAAAAGTTAATCGTATCCATTATCTTGTCGCGCATGGCATTGAATACGTCAAGTATGCAGTGCCTTACGGCTTCGGTAATGGACAAATAGGCATCTTCCAAGCGAGTACGAGCAGCGTCAATCTTATTGAAAAGGGCAAATGCAGTCTTGATGAAAACGTCCAGCCAGCCATCGATCATTCCTCCCCAGTTCTCGATGAAGCTGCAGATGTTCTTCATGAAATCCGGTTCCTGAATGAGCTTGCTGATGTACGCGCCGCTGGTCACGCCGTTCATGGCGTTCTTGATCTTGTCGAGACCACCCATGGCCGTACCAAACAAGGGCACGTTTTCCTTGATAAAGTCAAACAGCATGTCGGAGCAGTCGACGGCGTTCAGCTTGCGAGTGCCGACGTCAATAGCCGAAGCAACTTCCTCAACCGCGCCAGTAAATTTATTGACGGCGCTGTCAATAGTTGTCATGAACGACGGCTTCGGAGTCGACTGGGTAGACGAGTTAGTAGGGGTCTTGTCGGCTACGACCGCACCATTGTCGGTGCCGCCTGGAGCAGCAATATTCTCAAGTTTCGCGCAACCGTCCTTAACCGCCATTGTAGTCGTCTCCGTCAAATGTAGGCATCAAGGCAGTCGGCTTCGGAATGTCAAAGTCATTCGGCGATACCACCGGAATGTCGTCATTCTTGGCCTTAGCCCTAATATGCGTAACAAGTTTATCCAGTATTCCAGTCTGGTAAGGTGTCAAGCTGTCCGTCGCAGAACCGATGCACATGATGATGACCGAGTCGACGTTCGCCTTGTCACCATTGATAGTGGAACCGCTGTACACGCCACCATCATCCTCGATGTCGATGAACTGCACGAAACCGCTGTTCTTGAGAGAATCCTTGTCGTTGTTATCATCGGAAAGAACTTCTGGCTGGCCAGCAACCTTACCGACAAGGTAATGTGCCGTGCTTGAGCTTTCCATGAACTTCTTGGCCATGATCGGGAAGCACTCGCCTTCGGAATGGCAAACGAGGATACGCTTGATTTCCTTGCCGTTGCGTTTGATCATCTGGTCAGTACGTTCCATCGGAACCGTATCAACGACTTCGCCAGACTTGTTGATAATGTCAATCTTAGGAATGTCAGCTTCAGTCTGCGGCTGCTGCGGAGAATTGCCAGTTTCAGTCGGCTGGCCTTGTCCGTTGAAGGCGTCAATCGTCGCTTGAGATATGTGAGATATCGTAAGATACTCGCTACCTTGCCCAATGCCGCTGTTTGCACGGTTATGGCCTACTGGCATACAAGTGAAGATGTCGATAGTGCCTTCGGTCAATACATGCTGCAGATTCTCGCCAGTTCCTTCCTTCGCGCCCATACCAGCTTGCGCATGCGCGGTTCCAGACTCGTAAGTGACAAAGCCAGACGCATCCCAAGTGAAAGTCGAGTTGTTTCCAGGATTCACTATGTCGGTGATGTGCGTCTGTCGATTATGCGTATAAAAGAAACCGTCTTCGCCGAGGTTGGCCACGGCAACGTCTGGATAATATTCGGTGAACGCGGCTGGAGCCACGTCTTGTGTCTGCGACATTCCATAGTAATACCCAGAGTTCACGTCGCCATGCATGAAACGGATCCGCAGATAATAGCCCACTTGAGGAACTTGCTGAATACCAGTGGTAATCGCCGGATATACGTATGGCTGCTCATCGTCTTCGTATTCTTCGGTAACGCCAAGAATCTTGCAACGCACCGCGCCACGATGGTTGATGTCGTTGCTTCCGCCGACAACCAATCCGATATAGTCTTTATCTGGCAGCTGATTAAACATTACTTCTTCTCCGATTCAACGTTGCATGCCTTGGCGATATTTTCAAGCTTCTCGCTAGTAGGCTTGTAGCCTTCAATACCAATGGACTTCGAGCCGAGCAGCAATATTGTCATGTAGTCCGCAGACTGGTTCGGAATCTCGTTACCGAGGGCACCAGCTTGCGTCGTACCTTCCTTGCGGATTTTCTTCGCAAGCACGATGTACTCGTCGGTATAGTTCATGTCTGGGCCGCCGTTGTTATCGAGCTTCAATGCACGGACACACACGGTACTACCGACGGCTGGGCCGATGGCGTTGTAGACACCGATAATCATTATCTTGCTGTATTCGGCATAGATACGGTCACGGATCATCTTGGCGACCGGATAGGACTTGTGCGTATTCAATGGGAAATAGTCGACGACCATCATCTCACCGAACACGGCGTTCTTGTCATCGACGCCATATTCCTTACGAGCAGCCGCGCTGTTCTTCGCACCATAGCTAGTCACAACATTGTCAAAGCATTCGCCGCCGCACTTGGATACATCGGCCTTGCCTTCGGACGTGATATTCGAGAACACCACGTTTGGGAAGATTTCCTCGATGCGTTCACCCTTCTTGTTAGAGCGTTCCTCATAGCCATAAAGCCACAGACGGCTTCCAGTATTCGGATCGGAATACTGTACGCTGTTAGTAGATGCCAAGGCGTCTTGAGAATAAATAAGCGCTTGCGGCTTGCTGTTCTTCGAAGACACGCCCAGCGACGAGAATACAATCTTCTGCGAAGCCTCGTCATAAGTCCAGAACAAATAGTCACCATTGAGCGCCGAATGCTCGACGGTATGAACCAGCATATCTTCGAGGTTCGCGTTAGTGTATCGCCAAGTCATCGTATCGGTCAATCCAGACGCATTCGCCATCACCAAGTTGGAATAAGGAATCTGCTTGTCATACGATTTCAGCACATCTATCATGGCATCAAGGCTGGTGCCAGTAATCGCCATCGTCTTGCGCTTGAGCGTTTCCTCGGTCGCGCACACCCACGTAACGGACAGCTTGGTAGTAACTTCGTTGATAGTAATCTGTGTAGCGTTCAGTACATAGAACGAGAAACCCTTTCCATCGATTTCCGGGATGCCAGTATTGAGGAACATGAAGTGTCCGTAGCAACCGCTATCGACCTTGTAATTTAAGTCGTCGGTAATCATGACCGAGAAGTTTCCTCTCGGCATGCCGTTCATCGGTATCGCCATTTCCATCGAATGGACTGTCGATGCGTCAAACGCTCGATCCTTAATGGTCAATGCAATACTAAAACTTGGGCCGACGCGATTAGCCATTATTCATCCTCTTTAAGCTCATTATACTTTCCGTACCAGTCAACGACGCTGTCCGGAGAAGGAAGCACATAGTTTCGGTCGCCAACGGCTTCCGTGATGACTCCGCTGAACGGCTCGCTATAGCCCATCCAGTCGTTGTCACCGAGCACGACGGCTTCCTTCGCCTTCTTGAATTCCTCTTCCAGCTCGTAGTCGCTATACCCCTTCAAAATTAGTTCATTACGGATGCTTTCATCGACTGGGCGGATAGTGCCCCTCAAGGCCATCGGATTGCGTATCTGGTTGGCTGCGGCGAACGCCTTGTACATCGTCGGTGTTCCGTACAGATCGCCGATCACTCGGTCGAGACGGCCATTCTTCACCATAGGCACGTTGAACATGCCAGCATAGGTGAATTTATCGTCCCTTATTCTAGGAAACTGTTCCTTGGCCATATCCTACCTACCTTTTCTTGTTCTTCGACGGATTGTTGTTCTTGCTGATACCACCGTCGTTCTTGTTCTTACCAGACTTTCCATTCTTGCTCGGATACTTGATGAACTGGCTGAACACCTCGTTACCAAGAATAGAGATAAAGTCCTTGGTCGGGCCCGGCTGCATCCAGTAGGACACTTGAACCTCGGCGTTGATGAATACTGGCAAGTGAGTTCCATCCGGAGAGATGAACTGTTCGTTGCTGGCTTGAATCCTAACGCTGTTAATCACCATCGGCTCGAAGTCGAGGTAGTGACCGATGCTCACGCGCACCGGAAGCGGGTTAGCAGTAATCTCGCCGCCGAAGAAAGTATTTAAGTTGTTATAAATGTCGACGCCGCTACCAAGCACCTTGTTGATGACATCCTTGACGCTACCAGTTTCAGCCTTGCCGCTATTGGACGAAGACGAGTTGCCTTCCTTGTATGACGAATCGCCGCTGGAATAATATCCAGACGTTACGTCGTCAATCATCTTCTTTGCGCCGTCCACCAGCTCGCTACCAGCATTTACCAAGCCGTTGATCATTTCATTCACGATGGCTTCGCCTTGCATATCCATCGGACGAACGTAGGTCATCATCACGAGTCGCTTCAAAGACTGACGGCACATATCCTCTTGTTCCGGCAAGTACCAGCGGAACTTCAACGGAAGCGTGGCGTCGATCTGGGCACCAGTGAACTTCTTGATAGTCATGCTACCAGTGCAGTTGTTGTTGACGCCAGACAGTTCCATACCAACTTGGGCGACACTTTCGATACCGCCGAGAACACTGTTGGTCGTGCGAGAAATCGCCGAACCGATGCCAGGAATAGCACCGAGCAATCCAGCGTTTCCACCGCCACCAGTAAGAATCGTATTCATTCGAGCGAAGCCGCTCTTATTGCCACCCGGCTCGTTCCAGTTGGCCTTCACGCTGAACGAAGGGCCATTTCCAGTATCCGCGTTGAGGATACCGTAAAACGGTTCGTACATGTCGTAACCGCTTTCGAGTGAGATGGCGTCAAGCATGGTCTCGCGGAACGTATCGAGAGACTTCTGAAAGCCTCCCATGTATGCGCGGCGAGCCTCGCCGTCCAAGACTTCGATACGGCACACGTTCGGCTTAGGAAGACGCTTACTCATCTTCCCAGTAGTATGACCTATTCGCTGTACATATTTCTCATAACCAGTGGCCATCTATTAACCCCCAAACAGTTTACCGTTCATAGCCTCGGCAGCTTCCTTGGCGTTCCTTGCGTTAGCCTCTTGCACTTCCGGACTCAACGTGGCTTCCTTCATGCCTTCCTTTACGCCTTCCTTGATAGCGTTCAAGCGATCGGCTTCGGACATCGGCTTGTCGTCCGGAAGGTTCGGAACAACAGTCGCCGTAGGAGACTTGCTATTTTCCATAGATCCAGCGGCCTTCGGAACATAGAGAGCAGCAGCGTGACCGAAGCCACCAGCAGCACCGCTGACCGTCTTCACGCCAGCGGCATCGTAACCAAGACCCCTATTATAAGCATCAGCAACGCGGCGAGTAGTCTCGGTCTCGTTACCGACAAAGTTCTGGACGTTGGCCATCAGACCAGTACCGATACTGATGTCGTTGGCGTCGCGTCCCTTCATAAATCCAGAGCCAGCGCCCTTCAAGACACCGCCGATTCCCTTACCAGACTGGGCAGCCGCAACGGCTCCACCAACCGAGTTCACGATTTCTGGAATGAGGAGAGTATCGGCGAGCGTATCGACAAGGCCAGCACCCACAGTAGACATCACATCAGTAACGCCGCCACCACCCTTAACTACCTTGTACGTATTAACCGCAGTATCGGCAATACCAGCAGCTGCTTGGATCAATGGGAACTTCTTCGCGAGCTTCGCGCCAGTCTTGGCCGCGCTTACGGCAGCCTTAACTACTCCAGAGTTGGCCACCGCCTTCGCGGCTACCTTGGCACCAGAAGCGACGGCCTTACCAGCGCTCTTGATAGCAGAACCAGCCGCATTCGCAGCGCCAGAAATCTTGCTACCAATACTCGTGGCCATCGACTTGAAGAAACCGCCAACCTTGCGAGCAGTATCGGCTACCTTACCAGCAGCCTTACCGACAGCGCTTTCCTTGATACTCTTCATCCAGTTGCTCAACATGCTCGTAAAAGACGACTTCAATTCACCAATCTTCGACACGCCGTCAGTAAACGTGGACTTCAGCTTCGACCCAAGTTCACTAACCTTCTGAATACCGCCAGAAACCGCATTCTTCAACTTTGTACCAAGTTCGCCAACCGTCTTACCGATCTTACTATTACGCAGCTTGTCCCAACCAGCCTTAATGCCGCTGGCGAAGGACTTGCCGACAGTCTTCCACATTTCGGCGAACTTACTCAAATAACCATAAGCAAAACCAACAGCACCACCAGCGAGGGCGGCAAGGAACTCAGACAAACTTGTAGCGCTGTCACCGCCGTTATTCGTGGAGCTGTTCTTTCCTTCGAGATACATGTCGAGCGCACGGCTCAACTTAGGCATGACTGGACGAGCCGCCTCCTTGTAGAGACGGTCTTCTTCTGCAGCTTGCGCCTTCTTGTTAGATTCTTCGTAGTTCTCCTTCTCGACCGGGACTGGAGAAGTCATGGCCTCTTGATAGCCTTGGCTTGAGTCTACTGGAGACGGCGTAGGAGTTTGTGCGGAAACGGAATTATTCGCAACCGCGAAATTCTTGAACGCGCTACCGACCGTACCAGTGTTCATCGGAGTCGAAGAAGTCAGCGTCATTTCGTTCGACGAGGCGGTAGCTTGTGAAGCGAGCGAACTGCCCACCATCGGGGAACCTTGCTGCGTACTCATCATCGACAGCGACTGGCTCATAGAAGCGAACAGTTCAGTGAGCTTGTCTTGGTTTTGACGCATGGCATCGATATTGTCGGAAACCTTGGACATAGGATCGGTTTCCTGTCCTTCGCCGACAACCTTGACATGCTGCGCAAGCATTGCCTCGTGTTCGGCCTTCGCCGCCTCGATGGCATCACGTGCGGCCAAGGCGCTCATGACGCCTTCAGACACCCCTTGCTTCAAGAGGTTTTCAAAGCTCTGCGTCGATACATTTGATAATGTCTTAGCCATGGAACCACGATATGATTAACTATTGCTAGTTTATCAATTCATAGGCACAGAAAAAGCCGGATTTCTCCGGCTTTTCTACATCATGGGCATGGAACTCAGTTCCGTTTCCGTTTCGTCGTCATCCACGTGGTTCAAGGCGTTGTACTTCTCGATGCAGTAGTTGAGCAGTTCCTTGAATTCCGGGAAGAACATCTGGTCGCAATCGTGACAGCTGTTGTGCGTCATGTCTGACACGATGCACTTACAGCGCATAAGGTCACGATAATCATAGACCGGAAATATAGACGTCGAGACGAAAGGGATAAGGAATGGTAACCTCCTTCTTACAGAACGGACAAATTATCTTTGCGGTAATATCCGTCGTAAGCGAGGCTCCGTCGACTTCGTCTAAGAAGTGCTTGGCGGCTGCGTAGCCGAGGTTTCCGAGATAGTTGATCTTGTCCACGATGTTGTCGATACCCTGGATTTCCACGATAACGGCAGAGTGGAGAAGGACTTGCATCTCGAACGGCATTTCCTTTCCAGTATCCTTCAGATACTGGGCCAGCGTCTCGTTGACGATTTCTTCGTGGTAGCGACGGCGGAGATATACGTCACACTGGCGGCCATCAGCAAGATAGAAGGAGTAGCATCCGTTTGCATGCTTGGCTACGATCTCGCGCAAGTTTCCACGGATCTTGAAGTCCATGTTGTTGAAGAAGACTTGGATCTTCTTGTAGTCCTCTGCAGTCTGGGCGACCTTGCCGCAATCTGGACACTTGTACGGTTCCCACTTGTCGGTAGGCGGCACGTAAGGAAGCGGGTCTTCGATAGTGGACGCCCTCAACCAGTGCATCATGTAAGCCTCGTCGCACTGGAGCACGTTGGAGGCGTTGAAGCCGTCATCCCAACCGCCGTTGATGCGACGGTCGAACAAAGTATTGACCGTCGTCGTGATGTTCTCATTGTCCATGTGGTTCAACATGAGAATATCCATGAAGGTCAAGGACTGGCCCATGAACGGAAGGTCATAGAGCATACCTTCGGACGGAAGTCCACGAAGGTCACTGAAGTTCGTGACTTCGTTTCGAGGGAACACATGCTGTTGCCGGGGCGGCTCTGCAATTTGTTGACGCGGCAACTCGGCCATCACTGGCTTAACAATCTGCGTCGGCTTTTCAGTCTGCTTGGGAGCGACGGTCGGCTTCGGCTGCTGTTTCGGTAGGACGGCGGCATCATCATAACGAACCTCACGAGGAGGCTGTCTGAAGTTCGGCGTGAAGTTCTGAACTGGCGCTTGAACGGCCTCGTTCTGCGGAATGTCGCTCAGTTCGACCATTTCGGTTTCTGGAACTTCGTCTTCCGGAGCTTCCATCAATGACTGCATGTAGCTGTCATAGCCCACTTGGTTCATAGCGGCATCGTTGATCGGAGCAGCTTCCTCGACTGGTTCCTCGACCTCTTGCTGTCTCAGCACGGTCGGAATCGGCTGTGTTGTCTGGACTGGTTGCACTGGAGGTACAGTCTGGATAGGCTGCTTCTTGACAAGACGCTGCTGCTTGACCATTCCTTGCTTGGAGGCCATGGTCTGGGCAGCTTCGTGAAGTCGCTTGTTGTTCTCGCGCATAATTTCTGCGGGGTCACGATCAATCGCTAGACCGTGATTGTTCGCGATACTCTGCTTTGCGCTCTGAATAAATGCCCTGGTCTGTTCATCATACTGGGGCATGGCGTTAGCTGTCTGTACGTACGGTTTCTTCGGCATTCTCAACCTCGTCTGGTGGACGATCATCTTCGGCCACTCGGTAAATGTAGCGTGGCCCGTGATACGGTTTATCATTTGAAAGGACAAGGTCAACAGTCTCGCCGCCGTTGCTCAAGCACATGCCTTCCGCAATCTTCTCGGCGGTTTCGTATTCGGCGTAGCTAGGACGAATAAAAGAAGGAGCCTCTACGGAGAGGTCTTCGTAGTTGGCTCCCTTTTTGAAACTGGTGACGTCGTATTTTACGACCCAGAAACTCATTGTTTCTTTTCCTTCTTTTCTCGCTTGGCCTTTTCAGCCTCAGCCTTTTCGGCCTTCTCGCGTTCCTTCTCGGCCTCGACAGCGGCCTTGACCTTGGCAGCGTAGGCGTCGGAGAGCGTGTGGCCAAGCATTGCGTGGAAGTAGCCGCCGATGATCTGTTCAGAAGATACCGTCTTCTGCTTTAGTAATTCGCGCTGCTTCTTGTAGGCTTCGTCCCAGTTGACGCAGATTCTCCAGCGTTCGATCAAGCTCTTGATCGCTTCTGGCGTATCCGTGTTGCTGAACTGGAGGTTGGAGGCCACGCAAATGTGGTTGGCAGCCGTGAACGGAGAGCCCTTCACACCAGCGATAGTCACCGCACCTTCGGCGACGGCGAGAACGTTGTCCGTATCGGCGTTGCAGAGTTCGTACGGATTGTTTTCGATATCATCAGGAATACAAGTGATGACAAAGTCAAAACCCACGTCACGCTCAATAGCCATTGTCGACGCGAAGTTGTTGAAATCCACGACTGGGCTTGCCCAGTGCTGGATTGTCGTAACTTCTGGTTCAGAACCGTCCGGAAGCTGTTGCATCTTCTTGTAGATTTCCTTGCTCAAGCTGCCGACAGACGACACGGTAATCTTGTAGTCCTTCGTCACATTGTTCATCATGATGAACTTCTGGACGTTCATAGGAATAGTCGTACCCTTGATGAGGATCTTGGGACGACGGATTGTCGTGGCGTAATGAGAAGCACGAGCATTGATACGGTGCAACGGATACATCGTATCGTTCACGAAAGTATTGATGACGACAACGTCCTTGTCTTCCGGGATGAGGTTGCCCTTCTTGAGAACCAGCATCATGTCGGCAGTCGGAACGACGATTTCATCAGCGATGATCATTGCATCTTCGACCATGCGAGCGGTGAACATGTTAACCTGGCGGCCAGCCGGGGCGTCCCATACGAATTCGTCGAGAGCGTAGATCACACGCAAGCTGAGGTTGCGCATAATGCGGCGCTGCTTGCTTTCAGCTTCGAGGTCTTCGACTCTTGCATTAGTCGGAACTTCCATAGCACCGCCGCAGATTTCGTTTTCGTAGGCTTCAAGGGTGCCGTTGAGGTTATGGATGAACTTCGGATTGGTCACGTTGTCAATCCAGAGTACGTTGTACTTGTGCAAGTCTGGCTGTTCGCGAAGGTATCCGTTACTGGTCATGGTCGTGACGGTAACGTCGGCCATGGTACGGTACACGTTCTTGAAAAAGTCCAAAGCGGCGTAGCCACGAAGCGGAGAGAGTCGAGAATTGCCGTCAGAAACCAACAAGATGTGGAAAGCCAACTTCTTCTCGGTCTTGTCGTTAAGGATGTCGTTAATGCGCTGATCAATCTGTTTTTGGAAATCCATACGAAATTCCTAATGAATGTTCTCTTTTGAATTTTAAATTACTTTATTTTCGCGTTGTATTCCTTGAGATATTCAAGGGCAACTTCCTTCGCATCTGCGCCATTAGAGAGTTCTGGCAAGATCTCCGGATGCTTTTCGAGGTAAAGCTTCGCCATGCCGACTGAATCGGTAGTCATGAGCTGCCTTGCTTCCTCCTCGGTCTGCGGCGTATCGGCTTCGCCTTCCTCGGCTGGGTCTTCGCCGTAGTACACAGTTTCGATGTAGATAGGCTTCTTGTCCACCAGATAGCCCTTCAAGTTCGCGGCATCGTCATAGGTGCGCGTCTTGTCGGTAGAATAGCGGACGATGCAGTTGGACATGTCACGGTCGAAATCTGGGCCCAGTTCCGTATCCACGACGTCGACGAAAGTCGGAGAAATCGTATTCTCGACAAACGCCAGTTCGCCAGTCGCGTCGTCATAGATGTGGTATCCAGCCGGGATGCCGACATGGCCAAATGTCTTCTGGAACGGAGTACCGACGTAGCAAATCGTGCTGTAGTCGTCACCGATGACCGATCGGCAGTGGTAGTGGCCACTGATAGTCAGCTTTGCAGCATTCAAGAAGCGCTTGGGATCGAAGCCAGCAGTCGATACCGTCTTGGCTTCCATCTGGGCTCCAATCATGTCGAAGTGGCCTACGATGATGTTGTCGTCAATGTTGCCACGAGACATCTTGACGAGCCACTTGTTCACGCCGTCAATCTTGTCCTCTTGGATCCACGGAACGAAATACCACTTCTTAGTTCCGATGCTAGCGAAACCAACCTTGTCGATATAGACATTCACGTTCGGCAAGTTTTCTATAAAGCGAATCTGACACACGTCTGAACTGTTGTCATAAAGCATGTCATGGTTGCCAGCAACCACATAGCAAGTGAACTTGGAAAGACGTTCCTTGAAAAGGCGGTAAACCTTGTCCATCACGTCGGATGCGATGAACCTACGGTTGTCGAAAATGTCGCCAGTGAACACGACGGTATCTATGCCACGTGACTCGAAGTCGGCGATCATCGACTCGACAATCGCATGCTGACCCTTCGTAAGTGCGTTGGTAATCGGTGCCTTTGCAGTCGTAAATCCGTAGTGCAAGTCACCTACAATTCCGATTTTCATTGTTCTTCCTTATTCTCTATCTGCTTGGTTTCTACGCCGATGCGAGCAAGCTCACGCGCCTCGACTTCTTGGCGAACCTTATCTTGAATATCGGCCTCATTCTCCTTAGTCCAATGGGCGATAATCTTGTTAGCCTGTTCGGGGCTGAAATCAAACTCTTGTTCAGTGACATCGAGTTCGCCAGACTGAACCTTCTTTTCGATGTATCGGTCGTTCTCTTCGCGAAATTCCTTGGTCATCTTGTTCAAGTCGGCAAGGGACTTCGTGACGGCGGCGCACATGCTTGCGCAAGCGGCCCACTGCTTGTCGCTTGGGTCGATCTGGCCTTTCAGCTGTTCGTACATGTAGTTGAGCAAGTTCTTCTGCATGTCGTACAGCTCGTGCGCTTCCTTACGGATCTTGGCGCGGTCGGCCTTCAAGACTTCGTCGTCGATGTCCTCGGCATCACGAGTGTCAATACTTTGTTCCTTAAATGTAACCATTTCGGCTTGCATTGCCAAGGACTTCGTACGCGCAATAGCGTCCTTCGAAGCGGCAAGAGCTTCCTTCGTAGAGCCTATAGGAAGCTGCAGAGTCTGTTCCAGCGTAGCAAAAACGTTCTCGTCATTTTGTTTCTTGGACGGCTGGATGGTAGCGTCTATTGAAGCCGATGCGGCTGACAGGTCAAAAAACGATGTAGGATTTATTTCACTCATAACGATAAAATTACTTCATAGTCTTGATCGGTCTCAATATGCCAGTTTCCATGCCATACTTGGCCGCGTCGACGATATCCTTCACATTGCGAGGGAAGTATCTGACGTGTTCTTGGCATTGCTCCAAGAACTCCACATACAGCTTCTGGTTCTCGTATTCCTTGCGTATGTCAGACAGTGCGGCGTCGCCGTCAACCATAATTTCAATACCCTTTTGGGTTGGCTGCCACTTCATTCGGTTTTCGCATATATCCGTATAAACGGCGCGACGTTTCTGATTGAAAGTTTCTTCGAATGTACGAAGCTTCATCTTTTCTTGTAACAGCAAACCACAAAGTTCGATACCAGCCTCGCCCATGTTGATTGCGGCATTGTTAATCATCTTACCCAAATCATAGTCGCCGTTCTCGTCCGTACAATCCAACGTCTTCATGAAATAATCACGAAGCGTTCTGATATGTTCGTTCTTGTCGGTTTCTTTATACAGTTCACTTTGCGCGTTCATACAATACCTACCATCAGGCGAAAATATAGTTTAGGTATGTTTGAATTTCAAATTCACAAAAAACGGCCCCTTTCGAGGCCGTTTTTCACATTTTTCCCAGCTTTAAGGCTAGATAACCTTGTATCCAGGCGGAATGTAGATGTTGAAGCGGTCGTAACGGAACTTGACCGAGAACGAACCCAGCTTGGCATCTTGATAGTCAAGACCGAACTGGGAAGCGTCCACGTGCTTCGGCCATGCGTTGACGAGCAACACAGACAGAGTCACGTTACCGTACATCCAGTCATACAACTCCAGACGGATAGAGGCGTTACGCATCAATCCGGCGTAGACGTTGTTATGGTTCTCTTGCTGACCGAGGCCAAGATAAATCTTGTTGTTACCCTCGTTAGCGGTACGGTCGGACTCGTGGATCGCGTCGTTCGTACCAGTATTCGAGAGGATACCTTGGTTGAAGCAAGTCTGGTTCCATGCCATCATCATTTCGTATGCTCGCATGTCTTCAAGCAAGAGGCACTTGATGTCCATTTCGCCAGCGAGGCCGTCTTGCTGGACAGCGAAGTACTTCTGGAAGCCCATGTAGTTAATGGCAGCATCCTTGATCTTCGCAGCCGGAACCTTCGCTCCGCCCTGCACATGCAGAGCGAATTCGTCGGAACCGCCTTCTGTACCGAAGTGGACACCGTTGGTGCAGTTCACGCCGACGAGACGGAAGATGTCCGTCGGAATGACAAGACGCCAACGAGTGCTACGTTGAGGGTCGACAAGGTGGTCAATCGCACTGGCGTAGAACACCTTTTTCTTTTGTTCTTCACTAAGAGCCATAGTTATTTACCTCCCTTTAAGCTTGCAGAACGTCGGTTGCAATGTTCTTGCCATTCTTCTGCGACTCAACGGTGGTACGGAGGATAATCCAACGAGTGGACTTCGGCGGCAAGAGCTTCAGATCGACGATCAAGAAGTTCTGGTCGATGATTTCCGGAGTATTGTTGGTATCGTCGCAAATAACCTTACCATCGATCAATCCCGGCGGATTCTGGCGCTTAATGTTGTTAAGCTTGTCCTGAAGGTCGGAAGTAATCTGGGCACGGAGAATCGTAGTGTTCAGCTTGAATACCTTGTGGTCAAGGTACTTGTAGAACGCCTTGTGAATACCAGCAACAAGCATGGTCACGTGGATCTGGTTGAAGGCCGTATCTTCCATCTGAAGGGTGAAGTCACCCCAAATGCGGATGCCGTCCTTGTTCACGCGGGTCGCGTTGACATGGATGTCGCTCAACTTGGCATGGTCACAGTTCTTGTCTTCAGCGTTGTAGGAACGAGTGAAGCGTTCCTTGGTGCCCCAAGCAGCTGGCACGAATGCTTCATCACCAGCTGGCGGAATCCACCAGACACCGCCTTGACGGTTAGCAGTAATAATCGCAGCCAACTGGACGGACTTCATGCAGTCCACTTGACTTTGAGTGTAGAGGGAATCCTGGAACACGCCACGGCCATCGTAGAGAGCGCCCCAGCGACCGAGGGAGAGACGACCAGCTTCAGTCATCTTCTTCACAGCCTTCTGGATATCCGGTTCGTAAACACCGTCGAACACGCAGAAGCAGTCCTTACGGTTTTCGCAAACATTGATCATGGCTTGCATGACTTGCGGATTGAGCGTTTCGTTCTTGCGAGTGAACGGTGCGTTGATCGCCACACCAGCAGCAACGAGCATGTCGACGTCGGAAGCGTCCTTGTTCACAAAGAGGTTCCAGACAGTAGACAGAGTGCTTCCGCTGTTGTTGTTCTGCGGATCGTACGTCCACACGGCGTCGTTGAGGATAGCCGGGTCTTCAGGGTTGTAGGCGATAGCGGTGTAGCTACCGTTGAGAGTACCGTTCTGCACCGTCTGGGACAGATCATAGGAGTTGTTCTCAAGGAAGTAGTCGAGCACACCAGAATCGTTCAACACGAATTCGAGGCCGCTGTTTTCGAGTTCGTACTCGGCGGATTCTTGAATACCGAGCTGGCGGTTGTTGTAGTTGTACGGAACGATAGTACCGTCGAACTCGTAGAGCTTACCGTTGAAGCGATAAGAAATCGCGAGGTACATACGAGCGACCGCGACACCTTCGTCGGTCAACGTAAACACTTGCATCGGGTTGCCGTCGTAGTTGATATCGAGGTACTGGGACTTCGCAAGGCCGAGGGCCATGAAGTTAGCACCAATATCGGAGTCGGCGAGAACCGTCGGAGACTTTTCGACGTCGTACTTGAACGTGCTGGAAGCAGACACGATGTAGTCCTTTGCAGCCAATTTCGCAAACGGATTGGTCTTCTGGTCAGCCTTGCTAACATACATCGAGTAGCTAGACACGACATACATGTCGACCACGTCGAACGTATAGGCAGCCGTGTAGGAACCCGCTGTAATCTTATCGAAATACAGCTTGTTGCCATCAACAGCCGTGACAAGAACGTCAGTCGTTACATTGCTAGCAGTAAGCGAGATGGTTCCACCAACAGAAACCGCTGCAGCCAACTGTGCGTTTTCGATAAAGCTACGAGTTGCGACAGCCGGAGCATCCACAGTTTCATCGGCAACAGTCACGCTCACATCGGCAACAGCAACCGTAGTTGTCGCGTTGTAGATAGTAGCGTTAGTCGTGCTGAAGTTGATCAACTGGTAAGAAACCTTAGCCGTGTCAAGTCCAGACGGAGCCGCATTCAGTACAATCGAACCGTTAAGAGGATTCAAGTCAACAATCGTGAACACATCACCGCTGAATGCCTTACCAGCAGAAACAGTCGTGTCCGTCGTCGTGTTGGAGTTACGAACAATACCAACCAAGTCACCGATTGCGTAATCGTACACAGCGCTCGGATCAAGCGTGATCTGCGTACCAGACACCTCAACAATGTCGTTGGTCACAGGAACCTTGCTGTAGCCCTTTGCATAACGAATCGTATCGGAAACTGCGTTTGCAACGTAAGTCCAAGTGTTCTTGGTCGGATCAGAGCCATTTACAGCCGTGATATCAACCACATACACACCGTCGACATCAGCCATAGACAGATAGTCGATTGCAGTCCAAGAACCCGATGCAGCCGTCCAGCCATCCGGTGCAGCACCAGACACATTGTATTCACCAGTCGTAGAAGTTTCAACAACCTTATCGACAGTGAACTTGTAGGTCTTTGCATCGTTGCCAGTTCCAAGAGTGATGACGAGTTCGTCGCCAACCGTAACTCCATCAACCTTCAAGCTTTCAAGAGTCAACACTTGGTTAGCCACATTGAAGGACTTGCCAGGGCTTGACTTGAATGCGTTCACACCACCCAAGAAACGAATATCGTATTCTGCACCATCACGGTCAAGAATAGTAATGATTTCGCCTTCGGTAACCGTCTTGCTCGGAAGAGAACCAGTCGTCGTATCACCCCACTTGAGCGTGGTGAAATTCTTCATGGTGTTTCCAGCAACGGCAGTCTTGATGTTCAAGTAGTCGAAACCATCAGCAATAGCATTTTCGGCGTCATTGTAGATAATGACGTTCGGAAGGCTAGTACCATAGCTGCCCTTCACATCCAAAAGAACCGTCTTGTCGTCGATATTAAGAACCGTAGCCGTTACCGCAGCGTACGAAGTACCCTTCGTGCCGTACTGGTCAAGCTTCTGGCTCGTTGCCGGAAGAAGTACATCTTCACCAACAACGAAAATCGGCTTACTGTTGAGCAAGCACTCAATCTGAGTCGGAGAACCAGCCACACGAGAGGCGCTGACAACTTCATAACGGTCGAACGCACGGTTAGCATAGGACGGGTCGCGGTTCATAATCGAGAACAGCACCATATCAGTGCAGTGCTTGTTATCGAACAAACGAGATTCCAAGCTATCCGAGTAGTTCTCGCTAGCGTCTACGCCGAAAGACACGTTGTTGTTGCTTTCGATAGTTTCGGCAATGTTGTTAATCTTACGAGTAACACCGAATTCAGCAGCGCCGTCGGTCTTGAAACGAGTCGAAGCAAAGTGCTTCACCTTGAAAGAAGTCTCAACAAGCGGTTCGCCAGTCTTGCGGTCTTTTGCCCAGCAGTTTTCAGCGCCATTACGATACAGAGACGCATTCTTGTCGAACGCAACCACGAAGGCGTCGGTCTTCAGATCACGCTTGTATGCATCGGTGCGGCTGATTTCTTCGCCATACGGACGAACGAACTCGACCACGCCACCAGTGGTCAAGACCGCGTTGGCGGCGTACATGCCCTGGTTGTATTTGTAGCTCTGGTATCCGTAACCCAGCTTCACACCAAGTTCGCCAGTGTTGGCCACCTGGATGATCTTGTTCAGTTCACCCTTGGATGCATAACCAACGATACCAGCGACAGTGAGAGGATTTTGCACCACCGTATAGGCGGAATTATCCCTCAGCTGAATTCGCACACCTGGAGCATAACCCATTTTTGTTGCCATAGATTAAACCTCATGGTACGTTCATTTTGTTTCAAGTTTATGCTGTGGTCACGATTTTTTCTGGCGCACGGTATTGATAAACTGCAAACAGCGGAATTTGAGGCGCAAATGGAACATATTTCTGGAATTTTCAACATCATGCTCAATGAGCTCAAGGCTAGGAAGCCTGAAGACAAGGCTCTAATAGAGGCGATGCAGAACGAAATCGCCAACAAGGTACAGATTATCTCGCCGGAGACGAGGAAGTCGCTTCTGCAGTTCCCTATCCAGTTTACCCAGAAAATCCGCATAAACGGTCGCGACTGGACTACCCAGCTGCACAAGTGGGCCGATTACCAGCTTCACGACTTGCTCATGCTCGACCCTATCTACCTCACGACGACCGATTCCAACAACGACTGCGTCCTCAAGCACCTCGTTATGGCCGCCCTCGGACTCACGATGACAAGGGTCGTCAACTATGAACTTATCGAAGAACTGTTCCAGAAGGACATGAACTACGCCGCAATGACCGTCGCCGGGGATCCGGAATCTACCGAAGCTGGAAACGCTTGGTACGAACCAGACCTCGAAGGCAAGAGCGTAATGGAATTTATGTACGATTTCGCCGTCGGCGAAGGCCAGTTCCAAGGCAAGCCGCGTGACGAAAAGCTGCTCGGTATGTTCGACACCTACGCCGAACGTGCGCTTACCATGCCGGACGAAGACCTCGAAGCCGATTTTGACGAGAACGCAGACCCAGCCGAAGACCAGAAGGCCGTCATGCAAGCAGAGGCCGAGCGCGAAAACTCAAACGCTACCGATCCCAACGACATTCCGCTCGCCACCGACGGCACTCAGAACGAAGAAGGCAAGCAGACCGAGACCATGGATTCGGTCAACGGCGAGGCTACGGTAGATGAAAATGGACAAATAGCTCCGCCCAATCAAGGCGAAGCTAATCAACAAGACAATTTGTCAAAGGTTCTAGGAGTTCTGCTGAAACTCTCCAACAGTCTCGGCTAGCCGTTCCTTTACCTTTTCAACTTCCTTTCCCAAGTTAAGCTCTGGTTCGACATACTTGTCGACGCCGTCCCTCAGCATACTCACGTTGATTCCAGCGTTGATGAAGCTGACGGCGGTATCCTCGTCACAGCCAAAGCTCTTCATGACGAGGTCGATATCACTTCTTTCGACGGACATTCTTCTTTCCTTCCGGCAGCTTGCCGTTTACCTTGTATTCATACGCTTCGTTAATCAGCTCTGGGTCGATTTCCTTGTTGCGGATCATCGAGTCCGCTGACGAGGCGGACGTTTCGTAGACGGCCATGACTTGTTCACGGAGCTTGTTCGTGGCGGCAATCTCGGTAGGGAATGCGCGAAGATACCCGGTGTTGAGCTTGCAGCCGTTGAACGCCTCCATCACCTTTGCGCGAACCTTTGTTGTAAGTCGGCTGAACTCGACCGTGTTCAGCGCAAGCAGCGACTTGTAGATGGACGGAGTCATGGACAAGGAGTAAATCGCCGCATAGGTGTCATGCGAGGCGATATCCTCCATCGTCATCTTTCGACCAGCTATGCGGTCTTGAATGAATTTTTCGTGATCAAACGGCATACTTCCAATCCGGTGCGTACTTCTTGAGAATCTGCATTACGTTGAGCAAGAAGCCCCACAAGGCATACTCTTGGTCAACTTGGTGGTTAGACTGGTACATCGCATTGGAAAGAGCGACGCCGAACGGAATGAGCACTTCGTCTGGAAGGCGGTCGATTGCGTAATCGCCGAATGAACGGTACACGCCTTGGCAGAACGTGATGTTCTTCGATATAAAGTAGCGGAGTTCGCGCACCTTGAAGTTGACCGTCATGTCGAAAAGAGTTTCCGTATTGGACGGAGCCATGCTAGGCATCGTACCGATAATGCTGCCGCCATTTTCGAGGAACGAACGGTGCATAGTGGCGATCATCAAGCGGATGTCTGGGTAGCACTCGTTGATGATGTTGGCGACGAGGAACTTGTCCACCGTGCCGCCCTTGGCATCGCACTCGCCCTTGGCAATCTTCATCAAGCGCTTGTGGAGACGAGTCTTGTATTCCTTGAGTTCAGCCTCGGCGTCTTCCTCGTGTTCAAACTTTGCGCCGAAGTCGATAGCCATACAGCGAGACTGGATTGCTGGCGGAATGCGCCAGAGTTCGTTACACGTCAAGATGAATCGTAACGTGCTGGAAGTATCCTCGATTTCGGACTGAAGAACGCGGTAGAAGTCGGCTGGCTTGTTCGGCTTGTCGGCTTCGTCGATGATAACGAACTTCGGCTGTCCATCCGGAGAGCTGTACTTAGAAAATTCCTCAATCTGGTCAATGATTTCGGAGTCACGCTTACCGAATAGGAACATCGACTGTGCGCCGATGATCTTCGGAATGGCCTTTGCTATAGAAGTCTTGCCAGTGCCCGGTGCGCCAGAGTGAAGGATGTAGTTGCCGAACGAATTCATTTCGATAGCGTTCTTGAACAAGTTCTCCACGTTGCGGTGGAGGATGATGCTATCCAAGTCAGTACCACGGTACTTCTCTTCCCAAGGAAGGTTGCTGTTGATGGCCGACTGCATATCGGCGGTAGCATTCTGCTGGTCAATTACGTTGAACATTGATAAACTCTCATGTATGAATGTTGAATTTGTTAAATACCTTTCTTCGAAGAACTCCGAGCCAGCACGAGCCGCTTTGGCGCTCTATGAGCAAGTGTGCAGCGATGTGAACGCTCCGCTTGTGTCGCCGGGCCAAGCTTGTTGTACTCAGTCACTCGACGAAAACGAGTATTTCGACGAACCGACAATGAGCGACGAAGCGCTTGAAAAAGTCCATCAGGCGAAGACTGGGTGTCGACGAGTTCTCGCACCATCAGCTGGACGGACGTCACTCGGCATAATGGGAAACGGATTCCCCGAAAATGTATGCGCTTCGAGCGGTTCTTCAACTTAATCTTTCCTACTTTCATAATCTCTCCTAGAACATCGACAGCATGAAATCGCTCTCGTCGTATTCGAGGCGTTCATCCCAGCCGACGGCTTTGAATAGACGGCCAAGCACTTGAGCCACGCAAACCTTCCAGTGTTCTTCCCAGTCTGGGTGGAAGATTTCGAGCAGACGAGGCGGACATTTATCGCCAGTATAGCAGATGATGCTAACGCCAAACAGACGGTCGGCCTTCTTAATGAATCTGATCTTCGATCCAGCGTACACTGGTTCGTAAGGGAACTTCGAGAGTTCCGGGTCATTCTGGATAAGGTAATTCCACACAGCACCAGCCTTGACGCGCCAGTCAATCTTCTTCTTTTCTTCTGCTGGCATGCTGTCAAGAACTTCGAGCGGAGGCGGATCATTCTTGACGCCGCACGGACATGCGATGTAGCTGAAATTCTCCTTCTGCACGGAATCGAAGAATTCCTTCTTGATTTCGAGCAAGCGGTTACGCACCGTCGCCTTGTCCATGGTATCCATCATCAAGTCCACCATGTCCATCATACGATCCTTACCGAACAAAGCTGTAGAGCTTCGTACAAGTTCAAGACCAGTGATGGCGTATTCTGGCTTGACCGCAAGAGTACCCTTGACCCACTGCTTGTTATCGTCCTTGTGACCCAAGTCGAGGTAGACGATGTCTTCCATGCTTTCCACCAAGCAGATGTACTTCTTCTTGGCGGTCACGATAGCCTTGTGGATGCACTTCTCTCGCTTTAAGAACAACTCGTTCGTCAAGTAGCCCCACTGGTTAGCGTAACTGAGCATGTACTCGTCAAGTTTCTCTTCCAAGATGCAAGCATCAAGGATTCGGCAGAAGTCGGTAAGTCTGTAGCGGTTGTAGATGATGCGGTAATCGCCCGTCATGAAGATACCGTCGGCGAAGGTAATCTGCGCCTTCGTCCATCCAGTCTTTTCATCTGGTGTACGCATTTCCGCGCCAGTCCAATTTTCCTTACCGTACTTCGTGCAGAGGCGGTTGAACGCCTTCTTGGAGTCGAGTTCGTGGTCGTTGTCGAACGAATAGCGTTCCACGATTTCGTGCTTGTCGAATACGATGACCTCGGTGCCAGTTCCTTGCTTCAGTCGGAACTGTTCATAGATGTCGCCGAACTTCACGAAGAAGGAGTCAGTATCGCCGTGGCTCATGCGCTTGTAATTCACTTCGCCTTCGGCATCGGTGAACGTACCGACAAGTTCTGGGTCGATATCCGGCTCGTATCCGAAGACCTTCTTGAATACTGGGTCGCTATGGATATCGTTGTTGATGTATTCAGAAAGACGTGCAATCGTGTACTTGATGAGGCGCTGGCCGTAAGCGGTAATGGAGGCGGCATTGTCCACGTCGTACAGAGCAAATAGTTCAGAACCCATCAAGCCATACAGAGAGTTTCCAAGCACCTTGTACACTTTCTGCATCATATCATAGACGCCAGCCATTTCCTTGTCGCCGTTCTTCTTGGCCTTCTTCATCTGCTTCTTCAAGTTGGAACGACCGTCGAACAGAAGCCTTGTAACTTCTGGCACGACGCCGACCTTGTCCTTGCGGAAGTAGACTTGGTAGCGACCGTTATGATCCCACGGAGACTTAATAAGATTCTTCTTTTCTTCTTCTGTAAGCACATAGTCGATCGGGAACGTGACCTTCATCTCCGGTGACGTGTTGAACGTCATCATGATAGAAGGATACAGCGATCGATAGTCATAAGATACTAGGTATTCCTTGTAGCCCGGAACAGAGTACACGAAAGCGCCAGGGAACACTTCCTTGTGCTGCTGGCGATACGGCGGGAATGTACGGTTCGTGTGGTGAAGATGATCCAGCATGAAGCCAGTAAGCATCTTCTTGGACGAGAACACAGACGAGAACGGAACACGAGCAGCGGCTGCAGAAGTAACCGCGAGGCGGAACATCTGAGCCTTAATTTCAATCTTTACAAGGAGCTTGACGTCTTGGAAGTTATACAAGACATAGTCTTCCCAGTACTTCTGCCAAGACAGATAGCCGTCTGGAAGCGGAGCCTTGCTCTCACCAACAATCTTTTTACCAATATAATCGAGTTTGTATGAAGCCTCTTCAGAGAAGGTGTACTTCTTGTAGAGTTCAAGGAAGTCAATAACTTCAGTACCGTTAATTACCAACTCGTTCTTGGCATTCAAGTATGCGCGTTTGTTCTTACCGCGCATTCTGGATAGTAAGTCGAGCGAAATACGGTCTTTCGGCGGAAGCTTTTCGTTAACTTGCTTCAGTCGATTGCAAATGTAAACAGTATCGAATCCGAAGTTCCAGCCAGACAAAATGTCGAGGTCGCTGGCACCAATCTGGAATAGTAACTTTGTAAGGAGGTCGGCTTCATCCGTACAGAGGATGTACTCGCCATTGTTTTCCTTTAGGAACTGCTTGCCCTTTTCGGAAATGTCCTTGGCGACGCCGTAGGTATAATACTTGTCTTCTTTGGATACGTAGAACGTAACGACATTGATAGGATACTTCGCTTCGGTCGGTAGAGAGAATCGGCCAGTCGTGGCGTTTTCAATATCGAGGAAGCCGAGGTTGATATCCTTCATGTCTGGGTGAATGACACCCGTATCGGCATAATGCTTTTGTAAAAATCGGCCACGTGGGTCAATGTCGATTTCCGCAAGGTGATTAGTCGGCCCAGCATGGTTCTGCTTGATGGCCTTCTCAACTTCGAATGCGGACACTCCGTTGGCTGGGGGAACTTCTACCTTGTATACATCCCTATCCCAGATGTCCTTCATGCCGCACGGCTTTGCGCCGTATTCACCTTGCTTGTCGGTATAGAACTCATGCACCGATGGAACGGCATCCATCGTGCCGTCCGTGTACCAAACGTACATGCGGTCGTTCTCCGTATCATGGAAGATCGAGCGCCACATAGGACGTTTTGGTTTTGCTTCTTCTGGTGTAATCTGAGCCATAGTAAGTCTAGTTTAACAGTGAATATGTAGCAATAAACAATTTGAATTGCAAATACAAGAAAAACCGCCATTTCTGACGGTTTTCGTAAGGAACATCAGTGTATGAATTAAGCCTTCGGCTTCAGATAGGACGAGATCTTGTCGAACTTCTTCAAGACCTTTTCGGCGTCGGCAGCAGTCTTGGAGTCAGTGGCCAAAGCGCGTACGCCCTTCTTGAACAAGTCGATACGCTTCTGGAGCTTTGCGTTCTCCTCGAACTTCTTGTTCTTATCGGCACCGCTCTGGTTGCTGGAAGCTGCAGACTTGGCGGCGCTATCGAACTTTCCACCCTTACCAGCTTCAGGAGCCTTTTCGGCCTTCACTTCGGTATTGGTCTTGACTTCGGTAGTCTGGCCCTTGTCCTTCTTTTCCTTGGCATCGACATTCTCGACAACCTTGCCGTCGTCCTTCTTCTCGCCAGTCTTTGCCGGAGCAGCCTTTGCGAGCTTAGGATCGGAAGCAGTCTTGGCCTTGCCAACCTTCTTCTTGTTTTCATCGACGCCGTCGCCGGAGCACCAGCTACCAGTGTCGATCTTGTGGCCGTTGAAATCGAGGATCGATTCTACAACAGGCTTGGGATTGTGAACGAGGCTGTACGGTTCGTCATCGATCGGTTCTGCAGCAATCCTATCGAATTCGGCCATAAGCGCTTCATTTTCGAATACATTGAATGACATAAACACCTCATGAGTCGTGTTTTTGCCCAATAGTTTATTATGTGGCCAAAAAATATTTTTTCAAATGCAAGCATTTCGATAAACTGCAATTAGCTATCAAGGAATGGCACATGGACGATACAAAACCATCAATTATTGACAAGTTCTTAGACCAGAAGACGACCGAGTTCGACAGCGAACAGCCGCCTAACATCCAGCACCTTGCCAAGATATCCGGCAAGTCTCCCAATGCCGTTAATGTCGAGTACGATCAAGAAGTGCGCAAGCTGGAAAAAGAGCAGATGCAGAATCCACCAGCCATGACCAACAATACAGACTTGGCGGCGATGGCTCGCGTCAAAGCCGTAGACAATCTGGAAGACCAGTACAAGTCCGGACAGACCGAAGAATCTGACGAAGTGACCTATGACGAGCTCGTAGGGGACATTAACACCGACTTCGGCCAAGCCCCAGCGGCAAACGAATTCAGCATGTTCACGCCCGGTGAGCAAGATACAGCAAACCAGATGTTCGCCGATATCGACAACATCAATGCGACAAACCCATACGAAGAAGACGGATTCGACGACGGATTCGAAGAACCAGAAACGGCGCTCGATTCGATGGACGGTCTTGCAGATATCGCAGAAAACGAAGACGGATCCACTACAGAAACTATGCCGAACGACAGCGCACCAGAGACACCAGCGGATGATTTTGATGCCGAAATTCCGGACACCCCAAAGCTCGAAGGTATTGACGACGTAATCAAGAAATTCGGTAAGTACGCGGCAATGGGTACGTTAGCATTCAACGTAGCAAACGCGCATGCCGCACCAAGCGACTTCCGACACGAGACGACGTCGCCAGACGGCAAGTCGACTACGGTATTAGCCAGCAATACACACAAAAATCTTTGGCAAAACCAAGACTACGAAGACCGAGTCATGGAAATATTCAAGCAACTCAAACAGCAGCGCATTGATGCTGGTAAGACGTTCAACGAACAAATTCTCTACAACAAGGCGCAGATGTACGCGCAAGCGGAGTTGACCACGGGAAAGCCGTGGAATGGCAAATAAGAAAAGGCGGTCGATTGACCGCCTTTCTCATTACGCTGAACGATTAAGCGTTGTAGGTACACTTCCTCAAGAACATACCGTTACCATAAGTCATCATGGTACGGCCATTCTCAAATCCGTGCTGAAGCACGAGGTCGGGGCAACCAGAATTGCGCACCATCATCGTGAACACGTCAAGCGGAAGGACGATTTCGAAGCCCGGCTTTTCGACTTGGCAGTCACCAACGCTGATGTTGACGTGAATGCGTTCGTCTTCCAGACCTTCGATACCGATAAGGCCATCTTCGATACCATAGATGCGAGCCTTTCCAGTCGGATTGACATGGTTGATTTCGAAGTACATACCGATGGCAGCCGCGATAGATTCAGCCTTGATGTGGAACACACGCTCAAGTCCATCGTTGTTGTATGTCTTCAAGGTGGCATCACCGATGTCAGTTTCGAGAGTAGCGAACATACCAGAAATACGGAGCTTCTTGTTCTTAGTATCGAGATCGATAATGACATTGAGCGACAAGTCAAGGTCAAGCGCATTCACGAGAGGAATGGCCTTAAAGATCTTGGCTGGAATGCTGACGCTGAAGTCAGACGTATTGTCATACTGCTTTGCGCCTTCGCTGTTGTCGTTCACCATCACAGTATTCTGCATGGCGGTCGCAATGGTGCAATGTTCATCACCAGTTCGGTAAGACACACGACCATTCTTGCGGTGGATTTCGACAGTTTCGAAATTGTACACGCTGTCGAGAATCGTGTTAAAGGACATCTGATCCATTGCGATACGGACGTTGAAGTCGTCATCGCTGGCCAGCTTCACTTCAAACGGTTCGCACGGATTGAATCCGATTTCGAGTTCGAAACCGCCGATACCATCATTGAAGAAAGCACCTAGATAAAGCTTGCCTTCGCTGACCCACAGAGCTGCAGTCTTTTCAGCAGTGCCCATCAAGTGACGCACAGCGTTGCAGAGGTCGTAAATCTTGATGAACACTGGGCCATCAAGTTCTACGGAAACCGGAAGAGCATCCATCTTCACATGGATACCGCTATCGGTGTCAATATGGAGCCAGATCTTGTTGTCCTTCGGATCCACCTTGGTTTCGAGCCTTGCGACGGTTTCCGTATCGAGCAGAGACTGTTCGATAAGGGCAAGACCTTGTCCGAAACGGCCTTGCAGCACGAACATGGTCAACGGCAAATCTTCGCCAGTGGACACTTCCTCGGCAGCATCTTCGGTCGTCGGAGCCAACTTGTTGAAGTCTTCAAGCATGCCGTGAAGCGAGCTTGCGCGAACTTTCTCGTCTTCTGTTATTTTGAGTTCACTCATAGTATGTTTCCTTTTGAATTTTAAATTACATTAAAAAGGCCGCATCGCTGCGGCCTCTTGAAATTGTGTCGTTTCGACTAGATGTTGGTCAGCGAGGCAGCAGACTCTTGGGTCTTGTCAGCTGGTTGCTGGGAAGGGCCGACATCGGCACCCAGCTCATCTTCTTCAGTGCCGAACGCGAAGTCTTCGCCTTCTGGCGGAAGGTCGACTTGTTCACCGCCAACTTGATCCATCATCGCGCCGAACGAACCATCGTTCATGAAGTCGTTCGACGCGGTAAGAGCGCTAGGATCAGCCGGAGCATCCAAGTCAAATCCGTCGGTGGAGGCAGCAGCACCACCACTACCGAATGCGGTTTCACCCGGCAATGACAAGTCAGAAGTGCTCATGTCAGACGGAGACGCAGTCGGAGCATTCATTGCATCTGGGAAGATTTCAGTGAGCTTGTCGTTAAACTCGGTAAGCGAAACATCGGCAGTCTGCGGGTCGTCAAGATAATCCAAGAATTCTTGAATCTTTTCTTCAGGAACTTGGTTGCGCTCCAGTTCTTGGAACTCCTTGAAGAACGCATTGAACACATCCTTCGGATCCTCGTTCTTCATCGGCTTCGTACCGTTATAGATTTCAGACGGACTCAGCGAGAAACCACGTCCAGTCTGGCCGCCTTCCTTGGCATCTTGAGACATCTTCTGAGAAAGAATCTTGCCCAATGTGTCAAGAGCTTGATGGCTGACGCTAGACATGTTGTCGAAGATTGCGCTCTTCATGTCGACAAGAGCATTCTTGTCATCATCGCCGCCATTGACATCGCCAGCGCCAATGGCGTTGTTTTCCATGCCAGGGATGTTCTCTGGAGGAGCGATGTCTTGTTCTTCGCCGTCCATCGCGAACGCTTCTGCGCCCGGTGCTTGTTCGCCATCTTCAAGCAAAGTAACAGCGTTACACATATTCAACAGCTGCGCAAGGCCGCTGTCCACGCATTCGTGATAAATGGAACTGTCGGTGGCCATCCATGAATTGCTGGCGTCCTCGGTTCCGTTGCTAAGGCCATTCAATGTCTGCATCGTATCGAGATCGTTTCCGACGTCGTAAGTGTTGTTGGAGTCGATAAGTTCGTCGCAAGTCTTCAAGATTGTATAGCCGAAGTTGTTGACGAACTGAGGACTCTGCAAGGATACTTCGTAAAGGTTCGACAGACCAGTGTCCGAAGTCAGCTTCACGGAGATATTTTCGTTTTCGTTCGGATAGAACAGCTCGACAAGCATATCATGGTCACGACGGTTGATGATGAACTTGCAGTGAGTTTCCTTCATGTCGATACTTGCAAGGTTCATGCGCATGCCACGGTAGGCGGTATTGGTCACGGCTTCCGTAAAGACCTTCTTGTAGAGGTCGCGGGTCGTAATCAAGTTCTTGCCATATACCAATGGCTTGTTCTGGTCGTAGGTACGGTGATCCCAGTCGTCGCCATCTTGGGGCTTCTTTACTGGGTCTGGAATCTGCTTTGTCAGCATCTTAATCACTTTCGTCTTTGAAGGAACTATAGGGCCGCTCTGCGTGGTCACGTAAACATAGTCCTTCATTGCCTTGAGAAGCGTATTCTTGTCGATCTGGGTTCCCATGGAAATATCCTGCATGTGCTTGCTTTTCAGTTTATACAAATGCAAAAATGCGGCGAGCGCTGACTCACCGCATTTTGTACCCATGACATAAATTTACTGAACCAAGTCGAACTGGGAATAAGCGCCAGCGGAGCATTCAGCCGCACCCATCCAGAGAGTCATCGGCTTTTCTGGATCGGCACCAGGGATAAGCGAAGTTGCCTTGAGGGACATCTGCTCGACACCCTTGAACGATGCGTAGGTGATGTCGATGTCGTATTCTCCGCCGATGCCCTTCATGTAGTTGAAGAGCTGGACTGGGAACACGGTGACGGTGCCCGGTCGGAAAATCTTGTGGACAAGCTGCGTATCGATGCCGCGAGTGCATGTCGACGGTACGCAGTAAGTAATCTGCTGAGACATCTTGCCCTTGATGTAGAGCTTGATGCCGCCGTCGTCGATACGGAGAGTCACGAACTCGCACGTCGGAACCGCACGGAGCTTCGTAACAAAGTCCTTGACCATATCCTCGGAGAAGTGCATTTCACCGACCTTCATCATAGGGTCGTTATCCCTAGTGAACGGAATGTGAGAATGGCCTTCCTTGAAACAGCTGGGGTCAGCAGTCGGCGTACGGCAAGTGATACCGCCACCAGAAAACTTGATGTACTCGTAACGGCGACCAGTAATCGACGTGTCTACGGACAGTTCAGCCGTGCCGCGCTTGGGGAAGTTGGCCAGTTCCGCATACTTCACAAATTCATTCAGCGAGAAGATGTTGATGCGGTTGGTATCGAAATCCAAGTCTGCATCCGATGCAGCAAGGTGTGTCATCATCGCCATGTCTGGAACGCTGATGTGGTTTCCCGGAATACGGCCCTTCACGTTACCCTTGAACATGATGACGCATCCAGTCTTTGTAATAGAACTGATGTTCTTCAAGATCTTGTAGAACGGTTCGCTAAAACGAATGCCTACCGCTGGTTTTTCAATTTCTTCAGCCATGTTTAAACCTCGGCTATCAAATATAGTCTAAATGTATTTTGGATTCAAATCGCCCTTCGTGACCACTTTTTTGCCGATTTCGACGAATTTCGGCTCAAGCTGGTTCCACTCAAGCGGCGTAAACGGAGCATTGACATCGACACACCAGCTGCAGTCAACCTCGATCTGCTGCATGCGAGCCTCCAGACGGTGCATCATCATGGAAACGACGTATGGTACGCAGCCCCTACCGTCACCAAACTTATACAGCTTGCCGAAGTTCTTCAAGATGGGAAGGTAGCCGCCACGGATAGCGACGAACGGCCCGTCCAGAACGGCAACGTCATGCGAACCAGTGACAGACACGGTTCCAGCAACACGGCGGTTGTACATTCCGTCCTTTGTCGAATATTCGCTATACATGCCATAGGTATTAGGGCAGCGCATCCAAGTGCCATCCGGCAAGAAATTCTCATAGCCGAACGGAGCGACAGCACCTACATCGCTAGGGACGGCTTCGAGCTTTTGTATGAACGACGGATCATATATCAGCGAAGACGCATGGGCAAGTACAATCCAAGAAGGCGGAACCTTCGGATTCACCTTGACAATCTTTTCAGCGACACGAGCGATGTTGAGGAATATCGACATCTGCGGATTGCTCTTCTTGCACATCCTTACTGGCTGGTCACTAGCCAAGTAGACAAGTTCATCACGACTGGAGGCATACTTCTTGTATGGAACCTTGACGTCGGATCCCTTGCGCCTATAAAGAATGGTAATCACGCACGGCGTCTTACTGTGCTGCAAGATCGTGTTATTGTCAAGACGGATTGTCTCGACCGGGCGGATACCCAGAGCCTTGCGAAGCTGGTTCTTCTCGCCTTCTTCCTTGGCGCGTTCCGCATATACGGTACGCCTACGGTCTTCTGCGCGAAGTTCGTTTTCGTACAAGGCAGCCTTGATGGCGACTTCGAATTCGTCCATCACCGGGGTCTCCCATACAAACTGCTTGGACGTCTTCTTACGAGTCTTCGCAGCAGCCACTCCAGCCTTGTGACGCTTGTAATAGGCAGCACGACGGTTCGTCTTGTTTAGCTTGTCCAGATGTTTCTTCTGGAATTCGGAGAGTTCCATCTTCGGATCGACATTGACTCCAGAAGCGACAATGGCGTCAACATCCTCTTGAACCCAGCCCCACATCGGATACATCGGCCAGCCCTTGGCTTGTACCTCGGCACAATGGGCATTGTACTCGTCAACCGTCATCACGCAATAGTCCTTCGACTTCTGAATGTGCATCAGCTTGGGAGGAGCAACGACGCGGCACTTACCGGATATCAAGTTGTCAATCCAGTAATTGCTCTTGCCGAACTTTGTACGGATAGCGAAACGGTTGTAATACGGCTTGCCTTCACAATAGAAATAACGGCGGTTGATCTGGTCGCATAGCTCATCGAGTTCGGACTTCTTGAACAAATTCCTCGTGCGAGCGCCAACCTTGACTTGCTCTGGATGCAGAAGCTTCATGAATATGAACTTCGTTAACGTGCGACGAGAAATCTTCATGTATACGCAAGCCATGCCAGTAGTCAGCACGTCTGGAAGAGGCTCCTTCTTTATCAAACGGCTACCTTTCTTTACGGTCTCGTTGATAGAGTCGTTGACATACTGGATGATGTTCTCACGAGTCATCCACTTGTATCGCTTGCGGCCAGTCGTACTGTGAATCCAGAACGCGATGTTCGCCTTGCCAGCTCGGCAAGCTGCTCGGAGCTTTCCCGGTGTCGTACCGATGAACGTAGCGCTGTCCTTGACATTTAGAGTCTTGGGAAGGAACTTGAAATTCTTGGACGGCACGTAGTTCTTGAGGAACCAGTCGTAATCACGGAAGTAGACGAACTTGCCGTAATCGTCGGCTGGCTGTTCCTTGATAATGCCCTTTCTGACCAGTCGCAGATACGTCATCGGACTTACATCCAAGTCAGCGACGATTTCAGCCGGACGGATCTTTGCGTAAGGGTGCGTAGTGCAAGGAGGTTTCAGACCATAGGCTGAAAGCTTCTTCAGACACGCATCGTAACGGTATTTCTTCTGGCCTTGATAATTGACTATGTAAGGTATCCCATCAAAGAAACCCATTCCCTTCAAGTCAGAAACCGGACGGTCAAGATACTGCGCAATCTTCAACGGCTGCACATATTCATCTATACCCTTCTGTTTCAACGCACCAAGAGCCATTAGAACCACACCTCTACTTTCTGTTTTGCTTGCATCTTCTGTACCAGCTGCAGACGAGTCTCGCGCTGCTTCTGGCGTTCACGTGCGGCCATGTCGCCGCGTTCGAGAGCGAAGATAATAGCCGCGCCTTCTGGCGGCAAGCTACGACCTTCGATAAATTCACTGGAAACGTAGCCGTCGTCATCGACTGGCATCTCGCCAGACAGAACGGCTCCGTTGACATCCTTTTCCTTTATTCCAGACCAGTTGAACCACTTGTACCCCTTCTTGACGGATTCGATACGAGCAAGTTCACCAGCGTTGTCGTTATCCCAGATGACCGTACAGTTTTCCTTGTGCTCTGCAATCTGCGGATTGTCCGCAATGACTTCGTCAAAGTGCGAGATGCCGCCGATGGCGATAGCATTGCGAATGAACGTAGAGTCAATCGTTCCTTCCAAGATGTAGAACGGCTTGGTCACATCGAGGAAGTCGATGTTGTACGCTTGACGCTTGACGCCTTCGAAGTTTCGATAGCGCAGCTTGTTATCGGGGTCTAGCGCACGAGCGTCGAACTGCGTCCACGCACCGCCGTACTTGTAGAACGGAATGATCAGACGGTTCTTGAACTCGTTGCCGATCGGACGTCCTTGCTCGTTCAGCACGAGTCCGCCCAAGTCGTCGCGCTTCAAGAACTGGTCGCCTTCCTGGCATACGAACCAAAGGTCATACACTTCTGGACGAATGCGGCGTCCTTGACAGAAAGCCACTGCTTGTTCCGCGAGAGGATGATGGTCTAGTAGAGAAATGAGTTCGCCATCTTCGAACGGCAAGTCGACTTTCTTCTTGGGCAAGACTTCTTCTCGCTTGTCGTCAGACCTATCGCCGTCGAAACCGAACAGAAGCATTCGCTTGTATGCGGCGTCGTCATTCTCCTTCAAGTATTTCATGAAGTGCATGCTCTGTCCGCATTTATAACAACGGAACAGCCAACGGTCACGATAGACGTAAGCCTTCTTCTTGTTCGGTCTTGCTGGATCACCACAGAACGGACAAATGAAATTATAGTATTGGGACTTCTTCTCTAATGCGAAAGAGTTGTCGCCGAATTCAGCTTCCACCGCTTCTTCCAGCGCCGCATCAGGAATATTAGCATAGGAAAAGGACATAGTAAAACCTTAAATAAAGTGGCGCTCAATGGTTAGTCGAGCGCCACAGTGCCAAAGCCATTTCTAGCTGAAAAAACGGAAAAGACTAGAATGGCAGTTCGGTATCGTCGTCATCGCCTTCTGGCAACTGGTTGGCCATCGCAGCGGCGGTAGCGGCCTGAGCGGCAGCGCGACGTGCGGCGAACGCATTGTTAGCAGCCGGAGCTTCTTGTGCCGGAGCAGCGCTAGCGCCGCTTACGAGCATTTCGTCTTCGTCTGGTTCCTTTGCGGGGGCTGGATCCATGTCGGCGGAGTTGCCGAGGAAGTCAGCACCAGCAACCTTGGTAGTTGCACGGTTGGCGTAATTCGGATTCGGAGCCGCGCCGAAGCTAGCGTTGCTGGCCGTGAAGCCACCTTCGCCATCACCAGCGGACTGAGCGTTGGATGCCTTCTCAAGGAATTCACGCCACTTAGCGGCAGCAGTTGCTTCGTCCGGAATATCGGCCAAGAACTTTGTTAAGTCATGGCAGTTATTGAGGATTTCGAGCATTTCTTCCTTCGTGTCAGCGAGCGGAGTCGATTCTGCCACGTAGTCAGAGCCGTCGTAAGAAGTCATGTTCTTTGCAGCATCCCAGCTGACAATAACACCAAAGTCGACACCCTTGGTCGGAGAGTGAGGAATGAACTTGCGGCGTTCCTTCTTCATCTTGGCCAAAGCGCCCTTGGCTGGGGCACCATTTGCATTCTGGACTTCAGCTTCGACACTGTCATCGAACGGGGCTCGTAACGTGCGTTCCACAGCGTCGCTGTGACGCCACACGAGAACCTTACCATTGTTGGCAGACTTGTTATCGTCTTCACGAACGAGGATGTTCGTATGCCATTCCGGACGAGCAGTCATGCCAGTCCATACCTTGAGGTGCTTGTCACCCTTTTCGTACTTCTTGGCGAGTTCGTTATAGCGATCCCAAATTGCGCGGCAGATGGGGCAGTCCTGGCCCGGTGTGTTACGGCAGCACTTCACTTCCATGTGAACGCCATTCAACTTGAGGTGGTGATAAAGAACCTTCACGCTCGGATAGGTCTTGTTCTTGACGCCTTCGATACCTTGCGGCAGAAGACGGATGATTGCGCTGTAGCTAGGATTGCGCTTGCTCACGCTAGGCTTCCAGCGAGTCGGGTCAACTTTGCCACCAATCGAAGTGGCTTCGTCGAGGTTGGACACGGTGTCGATGTCGAGATCGAGAAAATCGGCATCAGCTTGGGTATTCTTGGTAGTCATGGGGATTACTCCTTGGATATCATTGGTTTAACTTAGGGTTATTTATGGTTTAACGTGTTTTGGTGATTTTGTTGTAGCTGACCACCAACAGCTGGACAAATAGTAGAAAGAATAAATTTGAATTGCAAATCGGCTATTTTGACGCTTTTTCGGCGCTTTCTTTGTTGTGAGTCAACAAGAGCATTGCGTCATGACGCTTCAATGCGGCATCAACTTGTTCTTCGAGGTTTTCTGGAAGTTCGAAGTCGAGATCGTCAAGGTGAGCTTCCTTCAATGAGGCAGTCACTTCGTCCATCAAGGAATCGAAATCCCATGTCAACTGCTTGGAAATTACGTTGTTGATAACGCAAAGATCGGAGAACTTCGCGGCATCACCAACCAGCTTCTCGTTGTCGACTTCTTCCACATTGTTCGGATCGAAATCGTCCTTGATATGCAGAGAACCGTCTTCATCGATGTCGAGAACATTTGCAGCATCTTCGTCGGTCATGGCAGTTTCTTGCTTGACTTCCTCGTCGTCGCGAGCGTATTCTTCAGCAATCTGCATGTAGCTTTTGCCGATGAACGGATTGCGCTTCTGCTGCTCCACGAGCCACTTGTTGTAGGCTTCGGTACGAACCATCACGCCAGTACCAGCGCCGCCGAAACCTTCTCCGTCCTTACCGGAACCGGAGCCGATGTTCACGATGGCCTTGGTAAGTTCATCACGCTTTTCGAGTGCGGTCTTTTCGTACTCGGCGTTATCCTTTTCGTGCTGGTCGACAATCTTCTTGTACTTAGATCCAAACTTAAAATGTGACATACAAAACCTAAAAACTAATCGTTCAATCCCGCCATAATAAAGGCTTCTTCTTCTGGATCTTCTTCAGTAAGTTTATCAAGATACTCTTGCGAGAGCTTGATCGGCTCGCTGATTTCTTGTTCAGATTCATCGGCACGAGTAGCGGCGTTCTCGATATCCGATTCAGAAGCGTTGATGCCAGCCTCCTTCGCTACCAGCAGCTTGATATCCATATCAAGCATCGCCGCCAGCTTATTCGCGTCCACCATCTTCTCGATGGCGACCAACAGCTGCATCATGCCAAAGTCCTTCTTACAAAACTTGTTGTACATCCACCAGAGGCCAGCATTTATCTTCTCGCTGTACTTCTTCAAGGTAGCTTCGGGCATGGTAAGAACCAAGCAAGCGTCACCCGGAAATCTCGGTGTCTTCAAGTATTCATCAAAGACTTCGCGAATCTTGCCGTGTCGAGAGTCATCCAGTTCGATGTCCTCCAACTGGACAACTTCTTCATCAGCGTCGTCAGTTAAATATTTCCCCAGTACGTCCATAGACATTTCCTATTGGAGTTACTGGAGAAATTACTTTAAAACTGGCTGTAAATACTCTGCATGCTCGCTACGGCAGCTTGCTGCTTGTCGTTCAACTTCTGGCCTCTAGGGGCACCGCCACCACGATTTCCGCCGCCAGTACCCACACGGACATTCTGATTCATGCCACCAGTCGCCTCGGCAGCGATCTGGGCTTGGGTAAGGGCATCGGTGTAAGCGGCGATATCGTCCGTAGTTGCGTCATACCAGCGCATCGTATTGTAGTCGTACTTCGTGTAGAACATGACTTCGTTTTCGCCGAAGCGGTTCTTCTTCACGAAGTTGGCGTACATATTCTGCTTCTTCAAGAGGTCGTCACGAGTAATCGTAATCATGATGTCGGCGGTTTCAGCAAAGCCAGCTGAACCAGACACCGATTCGAGACCAGCATCGAGCCTAGAGTAGCCAGAACGGTTGAACTGGACTGCGGAAATGCCGACCATGTTGCGGTCGATGCAAAGTTCGCGGATCTGTTCGGCCTTCTCTTGGCCATCGAGGTACATGCTTTCCATCGTGCGGTGAGTACGGTTCGGCTTCATGATGCCGATGTAGTCCACCACGAGGACATCCGGATTCTTCTTGTAGATGGAGTAGAACTGGTCGACACGAGCTTCGATTTCTGCCGGAGTCGTAGTCGTCTTCATACGGATAACCTTCAAGCGGCCAAGGCGCTCGACACCAGGTATCTTCGTATTCTCGATAAGCTTACGACATTCGTCGACAGAGAGGTCGGCCACTTCGTACTGCGGCACACCAGTAAGGTTGGCGGCAAGACGACGCCATACGTATTCTTCGGAAAGTTCCAGAGAAATGTAAAGCACGTCGTAGCCGTAACGTATAAAGTTACAAGCATCGGAACCCATCACAAGCGACTTACCGACGTTGGGCTGGCCAACGAACAAGGTCATCGTCTTGCGAGGATATCCACCAGAGTTGGGGTCTGTCTTGACTTGAGCCGTGTACTGATTGATAGGGCCGATTGCGGAACGAATCGGATGTGACATTTCCTTCAATCTGCGCTGTGCTTCCTCGATGTCTTCGACGAGGTCGAGACCCAATCCCATGTGGAGACTGAAGTTCAGCCTATCACGGAGAACTGGAAGCAAGTCACGGATTTTCTCGGTATCATTGTCGTACAATGCAGTCGCGGCATCGCGCAACGCATTTTCCGTCGCCTTCTCTTGATAGAAGTTTTCAAGCAAAGTAATGACGTAGTCCTGTTTCATGTACGGAACTTCGGCATTACAGATAGCAAGCAGCTTCTGTCGAGCAGTTTCGCTCAATCCGCTGTTGGCGAGACCGACGATAAGCTCTTGCGCTTGCGGCCTACGGTTATACTTGCGGATGAACTTTCGGATGATACCAATAAGGGTTTTGTTCGTAGCATCGGAATAGAGCTTGTCATCAAGGAACGACACCATCTTAGGAGCTATGTCGAAGTCCATAAGATAAGTGCGGAGAACAAGGTCTTCCCTAGTCAAATCATATACAGCAGCCATAAGTACTCACAAGATAACGCACCCTTTCGGGTGCGATTGAAACAGCAAAGATTAGTCTTCGCCGTTGACTCCCTTGCGCAAGCTTTCAGCCTTCGCAGCATCGGCGAGATTCAAGTCTTCGATTGCTTCGTCGATTTCGGAATCTTCGACTTCTGGAGCATCGTTGTCTTCGGCAGAACCGAGTGAAGGCGGACGGAACTTGTATTCCTTCTTCACGTACTCGTTGATTTCTTCGAGGATAGTGCCGATGTATTCCTTGCGGTCAACCTTGCTGGCAAGGCAGACGATCCAGTCCTTCGGATCCTTCTTCTTGTCCATGATGACGTAGCAAGTCTTGCGAGTCTTCTGGCCGTTACCGTCCTTCGGCATCTTCTCAACGAGTTCTGGATACTTGGAAGCAGAGAACTCTTCGATGAGGCCAGCGTCGAGAGCGACGTTGTGCAAGCCGTAGAACTTGTTCAGACCAGTGTTGTAGTCAAGATAGAGCATGGCGGTCTTCCTGGGCTTCACCATACGGCTCTTGAACACGGTGGCTTCAAGGATGATACCCTTGACTTCCTTGGTGTTGCGGTCAGGCACGTCGAGAGTCTTGCGCATCGTCAAGATGACGGAAGCGAAGTACTTGGCACCTTCACCGTTAGCGATGCGCTTCGGATCACCGTAGCCATCGGTAGCCATGTAAATGTGGTTGGTAATGAACATCGGAATGCCGAGGTTTCCGCAGCGGTTCGTGATGTTCGTGAACATGGCCTTGACCACCTTGGCCTTGGTCATGTCTTGCTTGAGTTCGCCCTTCGTGGCGTCGTTCGTAGTCTTCTTGGTAGACATACCGCCGAGAGAGTCGAGAACGAACGCAACCTTACGTTCATTCTTCATCTTCTTGCCCTTATCGGCTTCGAGAGTGTCAAGAAGTTCAGCAATAGACACAAACACGTCCTCGGCAGTCGTATGCTCTTGGACGAGCTTGAACTGGTTCGGATTGAAGCCGTTTTCTTCTATTAACTGGTCTTCATTGGTTTCGTGTTCGGTGTCGTAGTAGAAAATGTAGTAGCCCAAGTCCATCAAAGGCTTGATGAAGTTGTTCTTCATCATGTAGGACTTACCGGAGCCTTGTTCACCAGCGGCCATGAAGAATCTGTTGAGATGGAAGCCGCCGAAGATGTCGCCACATAGTAAGGCGTTCAGCATGTAGGAACCGGAATCGGCGTAGCCGTATTCTGGATGTTTGACGTTTGCGTCCGCATAACGGTCGCCCGTCTTGATTTTCTGGAAGAAGGAGAAATCGGGTTCAGCTGGGTTAGTTTTCTTTGTTGCCATATAGCTATTCCTTATGAATAAGTGTTATTACAGTATGCCTAGAAGCGGCTTATTGGATAACAGGTGAAAATTTAGTTCAAATCAATTTGAATTCCAAACTGGCTCAAAACCGTAAATTTTGGGCATTTCCGGTTGGGAGCGCCAGTAAGTTTATACCTCCTTCCAGAGACTCCCACGCATCGGATAGGCTCATAATGGGTGTCATGAACACATCCACCTTGTCGAACTTGACCTTCGTCCAAGGGAACTTCATGGTCTTGATTACCAGCGGTCGGCGTGTGAGTATAACGTACGGATTGAAGTCGTTCAACTTCTTCGCGTCGTACGTGCCCTCGATATTCTGCAAAGTCAGCATCGCGACGTTGTTCACTACCCCGGTTAGCTTAACAATGGGGGCAGACTCCTTGAGTTCCACGAACGCCAGCGTCTTGTTCTTGCCAAGCGTCATGAACAATTCCTCGTACCGATGATCCTTTATTACGGACAAATACTGGCCGAGGTCGAAATAGCCCACCAGCTGGCGATGCTTAGGCATCTGGTAGCTGGTATAGACATACCTAGCGATAACTGGCTCATAGAGCTTACCGTTGTTATCACCTAGATGCACCATCATATTGTAGATGCCCTTCAAGTCCTTTCGGCCATACTGGCGCAGCGAAAACGTACGTTTGGCAGAATCGAGTATGCGCAGATTATGCTCCGCGCCCAGATAAAACCGAGACACAAACGGAAATCCGCTTATATTGATACGAGAACTAGCCGGAAACGTATTCAATGCGGTAACCAAGCCACTCGGCGTACAGTCGACAGCCTTCACATAGTTATTGACGACGTGGATATCGACAGTACGGCCATCCAGTCGTACCGACGGACGGCTGATACCGAACTCATTTACATAGGGTGTATCGCTCTTGACAACGTAAGGCGCGAGCTGACCATTTTCAACCATGCCGAACTCGTCGGCTACTTCCATGTAGTCGGACAAGTAATTGTCAACATACACCACTTGTTTGGATCCGATCGTCTGTATGAACATTAGATCTTCCTACCACGGTTCTTGAATGGGAGCCGTATCATCTCGGTACGAGCCGACGGCAGTACGACCGCTAGCAGCAAGTAGTACAAGTTCTCGCTATCGTCGAACTCGCAAGAACTCTGGTCGCCGTCGATAAAGACGCGAGGCTCGTACTCATGAACCTTCTGGATACATTCTTGGATAAGAGTCAATCCATCATCTTGAGAGCCAAGCTTGAACAAGCGCTGTTCGATGCCAGTGCCGAAGTTCTGACTGAACAAACGTTCACCTGGGTTCGTCAGCAAGATAGAGTAGACGTTCTGAATAAGGCTGGTCTCGTCAGTGACTTCGGTCATGTTGACGAAGCCCATGTCGCGGTTATACAAGGCAGTACGGCCAACCAAGTCTGGGTCAACAATTCCCGGCTTCAACTTCTTCGCCAGCGGAACGCTGCGCTGTACAGATGAATTGTCCACATAGACATAGGCATTTTCATTGGTCAACGGAATATGCTCAACATCGCTGCGCTTACGGTAAACCATAACGCTCAATGAACCGCCTACATCGTCTGGAACGACAACATCGAGATAAGTCGAATTGCCAGAAATAATCGGAACAAGCTTCGTACCGATCTCGACTTCATTAGCAAAGATCGACGTACCGAAATTATCGCTATCAGCGTATTTAGGAGTAATTCTCAATACTTGACCCGGTTCGGCAACTGACGAAGATAGCGTAATGTCAAACGGTTCTGGGTTCTCACTCGATTCGCCAGCCGTGAAGATGATATACGGCCTATTCTCGGTAACGGCGTTGTTAGTCGATGCGAATGTCACCGACGGTTCACCTTCGCCAATTATTCTCAACGCAATCGACGGCGTATAGGATGCGGTTCCAGACAACCACTCACGAACAATCACCGAATCCAGCGTAATGCCAACCGTCTTGTTGTAGCAATCTTCGGAAAGGTCTTCGCTGCTTGACAAAATGGCGGTATTATCCGGTCTCTTCAACGGATTCAGAATCTTGACACTACCAATCGGAATCTGCGTCACATGCTTGACCATTTCGTCATAAGACATGTTGGAGTTCCATCCAGCAGTGTCCATCTGGTACACCATCACGATAGCCTCGCTGTAATTCATGTCTTCGACATACAGCTTCAATTCTGCAGTAGCATCGTCCGCGCCGACAACCGAGTTCGGAGCAAACTGCATACAAACGATAGACTCGTGCTCACCACCAGCGCATACCAAGGTAGTCTGGTTTGTATGGTTCACATCATCAGCATCATTCACGACATAGGTATCGACCGACGGATTAACCATTTCAGTCATTCGCAAATGGTCGCCCAGCAAGGCATTAGTAACCATAACGCCAGCGCTAGGAGCCTTACGCTTACGAGACGATACAAATATCGGCCAGTTCACCGGGATGCTCTTTGACGGAATTCTAGGACAATAGACCAAACGCGCCGTCGCCATAGAGTCTTCAAGAATCGCATCGACCTTCACGATAACACCATGAATGTCAAGTACACGACACATCACATTACCAATGCACAGCTGGTCATTAACTTGCAAAGAGGAGCTTAGTGCAATACATGAAAAGGCAGCAGTGCTATCACTTACTTTATTCAAAGTAACGTTACCGAAGTCGTAATAGCAGACTTCCCAAACGGATGCCGTGTATCCGTCAGCAGATATCTCTTTAGAACCCTCGACGGTCGTATAATGTCCAATATCGTACTTGTATACCGTTCCAGACACCTTCGACACGCAGTATGTTCCGCAAATCCTCAAATCGTCTGGGCCAAGGACATGCTTCGATGCAAGTTCGGCATTGCCGATAGTAACCGCCGTACCGTCCGCGATTTCGTCGGTATCCAGCTCAACAAATACCTCGTGGCTCTGAACTAGGATTCGTCTGACCGCGATTTCATACATCTTGCGTTCGACCAAGATGTTCATCGGATTAACCGCGCTCATAATTGCGGATTCTGACGTTTCCGCAAAATTGCCGGAGAACCACCACATGTTTTCTCCGTTAGCTAGCGGTACAAGCAATTCCGTATTGAACTTGTGAATATCAATACGAGGCGGCCTAAACTCGCACATCCAGTCGTCATACGCAGTACAAGGAGCATCGACGGTAAGGCCATAACCTTCCTCACCATTATACTTCTGGCCGCTATTATACATCATGAAAAGTCGAGCACGATATTCAGACAGCTCATCGTCAGCGGTAAAGTTGACGGAGTATCCGACACGCTCATTCTGTGTTATTCTGCGTACATCCAACTGCATAGTACAACCTTCTCTATTCGCGAGCCATCATCGCGGCCATCTGTTCTTCGTCGAACTCATCGCCAGATCCACCGCCCATACTATAGGTCTCGACATTATCATTGGAGGACAAGTCAGCCACTTCTGGTGCCGACGGCTTTGCGCGTAATACCGACTTGTCGACGTCGACAGTCTCCGCCGTGGTTTCACCCATGCGGAGCGTACCGTAAGCTTTGTCAAGGATGCCCGGCAGCTGGCTATAGAATGCTTGCAAGGCGTTGGCCATCTGCGCAATCTTCTTTCCTTCGCTGGCGTTTGCATAGAATACCGTCTGAATCTTGTGTTCCAGCATAACTCTGGTTGTCATCGGAATCACGGCGATCTTGAACTGGCGAACGTTCTGACTACCGACATGGCACACGCGAATCTTAATATTCGTGTCAAACAACGCGCCAAGAACTTGCGTTACTTTCGTAATAGCGTTAAGTCGTTTCAGCCAGCCGTATTCGTCAGAATCATCAGTTGGTGCCGCATCCAGCGACAACCCCAAATTCGTATTGGACACAAAGCGAGCAAGAGAATTATACATAGATAGCGTCGTCTTATTTAACGAAGCCATCGCAGCAATCTGGTTCTCGTCGCCACTCGTTTCACGCATCATGTCGGAAGCGTCATTCAACTGTTGCGCAAACGCCTTTTCAACCGTAGTCGTACCAGTAGACTTCGAAGAACTGCCACCGACAGATTTTTCGGTCGATACTAATTTGGTCTTAACGGCTGAAGTCAAAGTAATATCGTTATAGAAATGCTGACTTTCTTCCGATCCAGTCTGGGTAAACAACTTATCCAGAATTTCGGTCTGGATGTTATCCAAACGGAGTGCATACGGAGTATTAGTCACCCCAGCCACAATCGTCGTCTTACGAATACCATACGCTGGCAGCAACGTTTTCTGAAGATACTGCAAGCCTTTCAATCGGCCAGAAATGTACGATACGCCATCTGGACGTTTCTGTCCAAGCTTGTAGCTGCACAAATAGCCATCTTTATCCAATTTGTTTGCAGCCTCTGATTCGTCCATGCCGCCACGCATATAGTCATGGATTAGCGCAGTCGGGAGGAACCAAGCAGCTTGATCATGTATCTTACCACCAAGAGACAACGTACGTTCAACATTCGTATTAACCCGCTTGTCATTAGTGATTACTGCATACGCACTGCCACTTCTGTTGTAGAACGAGTCATCACCATTACACGACTGTATGATATACTTGATAAGCTGATCCCACGATTGTTCGGAGTCATATCGCTGCATGTCGCTGTCATGCTTATTTTGCGTCAACTCAGAAGACGGATTCATCGCAAGCTTGTGTTCTATCTGGGAAAGAACCAGCGGCTTCAATACGGCTTTCAATTCAGATTCGAAAGCTTCCGCGTCACTCTTTATACGACGGCGAACTTCTGGATTCACGCGAGCGTATTCAGTAAGAGCCAGCAAGTCAAGGTTGATAGCCCATAGAATCGGATTATCTTGTTTTTCTTCGGTGTGCTTCATAGCCATAACACTACTCCCTTACTGTGCTTGCGCCTTGGCCTTCATCATTTCGGCCATCTTCTTCTTTTCGTCGTTGATGACATTCTGAACCGCGTTAAACTGTCCCAAAGGAATACCGCCGACGAGTGCGACAACACCCGGCTCACCAGTTTCGAAGTTCTGCGGTTTCAGTATGGAGCCGACCAGACCTTGATAGTACAAGAAACCCATCGTTGCACGTTTCTCATAAATTTCTGCGGGGTCATTCGACTCACGGCGCATCGTACCGACATGTCGAGTATGAGTCTTAGTGATTACGTCGTTTCCAAATTCCTTCGCAAGGTCTTGTACGGAAACCACTTCGGCCACATCTTGTGTATCTGTCGGGCAATAATACACCATCGTCGCATTCGGCGACTTGTTCGTAAATTTCAACTTCAATGCGGTAGAAAAATCCGACAACGAGAAACTAAGCTGATAGCCATCACCGAGTACAATCGGCTTAGGATCGAGCATCTTCAGCTGCTCAATCACGCTGGCTGGATATTCCCACTTATGCGTAAAGATGTTGGCGAAGTTGATCGTATGGTCATCATCTTGTGCGATAAGGTGCTTATGGATAACGTTGAAGAACTCTGGCTCGATATTCTTTACATAGTCGAGTTCGTTACAAGTCAGTGGGCTCTGCTTGATGATTTCGACGACACTGGTGTTGGCAGTAATGCTTGCAGTAATTTCATTCACTTGGTTAAATAGCGAAACAGGTACATAGTGTGTAAACAGCATGCACCTAGTAGACCAGTCTGGTAAATTGAAATTTTGATGCTTGTCAGCAGTACGCTCGCTCAGTTTCTTATAGGCGATGTCATAGGACGCTTGAAACTGAGTGTCGTCACTAATAGCTTCACCGTACTTAGTGATTCCGAATACTTTCAGCAGCTTCGCCCATGTTTCGCCGATGCCAGAAATTTCACCCTTCATAAAAACCCGCGCAATTAGATACACGCAGTTTATCGGTTTTTATAGTAGATATTCTGGCAAATCGATCAAAACTGGTACTTCGTCGGTGTCGGTATCTTCATCTGGATTGACAATGATACCTGGGGATGTGTTGTCGTCGGCGGGGCCGTTAGCTTCCTCGTCAAGCTCATGAAGCATCTTCATCAGCATGGCGTAGCTTTCCAGATACTCGTCATCATCGACAACCAAAGAACCTAGCGGCAGCCTTCCAGCGGCGACATTGTCTTTCGCCCTCGTGTAGTAGCGAGCGTCATTAGGCACCCAAACGTCATACAAGAATCCGTCCGGAGCAGCTTGAGTACCTACAAACACGATGTCTGGGTCTCCGCCGACAAGGATAACCTCGCGACCAGCTGGGACTTCCTCTTGCTTCGTAAAGTCACGGTAGGTACGGAACGTACGGCTCAACAGCGGTTCGACCGCATATATGTCGTACAGATAACCGCCAGGTAAGTACAAACTACCGATCGTCATGATAGTGCCGCTTTGAATGGCAATCTTCACCAAGTTCGGATCCAGATCGGCTGAATCGAACATAGGCGACTTCTTCGCCCAGTCAAGAACATACTCGTTCACGTTGACATTGTTATCGACGTAACCAAGCGACACAACATGGTTAAAGTCGGAACCACTCAAACCAGATACCAGACGGTTGATGCCACTATTGAACGCGGCGTCATTCTCGTCAATACCTTCAAGCGACAGATGAACTGGCATGATGTAAGGAATTCCGCCATAGACCATCAGATAGGTCAACTCTGTTCTGGCGTACATTCCCATAACGCCGCTTGCGGTAAATACCTTGACCGCTGGCGACATATCCGGGAACTTTTCCTTTAATTCGGTAACGTAGGTCTTGAAGTCAGCAATCATATCCGTGCCGTCGATATCGGACATGTAGGCTACGAGCTCTCGGCCATCGACACGAACAAGGCCAGTGTCGATATATCCAGCATGCGTGGCCATTCCGAAAGTATCTGCGGCGGTCTTGAAGATGTTCTTGGCCTTCGTACAAATGTATCCACGGCCAAACCAGCCAGCCATTCGAATGGCCGACTGTTTAACCTTGGACGGAAGCCGCTTTACGTACCCAGCGGCAGATTTGATCTTAGAGGTCAGCCACATCGACAATGAGACCCAAGCTGCCCTTGACTTCCTCATACATCGGCTTCATGCTGGGGACGCGGATGGACGTTTCTTCAAGATTGATGATCGTGTCGGCGATAGCCTTGGCGATTACGTCCGGCACGTTAGCCGTATCGTATTCCATTTCGAAGTCATTCTTCACGACAATCTTGCCCTTTTCGTCACGACCGACGCCAGCCTTCTCGTAGTCTTCGTCAGACACGGTGATGGAGTCGATGAAGTCATCAAACTTGCAACGGATAGCCCATGTGCAGCCAAGCTTCTGGGCGTTGTTGATGATGTTGATGCGGTCAGAAACCTTCAGCTTTACTTTCTTGTTAGCCATATAAAAACCTCTCGATGTATCAAATTACATCATTTATTCTTGAATTTCGCCATTCTTGCGCTCTACGCACATCGTCCGGAGAACGGTCAACCGTGACGGAAACGGACAAATCCACCTTACCGATAGTCTTCCTCACCGGAAGATGGTCAAAGTCCTTCGGTTCCAGCGTCAAGTAGGACGACCAGTTACCAATCGTCACCACCTTCGTCACGCCAAGTACGATATCTTCTGGATAGACATTGACGGTGACTGGAACGGCCTTGATTGCGGGATCATAGTTTATACCGTTCACTGGGGTAACGCTGAACGAAATCATCAAGTGACCGTTCGTGCCGCCGTGAAGTCCACTGTTTCCAGCATAAGGGACTCGCATCTTTAGGGCACCCGATACATAGCGGATGATCTTGGATACGGACTTCTTAACGACACCAGTTCCGTTACAGACTTCGCACTTGTTAGCCTTGAGCTTCTTTTCGCCGTTGCACTTGTCGCACTTGATTTTCTGACCAGCGATAACGACGTAGCCATATCCGCCGCACTTGCCGCAAAGGTGTTCGACACCGCCGCCAGTTCCGTCGCACTCAAGACATTCGGCCATGCGATTGAACTTGATCGGCATGGCATCTACGCCGCCGAGGAACACATCGACCGGAATCTTTACACGGAGCTTCACATCGGTTCCGTTCTTCATCTTCGGATCAACAGTAGGCGCTTTGTGGAAATTCTCGGCTACGGTAGGACGGCCAAACACTGAAGACAACATATTGAAGTCGGCAACAAACGCATTCTTGGAATCATATTCCTTGCGTTTCTCCGGAGTATCAATAAGATGGTAAGCCTCGTTAAGCTCGACCATCTTCGAGTCGTCACCGTTGTTCTTGTCTGGGTGATACTGGCGAGCAAGCTCCTTGTACTTATGCTTGATTTCATCGTCAGTAGCGTCTGGCTTCACTTGCAATATGTCATATACACTCATTTTCGACCTAAATGCGCTAATCAACTGATAAACTACTTTAAAATTGCATCGAGACCACAAATGGACGGATTCAGAATTCTTATGGAAGCCGCCACCAAGAAAAGGCGGAAATCTATCGACACTACCAAGGCCAAGCATCCGAAAGTTGGCTTTCCCGGCTACGCATTCGGAAGCAACCCAGGTGACCGTCCGAACGAAACCGCGTCATTCCAGCCGACACTAGGCGACGGCCCAGCCTTGCCAGCGACGACTACTACGCATAGCGGTGGTTACTGCGGCGTTGTCGCTATGGGCGGTGGCGGCGGATCGGTCGCCCCAGTAGTCGCATTGACTGGCGGAGACGGCGGAGATGGCGGAGCTGGGGGAGCCACTGAATCGGTGGAAGCGACACAGATCAACGCAATCATCGAATCTTACAAACAAGCCAATCCGTCGAACGACACCATCGGCGAAATCCAGAAGATGTTCGAAAGCGCAAAGAACGGATTCGGTATGCTCTACCATTCATGCGACGGCACATCCGCACTTGACATGGTTCCAGCGACCGACGAACAGATTTCGGCACTGGCGGCAACTTGCGAGGCATCACTAACCGCGTTCCGAAATTATACTGGGCATGACTACATAAATTGGCGCAAAACCCATTAACAGAAAAGGCGGCTTAAAGCCGCCTTTCTTATTACATGTCCATGAAGTCCAGATCAGCCGCATCATACTCTTGAGCTTGCTGGACGACTGGAGCCGCCGCGCTAGCTTTCCGCTTCTTCGGACGCTTCTGCTTCATCGGCATAGAATCAATCATTTCATCGCCAGTCAATTCTGGTTCTGGATTTGCCTTCGGTTTCGGAGTCGGCTTTGGCTTAGGTTCCTTGACCTTTGCTGGCTTAGCTGGAACATTCGCATGTGGTTTTGGCTTTGGTGTTCCATTGGATTTGCCACCAAATGTACGTTCGGTTCCATCCGCACCAACTACGGTACTGGTAGGTTCCTCATTATCGCCATCGACGTCGTCGATATTTTCCTCGTCAACATCAACAGTTTCTGCACCATTAGACGAATGACCCTTACGGCTAACATCACGAATGTCATACGAAACGCGATTACCAGTAGCCATGTTAGTGTAGAGCTGCTTGAACTTAGCCAACACGGTTTCGGCAAACTTCGGATCATTAACATCGATGTCACGAGGCACTGACGAATAGCACAGCGCGTCAAACATACGGTCAGTCATCGAGCCAAGACGGCACTTAACAAGTCCGTCGTCACGGCTGACATTATATGCCTTGCTGATAATGCCGACGGCGGCATCCAACAAATCACTCTTAACCGCACGAGACTCATCGGCCCTTTCTTTATCGACGGCAGAAATCATAGCGTCATATTCTTCACTAGAGATACCGCCAGTCAACGCATCAACAGAAATCTTGAAGCCGTGAACTGGGCCACGCTTATCCATAGCAGCCGACAAGCACAGAGCATCGTAGGCTGGAATTGTAAACCAACCCAAATTGGTGCGAACCATGTCGCCATACGGCTTCACGTCAAACGACTTTGCGATAGCATTGGTTGCATTAGATACAGCCACGGAATCAATGTTATCCAACTGCGAAGTACGTTCAAGAAGCTCAATGAAGGCATCGAATCGTACGCCAGTAGAATAGAACATCAAGGCGGTGTTAAACGCATCGCATTCGTCATACGCCTTGATCTTGTGGTTGATCTCAATCGACATCATGACGATATAGCGGAACGTATTCTTGTCAAGCGACATTCCCGGATACTTCAAGTGTACCATAGCGCCGTTGTACTCGACAATGCCGTCATCGCGAAGCGCTTTAATAACGCTGTTCACGTCGGAAGCATTTGTCGGCATCGTTACGGCATAGTAAGGATTCATGCGCAAGTGGCCAACACGCTTCCTTGCCGCCTCGCTAGGCATTACACCAGCGAACGACAAGATGTTGCCACCCTTCTTGAGGGTTTCCATGAACTGCTGCTTCAGTTCAACCGCACGTTGCGCCCAAGTCTTGTCATCGTCCATACCATTGACGACGGCATTGAACAAGCGATTGATAGTATCCTTTCTCGCCGTACTGGTATCGCCCCACAAGCCAGTCGGCACACCAGTACTCGTTTCGATTCTCAACGTATCGTTGATAATCCGAACGACTTCGGCATATTTCGGATTGGCCATCATCTGCTGCTGGGCCTTTTCATTCTGGCAATACGCTTCGACACATGACAGCAATTCATTCGGCGTAAGTTCTTCCGGAATCTTAGAAATGATATCAGCAAACTGGTCAACCCAGTCATAGTCGACACGAGACTGTTCGCCAGATACACGCTGCGGATATGCATTGGTTTCACCGGATACCATACTCATCGTATCGAAATCCATATCGACTTCATTTTTCAACGAGTCGCTTACGTAGCTCATGACATTAGCACGACCAGCACGTTGACCAAGGGACGTGCTTACCGTGATGACGGCAGAAATCGGAGTTTCCATGTCATCGCAGATTCGGTACAAAGACTTGATGGCTTCTGCAAGGAGTTCGGTAGCAGAATTCTTGTAATCACTGTTGAAGTTGACTTCGCCCAATTCGTCCACCGCACCATACGTATTCACGAGCTTGTTAAATACGTTCATGCGAAGGTCATGCGCCAGCGATGCCATGTCGTCGTCCTTATACACATGCTGCGCGTCGCCGAACACAAGTTCAGAAATCGTCACCGCATCTATACCAGAGCCAGTACCTGGGGCAACCTTAGATCCCTTATCATTAAATGCCAAGGCAACGCTACGTTGGTCATTGACAATTTTATCTGCAGTACCGACCGAGCCACCATGCATCAACGAATAGGATCCGATATCCGTACCATTCTTGGCGGCAGCATACACACTGGCCAATGTCGGATAATTCTTATCACCCTTGCGCTCATCATCCATCAAGGCACTGAGCAATTCACGCTGCAGATCATTACTGCACAAGCCCTTCGCAAAGAGCAAGGAGCCCTTCAACGAAGACAAGGTAGAATGGAATACACGCTTTTCAAGTTCGTTAGCGGACACTCGCTCGTCACGCATGATTCGATCATACGTATTGAACGCCTTACCAAGCATATAGGCATACTTGGACAGTTCCATGTTTTCCGCCAAGTCAGCCTTGACATACGGCAAGTACGCCATACGAGCCTTGGCTTCCTTGGTATCGGTCTTACCAGTAGCGGTACTTTCCTTGGCAGTGTCCTTGTCGCCAGCACGAAGTAAGGAACGAGCGAACGAATCGGTAGCCTTTCCATACTTATCAGACGGCGACGCCGGAGAATCAACCTTGTTCATTCCACGAAGAATCGGCAGCTCGGCATTTCCTTCAAGACGATCCAAGAACTTATCGCCGATGTCGGTAATAACTTTCACGATATTCGTAAATAGCTGTTCTGGATCGGAATCCGCCTTGACGCTGTTGTAGGCATAATCGACCAGTCGAAGAGACAGCGGGTTCTTACTGAACTTCTCGACAGTATTACGCACGTTAGCCAACACATCAAGCAACTCATTGTATTGCGTTTCAGCTGGCTTTGTCAAGTAGTTCGTCAAAACATACACAAGCTGAGCCATTACACTTTCATCGCTGCTCGTATAAGCGAACATACGCTTCACGGCAACTCCGTTATTACGGGCGGCTGCGGCATCGTCGTTAGACGCATAGTGTACAAGTTCATTGAGCGCGTTGACGGCGATCGAATAATCCTTCAATACGGTCTTCATCTGGTCAAGCGTAACTTCATCGTTCACCATAGCATACAGCAATCCTTGATATTCTGGATGCTGTGAAATCAAGTTGTTGATTTCATCTTCCGATGCATCAAGCTGCTTCTGCGACTGTTCCATTCGCGTCAAGCACTTCGCCGCATGCTTACGATAACCCAGCTTTACATTCGGATGGCCGATATAGAACTTGACCCAATCAGCAGTATCCCAGTTGTCAGACTCTTGCGGAGCATCCGGAAGATTCATAGCATCAGTCATGTAATCGCCAAGTTCAGACGAAGATTCAGAATGAGTCGTCGCGGCACCTTGGTACTTACTGAAAACTTGAATCACAGACTTGAGGCCATCGACAGATTCTTCGGCAACATCGCTAGACGGAACGATATCAGTCTGCGCATTGTCTGCGTCGAGCTCGGCTGTTTGAAGCTTGGCATTCAACTCGTTCTGCGGTGCCATTGCATTTAGTTCAGCAAGACTCTTCTCGCCGCCTTCTGGAATATCATAAGTCGGCGGAATTGCAGATGCACTTTCCGGTTCTTCGACATTGAGCTGCTGACCAGCATCCAGCAAGGTTTTCATCACTCGGACATATTGGTCAAATTGGTTGATACGCAGCTTTTTCAAAGCAGTCATGTTAGCGATCGAATTACCCGGCATCGTATTCGCAATGGCGTTCACCACGGCAAGGATATCGCGAGTAGACAAGTCGCTAGTATTCACGGCGTCATTCAGTCGTGAACGCAATGTTTTCAAGGATGCCAGCTCCGGATTGTCCGTTAGCGAATTAGTCATCGAGTCGGCAAGCTTACTCAAATCGTCGACCGCATTCTCGCGATCAGCAATCAAGATTTTGCATGCATTGATAATCTTGACAGAGTTCTCCGGCTTCTTCGCTTCGGCGGTCTTGTTTGCCGCATTCGAAATGCTATCGAATAGCGCATTCACTTCGGCGCTAACTTCGCGATAATTAGCTGGATAGAGCTGCTGCACAATCGGAGCAACTGGCGAGTCCTTATGCGAATATGCATAGCGCACAAGACGGTCGGACATCCTTACGTAATCATGCAAAACGGTAAGAAGGAGCCACGGCATATTACCAGCGCTATACAAGCGAGCATCCTTATAGGTGCTAACCACATCGCAAAGCACGGTGATAAGTGCAGAGTCTGCACTTTCAACCATTGCACCACTCATTTTAGAAACGAAACCATTGATCGCTTCGGACTTACCCGATACCAAGGTCATTAGCTTCGGCGCATAGTTGTAAACGGTTTCAACCGAAGCCGAATAGCGTCCGCCGACGCTGTTCGCAAATTCACTGACAGCCTTAGTCACGTTACTACAAAGCACACGAGTCTTTGTCAGAAGTTCAGACAAGTTAGTTCCTTGAGAACGCTTGTACACACTATCGGCCAACAACGTACGCTCCTTCAGCGAAGCGCCTTGCGGAATCAAGTGCGTATACACGAGCTTGTCTACAAATTTCGAATTGCTCAATGCCATCGTAGCTTTCGCATGCTGGCTAGTCTTGGTATCCTTAACGACATTGGAAGTCGCGTCGATATCAAGCAACTTGTTTACCAACGGCGACACTCTCTCGGAGTCGTCCATATTGCCATTCTTCAAGTACGAGTATGACTTGAGACCTTGAAGCATAACCCAAGATGGGTTTTCAGAAATTCGGACTGGAACCAACCCAGAGCTGATGTAGTCCTTGTAGTGGTTACGAATTTCCATTCGAGGAATCGTATCGACTACACCAGAGGTGCCAGTAATACTATCGTCATAACCGACAACGAGTTCTTCGTTCTCTGGATCATACCTAAACAATTTCGTAGTCGCAAGACCAGCCGCAGTCAAACCTTCCTTCTTCTTACGGTCATTTGTGCTTTCCGTACTAAAGATAGCGACGGCGCTAGGCATCTTGACGGCGTTAATCGAAGTGCCGTCAACAGTCTTACCGGATACAGAGTTACCGCCAACAAAAATGATATTCTTGGCCACAGAGTCAAGCGCATCGCGGATCGCCTCGACGGTTTCTCCATCGACTTCATGCAATCCAAGACGAGAGCAGAACTTCGCGAAATCTTGGTCATACACATCGTTCTGTTTCGGACGGCTATCAAGCGCATCGTAGTATTCTCGCAGCATACCAGCAAGTTGAGTATGCAATCCGATTGCCGTATCAGTGCTAGTCGCGATGGAAGCAATTCGATCACAGAACTCATCAGCAAAGTCAGCTGCAGACGCAGCGTCGACTGGATCCGTAGACATCGGCATGCCGACATCCTCGAACATCATTTGTAACACGCGATACACCAGCTTCGAAGTCAGTCCGTTGTACTTCAAATGACGCAAGAACTCAACAGAGAATACCTTGATATAAGTCTCGCAAGTACAACCAGTCTTATCGTTGAGCACATTAGATTGAGACGTCTCGTCACCGATAGTGCTCATATCTTTTTCGATATAATCGCCAGAATTAATTTCATCGCGGTCATTGACTTTAGCATTATCGTCAATTTCATCCAGCGAATCCGTCATTGACGACAAGTCATATTGAGGCGCATCATCCTTTGTTCTCCAAGCGTTCGCGATCAGATTGTACAACTGGCGCACCATGGAATCGTCTGGGTTATACCAATGAGACGGATTTTGCGCATTCGGACTTGAAGGTTTTCCAGCGAAATCCTTACCGTACAAATCACGAGGGATTGCATAACAAGCAAATAGCAACCAAGCGGCATTTTTGGCATCTTCTTCGCTAACGCTCTTCGAAATTCCAGTAACTTTCAAGATTGACTGGACGGTTTCATAAATCTTATTGATCTTTCCAGCAACGACACCAAGCATACTGTCAACCGTATTGCTGGCAGCATAATCTTGTGACAACGGCGTATGACGGCGAGTCGGGGTCAGATTGTAAATAGTATCCTTGATGACTTTCGCAAACTTAGTGCCAATCTTCTTGAACGGGTTAGTCTGGCCAACTTCGTTCTGGCGATCGATCAATCTCTTCATAACGGCAGAGGCATGCTTGAACATACTTTCGTCCGCCAAGTTCTTCAAGTACACAGCCAACGGATGCACTACAGACGCCATCTCGTAAATATAACGACGGCGAGAATCTGGCCTCGTATTGTCACGAAGACCGCTGTTCCAACCGCCATCCTTCTCGACCATGTCGGCAACCACATCAAGAACAGCGCCGACTTCCTTATCGAGCTTGTAATTAGCCCACGACAATTCGTATTTAGTATTATCGTCGCCTTGAAGCTCCTGAACTAGACCATAGAGTTCAGACAGTTCTGATGAAGTACTAACCACGTTTTCAAGCAATGCTTCGGCCATTGGAATCACCCATATTTAATCGGCAAATAGTTTATCAATTTTCGCGAATAAACTACGATATTTTCAGCAAAACTGATAAACATTAGCTAACGAAGCGAGTCTATGCCATGACATTCGATGAATACATAAATCCCAAGCTAGCCGACATTGAGAAGCAGTCGATCAAGGACACGATCGCTGGGCTCAAGAGTTTGGTCGCAAATCCAGACAACGTTTCCAAGGACGAAACAAAGTTATCGGCTGCCATCAATATCGCAAAAATTTTGATGGGCGGAAAAGGCATTAAGCGCAATGACACCGTCATACCGCCAGAGCAAATATGGACGGCGGTCAATAATGCGCCACCAGCACAGCTAAATTTCTTGTCTAAGCCCAGAACCGAGAAAGACGCCGTAGCGGCAATGGTTAAGAAACTTCAAAAGGCCGCACCGAAGACTGACGTACTGGCAGCAGATTCGTTGCTTGACGACAACCCGGCAGCAGTCGCCGACAATGATGCTCAGAAGGCTGAAGAAGTACAGAAAGCCGAAGAAGTACAGAAAGCCGAGGAAGCACCGAAAGTCGAGAAAGTACAGAAAGCCGAGGAAGTACAGAAAGCCGAAGAAACACCGAAAGTCGAGAAAGTGCAGAACGCTGAGGAAGCACCGAAAGCCGAGGAAGCACCGAAAGTCGAGAAAGTGCAGAAAGCCGACTTCGATCCGTTAGGCGTGTGGGGTGCATTTGATGATCCAGACTTAAATATTGACGATGCTGCACCTTTGAGCATAAATGCAGACAATACTCCAGCAGTAAAGTCCGGGCAATTAAACGACAATTCTCAAGATAATACGCTTGTGGTTAACCAGTCGTTGCCAGCAGCAAATCAAGCGGCAGCAACTCAAACAGCAGCTCCAGCAGTGAAAACTCCAGCAGCGAAAACTCAAGCAGCGGCAATTCCAGCGGTGAAAACTCCAGCGGTGAAAACCCCAGCAGCGGCTCCAGCGGCAGCACTGCCGACCGAAGATATTCACCAGCAAAACGACGATCCGGATATCCCAGACACGGCAGACCCAAGGGACGAATTCAGCGACCTCTACGACGAAATCGACAATCTTTCGATCTCGGCAGAGCAAGCCGAAGAAGCCAAGAAGTATGCCGACCTGGTATTGACCGAGCCTAACGACTATCCTCGCGAATACGCCATATTGTCTGGCGGTGCTTCCGCAAACCGTACCAAATGTGTTAAGGCGATGCTAATAACCGCCAACAAGCGTATAGGATATAAGGCCCCGGTGTCCAAGCGTGGAGACGACAAGCTCGACTTCCAATCTGGTGTGGTATCCCAGTCCAAGGGTCGCCCTCGTGTTGGAGCGTCCCTTGTCATGCCGTCTGGTTTCGGTTTGAAGAAAAATGCAGCCATTTGGAATACTCCGGTCATTACCGACTTCGGCTATCCATTCCTCAACTTCAGTAGCGAAGCCATGCTCAGCGTCATAAAGTCCAAGAAAGATGACGAAGCACTCAAGAATAGCAACTTGAAGAAGATGTTTAAGGAAGCGGCCAAGCGCTATGGCGGCATCTGGAAGGCGATCTATTCATCGCCGCTGACCCTCATTCGCCAGATTGCATCCGACGTCGGCATCAAGTGTACACCTAAGTACTTGAAGGTCGATGGTTCAGACTTATTGAACTCCGACTCTGGCGAAAACGTGACGGTCATTCCGATCAAGTATTACAGTATCGACCCAGAGTTCGAAGGATTCATCAACGTACCGCGTGACTTCCTCACGACATTCTACGATGTCATCGACTACAGCAGCACATCGAAGCGCATGTACTTGAAGTACGCACAAGGAATGTCGGAAGAAGAGTTCGCTGAAGAGATTTCGGAAAATCGTGGTGTGCCACCGTTCTACATTCTCGTGCCCAAGCAAGCGAAGTTCAGCAAGTGTCACATTCGCGGCGGTAGCCTATTAGGTTCCCTAATGAATGTCATTTTGGGACGCAAGAAGTGTACGATGGTCAAGACAGTATTCCAAGGCAAGCGCGGATGCCTCGCCATGGAGACCGATACAGCTAACACACTATACGCCGATATCTAGCCATTGTTTCACGTGAAACATCAAAAATCCGTCTTTAGAGGCGGATTTTTCGTATTTAATTGATAAACTAACCATAGATTAAATTCGAGTTTCTGATGGCCACCAACGAAAAGAATCTTCTTGAAAGTGAAAACGATGATAAGGCAATCGCCGCAATCGACCACACCTTGGATATGTGGGTCAAAGATGACGCGCAAAAAGCCAAAATAAAAGAAGCAATCATGTCTTCGTTCAAAGCTGACGCCAGCAACTACGATAAGTTCACCGAGGATCCAGTTAACTATACTCGCGCATACATCGAAAAAGCTACAGAAGCTCCAGCGGAACCAGTACCGACCGATGTAATTTCGCCGAAAGAATCCGACGAAACACCAGCCGATGATGATAATGGCGAACCAGAAACACCAGAGGAAGAAGATGAAATCAAGGAGACAGCGCTTGATAATCTCGCCAAGATCTATCCGGTAATTGCCAAGGAATACAAGCTCCGCTTCCGTAACAACGGCGAGGATGCTGAAAAGCTCGCCGAATACACTCTCAAGATTGTCGAAGGCAGGGGCACTAACGCCGCCAAGTGGAAGCAGTACCTCGACGAAAAGTGCAACAAGGGCACCAACAAGGCGATGATCCAGAATAAGGTCATTCCAACGCTCGTGAAGGCTTACAATGCCAAGGGTAAGGACGAGATCGAACTTACACGCCAAGTCAACGACGAGCAAACCGCTGGTCTCAAAGACCGCAACGGAAATGACGCTGGCCATATAATCGTACCGGAAGGTTTCAACCAGCCGCCTATCGAACTTGGTGACCAAGTGGTCACTATGGACTTCGGCTATCCGGCGATCAACTTCAACAGCACCTTGATCAAGGAAATCGTTGGCGAGACCGACAAGCCGCGCCTCAAGAAGCTCCTCATAGCTCTCATGAACCGTATCGACGGTTCGCCAGCTGGCAAGGCATTGATCAAGAACTTCATCTTCAGCTTCTCACTCACCAAGACCACCAATGGCGTTAAGCGTTCCGAAATGTACAAGCTCATCAAGGAAGCCGCATCAGCACAGGGTATTCCGATGCTCCGTCGTCCGTTGAAGGTAGAAAGCGAACAGCTCGTTGGAAAATCCGAAGCCGACACGATTAAAGTTCAGCCGTTGAACGCAGTCGCCAATCCGAAGAACGAATCTCTCGACTTCCTCGAATACGATCCGTTGTTCGAAGGCTGGTTCTCAGAAAAGGTTCTCGGTCGGAGCAAGGACGAGAATGAACAGCATGTATACGGCAAGCCAGTCGAACTACCATCGGCCTACGTCAAGCAGTTCTACACCGTCTTGGTTCCGAGTGGCCCGACTGGTCTGCACTACTACGCTCGCTACATGACAGATAGTGAACGAAACGCCATCTACAAAAAGCTCGGCGACAATTCCGAAGACGAAATCAAGACCGGAAACCGCAACGTGAACGACATGATTCTCAAGCGCTACCTCGATGAAACGAATGGCGTTCCGCCGTTCTATCTCCTCATGCCGCGCACCAAGCCAACCAAGGAACGTCTCCGCGTCTGCGACGACACTGTCGTAAACGGAAAGGTATGTATCAAGTCGATCGAAGGCAAGAACAAGGATGCATACTTCATGGACAAGGACAAGATCGACTCCGTATTCGAAGCTGGTTAATTTATGGATAAGAATGTACTCTTGAACTGCCTTTCAACTGGAAAGGCCCTAATCGAATCGAACGCAGCCTTCTTTGCGAAGAAGACGGACAAGAAGCGATTCGAACAAGGTAAGAAGCTGACAAGACAGTTCGTCGGTGTATCACGCGCACCAGATGGCAATGCCGTTATCGAATTCCAGGTTCCTTCTCGTAGCGAACCCGGTGTCATGCGTCATTGCTTTATCGACGTGATACCCAAAGATACAAACTTGTTCACACTAGCCCAGACTACGAAGAGGCTCGCTGACCGCGTGAATGTCTTGAAGAACGCTGACGTGCGTTGCTTCTGTTCGTGTCCAGACTTCAACTGGAACGGCATGAAGTACATGATGAAGCACAAGTACGACAGCATGTCTTCAGACCACCACGCCGACAACGATCACGACGACCACGGTGAAGATATTGCACCTAAAGTAAGAAAGCCAGCACTTTGTTCGCACTTGGTCGCTGCACTCGGCGGTATCTTGACCAACGCCTCCGTAATCATGAAGCAAGTTCGTACGGCTCCGCCAATCGAAGAGCAGCCGCAAGAAGAACCGCAGCCTACCGAAGAACATCCGATCGTAGGTAAGGCCGACTCCGAAGAACAATCGAACAACGTAGCCGAAGAACACGAACAAGCTCGTAACGAAGCTAACGAAATGTTCACTACTGACGGCGGCACCATCAAGACCGAGGAAACACAGAAGGCGCTCGACGCGCTTGCAGACAACATCGAGCCGACCGCCGAAGGCGAGACTGACGATGAAGTTCCAGAAGTTCTCGACGACCCAGGACTAGGTCTTGTAGGAAAAGCCGACTCCGAAGAAAAAGCAAACAAACTCGTCGACTATGACGAGCTTGCAGCAAATCCTATGTTCGATGTCCCAGTAGATGACGAGGAAGAAGAAATCAGTGTCGATGACGAAGATGTCATCACCGAACCAATGAAACTCCCTTAATTAGACCAGATAGGTTCAAGCGTCGCGACAGAAATCTGATCGGACGTGTTATTCCATTTGTAGTTGTTGCCGACAACGATCATCAGTATATCGTGCAACACGGATCTCACCAGACCGTTCTTGACCGTCTGTAAAACAGTGTTGATGTACATCTTGTCACACTCTTCACGACTGTAGTCATTGAACCCGGTCTCCTCGTACAACGCGGCAAGCGCAAGAGTTACGCACGGATCCAACTTTATTCCGATCAGTCCCAGCAGATAGATAACAAACTTCGGCAGAGGATGCTTCGCGGCAAAGCCTTTCTTGATGGTAAGGCGACTGCGCACACTGGTAAAATCCATGCTCGTCATTTCCTCAATGTCATCATCGACGTCGCCGTTCAAGATAACAATGTCGGCTACAAGTTTGTCCTTCAACTTGCACACGCCATCTTTTTCGACGGCGGCATGCTTGTACTTGTCTGGAATAATAATGGTACGGATATACTGTGACATAAGCGTTACACCTAGTTACTGATGAAATTAGTTCATTTCATAGTTTAGGCGGCGTTGAAGTCAACTGGCTGGCACTGACGGCTTTCCATTTCGTCGATGAACAACTGATCCGGACGTTCCGGCAAGGTAGCCTCGTACTCGTATTCGTACTCGATATCGGTGTGTGTAGGAATGTCTTGGTTGAGAAGTTCCTCATCCATGATGCAGCGAACATGATCGGCATACTGCTCCGGCACGATAATGGAGTCATGCACCGTGCAGAAATGGCAACCGACTTCCTCGATGATACGAGGGCAGACTTGATCGAACACGAAGCTGCTCTCGATTTTCTGCATTTCATAAGCCAACGCGGCATGGCAATGTTCCTTCAGCGACCACATGCAGTTGTAGAGGTTGGGGAAGTGTTCACGCCAGCAACGCTGAACCGCACCACGGATCGGCTCACGCTTGGTATCGAAGTACAGCGGAGAGAACAAGAAGGAAAGCAATCCCTTCTTTGCTTCGTCACGAGTCAGCTGCCTACCGATATCTTCGTCGGCACTGCATTCGCTCTGGAAGAATTCGTATATCTTGCCTTCCGCCACCAAGTTACGGTAACGGTCGAGCTCGGCTTCCATGCGGCCAAGGACGAGATCCTTGCGGCCAGCATTCCAGATCGGCTTGAAACGGAGGAACGTATCGCGGTTCTCGGTGAGGTCATTGCGATAGAAGTCGATATAACGACGGAACACGGCAATGATGAAGGCCGCTTGAGAAGACTTGATATCGACTTCGGCAACCTTGTCTCCATCGCAGCGCAATGCGGCATGACGGATTTCCTTCTTCATGTTCGTCACGTTCGTATGGATACGGCCATACTTGTCGTGCTTCACATAAAGGTCTCCGTCTTCGTCAAGGAGGCCGTTGAAGCGCTCGATCTTGCAACGTTCAAGGTCGGCATTGTACGGAGCCATCTTGCCGTTCTCGACCATTTCATTCAAGGTAGCATCAGCCACATTCGCATCAATGGAGAAGTGGCTCAGCTCGTCATAGCAAATCGCCACTACTGGATCTTCCATAGATACGCGCTTGCGTTCCTCGAAGGACTTCTGGATACGCTTCAAGACTACCGGAGAAGTGATCGTGTACTTGGACATCGTGCCGCGCACAACGACTTCGGTATTCTTGAGCTTCTTGTCGAGTCTGGTCTGCAGATAGGTAGCGTAGCTGTTCTGGTACGGAGCGCAAAGCCAGAAAGCCTTGCACTTTCCCTTACGGCTGGAGTCACCCTTGATGTAGCTCTGAGAACGGCCAATGAAGCCATTCTCGACCAAGGTGTTGATGGCAGTGATGTAGCCGTCACCGAGGAACTTGTGGAGCAAGGCAGCAGAAAGGTGGGTCTTCCAATACTTACGAGGAATCTTGGGCTGCACAACCATATTGGTCATGAGGTCACTACGGAGATGGCTCGTAACCATGTAAAGGACGAGTGCCATCGTATCAAGTAAAGTCTTGTTTACAGGAGAATGTCCGTTCTTTGTCGTAAAATCGTGACAAAATGACACAAAACCCTTGTAGAGCATAGACGGCAGTTCAATCTTGAACTCAGTCTTAGGCTTACGACGCTTGGTCTTCTTGGTTCGGTTAAGGGTTTCGTCAATCACGTCCATAAAGTTAACAAAACTTCCCAAGTCCGGCAAGTCTCCATTGCAGGATATTGGAGTAAATCAGACCAGCGGTGCTAGTCCGGTTTACTGCCGAGTTTATCGTTCAGTTATACGGAGTACAAAGGTAGACTAAACGAGTTTGAATTTCAAGTTCGACCATCAGTCCTTGTCTCACCCGGCACCACCGACCATGTTAATGTTTCGAAATCAATAAGTCTGAGTATATGGTTTAGTTTACATAATATACTCAGAAAAGGGGTCGAAAGTAAGGTATAAAAGTTCAACGAAGCAGCCAGAGTGCTGCAGTCTTGCCCTACGGACGCCCCATATAGATGTTTCGAAAAATGACTATTTAGGCTAATTTGCAATTCAAATTGATAATGGCTATCTTGTTCCATTATGGCTTACACATCTTGTATAACAATCGAGTTACTATCAATGTTCCGCTGGAAGGAGACTGGGTGGAAGGCACCCGTGTCCTTGGTATCGCCGGATGTGACCATCCGTCTTGCAGCGCACGAGTCTTGCTCCAATAACAACTGGAAGCTTGACTTGGACGTGGAAAGTGTCGAGAACCATAATGAATGGGCCGACCCGTCCTTGCAAGACAAGATTGTTGCCGCCGTCATGAAGCGTTGCCAGCACGACGTCAAGGTCGTCCGCATCTTTGGCGCTTCGCTTCGCAATACCTACATCAACGGTATGAAGCGTTCGAACATGTTCTTTCCGACCGACTTCCGTGTGAATTTCAACTACAAGTACAGATTCATCGTCGCGTTGGAAGGCGAGACCTACGAAAAGCTTGACGGTATTTACTTGGTTCCGTCCTACATCCCGGCACCGCGAGATGGCTTTGACGCCGAGCAGTTCTACAAGTTGTGCTGTTACGAGAGATTTGAATAATGGCCCAGCAACAGACAAATTTCGCACCGTCCGTCGTGCGCTTCGAGTACAATGACGCTATCCAGTGTCATGTAGCCATCGAATCCGAGGACAAGCGACTTGCCTACATGATTAACAGCTTCATATCGGCTGCCATGACGTTCTATGACAAGACGAAGTCGAAGACGTGGCAAGTGTCCGAAGGATTCAAGAGCGCATTCGTTACATTTTACGACCGTAAGTTCCAGTTACTACCGATCGGCTTAATACCGAGAGTCAGCCGTCTTGTCCATGGCCGTTTCGGTTCGAAGATCGAACTGACCAAGGATATCAACGACTTGTTCATTCCGCCTCGCGGAAAGCTGACTAGGAACGACGTCGTCGGTTTCGCCAATACGCTGAACTTGCACAATCGTCTAACTGGCGAACCGATCATTCCGTACGAACATCAGTACAAGCTGGCCGAGCGAGCCATCAACGGACGCCGCATTTCGTTACTAGCTTGCACGAGCGCTGGCAAGTCTCTTGCCATGTGCATTATCGCGAGGTACTTAATATCTCGCGAGAACAAGAAGCTCTTGATCGTCGTGCCGTCCACCAACTTGGTCGAGCAGCTGTTCTCCGACTTCTACAACGACTATGGCTGGGAAGACGCTCGCCGTTATTGCACGTTGATTTACGCGGACTCCGATGACAAGTTGTCGAAATCACAGAAGGAGAACTTGAAGAAGAACAACATTGGCGAAGAAGTCATGCTGAAGCAGATTACCATTTCGACGTGGCAGTCGCTCCAGAACAAGCCAGATTCCTTCTTCGAGTGCTTCACTGCGGTCATGGTCGACGAAGCCCACTCGACTCGCGGCGTCAAGTTACGAGATATCTTGGCCAAGTGCGTGAATGCCATCGACTTCAAGATTGGCGTGTCCGGTACTTTGCCGAGTGACGGTATCGACGCTGGCTACATCGAAAGTCAGCTTGGCCGCAAGGAAGACATCATCAGATTGAAGGAACTCGTCGCACAAGGTATCCTTACCCCAGTGACTGTCCGTTCTATCTTGATTCCGTATCCTCCGCAGTTACGAAAGATGATCTGCCGCCAGACCTACGATGACGAAGTCGCATTCTGCAGCTCCAACACGTCGCGCCAGGATATTGTCAAGCTGTTGATCGACGCTGGCAAGATTACGACCGAGCAGAACACGGTTATCTTGTTCAAGAATATCGATCCGCTTGAAATGATGCACGAGTTTCTTGCAGCGAACTATCCGCAGTTCACTTACCATATCATCAAGGGTGACGTGTCCGTGGATGAACGCGAGGATATTCGTAAGTCGATCGAGTATTCGACTGGCCACATCATCTTGGCAACTTACGGCTGCATGAAGCAAGGCGTCAACATCAAGCTTCTGCACAACTTAATATTTGCCAACCCGGCGAAGTCTGTGTACATGGTCGTCCAGTCGATCGGTCGTATTGTGCGTCCGCACAAGGACAAGAAGATGGCCTATGTGTATGACTTGGTCGACGATGCGTCGTACGAGTATATCGGACGTTCCGGATATCCTATCGTGAAGACGAACTACATGGTCAAGCACTACGATATCCGTCGTTCCTACTATGACGACGACGAAATTCCGGTCGAGGAGATCAACTTCACTGGAATTTACGAAGCCAAGATTGACGAAAATGTTATAGCCGAGCGCAAGAAGAAGGCTGCCGACAAGGCGAAGGCCAAGGCCGAGAAGGCCGTCAGCAAGAGCAAGGCTAAAGTATTCAAGAACAAATTTTTCTTATAAGGTTAATTTATGCGAGGTACAATAACTTATTGGGATGGCATTCGTCGGTTCTTCGCCGAGCGCGGGTTTGACCGGGCCAAGTTGGACAGAAACTGCTTTGACGGTTTCAAGATTGTCTCTGCCGATATTCACGAGCCGCTTGAAGGCTATGCGGTTTTCCGTGAATCTGCACCGGATATCTTTGCGCAGTTCGACCGTCTCGACTGTTCTGTAGACCGTCCGACGGATTACTACCGCGACTTCTTTATCGGTGAATGCAAGCGTCCGCGTGAGGCGCAGCAGTTGGTCGATGCTCTTTATGAAGTTGCCGCGATGGATCCTCCAGAACCAGTATATGAATCCGCTGATGTCGTTCATACGGTTAGTTTGGAAGTCTTGAACGATATTGCTGCCATGAGTGGCAGTACACCAGCAATTAAAGGCGAACCGTTTGTCAATACCGATGGTGAGCTCGTTGTAGAACTGGCTTAGGAGTTATTATGGAATTCAAGTCAAAGCCTCTCAAGAGTTATCCGTTCAAGAACAATCGCCTTCTCGTTATCGACTGGGCATCGCTTTCCTATCATCAGCTTTGGTCAATGAAGACGAAGTCCAGCAAGAAGCAGCTGGGCAGTGTGTTGCCGGAAGACGACGAAATGATCGTCTGGCGAGCAAAGATGTTCAACCGCATGCTGGACTACATCAGACTTTTCAATCCGATGGACATTATTCTCTGCCTTGAAGGCAAGAAGGCATGGCGCAAGCAAGTCGTCAAGGACTATTACACAAAGTATGCCGAAGTCTATTACGATAGCATCGGCTACTATGTCTGCAGCGACAATTATGCCTACCGTGTGACGAAATGCGGCGATACTTACGGCGTGGCCAAGATTTCTCCGAAGGAACGCCCGGTGTTCGAATCGTTGAAGCATCGTCCGCTCGGAAAGTTGCCTCAGCAGACCCAAGACATGCTTTGGGGAATCAAGACGCTCTCTGGAACTCCGGTGCTTCCGTCGTACAAGGGAAAGCGTGGCGCGTCTCCTTGGGAATTCTCGGTCGACAAGAAGTATTGGCAAGCCTACAAGGATGAATACGCAATGGAACTTGCTCCGTTCTTCCGCGCAAAGGCTGTCAAGTGCGACATTGCCGAAGGCGACGACATGATCTATGCCGCCGTCAAGAAGTACAGCGGCGACTACGACGATGTCATCGTCATCACGCGAGACTCCGATATGTCCCAGATCGACGTGAAGAACTTGAAGATTTTCAACCACACGTCCGAGAATTTCGTCGAATGTCTCTATCCGCAGAAGTACCTTGACGCCAAGGTTCTATCTGGAGATACCTCTGACAATATCCGTGGCATGGCCTATGTCGATGCGAAGACTGGCGAGTACAAGCCGACCAAGGCTAACGCCGTCTCCGAAAAGGAAGCCGTGACCTTGCTTGAAAACTGCCCGAACATCTATGCTGTAGCCCAGGCTAATGGCTGGGGCGAACAGTACATGAGGAACCGTACATTGATCGACTTGTCGATGGTTCCTCGTAACGTGTCCGAGGCTATCGACGTCGTGATGGATAAGCCAGCCCCAGAACTGGCTATCGACTGGAACAAGACCAATGAATGGGGCATCCCAGAAAGCAAGGTGGACTACTATCGCACTCTGCAGCAGTTCGGTTTCTTCGCCGTACTCAAGCGCGAAAACGCCAACCCAGAATCGTTCAAGGGCGAACAGCTCGTCCAGAAGGAAGCCGACATGAACCAGAAGCTGCTGGATGATATGTCTACTGGTCTGGATTTCGAGTCGGTTGAAGGAATCTTCGACGGCCCGGCGTTTGACATCGGAATGCTTTAAAGTTATATTTATTGGCGTATATTGAGGAAATTATGGCAGAAACACCAGTAAACGCATTGGTTCGTGTGTCCACGAACAATGAACTTGATTTTAACGAATGGCTCGATTACCATATCGCGCTGGGATTTAACCGTATATTTGTCTATGACTCTGGGAACCACGGCTGGCTTCCGGATGCTTGCCGCAAGCGTGAAGAACATGTCACGCTTGTTCCGCTTGCTGGTAATGACTGGCGCAAGAAGAGCAACATCATCAAGGCTTATGTCGCACAGACTACGGAACCGTCTTGGGCAGTGTGCCTCGAAGACGACGAATTCATCTGGCTTGACTTGAACGTAAGTCGCTCTATCAGCAGCTTCATCAACAAGTATTTCGGCACTGCAGCTTTGGCTATGTCGGTGTACGTGAAGTATCTGTCGTCCGAAAAGCCGATGAAGAACCGTGTCGGCACACTGATCGACTGCTTCCAGCATGCTCGTCCGAATCCGCAAGGTCTCGTGCATCCGTGCTCGCATACGCCGAACTTCACCTTTACTTTCTTCTACGTTCCAGACAATCGTTGCGTCCCTATGCGCGGCCCTCTTACTCCGAACACGCAGTATTGGCGTGACTTCAAGGGCACTGTTCTTACGGAAGCTGGCCTTGGCAAGTATCTCACTTCCCAGCAGTACAATCCGGACGCCTATCCAGTGCGCGGCTACAAGTATGGCTTGAAGTCTGGTATGGAAATGGGCATGCAGCCTGGAACCAAGCCAGTCGGCTATACCGTCCGTGACAACACCATGATCAACGAACGCGCCGCCTTGCTGCAAATTCCGGTCAACGAGGCTACCGAAGAACTGTTCGCCAAGGACGAACTTCTCGTGGAACAGCCGACGTTGCCGAAGCGCGAAATTTCTCCAGAAGAAGCTGCGGAACTCGAATTGCCGATTCCTCTTGGTAAGATCGACACCTTCATCCTTTATGGCTATCCGCTTGAACATGTCATCGACTTCGCTGTCAAGAACGGCTACGAAGATACTCCGGAACACCGCACGGTGGTCGAGCGCGTGTATCGTCGCGAATGTTCAATGATTATCGAGTCGACTCCGGTCTACAAGCGTCTCGCCGAACTTGAAGCCGAAGGTGGCCGCACCGACGACATGATCTGTGCCGAACTCAAGATCAGCTACCCGGCCCTCTTGAAGATGCGCAAGTGCATGTCAGTGCTGAACATCAATGAACACGAAGCCAAAAAGGCAGATGCTGAAGCTGCTGCAGTCGAAACTGACAATGCGCAAGCGAAGGCTGTCGTCGAAAGTTCCGACATGGCCGAACTCACCAAGCAGTTTGACGAGACCGTCAATGCCCATCCGATTTCCAAGGAAGACGAGAAGCGCTTTGACGACAAGGTCGAGGAACAGAAGGCCAAGCGCCGCGAACGCGCAAAGAAGGCTCGTGAAAAGAAGAAGGCCAACCAAGAAGCCAAGAAGGCTGCCGAGGCTACCGAGGATGAAACTCTGCTGAGTGGCGATATCAAGATTTATAAAGATATCTATGCTGATGCGAGCTACGCATTGATTGGTAAGGCATCCGACAAGGCATCCGACAAGGAACCGCCTAAAGAGTCCGAAAAGAAGGAAGACGATGTCGAACTCGACCTTGGTGATACTAACCTTCTGAACAATACCGACCTTTCCGCATTTGGTAATATAGATGCATAAGATTATTTTCAAGGAACTTGAGTTCCGCAATTTCATGTCGTACGGAAACACGAAGAATGTCTTCGAGTTCCGTGACGGCTTGACTTGGCTCAGTGGCGACAACGGCTTCGGCAAGTCCGCCATTGTTGAGGCGATGACTTTCGCCTTACTAGGTGTCTCTTACCGTGGCGGTAAGAAGGAAGAATTACGAAACACGAAGAATGCCAACGACGGCGCGGTCACGATGGTTCAGTTGACCTTCGATACGGAAAATCCGCAAGACGGTCACGAGTCATGGCGCGTACTTCGTACGATTTCTGGAAAGTCATCGACGGTGAAGTTCACCATCGAGAAGCTTGAAGGCGAGGACTGGGTCGTCCAGAACAAACGAGCTGGTTTCAGCCAGCAAGACTTCGAAGAAAAGATCCTTCAGTTCAATGAAGTGCTTTTCAAGAACGTCATAGCAATGAACACCCAAGAGACGCTTCCGTTCTTCATGCTCCCGGCAGCGAAGAAGCGCGAATTACTAGAGTCGATTATTTCTCTGTCCCTCGACGCTTGGAAGAAGGCTAACCACAAGCGATTGTCTGATGCCACGATTTCTTTCAACGTGGCTCAGTCCGATATGCAGCAGCTCAACAACGAAGTTGTCGAACTGAAGCAGATTCACGCTCGCATGGTTGCAGAACGCGCCGAGAACCTTGACCAGATGAAAGCTGATTACGCGGCTCTGGACTCGCAGTACACGACTCTCTACGCGGACTACAGAGGCCATGAAGACACCAAGTTCGATCTCAATGAGCAGTTGAACCAGATCCGTAACGATCTCGCCGCCGAAACCGATATTGACAACGAAATCGATCGAATCAATCGCCAGTCTGCAAAGCTTCCGCAGCTCACCGATGCCAAGGAACGCTATGCTACTGCCGAGGCGGCTTATAACAAGTTACTAGCCGACCACGAGGTCTATGAGCAGACCATGCAAGGTGTCGTTGAATCGTATAATGACATCCAAGAAAAGCTTTCCGATATTCCGTCGGCTCGTGCCAAGGTCGACCGTCAGTACGGCATCAAGGAAAACGAAATCCGCTTACGAACTGAACAGCGTGACCAGTTGACCGAGACGGCAAAGTCGTTCAAGGTCGGTACTCCGTGTCCGACTTGCGGCCACATTTCCGACGAGTCCGACGTCGAGCGTCACAAGGCCGAACTGCGTGTCAAGTGGACTGCGCTCAATGACCAAGTCAAGGCTTTGAAGACTGAGCTTGCCCCATTGAAGGAACAGCTTAGCCAGTTTGATAACCAAGTGGTTGAGTATCGTTCGCAGCTTGACGCATTGCAGCCGAGGATCGATGAGTACCAGTCTTATCTGGACAACGAAAAGACTGCGGCATACACCGAAATGATTACGGCGAAGAACGAAGTATCTCGTCTTGAGCGCGAGCTTGGCAATGTCGACCTCGATTCGCTTTCGGCTCGTCTCGATGAACTCAAGAAGGAAAAGACGAAGTTCCCTGCCCTTCGCGAGACGTACGAGTCGCTTAACGATAAGTACAACAGCATCGTTGCCGCGCAGAGTGAGCTTTCCGGACAGCTTACCCAGATTCGTACTCGTAAGGAAACCTTGAAGGCTGACATCGAACGTGCCGAAAATTCTACCGACGACTCGATCGCCGTCATGGAAGAGAAGATTAAGAAGAACAAGGTCTTACTAGCCGAAGCTGAAAAGAACTTGCATTCGGCCAGCGACACGATCGCTATCTGCAATACTATCACGAAGGTCTGTGCCGACGATGGTATGAAGAAGATGGTGTTCAGTATGTTCGTCCCGGCGTTCAACAAGGCCGTGCAGCGCAACATCGCAAAGGCTCATTTGCCGTTCGTCGTGACGTTCAGCGATTCCATGGACTATACGTTCAAGACTCTGCCGGGTCTGTCGCCGTCCTACACGATGCTCTCCCAAGGCCAGAAGCGCAAGCTCGGTTTCGCTATCTCCATGGCGTTCCGCGACTTCGTGTCGCTTGTCGGAAACTTCAATGTCAACTTCTTGTCTCTCGACGAAGTGCTCGACATTTCTACCGACGACAACTCCATGCGTGACATGCTCGACCTTGCCAAGCTGATGTTGGCCGATATCGGATGCGCAGTCATCATTACTCACCGTGGCAAGGTGGTGTCGGATAAGTTCGACTTCCATCAGGCCGTGACGAATAATGGTCTGTACTCGACGCTTGGGCCCATCAAGCCGATGTGGGAAAAAGAGCAAGAGCCCGCCTAGAACATCGGCCTCGGTTACGGAACTGATAAACTAGGCATGTAACCGAGGCGTTTTCATGGCTGGACTGTTTGACTTCGAACATTATTATACCGAAAAGCAGATTAAAACTGACATCAAGCTAGATGTCAGTGATATTCCTATGAAGAGTACCGCGAGCTCGTCCGCTATGAACGAGGACGGTACGGTTGACGAAGTCAACATGAACGAACTCGTCACGAATAACGTGATGTATCGAATTACTGGAATGACAATCCCGGCTGGCCAGCTCGACGCCAACAGCCGTATCCGTATCGTAACGAGAACCGCCGATCCAGAATCAGATTTCTATACAGACAACAGCTATTATCTGGCCATTGGATATCCGCTTGACGACTTGGTTGAAAGCGGTATTTATGCCATACCGGAATCGCGCTCGGTAATTCAAGATTTCACTCTCACCGTTGGTATGGCAGTTGATAATGTATCTCTGCAAGACATTCGACTTTGTACCGAAAATGCATCTGGGGTCGTAGAAACTCCAGTTGCTGCGCTTACGCTTTCTGTCACGCCGCGTTTCCGTTATATGAACAAGGGCCGTTCGACCATCGACTTGTCATTGACCGATGCGGTCGACCAGAACTTCTGGCATCAAGAAGGAAGTCATTTCTTGAATACGATGGCGTTCAACGCGGTCGGCTTTATGGGAGGACTCTACAAGTCGTCGAAATGGCTCACCAAGCAGTCCGAAGGCCGTACGTCCGCCGTTTACCAGTATGATTCGTTTGTCAAGATGATCAACAATCTTGGCAAGACCGCCAAGGAGAACAATCTTGGTATCAAGACGGTATTCTATGACACGTCATTCGCAAACCCAGTTACTAGAACGAAGGGCATGTCAAACTGGCAGTACATGGTTGCCTTGTACAAGGCAGACTGGACTCGTACCGACATCAGCAAGAGCGCCAAGGTGAAGGACGTATATGGCAACGAGGTGACTAAGTTTGTAGATAAGTGCCGTACGCAGCAGTCGGATCCGCTTCCAGATATTAGCGGCGACGGTGCTACCGCGCTGATTCCTACCGTGTCGGATGTTTTCAAGAAACTGTACACTAGCAAGGAAGATTTGGCAAGCGAATTTACTAACAAGTTCATTGATGCCTACAAGAGCTTGACAAGCATTGCTGGAGTTAGGCCGTTCATGTCTGGTGCGCTGAAGCGAAAGCTCGACAATGCTAGGTATGCGCTTCGCAAGCTTGGTGAAGGTACGCCGCAGATGATGCTCGACTTGGCTTCGTGCCGTAACTTGCTGGCACTATTTGATTCGGAAGGCTACATCCATCATCGCTTTGATCCGAGTGTCCAGTATCCTACCAACCCTACAAAGGCTAACCAAAACCGCGACTACGACCACGGTGTCCGTATGGTGGCCCAGTGGGGCGGCCAAGTAAACCTGGTCACTGGTTTCAATGGCACACTGACACAAGGTCATGTGGCTGTCGCCGATGCTCAATATTATGAAAAGGCGTCGTATTCTAGTGCGCTGACGTATGCTACTGCATCTGACCCTAGATGCCGCAACTGGCAAATATCGTCTTCTGAAATGACCGTGGCTGACATCAAGAATACCTTGTGCGAATATTTCGGTGGCATGTACAACAAGCGAAATGATGTCGAGGAAGGCGAAGAAGGATATACCAGATGGTGGTACGATTCCGAGCAAAATCCTCCGTATCGACTCGAAATTACATATAAGGACACCGACGACTCGATGAAGACCCAAGAAGTGGGTATTGCCGACTATCAAGCTGGTATTGACACAAGTAATATCCAGTCAGTCGCTAACCTTATCGCAGCGGCTAAACGCGGCGATACCCTTATCCTTTATACGGGAACTTCAAGGGCGTTTGTCGACGTCGTGATGAGAGAAATAGCCACACTGATTATGGCGAAGAATAGTTCGCTTTCGTTCGGATCTGATGCGTTCTATGAATGGAACGGAACTTACGCTTCCTTGACTGATAGCACGAACATCTTGGTTGCTGAATGGGAAGCTGCGTCGACGGCTGGGACTGTCGAAAACTTTAGGGATTTCTATCCGTCGTATATGGTGCTTGATGATCTTGGGGATTCTACTACCTATACCATCAACCAGTGCGTTACATTGTCTGAAGACGTGATGGGTGACGCGCTTGACGAAATTGACAATATTTTGTCCGTACAAGGACTGTTCTTCGGCCCAGCGTTTCTGCTGCTGCAGAAACTGAGACTGCGTGGAGCCAATAGCGATTATGACGAGCTGATGGATATTATCAACCGTATCCGTTGGTATCAGATGTATACCCATGAATCGGTATTCGATAACAAGACCTACATTGGTAATCGGCTGCCTTACAATTCGACGAACACGCCGTATGTATTTATGCCAGCTCGTTTCTTGGTTCCGGTGCAGATGTATAAGCGCGTCCGTGTTCGGTATAAGCGCTGGGGACGTACTCGACACAAGATGGTGAAGCGTTCTATAGGAGTTCGCTGGTGCGAAGTGACATTTGTCGATAACGATGTCTACGAGGCATATCCTCCTAACAGCGAGGAACCGAAGCAGTTTTATCCGATTGGAAAGAATGCGACGGTGACGACTAACAACTCGGCAAGCGTCTTTACATTCGATTCTCCGATAGAAGGAGATACGACGGACTTGATAAGTGTCGGTAAGGTTACAAAGTTCAAGACTGGTACTTTGCTGCTGGTCAATGCGGACGGTATCGAAGTCGACGTATCGATTGACAGTGCGTCCAAGTTCACTGCCGATTATGTTGTCGAAGGAATTAGCGGCAGCGTGTTCGTTGTCGGTATCTATGTGCCGCTTGAGAATACGGCGAAGTCTGACGAACGCACGAAGGTTCGTGTCGAATACAAGATGCCGTACATTCCGTATGACGCTGAACTCCGTCGTTGGGCATTCATGCAGTATGGCGCGTTCGACCAAGACATCTACGCAAGCGAGACTCGTGAAGTTCCAGCAATTCCAGAAGAAAAGACTCCCGGCTGGGTCATCTTCAAGCCGACATCGAAGCGTATCGGCGACATGCAAGCAAGCATGGGTATTTACGACGCCGTGTCTATTTTGATGGGTATTCTCCGCAATACGTTCGGATCGGCTTGTGTCGAGCTGGTTGAAACTATGCGCTCTGTTGAAGACCAAGAACTCATCAGTTCTGGTGGCGGTGAAAGCGCGTTCTTGTCTTGGCATAACTACGGCCTTGCCGCAAAGATTTTGATTAACGATCCGAGCACTGGTATGCCTATCGAAGACGGCAGTGACGACTTTATGAAGTTGATCGACGTCGCCGAGGCGTTTACTGAAGCTTGCTATAACGGCGCGTTCGGAAAGCCGCTTAATGTCGTGTGGTGTGGCCGTCTGAAGATTGGTGCGAATAACTTTGTATGGGAATTCTTGCCGATTGGCGTTGGCCACAAGGATGCAATCAAGTTCCGCGAAGCCTTGCTGAATCAAGAAGACCCGGTGGCTAGCCTTGGGTATGTCGATGTTGATGCGAACAAGCTCGTGTACAAGAGCCGTCCGACTGAAAAGGTTCCTTACATCTTGTCGTCCAGCTCGTCCTACAAGAATGCGATTGTAATTAACGGACACCACTATGTAAGTCCGCGCAATATCCGCAATTACGTGACGCCGCATGACTTAGTTCTGATGAACATTATCGAGTTCTGCAACCTTATCAAGACGAAGATGCAAGCTAATGGCTCCTCGCTTAACAACCGTGCCAGCATGTACGAGTGGAAGTCACTTAATGACCGTGCATACAAGCAGCTTCTTCTCTACTATGGATTGACTGGAAGCATCAATGCGGCTCGCGCTCTCGTAAGTGGCGAGTACGTCGAGACTTACAAGGATATCGTAGACCGCAAGTACAGCGAGGACTTGGTCGAAATGGTCAAGGACTTCTTGGGCAACTTGTATTCCGAAGCGAAGGTGTATGTCGAGGATGCCGCCGATGGCGGTGCTTGGCTGTCCCTCAACGACGGTAAGCTCCACTTGAAGACGACCGACATCCGACCAATATATGACCAGAAGTCGAAGGACAACTTCTTCGGCGAAAAGATTGCGCCGCTTGAATGTACTGAACGCGGTCTCTATGTTGATGGCGTGTTCAAGACTGAAGCTGAACTGGAAGCGATGGGCTATCAGCTTGAACGAGTTAGCGACCGCAGCTTTATCGACGGTTTCAAGGACGGCAAGGTTGTCGGCGACGACGCGCTTCTGTTGCATTCGCTCGTGGCTACCCAGATCAAGGAAGAATTCGACAAGCTGCGCGAGCTGTTCGAGAACTATGGTGGCAGTATCATGTACGACCACTTTGCTGACGGCCCGAATGCGTCCATGGCCGACATGGTGGAAAACGAGTTCGGCTTGATTTCTGGACAAGACTTGATCGGTTTCGACGAACTTCGTGCCATCTTCAAGCAGAAGAATATCGAGGATAACGCTGGCAAGTTCTCTGACGGTTCCACGAAGGGCGCTGGCGGCGTCGGCAGTTCTGGCAGTATGAGCGGCGACATCTTCGAAAAGGTCGTGTCAAATGCTGAACTGGCTGGTGTACGTAAGGCCAGCTTGACCAAGGAGCACATCAATGTGACCGTCCAGCAAGGCACGATGACTACAGAGCAGCTGTACCGTGCCATCATGAAGGGTACGATGACCCAGGCTAACGACATGTTCAGCAAATAGAAAACTGATAAACTGCGTACAAACACTTTTCGGTGATTTATGTCCGCACGTTTGCTCATTAAGAAATATACTGGTAAAGATGGCGACTTCGGAACTCCGGTGTCGTCTATCGGTCTGAAGCGCGTTGATACGTGTGTACCTTCGGTGTATAGTTCAGCGGCGCTTGAAAATACTGGCCATACCGTTCCAGCCGACGATGCTTCCGAAGCTGGTGCCTATTGCGTGTACCGTCCGGACAATCCAGAGTGCTATTCGTACTCTATGGAAAGCGTTTTCAAGATTCATCTTATCAAAGCTCCAGATATCCAATTAAGCAACATTCGACTCTATCCTATCGGAGAAAGGCCAACATCACCAACTGCCGCGAAACTTTATATAGGCAACTCGATATCCTATAGCCGCCCAACAGACCAGAAATCCCAAATTGCTCTCAACGATATCTGGAACTATTCTAAGGAGCACCCTTTTTATCTGACCGTCGCTGGTCTTTATGGCCAAGTGCCAGATCCTCGTCTTAGCCAAGAGCAATATACGGTCGAGTACAAGGACTGCGGTTTCGGAAACCTTATCTACATCAACGGCGACCGCCAACCTACATTAACGGTTGCGACTCGAACCCACGGTGACGAAGCCATTGTCTACACGTTCGAGAACAAGTCTGGGTTCCCGATCGAGAACTTTATTGAATTTATCCCGGTGTCACACGATAAGCCGACGTTGGAAGACGCGAAACCGCTTGGCGAACCATACGTTTACCACCCAGCAATCTGTGATGCGAATGGACAAGCGACTAGTGAAACTGATCCGACAAAGATTTGCCTTGTCGTTCTCGATCCGTCGTATCGTTCAGAACAACATCCAGATGGTCTTGACTTGATTCGTGACTATCCGTATGGATTGATCTACAAGCGCCCAGCTGACGAACACCGTTCCAATTTCGGTACTGGCGGCGCTATCCAGATGGTGTACCTCTACAACGGACAGCCGGGAACCTATGGCGAGAATAATCCAGCCTACGTACCGACCGAGTGGCACAATACCACTATCGACGAGAATGGCAACGTGACGACCAATGACAACGTCGATTCTCCGTTCAAGGACTCTGGCAAGCCGACGTTCTCTTTTGATGTTGTCGTTGAGAATGACAACTTCGGCCATACGAGCTATGTCATCAACGGCGTCCGCCGTCCGATGCTGAATTTCGATCTGAACGCCGTCTATGTATTCCATAACCGTTCTGGCGCAAGCTTCCCAATGCGCTTTATCGGCAATCCGTTCTCGCCGATTGCCAACTTCATCAACGACGTAGTCGTGGACGGAGTTATTGTCGCCAACGGAGCTACGAACGACGAAACCATTTATGTAGACCCAGAGGCCGTCTTAAAGGCTGGTAAGAAGATCAATGCCTACCAGTGTGTAACGGCACCAGAATTGGGCAGTTTTGTCCATAATGTGCCTCTGTGTATGTGCGGAAACTACAATTTGTGCCGTGTCGACGGCGGTATCTACAATCCTCTGAAGGCTGGCGAGACCGACTATGTGTACTTGCAGCTTGAAGTTGGTGGCAATGCCGATCCTGGCTATTGCGTACCGGATATCCAAATCGAGTACGACGAAAATTAGAAAATGTGACCATTATATAAACTATTCGGAAATTCGGGCCAGACTGGCTCAATGAAAGGACTTTCAATATGCAGAACAACGCAACAATCCAACAGAAGGCTATGCAGGACATCTTCGCACTTGACGAAGCTGTAGGCCAGTTTGAATCATTCGGTAGCCAGCTGGACTTGGGCTTGCCGACCGAAGAAGATGACGCTCCAAAGTCGTTCGACGACATGCTCGAAGTCAATCCGAGCAATGAACCGATGGAATTTGGTGAAAATTTCATGAGCGAAGGCGACGACATGGCTGACAAGCAGACCCAGAAGTTCGTGGTCGATGAATTTGCTAAAGAAGCCGCAAAGCTTCCGGATGGCAACATCAGCGCCGCTGACATCACTGGTATCTCGGCCATTATCCAGATGAACAATCACATCACTGGTGACGTTCGTTCTTTCATTGACCAGACTATCAATCATGCTGTTCAGGCTCAACAGCAACAGAACGTTTCCGACGCACAGCCGAACGGTACGGTTGCCCAGGATATCGCCAAGACTGGCGACAATGCTGGTGCCGACGTTGGTGCTGAAGCTCCGATCGATGGCGGCATTCCGACCATGGATCCGGTTGATCCGACTGCTGAACCGTCTCTCGAAACCAATCCGGCTGACGGCCTTGACGCAAGCATGACGGCTGACGTTGGCGATCCGCTCGCCGACATGACTGATCCGCTTGCTGCCGACCCAGCTGCTGCACCAGCTGCTGAAGAAGATCCGCTCGCCGACATGACCGATCCGCTTGCTGCCGACCCAGCTGCTGCACCAGCTGCTGAAGAAGATCCGCTTGCTGGCATGGACGCTGGTCTTGAAGGTGACGCTCCAGCCGCCGACGCTGGTGAACCAGCTGCTGCTGAAGGTGACGCCGATCTTGACGGTTTCCTTGATGATGACGGCGACGCCTCCGCCTCCGCTGATGAAGGCAAGGTCGCTGACGACAAGTCGGACGATAAGTCTGAGGACAAGTCTGAGGATAAGTCCGATGACAAGTCTGAAAGCAAGGACGACGACAACGATGAAGACTTCAATTTCGAAGCTATCGCTACCAAGGCTCGCGGTCTTATGGAAGACCAGACAGCCGCTGAAGTTCCAGTTGACGCTTCTGCCGTTGACGCTGGTAGCGAACAAGGTGCAAATGCAGCTGTCGAAGATGTTGGCGGCGATACGGCTAGCACCGACGAACCAGCTATGGAATGTGGTGCCGCTGCCGCCGATGATGCCGAAGCTCGTGTGGAATCAATCGTGAGCGACACTCGCATGAAGATGGCTGTTGCACAAGCAAAGGCTGTACTTGAATCTTATCACCAAGAACGTGAACGTTCCAACACTCTCGCCAAGCTCGACAGCGTCGTGAGCAACCTCAAGCAGAAGGTGCTGACTGAATCTATCGTTGCTGACTACGGTAAGAAGTCTAAGGAACGCGCACAGCTCGAATCCGCCGTTGAAGCTATCTACAACGAACCGGAAGCTACCCCAGCTCCGTCCGTATTCGAAGCTACTATGGATCGCATCAATTCCGCCCTTTCTGCCAAGAAGCCGTCCATCGCGGCTGAAGCTGACAAGGTGATCGCTGAATTCGAAGCCTCCCAAGCAGCTGCCAAGAAGGCTCTCAACGAAAGCGTTGAAGCTCCGAAGGCTGATCCGAAGCAAGCTCGCATCGATTCTCTCCTCGAAGGCGCTGCACACGCTGCAGCTGCTACGAGCGACATCGACCAGCAGCTCAAGGACATTGTGAACCAAGTGAAGAATTCCTAATCTCCATATTGTTCTCCTGAAGGGGCCGTCGCGAAAGCGGCGGCTTCTTTTTTGTCCTTTTAGGCTAATTTAGGAAACGGAAACTGATAAACTGCATTCGTCATGAATAACGGTCATTTTGCAGGTCGAATTAAGAAGTTCGTAGAGGATGCCGTCGAGAAGGCGAAGGGAACCGAGGGGCAGCTTTACAAGATAATGAACGCCCATGGGTTCTACGACGTCGCCGACGAGAACAACGGACTCACAAATTGGCAACGCGCCAGCGTACCAAGTTATAATCAGCACCGTATTTCTGAAATGTGCGACGCAATTGCAGAAATGATCGGCGACATGCTGAGTAACGAGGAATACGGTATCTTGTACCCAAACCTCGATGATGTTGTTGGTAAGCTTGACCTCAATGCGACTAAGACTGCATCTGAAATGCAAGTTGTCCGTGGCGCATTGGCTCCATTGACCTTCGGCCAATCCGAAACCGCAATGCAGTCGATGGGTCAGCTGACTGCCGTCCTCATGGGCGGATTTGCCTTCGACCCGGACATCTTGCCGCCTATCGCGTTGAATATTCCAGGACTTCCGTTGACCTTCGCTAACGCTTATCCGAAAGGTTCGTTTCCGGCTGACTGGACTTTCCTTTATGACCACGAGACCGTTAAGTCGAAAAAGTTTTATGAGGCTGATGACGGCGGCATCGCTATCGGTGCCAATATCAAGCTGAACTTGGGCCAGTCCAGACAACAGATCTTGAAGCTCGTGTTCTCTGTGCCAGATGTTGACGAGAACGGCATGACTAAGGGTGATGCCATCGGCGGCCTTTCTCCAGACGAATTTAACAAGATGTTCGATATTTCGGACAAGACTTATTCGGAGGCGGCATCGGCTGAATCATCAAAGGACACTATCGAGAATTTTGAACTCGATGACGACCAGATGCAGCTTGCGTTCTTCCGCTACATCCAGCTTACCTTGTGGGGCGCAATCAAGAACCCAGACAACTGGGCTTATCTGCACTGGGGATGCCTTACGCACAACTCATGCCCAAGCGCTGTGAAGACTGCAATCTGCAGCTTTATACATACAAATGGTTTCGCCGTCGATCCGAAAATTTGCCCAGAAGCTGGATTGATTTCATATTGCGTGAACATGGGCATGGCTTATCTGACCGGAAGGACGAAGCCAGTATACATGTTCATATTGCCAGACATGACATATCTGGATGACAAGAATCAGAAGGTCACGGCCACTGCGGCGCTTGGCTGGAGCAGCAACAACAATGGAGTCCCAGTCGACAAGAAACTGGCCAATTTGCACTTCACTCTTGCTGCCGATATCTTGTCCCACTTGACCTATGACACGAATCCTAACCGCGTCGAATTGCGAAAGCGCCGTGTCGACGAAGCCAACTTGATCTACAAGTATGTTGGCTTGCCGACGATGAAGTTCAAGGATACCTTGATTCCTTCTGAACTGGCCGCTAACGCGATGGAAAAGCGTGGATTACTTTATCTGGTCAAGGGTACAATCAAGGTTTACGAAAACAAGAACTCGACGCTTCCTTTGTCCGATGCCAACTTCAAGATTGTCAATCAGGCGGAAAAGGGCGCGAACGAACTATCCGACATTACCGTCAAGACCATCAAGTACATTCTCGCGAAGGCTGGCCTTCCGGGAATCGTCGTGACTTCCGTGTACCGTTCTCCAGAAGCGCAGACACGCGCAATGTTCAACAACCGTCAGAACCACGACGGCGGAATCGCCGTTAACTATGCGGCAAAGGGCCGTGCAGTTGACCAGTGCTATACAGACGTGTCTAAACAGTATTATCACGGACACAAGATTACTGATCCAGCGCACCAGAAGCAAGCCAAGGACGCCATGCAAGCCAAGTGCCAAGAATTTCTTGACAAAGGTACGCCAGTTTCGAACCACGGTTACGACCAGACGAAGCTGCAAGCAGTCGACATGGGCCCAAAGAGCAGCAAGGCTTATTTCAGGTTCACCGACGAACAGATGCGAAAGATGAATACGGCTTGCTGGGATGCGTACCAAGAAGGATATCTGAAGATTTACTTGGGCCCAGAAGAATATGGCGGCCCGAAGGTCAAAGACCCGGCGTTCCACATCGAAGTGTGGCAAGACAGCAAGCACAAGCACCCAGAAGGTTTCGGCTCGCAGCCAGCTCCTCCGAGCGTCGACTGCAAGGTGCTTGACGAGAACTTGAAGAACAAGAACACGTGGGACTTGGTTTATGTCCACGACCAGACGCTGGCATAGGAGTAGTTATGGCAGAGATTTACAAGCAAACGAAGCAAGCATTTGACCAAAGCGTCTACGCATACTTGGTGAAGCGTCTCCGTGAACCAGTGGAAGATACGGACGCCTACGGCTGCGGATTCATTGACGAACGCGGCGCGGAAACCCAGTCTGCAAGTACAAATTCTAATGCCAAGTGGGCATACACCGACTTGGACAAGCTCATATTCTTCATGAAGTCGGCCATGGGTTCCGCCGTCGATACGCTTCCAAACGTGTTCGACTGGATCGACTCTCTGGCCATCATGAACCAAGTGGATCTTGTGAAGAATGTTCCGGTCTATCGAAAGGTGATCGGCCTCGTGGAAGAGATTTCGTATCTTCCGGCAGAGAACCGTGGCGAAGGCAAGATGCAACCCAACGCCGATGATGCGAGCTTGACGATGGAACAGCGACTGCAGCGAGCTTTCACTTGCGCCCAGTTCCTCATGCACTGCATCATAAACAACGGCACGGTACAGAGCGAGAACTTCATGACCAATACGTTCGATACCGACGTGCTGGCCGCTACCGAAGCTACCTTCAACATCCGTTCCGTTGGAACATACCGAGATATCGTGGACTTCTTGAAGAAGGGTCGCGTTATCGACTATGCGTCCGTCAAGCCGGAAGGATATGCGCTTGCCGTAAGGATTGCGAAGGCGTTGATGACTTCTGCAGATACGATTTTCAACAAAGATTTAACAAATTCACTGAACGAAGCCAAATCATGGAGGACTCTGTCGACGTATGCCGGATAAGCGTCAAATGTTCAACGGCGTCCCGTGTTTCAAGGTTGACGCTGACGATTTCATGTACATCGCGGCATGCGCCACGATGAAGAAGCGTCTTCTGTCCAAGAATATCAAGAACGACGAGCTGCGTGAGTTCTATGTGTCCTCTCGTACGCCGAAGTTCACCGTTGACTATGATGGAGTACTTTTACAGTGGTAAGGGAAGCTTATGCTAGTTAAGAAGAACAAAGAAAACGACAATATAGCCACAAGGCTCCTTAGCCATGTGAGGGATTACGGTCAGGCGAACGAGCGCGGTGCCATTTTCGACCGAGTGTTCAACCGTGGTGACGTTGTTCGTCAGATTCGCGCTTCACGTAACGTGGTCGGCCAAGGCATCAACCAGATGCTCTCTCCGGACGGTTCCGCCGTCGACGGATTCAGCATGTACATGCCAGCGCTCGGTATCAGCGGTTCGAACAAGATCGATCCGGACAAGATACAGAACGCGATTGCCGAGAACCAAGCCCAGCTATACTGGAAGAAGAACCAAGAACGCGCTCGCAAGTACGACACGGTCGCATCTCGTTCTGAAGTGAACGAGTCCTTAATACAGATCTGTAACGAGGCCGTGTACAAGGACGACGTGGACGAAATCTGCTCGCTCGACATCGACCATGACGCCGCTATCGGCGATCCTGTGCGCAAGAAGCTCGGCAAGATATTCCGTCAGACGGTTCTCCGCCGCATCATGAAGTTCCACCAAGACGGCTGGGAGTACATGAAGTACCTCTTGACTCGTGGCCGTATCTTCTTTGAAGTTATCTACGATCCCAATACTGGCAATATCGAAGGCGTGAACATGCTGCCGGAAGAGCACATGATCATCGTCGTTCAGGACAACTTGATTATCGGCTATCGCCAGATGCTTACTGGTACGATGGCCTCGCAGAATAACGGCAAGAATTATATCGATTTCTCGCCGAACCAGATTCTGTACGCATCCCTCGGCATGACTGGCCCCGGCGGCGTCAATGACCCTCGTTCCATCTTGGAACCAGCGATGAAGCCGTACAACCAATTGAATACGATTGAAGACTCCGTCGTGATGTACCGTGTCCTCTGGGGTTCAGAAAAGCTTGTTCTAAAGGTTGACGTGTCTGGTATGACGAAGGCTACTGCCGAGAAGTTCATGAAAGACCAAGCGAAGATGTTCTCTCGTCGTCTCGATTACAACTCGATGACTGGTGAAGTGACCAACTTCGGTACGTCACCTGGCCTTACCGAACACTTCATCATCGGTGTGGGTAACGGTCGTACTGGTTCCAGCATTGAACGTATGCAAGGCGGTGCCGAGCTTGGAAACATCGATGACTTGAAGTTCTTCAAGCGCAACTTGGTGAACTCCTTGATGGTTCCGCCGGGACGTATCACCGCTTTGGCTGGCGACTCCCAGAATTACTCACAAGGTAAGATCGGTGAAGTCACTCAGGCCGAAGTCTCGTTTGCTCGCCTCGTGCAGCGCTATCAGACTCCGTTCGAGACGATTCTTATTCGTCTGTTCGTGATGGTGCTGAATACTGACAACACGATCGACGACTCTATCAAGCTGCAAGAGTTCTATACAGTGCGCTTCCGCAAGTCCAACGGTTTCCAGAACTTCATCGACTCCGAAGTTTGGACGACGAAGCTCGCCGTGTTCGACTCGATGATGAAGCACGTGTCCTCGAAGGAAAATCCGAACGGCGCTCTCTCGAAGCAAGCCGCGTTGCGCTGGGGTCTGCGTCTCAACGACGAACAGTACAACCTCAACAAGGCTTGGTGCAAAGAAGAGAAGGCCGAAGAATCTGGCGAAGCTACTGGCGACGAAGGCGGTGGCGAAGCCTCTGGCGGCGCACCGGATGCTGGTGGCGGAATGCCTGGAATGTAGTGTTAAAGGTGGTCATTCGACCACCTTTTTCATTTCAATGTAGGTTTTTGGCACTTTTTTCACGGCGTTTTTTGAGACCCCTAAACATTATAACAAGAAACGCCTATCAGAGTAGTACCGCTGGTGCTGCCGAGAAGGCACAACAGAAGGACTACTTATGCAGACTCTTCAGAAAAAGAACCTCTCGAATAAGTGGCGCACCATTCTTGAATCCAACCTTGGTCGTCCTATTCGTACTCGCGCTGAAGCCAGCGTGATTGCTACCTTGCTGGAAAACCAGAACAAGGTTAACCGTGGCGCTATGCTTGAATCTGCCAACGTCTCCGCTGACGTTGCTCAATATCAGCAGTACGCTCTCCCGATGATCCGTCGTCAGTTCCCGGAACTGCTCGCCATGAACACGGTGACTGTGATTCCGACAACGACTCCGCAGGGCATCTATTTTGCTCTTCGTTATCTTTATGATAACGAACCGCTCAAGACCACTGCATTCCGTCGCGGTCAGAAGCAAGAAATTGGCTACGATCTCGTAGCTGACCACACTGGTTTCGCTGGCACTTTCAACCCGTGGACTACTGGCCGTGGTGAAATGTTGTCCAACTACATGGAAGGTACTGGTGTTAACGGTGCTTCCGCTAACGGCAACACTTTCGATCCAGAAGAACCGGGTCTCCTCTACAACAACTTTGGTGGCTCTTACCTCGCTGGCAACGACCAGTACGGTGACCTCTCCTTCAACATCAAGAAGGCTTCCATCAAGGTGATCAGCGGTGCCATCCGTGTTGGTACTCGCGCCATCAAGTCTCACTACACGATCGAATTGCAGCAAGATATGGCTGCTGCTCATGGTCAGGACGTTGAAGCCCTTCTCCTCGAAGGTCTCCAGTTTGAGATCCAGCAGAACATCGACCGTGAAATCCTCCAGGCCATGGTGCTTGTTGCTCAGACTCCGGCTCTCGGTGGTGAAGCAGCAATCCAGATGGACTTGGCTGACAAGAACATCCTCAACGCTGGTATGGGCCGCTGGGCCGCAGAACGTATCGCTGGTGGTATCGTGAATACTATCATCGCCGTATCTCGCAAGATCGCTCTTACGACTCGTATGGGCTGCGGTAACTTCGCAATCATCTCCCCGGATATTGCTGCTGCTGTCGCAACTCTCAACAACGGTATCTATACGCCGACTTACCTCCAGACCGACGCTGCTGTGCAGCCGAGTGGTGGTGTGGCCGACGCTGGTAGCCTCTTGAATGGCAACATCAAGCTGTATCAGGACATCTACGCTCAGGCTTCTTACGCCCTCATCGGTTACAAGGGCCCGCGTCAGGGTGAGTCTGGTATCATCATGATGCCTTACATCCCATATATCTTCTGTAAGACCGCTGGTCAGGAAGATGGTTCTCCGCGTCTCATTGTCAAGTCTCGTTACGCCATTGTTGCGAACTTGCTCGGCGCTGGTCAGTTCTACCGTGTCATCCACTTCTCCAACGTCAACACTGTTATCACTGGCATCGACCTTGATAACATGCCGTGGCAGTCTAACGGTTCGCTCGCTGGTGCTTCGCTCCAGGCTGGCCTCTCTTACGAGACTGTTCCGAATGGCGTGGTGAACGTGCCGGGTGGCCTCTCTTACGAAGACAACAACTGGTAATCGTACTACGTGAATTGCTAGTAAGATAGAAACTAAGAAAGCGACGAAGTAATTCGTCGCTTTCCTTTTTTATGCGTAAATAACAATTCACAACTTATTAACAATCATATAAACTACTGCATAACTGAGCGGTAGTTTTTGATGAATCCCAAGGATAGTAAACAGTTATTGACTGCAGTCTTGAATAATGACACAGCGACGGTCAAGCAGATTGTCGGCGCGTACTTCGAGTCGTGTTATGCGTCAGAGCTGGAGAATGCGTCCAAGGCCATCATGGAGTCTATCGGCAATGAGGGGAAGGCTTTGTATGGCAACTAATCAATTATACGGCGACGTGATTTTCGAAGGATCCTCGGCGGCAATGGTTGACCGCAAGGATATTTTTGGAAATAACGTTAAACGCTTGATTATCGAAGGCACGGCTATCCGCTGTAATATTCCCGGTATTAACAACCGCGCCTATCCGAAGCGTATTATTGAACGCGAAATGAACCGTCTTATCAAGGACTTTGTCGTCCGTGGTCGTCTCGCTGCTTCGTTGAACCATCCTCGCTTGGGCACAGACGGCACCGCGAAGGACTATCCTATTTTTGAAATGGACTTGATGTCCATCTGCGCCTTGATCGAAGACCTCCACATGGAAGGCGACGATCTCAAGGTTCGCATGGTCGTTATGGAAGAGACTGCTGCTGGTAGGCAGCTCGCCGCATTGATCCGTGGCGGCTATCATCCGGGTTTCTCTCTGCGTGGCGCTGGAAGCACCATCGAAATGGGAGACCATGAGGAAATCTCCGACGACTATACGATGATCACTATTGACGTTGTTGGTAATCCGTCATTTGGACAAGAAGCGATTTTCACTGCCAGACAAGAATCTGCAGAGTCTACTGGCAAGGCTCCGTTGACCGAATCTGTGACAGGACCACGACCGCTGGTCGAATCTGTTACGGATGTTATGAACCGTTACGGACGTGAAATCGAACACAACTACAGAAACTTTGTGGTTGGATTTGGTCGTTATGACAAAACTGGACTAATTTCTGCATTGCGAGGCTTCAACACATGCAATTAAGCTCAGTACTTACAGAAGAAGAAATGGCCGGAATAAATCCGGAAATCGTTGCGAAGATCGAATCGGCTTGCAACGGTGAAATTGCCGCCGCCCAAGAGGACAGCAAGGACAAGCAGCGCAAGCAAGTAAACCAGATGCTTGAAGCCGTCTCCTCGAAGGCCGAAACCATGATCGCCGAGGCAGTATCGGAGAATGTTGCGAAGATGAAGACCAGTGCGATTAACGACCGCATGTTCAAGGTTCTCAGCGCAATGTCAGCCGTGCTTGAAAGCGCCGGAATTACTATCAGCCTCAACGGAACGACTTCCGAAGAGACCAAGAAGCTCCGCGACTTGCTGGCTCAAGCCAATAACAAGCTCAAGACGGCCTACGCCGAACGCGAGAACTTGAAGGACAAGCTGAACGAGGCCGAGAAGAAGTCCTACATCATGCGCCTCGTGCAGGGAATGAAGCCGAACGTGGTTCAAGCTGTCATGGCTCACTTCGTCAACTATGACGTTCGCGACATCACTTCCGACAGTATCATGAAGTTCATCGACGGTTCTTCTAACGATGTGTTCATGATGGATGTAGACCCAGAGCGTGACGGAAAGCTCAATATGGACAATGTGGTAAACGCATTGAAGGATATTGACGCCGAACTCGACCGCGAGAACAAGCTTGAATCTATCGACGGCGTGTTCGAATGCGACGAGACCGAGGAAACTCCGAAGACTACGCCGAAGATCGAATCCCTTACCAAGGGACTCAAGCCGCAACGCGCCAATCTGTCCGCTGGCATGGATACGTTGTTCGAGGATGTTAACGCCGAGTACGTTGAAATTCCGACGGACGATGCTTCCGATATCGAAACCGCCATGTCGAATGTCAAGGCTTTCGAAAACCTCGGACTCGGAAAATTTGCCTAATAACCTCCTTGTTGGCTCCGAAGGGGCTCGGTCGCAAGACCGGGCCTCTTTTAGTGTAATTTATCTACCTAGACGAAATGTGCCTAACTGATAAACTAGGCGTGTAGAGGATTTATGAAACAACCAGACTACACTACCATTGCCCCTCGTGGACAGACGCAAGTCAACCAGAACGCGAATCCGTATGGATATTCGCAGAACGGATATCCGCCGCAGAATAACGGTTATCCGCAAGGCGGCTATGTACCTCAGAACAACGGCTACGTTTACAATCAGCCGAACAACGGATATCCTAACGCTGGATACGTACCGCCGAACCAAGACCAGAACGGCGTGTTCATTCCGACACAGGTCAACATCGGTGAAGGTTCCCAAGAGTTCAGAAACGCATATCAGAACAACTTGAACCGTTTCAACGAAGTAAACCGCAAGGTCAAGGAAGGCATCAACCAGAGCGAAGCTGTACAGCGTGTCAAGGAAATGTCCTCTTATAAGACGAAGGTCGAGACCGACTGGAAGGACGACGTGCAAGGTGCCGCCATCAATCCGGAAATGATGCTGACCTTTATCGAGAACCTTTGTGTGTCCTTGAAGAACCCGCAAGAATGGCTTCCGCCCAAGTGCGAGAAGTATTTCGAACCGTTCAGCAAGAAGTCTGAACCGATCGTGCAAGCTCTCAAGAACACTGGCAATACAATCAGAAAACTGTGCGGTATGCCGCTTCCAGAAGCTGCACAGCCGCCGAAGGGATAATGACCTATGGGCACACCGTCAATCATTTTAGGCTACTATACATTTCCGTTTGCTGAAATCCATGCACCGATAGAAGTGTTTGCCATCGACGAGAATGGTGATGAAGACGGTCGTGTCCGTTCAGTTGAACTGGAAGCGATAAACGGTGTGTCAAATGGCTTTTATTTGACACTTGAAGGTGAAGAAAATGTACTGCTTAATATTCCTCCTCTATACGCTGGTGAATCCGAAGTCTATCGGAAAATACCGTTAAGATTTGTTATTGGATATATCGACGTAGACAAGGACGAATTCGACAAGAACGGCCTAGACTACTACGAAGAAGACGACCTGACCTACAAGCGTGTAGATGTCAATGTATTTGCAACTGTCTTCGGTCAAGAACTCCCAACAATCACTTATGTCGAAAATCTGGCGTCTCGTGTTGACGAGGCGGCCTCTGTTGTTGTGCATGGCACGAACATGACTGACGGCTTGAGTATCAAGCTGACAAACGGCGAGACGGAATATGTTGTTCCTCCAGAAGATATCGAATTCGACATAGATGAAGACGGTGTCGGCACGGCGACCTTTACGGTCTATCCGGGAATGCTCGCCACTGACGGCAACGGTTCCGAACCGTGTGCCCAGTACGACATCTATTTCAGTTATGAAAAACAAGTGTTCGGCGATCCGAGCATTGGCTTGATCCGTTATAAGTACGATAGCGAAACCGATGAACAGCAGCGCTATTCTACCGAAGGCGTGACCATCGAGAAGGAGTGTTACCAGACTGGCTCGATGTCGCTTGTGTATGACTCGGTTGACGAGAATGGAAACGCCGTATTGAACGCGGCGGCTGACCCTCGGTTTGGTAAAGACATCTATTTCAAGATTGACCCAGATGCCGAATGTACCGATTACTTCTATACGATGGTGCGCTTGAAGTACAACAAGAACTTGACGCACAAGGCTGGATTGCTGAAGCTTAATGGCATTCAGCTGCTGGACGGCGATGTCGTATGGCTGGCTCATCAGACCATTGAAGAAGAAAATGGCTTGTGGGTGGTACATGCGGGAAGCTGGCAAGGATTCAATCAAGAGAGCGCTGGTTGTGAAATCGACTGCTATCGAGTCCCTACTCCGATGCCAGTCGATGACAAGGTGTTGGTTGATTTGGGAGCTCGCGCAAGCTATCCGGTCGATTATGTGTGCCGTGACAATGTACCATACAAGTGCGGCTCTCGTACGATATGCAATTACAAGGTATCTCCTGGTAATGTGGTCGCGTTGCTAAATCAAGAAAACGGCGAAGACGGAATTTATTTGGTCACTTGCGGCAACTGGGTGAAACTCGCCGATTTGCTGGAGTCCGATGTCAATGGCACGACTGTCGATTTCACTTCAAGGATTATCGTGCAAAACGATATTGATTTTTGTAAGTGCGGCGGACTGTTCCACATTGACTACTATTTCTTGACGCCGTCTTGCTACATGCATCATCTGCAGCGCACCGTTAAGATTATCTGCGCTGGAGCTTCTATTGCGCCGAACGCGGAAGGGCACCAGTTCCGTATCACGGAATACCAGATTAGGGTCGGTGAGGAAGATGCTTTGATTGGCAATAACGGAAGGACGCCGGGTGACCCAGTGAAGGAAACTTGCGTTGTCGATAACGAAGATTTTGATTACGACTTCGGACTGGGTCTTATTGAGCATAGACAGTTTGAACAAGATCCGAAGTGCATCCAGACTCCAATGTGCGATAGTATTTGCGACGTTCCTCGCATCTATAATCTTCGCATGCCAGCTGGCTACAGCAATAGCAATGACCGCAACGGATTTACGATAAAGTTCTGGCGTCTTGAGGACGATGGATGGCATCTGTATGCCTATGTCGCGTCTGGTACTCAGATGACCGGAATGGATTACTACGTATATCACTTGCATGTAAAGGGTAAGGCTACCGAATCTATGGTCGATGTAAATGAACACGACTGGTTCTCCGAGACTACTGGCGTCATTGCTGGCGGTGATTCTGGAGATGCCTTTGGTATATGCGATGATAAGTGGGAATTCCTTATTGGGTACGATGCTGATGACAAGCCAGTAACCAGAAACGGTCTGGACAGCGAGACGCTGTATATGCCGTGGCGCATATCTTGTACTACGAATTTGTTTGCGCATAGCTATCCGCATTCGACGCTGCGTACGACATGCGCTGATATGGATGATGCGGCCAAGATGATTGATGCAGTTGGTGATATGTGTGAAGACTGCAACGGAACTGGCGTCGATCCGGAAACTGGATTGGTTTGCCAGACGTGCGACGGCGATGGAAAGAACCCGGACGGATACCTTGTCGGTATGAAACATTTGTTCGGAGTCGCATATTACACCACTACTATGAGCAAGGGACAGTTTGTCGCTGAATATAACCAGTACGATCCGAACTGTATCTGGTATGTCGTCAATGAAGTTCTTGTTACTGATGACGACGGCATGGACTATACCTATGGCGGAAATCCAATTCACACGCCGTTTGAAACGGATAGAAGCAACGAAAACGAACATGAGGTTTTGAGGAGATAGATTTATGGCATACTTTTCCAAAGAAGAAATCATATTCAAGAAGATTATGTCGTTGGATCCGACCGTCGGTGCGGTCGATGATAAAGCTCGTGCATGGCTTCCGGTTACATGCATTGATGAAGATAATCCGGATCCGAATGGCCGTGTGACGTTAAGGGCACCGTATCCGATTGGGGACGGAGATGTCAATGGCACCGTATGCCCGTACTGCGAAGGTTTAGGACACGTGACCAAACATGAATGTTTGGCTTGCACTAAGGGTTACAAGACCGAGCAGTGCTCCGCATGCAACGGCACTGGATGGAAGGATGCTGAATGTGACGAAGAAGAACGTGAACCGTGCGAAGTTTGTAATGGTGCTGGTACAGTTCAAGTTGAGTGCCCACAGTGCGGCGGCACTGGATTCGTCACCGAGATTTCTGACGATCCGTCTGACGCCGAATGCGAACATTGCCACGGAACTGGCATTCTTGGCGGAGCCGTAGGCGCAATCACTGTAGATGCTGATGGCATAATCACCTTGCGCTATGACGACGTGTCATTGGGTATTGACGAGCATGGCCGTATCTTCGGTCGCTTGAAGGTCAAGGACGGAAAAAGCGGACTTGATATCGAACGAATTGACGGCAAGGACAACGTATTCGTCAAGGTCGATACGAAGTCGATCCGCATTAACGACAACGGATGTCTTGAAGTCGTTGACTATGTCAAGCCGTATGCGGAACAGTTTTCGAATAGCGTCGCGTTCAATCAAAAGGTTCTTTACAGTAGCGATCCGATATCGCTTAGTGATGGCGGTAAGGATATTATTGTCGATGATGCCGATGTCAAGAAGATTCATGTACATCTGTCTGTGGGTATTCGCAATGATGATTATTTGAACGCTACGTCGTGGACTGGACTTCAGATGAATGTCGGCGGCAATCTGTCTGAAATCTTCTGCTGGGATCAGACGATACCTTATACTATTGTGAACTTCGATACATTCATCGATGTGTCCAATGATCGTACGGTTCCCGTATGGCTGAAATTCAAGGCTGGCGCGGTTGAGGACTTCATTCCAGCTGGCGCAACGTTCTCTTGGACAGCCAACGTAACTTCGTGCTAAATGAACTAATTTAAACTTTAACGAAACATTTGGGTTAAAATGGCTAATCGTAACATTAACGGGCCGAAGAAGCGCCCGGCCAATCCGGCTGTATTCGACGAAAAGGGTCGACAGACCGTCGCTTCGATGAAGTATGACAAGATCGACAAGGACTATCTGACAAAGCTCCTCTTGGAACATAAGCGTGATGTTGAACTTTTTGGTAAGGGCTATCCGGTTTCCGACGACTTGGCCACTGCAATTCAGGTGGTTATCAAGAAGACCGCTGGCATGATGTCTTGGCGCAAGTACACGGATCCTTGGAAGGAAGAGATGTATGCCAGGGCCCAGTTCTGCGCTCTGAAGTATTGCCACTCGTTCGATCCGAACAAGATGGCCGAGAACTCCAAGAACAAAGACCCTTACTACTACTTGGGACAGATCGTGTCTCGTGCATTCATGCAGCAAGTGACAGACCTCAAGAAGAAGTCGAAGTACATCAAGTTCACATCGCTCAACGAGAACATTCTCCACACTTGCGTCAACATCGACGAGTATGCTGGCGTCATCGAACGTGAGGAGAAGCGCCAGAAGGACGAGATCAATGCGAACCTCGCTATGGAACACAACAACGTGTCCGACGCCGTCGATGTCCTTGAGAAGGTGGATCCGTACATGGACGACAAGGTAATCGAACTCGCGAAGAGGCTCGTCGACGAGGAAGGCATCAGCGAGGAATCTGCTTGCAAGGAAGCCAAGCGCATCTTGGCCGCACGTAAGCAGAAAGCTGCTGAAGCCAAGAAGGCAGAAAAGAAGTAATTTTAATCATACGCATCTTTCCTCCTAAGCCGCCAGAAATGGCGGCTTTCTACGTTTAAACATTCAACTTAAATCATTTCAACGCGAAACAAGTTCTGTTGAATTTTGATAAACTATCTTCAAAGTCAAGGACAACTACTATGGCTCTAAAGATTGACAGTGGAAACGTATTGGGTATGTACGGAACGAATTTTGATACCCATCCAGACTGGAGACACGATATTTACGTGCAGACCCAGAGCCTCATCCCTGGGGTCATGGACATCAAGTCCGGTAAGGCAGAGAAGTTCGTAAAACGTGCCGAGGAACAGATGTACTGGCATACCGAGGACAAGCTTGCCGAACTTCAAGACAAGTTCCTCGAAGACGATATGGTAAATAACACGCCGGGTCGTGGCCAGAAGAACTATCGCCGTATGGAATACGACATCACGAAGAATCCCAACGGAAAGGGAGCCGAGGAAGACCGCAAGGCCGCCGAGGAGAAGGAAGTTCTCACTAAAGAGAAGCTGATGGACGTGCTCAATAACGTTCGCTATACCATGTGTTCGACTGCGTCCGCTTGGGGCGACGAGCCTATCAAGCAGAAGGACTACCAAGACCAGATCAAGCTTAGGTAGGGGTTTTTCTTCCTTTTACCCTACCTTGGAGGTCGCCGTGAGGCGGCCTCCTTCTGTTTTGGCATGGTTTTTGCTTATTAATGGGCAAAGGAAATAATTTAATACTCAAAAGGAGTTATGCCTATGTACAATAAAATGCCTGTGTTTAACATCTTCGGTGTCGATCCGTTCGACTTCGGTGAGTCCAATGTCGCTAACGGTTTCTGCAATATCGGTAACGAGCTGCAGAACATGGTGAAGGCGATGACTTGTGAGGACGACCAGAAGCCTCACGCCAGACGCCCTAACTTCCGTGCCGAACATACTGATGAAGCCGACATTTTCTACGTGGAACTGCCGGGTGTGAAAAAGGAAGACATCAGTGTGGTCGTCTCTGGTGAATACACCTTGGCGCTGCTCGCCCAGCGCAAGGTCGGAAAGACCGAGACTACGTTCCGCACGGAGTTGGCAAGCGACAAGGACATCAACAACGCCAAGCTGAAGTACGAAGATGGCTTGCTGACCGTCACTATCGCTCCCAAGCCGAAGGCTGTATCTGATGTCAAGAAGCTTCAGATCCAGTAAGTTAAACTATCACAAAGGAGGAAATTAAAAAATGCCGTCCGAAAGGGCGGCATTTTTGTTTCCTTTTTTGTTTTGGTTAGATCTGCTTTGCGGACAGCCAGTTTCTGTAGTAGTTGAGACTACGGCGGACTGTCTGGAAGTTTTCGGTGCCAGCGGCCTTCATTGCATCCATCGTGATCGATTCGAGGAACGCCTTCGGTTCCGTGTCGCCGCGCATGGCTTCGAGCGTGTCGATTGCCTCGAACTTGACGGAGTCGTTTTCGGTGAGCTCGGTATCGATATCGTGGGTTAGGCCGAACGCCTTGATAACGCCTTCCAGCTTCGCCTTGTTGGAGTCAGTCATCAACTGGCGGGTCTTGTAGATGAAGTACTTTTCTGGTTCTGTAGCTTGACGCATGGTCGTTCTCCTAGCTTTATGACATCAGTTTATCATTTTTGTGCGGCGGCGATTTGATAAACTGACCATGTAAGAAAGGGTTCAAGCGATGACACCATATTATTACGTTCGTGAAGTTGAAAAGATTATGATTGCGTTGATGGACGTATTCAATAATCTGCGTGCCAAGAAATACAAGGACATCTCGCGTACGGCGTCCGACCGTACAGTTGCTGTCCCTATCACGACCCACAGCAGCGCGAACTTCGCAAACTTGGTCGCTTCTACGCAGTCGACGCAAGAACCGATGCCAGTGCCTATTCTTGGCTTCCGTTATACCGGAAACTCGCATGACCAAGCCAACATGGTGCAGCCGTGCTATGCGCGTGAAATCTACTCGCCCACGATACAGAAGTTCATCCGTGACATACAGCCGACGCCGCAAGTATTCAAGTTCGAAATGACATTGCTCTGCAACGACATGTCCGACTATCTGCAGATAAAGGAAAACATCGAAGCCTATTTCAACACGTACCGCACAGTCCGTATCAAGGAGTTCGACTTCATCCCGGAAATAGAGCGACCGATTCCGTTCTCGGTCACTTGGACGGATAGTCTCGACGACGAGAAGTCATCGGACAGCAAGGAATACCAGTATTACAAGACGACCTACACCATCGAGGCCCATGGCGTCTATCACCGTAAGTACGAAATTCCGGCGATCATCAAGTACGCCGAAATGAATTTCAACATCAACAACGAACTTATCGACTCGTTGCAAGTGTTCGTGTATCCAGACGAAATCGCGCAGCAGAAGAAGCACTTGTGGGAAACCGTCGAGCCTTCGATTCGCGAGGGCTGGTCGCTGCTCAAGACGTTCACTAGGACGCTTGTTCGCAAGACGGACGAGGACGGCGACGAATACTGGAAGGATGAGACTCGCAAGAGCTACGACTTGACCTATCACGACGAGAGTGACATTACGAAGCGCAACAAGGTAGGAAATGTCGTAACTGGCTACAACCCTATTCTGAAGGGTTACAAGCGTGACGATAATGGCAACATCATCAAGGACAAGGACGGCGACCCGATTCCTATTTACGACTGGGAAGATATCGTCGTCGGCGACGTGAACCGTCCGCCGGAAGTCCCTTCATTCGACTTGATCCACTTGAACTTTGACGAGGATACTTCTCTGGAGCACGACTTCAGCGGACTCAACCGTGACTTCGTCGCGATATCCAGCGAGAAGCGTGAGTTTGTACCAGACATGGCTCCAGGCAACGGCAGCTATGCACCGGACGGATACGCTTCCGAGAATACGGACTGGTCGCAGATTCTTAACTGGTTCGGCGACAACAAGGAAGGAAAGATCGAATCTTCCTACACCTTCAAGGCCACGCTGCAGTTCAAGCACCCAGATGTCGATACGGTGTTCCAGTATCTATACAATCCGAAGGACGTCACTCTGTCCGACGGAACGGTCATCCCGGCGGAAACCGTTTGGTTCGACTGGGGCATACAAGATCACCGACTCTATTTCACATATCACACATCGTCGCAGTATCACCGCTTCGTGAGCGCAAAGACCGACTTCGACGACAAGACAATTTATTCGATCTACTTTGTCCTTTATAACGAAGGACAGAACGGCGCGTTCGGTATTCGTACGAACTTCTCCGACACGATGATCGCTCTGGAAACGAAGGAAGTATAATGTTTAACTGGAAAGAACGGCTACAATCCAAGGAGACAGCAGCCAAGGCCGCCGAAAATCAGACGGTGGACGCTATGCCGCATGCCAATCTCAGTATTCCGAAAGTTAACCGCATTAAGCAGTTCTTTGAGGATCGCCAGTATGACGACGTTCCTTTCAAGCTAGAGGGTATGGCCAACATGAGAGCCGTCCAAGAGGTGCTGCGCAAGGAGCAAGACGACGAGTACATGCACCGTGATGAGAATATGAAAACGTTCAACATCATAAACGAAACTAATAACCAGCATCCTTACGATGCATATTTCCAAAGGAAACGACCAGATGAACGATCTGATAGCTAGACTCAAGGTGACGACGACCACCAAAATCAAGCCGTCTACGGTGAAGGCTAAAGTGCCAGCCTCCATTAAGATTCCCGCGCCGACCACGATTAAGGTTGCGCCGATTGTTGAACCGTCTGCTGGCAAGCCAGTCAAGGTTGACCACGCTCGCGACATGGAGTTCGTGAAGGCGAGCATCCGTAACAAGATGGCTGAATGCAAGGCGAAGGTCGATATCGGTATCAACGAGGACATCATCGCGAAGTACCGTGATGAATACCAGCAGTTCCTCAAGGAACTCGAAACTATGGATTTCAGCTCCATGATTTTCGGACAGCCGACGGCGCAAGCCACGGCTCCGGCTGCGGCCCCAGTGGCTCAAGAGGAAGTTCCTCTTGCCAATGGGATCTCCGTAGGCGAAGAAGCTGGCGGATCCATCGTGATTCCGACTACGACGACTCCGAAGAAGTCTCGCAAGAAGAAGGTGGTGACTGAAGAAGTCCAGACCGACGCTACCGAGGCTCCGGCAGAAGTCGCAGAGGCTCCAGCAGAAGCGTAAACCAAACTTTACTTGGTTTGTAAAGAAAAGTCGACTTGCAACCCAGGTCGACCTTTTCGCGTCCAGATAAGCTATATTAAGGAATTGGGGAGCTTTGATATGGACTTACGTGAACGCAACTTATTGCAGATCGAAGAGATTGAGAAACATAAGTGGATCGAGTCCGAAAAGGCTGGCCACGACTTGGGCGAAGCCGCCCGTATCGACTGGGTGCTCAAATATGCAGCTAAGTGGAGCGAAGAGCATCCAGTGACAGATGATAAACTGCCTACAGATGAAAGTTTGAAGGCAGATAATGGCATTTCAAAAGATATTCCTTGAATCTCTTGCCGACATGTGCGGTTCCAAGGCTGGGCTAGTCGCTGCAGCCTTCATGCCTCGTCAAGAGGCCGCCGACGGTATTGGCGGAGATTACGACACTCTGAAGGATCTCGCCGTATGGTTGCTGGTTGAGAGTAATGTACTCAATCAGCTGCACTGGAATACTGACACGAATCTCAAGCATGAACTGTTGAACGAGGCTTACGAGCTTTGCCGCGACACTGGCGACAAGCTGGCCGAAACATATATCGCACTTACTGGAAAGCCGTGCGACAAGGAATTTCCGAAGGTTGATTCTGGCGTCGGTCTCAAGGATACCGATGTCATTGCGCTCTTGAAGAAGCTCGACAGCCACATGAATGAAGCTTGCGCGAAGAATCCGAAATTCCCAGAGGGCGTCAAGAATGCGTTCGCCGACTTCGATGAAGCCATGACGACGATTATCTACAAGTACAGCCAGTTCACGGCATAAGGAATACCTATGGAACTTATTACCACAGATGACATGGTCGAATACGTCAAGAGCCGCATGGGTTACCCCGTGACGGAAATTGAGATGGTCGTTGAAGAACGAGGCGGCCTTGGCCATATCCATCTGGCCATCAATGATACGCTGCGATGGTTCTACCGTATCAACATGGACGAGGCGTCTTACAAGGATATCTTGAAGATTCCTCTACGTGCTGGTATCATCCAGTACCGTGTTCCAGACAATATCATGGAAGTTATCGACGTGCAGCCTTCCTACGGTAACACGTTCTCTCCGATGATGGCTTGGGACGTCGGCCCCGGTGAATCGCTCATGGGTGTCGGTGGCGCGGGTCTTGGTGGTCTCGGCCAGTTCGACTTGGTGACTTATGCTGGTGCCATCCGCTACCTGAACGACGTTAAGAAGCTTGTCGGTACGCAGTACAACATCAAGCTCCATCCAGTAGACCATATACTCAGAGTCTATCCTACTCCGAAGTCTGACCGTATCGCGCTCGCTACCGTGTACGTGAAGGCCAAGAAGTACGAAGTATTTGCGAACCCGCTGTTCTGTGACATGGCAGTCGCTCGTGCAGAAATGCAGCTGGGAAAGATCCTCAAGAAGGACGATATCACGCTTCCTGGTGGTGCCAAGGTCAACGGTCAAGCTATATACACCGATGCGAAGACCGAATGGGATGCATTGTTTAAGATGCTGCAAGAACAGTCCGCCCAGCCGTTCATGATGACTGACTTGATGTCCTAGCGTCTCTTGACAAATCTACCAGTGTTTTACTATATTGATTCCCGTCTAACAAGGCGGGATTTTATGTTATCCAAGTTTGTCAATTTTTTGATGAAGGCGCAGTATGCCGTGTACGTCGGCATTATCGTCGTCATCGTCCGTAGAATCGTCATGAAAATCCGCACCGATATGGATAGGACTCACTAATGCTCGATAAAATCGTAAACAACAACTTTGGCCTCGTATCCGTAGAGGAATTACGAAGGCTCGCTGCCGGAAACAACAATGGAGTATACGGCAAGAAGATTCGACCGAAGAAGGACGACAAGGACTCCATCGACACCTTCAAGGAACTCACCAATACGATTGACGAAATCATCGATGCCATTCCGAACATCACGATTCCGTCCACTATCGTCGGCAAGAGTCGCTACGAGGGCTTCAAGGAAATCGTCAAGCTCTACAAGAAGCAGAACATGTCTAAGGTGTTCCTTCTGTCTTGTACGATGGTGAACTTGATCGCTCGCCATAGCGGTGCCAAGGAAGTGTCCAAGGTCGCTGGCTTCATGCAGAACTGCCTAGCCTTGTATTCTATCGGCGACAACCTCTGCTCGCACATTTCCTTCAACTGGGACTTCGTTGACACGATGTACATTATCGTGAACAACGACCTCGAAGGCGGCGCTCCGTTGAGCATGCAGCAGTATCGCGACCTCAACGCGAAGTACAACAAGCAGAACTACGACTCGTTGTCGCTTACGAACTCCAGCACGTACGTCCTCGTCAACATGGCCGTCGAGCACAAGGATTCCAAGTGGTTCTCTGCCGAAGACCAGAAGGAACATGTGATCAAGATGCTCCGTACGAACATCAAGGGTGTCGTACGCCACTTCTCGCGTGATGAAGACGGTGGCGAGAGCTATGATCTGAACTACGAGTTCACCGACAACGCCATTATGAACGGCAAGCCGGGTAACGCCATTATCGAAGTGCAGTTCGACAACGTGCTTCTTTACTTGATGCAAAGCGTGACTCCGGTGAACTCCGAAGACGGTGGTGCGGTAAACGCATACGAACCAGCTCAAGAAATTCGCTACTTCTGGGTTCCGATGGACGGCGTGGAACTGTCTCGCACTGATGTCGCCGTGCTGAACGCGAATATCAGCAGCTTCATGAACATGCTGTTCGTGAACAACATCGACACTGAAAAGTTCATGTTCACTTTCGACGAGAACGGCAACTTGTCCGAACTCGTCCGTCCGAAGGCCATTCCGGAAAACTTCGTTTCGGCGAAGATTCCGGAAATCATCAACGCCGTCAAGGTTTTGCACGACAAGAAGCTGTCTCGCAGCTATGCGCTTGTCGGTAACGCTGGTACTGGTAAGACCATCGGCGCACAGCAGATATCCAACGCATTCTTGGATGTCTGCACGTTCAAGATTACGAAGAACGTAATCGAGAACGAGGAAGTGCTCAAGAGCATGATGCGCTACGTAAGGGCAATCAAGCGCTGCATCATCATTCTCGATGACATGGATCGCAGCGACTTGTCCGAAAAGAATAATTCCGTATGCGCTTATCTGAAGTTCTTCGATGACCTAAACCAAGCCGCGAAGAATGACCAGGTGTCCTACGTGTTCATTGCGACCATCAACGATCCGTCCAAGATCAACAAGGTCATCATGTGCCGTAGCGGTCGTATTGACCAGATGCTTGAAATTGGCTTCCCCGATGTCGAAGCGCTCAAGTACTTGTTCGAGTACAACGACAAGTCGCTCAACCCGGACAACTTGACCGACTTCCGCGATCCGTCGTTCGACGAAGCGTTCAAGTATGCCGTAGAATCGCAGATTACCGCAGCGGATATCTACAATATCTTCTCGGATATGGCGGTCTACACGGACACTGGGGCCAAGTTTACGCCGGAAAACGTACATGAGGCTATCGAACACATCAAGGATCGAAACGCCATGTCGAACAGGAACTATCTTGATTAAATAGCATTACCACTGACCCAGCAAATTGCCACAAGGATAGTTTGCTGGGTCGTTTGTAATGTCTTCGACACACTTGTCGACTTCTGGAGGACGGAACAAAACGTCCTTTTTTAGTTCGTCGATAGTGCTGGAGACATCCAGCGAATAGCCAGACGCTGGCTTCGATGCGTTCGGATCGTCCGGATCCGTGGAACTGCCGAGTGTATTGCGGCCAAGTAGCTGGTCGATGAAATGCTCTTGGTTCGGATCGTTGATGACGTCCTCGCTGACTTTCTTTCCGTCGTCGATAGCGACCTCCAAGAATAGTTTCCAAAAATACTTTCTCCACTTGTACTCGTATTCCGGAACTTCGTCCGTGATGGACGTGATTGAATAAAGCTTGTTGTCGTACTCGACCTTCAGCAAGTCGCCAGCCTTTGGGAAGATCTGGGCTGCCGTATAGCCGTAGTAGTTGAATTTCTCGTATCCACGCTGCCACCAGACTGGGTTATGGTCTTTTTCGTCCGTGCTGCAGAGCGGCTTTACGCCATGTTCACGCAAAGAACGATAGTTCCATTCGAGGAACAGCCCCATGTGCAAAATAACTTCGGTCTTTGCCGTGTACTGGATGCCGAATCGTGCGTACAGCTCGTTCTGCGGAGTAAATGTAATCGTGGCGCGGACATCGAACATGCGGTCGATATTTCTGCTGTTATCCTCGTGGAACAGCGGGTCTGCCTTGGTATCGTAAGTAGTCGTATAATACTTGAACTGAGTGCCTTGACGCTTGATCTGAGCAGCTGACATGATGTTGTAGCGCTCGTGGTCGCGGAATGCGTTCTCGTTGCGGTAATAGTGACCCATGCCGAGCCGAGTGTTGTGCTGGAAATCCGGATGGTTGATCTGGGACTTTTCAGACCGTTCGACGAAACCTCCGAGACGGTCGTCCCAGAGTGGCTTGGATACTGAAGCCAGTACGCTAAAATTCGGTACGACCATGTTGGCCGCACGTACGTTTCCAGAAAGATGTAGCTTCAAGCTTGGCATTCGATACCTCGTCCAGCAGTTTATCAGTTGACCTTGCGCCCAGAACTGATAAACTGCATACGACTATTTGGAATCGGTATTTATGTCGAATGCACTAGATCAACGCAAATATGCGAAAATATCGTTCGAGGCAGTTCGTGAACACCTCGTTTCGATCATGAAGGCGAAGGGCGGCAATCTCGCCGATGCCTCTGAAAGTTCCTACGGTCGATTGATGACCGACTTGTTCTCCGGTACGGCAGACTTGATGGGCTACTATGCGGAATCTGGCTTCATGAACGCCTTCATGGAACCTTCGTCTACTTCTACGCCTTCCATATACGCGAACGCTCGTATGCTTGGTTATAGCATACGCCGTCCGGTTCCGGCAAAGGCTGGCATCGGTATCGCTGCCACCAAGACTGGTAAGTACAACAGCATCCGCGTCCGTATTCCGAAGGGAACCGAGTTCACCATCGGCGGCCTTACCTTGACCGCAATGGACGACATGGAGTTCTACTACAACAGAAATACCGATCCGTCCAACACTGGCTTGATGACGCTCGTCTCTGGAAAGGCCGTCGTGGCCGAAGGTCAGTTCAAGACCGAAACGCTGGTCTCTACTGGCAAGCAAAACCAGATTCACGTAGTTAACGACACGACTTTCTCCGATTACTTTGGTGACAATGACCCCAACTTCGACGATGACGGTAACGTGGCTCACCGTGCGGCTGCATTCACGACGGTTACTTCCGACGCTACCCTTATGGACAACGTAGATCCAAGCGTCGTCGTTAATGACAAGCTCTACTGGCGCGTCTCTCGCCGTGGCCTTATCGACCCGGCCAAGGAGAACGTACTTAACGACATCGAGAAGTTCGTCGCTGGACAAGACAACTATACCGACAACTACACCGTCGAAATCACTACGGCTAACGACGGCAACGTACAGCTGAAGTTCGGCGACGGCTTGAACTCCGCGATTCCGTACGGCCTTATCAACGTGACCTATTTCTCCACGCTCGGCGAAGGCGGAAACCTTCTCGACGTGGCTGGTACGGTTCTGGCAACCAGCGACTCCAAGATCGTGATTACTCAGGGCGACGGAACCGAAAGCGATATCACCCTCGAAGACTTGAACATCGCGTTGACCACCGATATCCGCAGCGGTCTCGACATCCAGTCTATCGAATCCATCAAGGCCGACGCTCCGTATATTTTCAACTCTTTGGACAAGCTAGTTAACCGCATGAGCTATAAGATTTTCCTTCGCCGCTATGCTGACGTGAAGTACGCCACCGCGTTTGGTGAGGACATCTTGAATACGAAGCTGCAGAACGGCAGCATCGACGTTAAGTTCATGAACCAGATTCGTTTCAGTGTGCTCAAGAGCTTGTACCGCAAGAAGGACAAGAACTACTATCCGACGACTTCCAACGAGTACTTCCTTGACGGCTGCAAGATTAACGGTTTGATGTACACTTGGCTGTATGACTATGGCGAATTGTCCAAGCAAGGTCTTGACTCTGGCCACTGGGCTATGGCGGAACGAGTGAACAAGGCAATCGACTCCGTATTCGACGGTGTCGTTTGCTACAAGAACTCCGAAGGCTACGTGGATGTCAGTGAGAAGGTAAAGCAAGCCATCCGGAAGGCAGTCATGCCGTCCGACATTCCGATGGACTACCAAGTGTATTCCGCGAAGCTGTCTCCGCTTGACTTTGTCGAGACTGGTTCCGAGCTGTACAACGTAATGACATCGCTTAACCAGCGCGGCATGGTTACTCTTGGCGGCGGATACCACAACTACGTGTATCCGAGCGTCCATGAAATGCAGTGCCATCTCGATATTACCTTGTACCGTGGCAATAACTTCACCGACGTCAAGGAACGAGTTCAGAACATAATTTACAAGTACTTGAGCGACAATACCGAGTTTGCTTCTCCTATCTACCGTTCTCGTATCGAGGCGCTTGTCCATAACTTGACCGAAGTCGAGGGCGTCGACGTGACGTTCGCTCCGGTCGTTAACCAGTACAATGCGCTTGATGTCGCCCAGCTTCCGTGGCTTGGCAGCGTGACGAGCGAATTTATCGCACCGGGTTCTGTGACCATCGATCCGTTCGACTTTACTTTGCAGTACACCCTCGTCGAGTCCAATGTCAAGACGACCACGACTCGTACGTTTACGATGCCGAACCAGTCTACTATCCAGAACTTAATTGCCGACTACTGCTCGACGATGATTTCTAACCATCTTGAGACAGTTACCGACCTCGAAATCGACCGTTTTGTTGCCTATATCTGGTCACAGGTTATGCAGCAGATCTATACGCCGATTGCCGACCAGATCGATACCGCAACCGCACAAGGCGATATCGAGACAGTGCGCAGCCTCCGTGCGCTTATCGACGCCATCAAGGGCTGGGAACTTGGCCCAGACTCGCTGACGTTCAAGGATACAGACACGATTACGTCCATGTCCGAGGTGAACGGAAATACTTTGTACGACTACTTGAAGTACGGCTTGAACTACATCAAGCTCATCCGTAACGTGCTTGCCTACTACGTCACCAAGAGCTTGATCGACGAGAATGGCAACATCACCAACTATACGAACGACAATGAAATTGTCCAGGTTGTCGTCCCGGTTGACGAAATCGACCTTACCGTTTCTCTGGACTCTGTCTTGCTCACTGAATAGGATGGACTAGAATGAATCCGATAGTCTATAACAAGAATGGTCAATACCGCTTCACCGATTTCATCGGCTACTTGCCGGAGTTCCTTCGTTCGGAACCGGACGTCGTCACTTATCTGCAAGTGATGTCCGACTACATCAACAACGCATACCGCAACGTCGATGTCACGGAGGAGTTCGAACTGGTCAAGGTATGTACGAGTACTGACCGTACTGTCGTGCAGACTTGGATGGAACGCCTTTGCGATATGTTCAAGCTGGCATGTGACCGTGGAGAATCGGTCATGTACTTGTCAGCGCCTCGCAACAACGTAAAGAGCAATGTCACTATCGGCAGTTCCAATGCCGAGTATCAGAAGACTATCGAGGTTGACCTTGACGAAATCGTTGACACTTTGGCTGCGGCAAGCTCTCGAATCGGCGGAAAGGATGCGCTGGACGACGGCGATGTGGTGTACGTGAAGTACCGCAAGCGCAAGCTCGGCGAACTCGTCGCCTACTACTACGTGAAGGACGCGAACATCCTCAAGAAGGATTCGATGGCCGCGTCCCAAGACCCGTTTACTGGTTCTTACAACGATCCGACGACCGCTATCCAGTTCAAGGTTGACAACGTCGGCCATGTGGTTTGCCGTTACGGCGGAAACCATGGCGACTTGGTCTACTATGAAGTCTACTTCCCAGTCCACATCACCAACGTAGAGCGTGTGTCCGCCTCTGGTATCGCTACCTATGACGTGAATGCTGACGGCAAGGATGACAGCATCTATGTCGACTACTACAATTTGACTGGCGCTACGAAGGCCGATGAAGGAACTTACAATACCTACATCAAGTTTGGTGACCAGAAGGGCTTTGGTTGGACTGGCGAATATCCTACTGGCATGTTCTATTTCCGTGACAGCAGCTCCGCCAACTTGACTAATCTGGCCAATTCTGGCTCGATGGATCTGAGCGATACGCTGAACGACCCGTCCGTAGACCGCTACCACATTACCAAGGTCGAAAAGATCGCTGGCATGTACCGCGTGTATCTCGATGCGTTCCCAGGCATCTATGCGAATGCGATATTCTATGTAATGCTCGGTTCGCAGAACCTTGGCGTGTACCGTATGAACGGAAACATCACATCTGGTGACCGTTTCGATGAAGGAAGATTGTATATTGACTTGGTCAATATATCGAATTACGATTACCAGATCGAGGATAGCGACAAGTACAAGGACAAGCTAACGCTTCTGTCGATTCCTCTTGCCGCAAGCAAGTACATTCTCGACTTCGACAACAAGATGCCGATGGTCACGTGGAATGAGGAAGTTTCCGACTTGTTTGAACATGTGATGGGACTGAATCCGAATACGAAGCTGACTCGTGCAGTAGTGTATGATAACGATATACTGTATACTGGAAAGGCAGCGCGTGTTGCCCCAAGTACAATACAGATCGACACCGATCTGTGGAAACCTGTGACACTTGGTTCGCTAGTATGGTCTCGTGATTTTACTGGTTTGGATGGCAAGACGCCGAGCGTTGGAACGATTGAATCGTATGTCCGAGCTAATAACGGAAAGTACCGCTTGGTGATTTCTGGTGTACAACTACAGCTGTCTACACTGCAAAAAGATATTACCTTGTATAACTGCGATGCTGGTATGCTTCTTGATGTCGATTCGATGACGGATACCGACAGTGAGTTTGTCTATTTTAATGCGGTTACGAACGGCAACATACGTCCGTTTAAGATTGGCGAGTACTTCACGGCGATGGTCAAAGTTAACGGAAGCGACACGGCAAAGGAAGTGCTGTTCCAGATCCAACAAATCGAAGGGTTCCATGGTGGATACCGTCGTATTGCTGCGCTAAAGCCGATGGGCGTCGAAGTGACGTTGGATGAACCGACGCCGATTAAGCGCGTGTATGTCGATACCGAAAATGCAGCGTCCGTCTACAAGTTCAACTATATCAAGATGCGCGAAGGCTCTAGCGGAGTTATTCTCGGCGCGGTGAAGCAGAAGAGCTACACTGGTGACATCTTTACTCCAGAATACATGCTGGCGCAGACCAATGGCTCTGCAGACTATAGTCTGTTGAAGATGGTAACTGATGTTAAGCCGTGGAATCCCCAGCAGACCTACAATAGCGGAGAATATGTCTATAAGCCAGACGATGGCAAGGTCTACTACGTAAACCGTGAAGTGACCGTTAACGAACTTGGTGAAATTTCTGACGAGAACCGAATTACCGTCGATAACACGGCGCATTACTCCGTGGGCTTCAAGGAAATCACGAATTCCTACATGCCGTATTGCGGCCCGGTCAGTCCGCTGGATTACGAAGAAAAGGTGAACTACCAAGGCAACATGAAGACTTTGCGCTTGCCGCTGTACGTGAAGAAGGTCAACGATGTCCGTCTGAAGTATGGTTGGCAGCAAAGGCAGTATGTGTACTACAATGACGACATTGGCGTCGCTCCGATGGATCGTGCTGGCTTTGTCGAATTCTATTCTGACAGTTCACTTGTTGGAAATACTCGCAGTCCGGTGAATGTCAACTTGAGGAAGACTTCTCGTACGCATGTCCTTCCGAGCAATACGATGTTGTCTGGATGCGGAAGTCCTCTCATCGACATCGATATCGACTCTGTACCGATGGCACAGCGCAACGAGGATGGTAAGTGGGTAGTGACTATCCAGTCTAGCGGTCATAACTTGGCTGACGGTGCGCTAATCAACGCAACTGTTTCTGTCGATGACGAAGACAAGAAGGCTGTATTCGATGCAGAGGATGCACCGATTACTGTCGTGTCTCCGGACGTGTTCCAGTATACGACCGACGAGTTTACTGGTGCTGGCTATGTCATGTCGTTGGGTACTGTCGAGGACATTACTGTCCAGTACGCTCGTACTTATATCGACTGTGACGGTTATCCGCAAGAAGGCGATATCGCCGTAGTTGGCCCGACTATCATGCCGATTAGCGAGGTATCTAACATTGATTTGCGTGATGACGTTTATCCGTATGTTAATGAGTCCGAGATTGCCGTTGGCGGCTCGTTGTATCTTGTTGAACAAGGCCAGTGGAAGGCGGTAAGCGCTACAGACATCCTTACTCCGCATGCGATTTACAGCCGCCATAACATGTTCGACGTGAGCGTGACCAATCCGACATTCGCTCGCAGCGAAGGACATGTAATCAAGTCAATCAAGAAGGGCGATACTGATAGTTATGTCGAAGTGCTGACATCGAAGCGCATACCAGAACTCGATGTGGAAAATGCGAATGACATCTATGCTGACAAGGGACGAGTGTACATTGAGTATGTAAACCAAGGCGCAATCTGCGGATGGCATACTATCAGACACGTGAATAACGGCGGTTCCTTTAGTATCTACGTCGATCCGTCGGCAGCCATCGATGGACTTATCGCGCCTATCACCAATAGGCAGATGACGGTCTATGTTGGCCGTTGGTACAAGTACACGCTTGATGGCTATGACTGGGACAAGAAGAGCAATCTCGTGTCCTACGTGACATCGAATACCATCATGGAGTACATCGACCCAGATCCAGAAAATCACGCGCCGCGCCGATACAAGATGAAGTACAAGCACGGATTCAATGTTGGCGACCATGTACTGATCGATACTGATGGAACTAACATCTACAATTATGAAAAGTTGAGTCAGATCATGACGGCTGTGGTTACTACGGTCATAGACGACTATACGTTCGAGCTTGACCGTTCCGACATTACCAATGGCAGCGTGTTCAAGGGTTATGTAATCGAAGAACGAAATCTTCCGCGTCTGCGTGGCGAATACAGCTACAAGCTTGGTGACAAGACCATCCGTTTCACGAATGGCGACGTCGTGATAACCAAGGATCAAGTATGCTTTGACGAACGCCGCGCATGGAAGGTGTCCGAAAATACCGCATGGGTTCCGATGGCTGCGAAGCGTACTTTCAAGATTGACCAGATGTCGGTTGACTTGAAGCGCAATCCGGCGTTTGATGCTGGGGAAGACTTGGATGAAGAAGCCGAGTACAAGTATATCACATACACCGATGCTGACGTGGCGGCTGATGTTGACGCCTACACTGTCGGGTACGCTTGCGCACGAAACTACCACTTCGAGCATCCGCACGTCGACAACCTCGACACTACGCAGAAGGTCGAACTTGAGTATTCTTCTAAGTACGATTACGCTACGGTCGCTCCGCGTGACGACATGGATCCGTCGTTCAAGGGAGTTCCGGACATGGGCTATCCGCTGGCCGAACGAATCGAGCGTCTTGCCTATCTCCGTGACCCAGAAGTCATCGACCTCGACCTTATCGGCTATCTGGCCAGGTTCATGGGCTATGACATTACGGCGCTTGCTGACGACATCAATGCCAGCAACATCTACCGCAACAGCATGGAACGTGAAGCCGCTATCCGTGCGGCAATCGCGCACTTGCCGCAATACTATGCGCTCAGCGGTACGAAGCCGGGTATCAACATGCTCATGGCTACGTTCGGCTTGGTAGGCGACTTGATTACTATGTGGACTAACACCGATGATCCGTATGGAAGGCTGATTCGCCAAGATGAAGTCCATGAACAGATGGATATTGACTTGGCTAACGGCAAGACTACGTCCTCGTGGGTTCCGACGCCGCACGTCGTCCTTGACATCATCGAGAACGAGAACTTCAACAGCGTCCTGATGGGTAACGAGGAACTGACTCGCATGAAGGAGCAGATTCGTCGATGCAAGCCGATTCAAGTCGTGTTCGACGGAATCCGCATCGTGTTCAACGGTACGATCGATATTCCGCTGAAGCTGGTATCCTCTGGCGGTTCTGTCGAAGATTCTACTTGTATCCTCGGTCTGGAGCCAGACACGGAGCTGGCTGTAGACCCTTGTATGGAAGAAGATTGCGACTTCTAGCCGTGCGTTCCGATTCGGAAACTAATAAACTAGTTTCTGCATAACATTGGAACGCTCGATGAAGACTGTAATTACCAACAATGGCTTGAACATTATGAACCAGACCCGCGCTGACGGGACGGTTCAGTACTGGATTGGTTACTTTGGTCTGGCGTATGTGCCCGACGAGAACCGTGTATCCGAAAGCAATGACGCGCCGCTGGATCCTCTCAGCGCCGACATGACCGAGCTTACGAAGACTGGCGACGTGATTTACAACTTGTTCCAAGGGGCTATGACTCCGGTTGGACTTGACACCGATATCGGTGAGTCTGCCGCATACAATCTGTTCAACGAGTGCATGTACACCGGAAGCGTCATCAGCAAGTTCCGTTATGTTCTTGACCCAGAGACTGGCGCAAACAAGCTGATCGTTCTCGAATCGGTCAACGAGGATGGCCGCCCGGTCGAAGGCGATGACATCCCTTACGGTCTCCAGAAGTATTCTGAGTATTTTGGCGTCGGAGCAAAGGATGAGGAAAATTCCGTTGTGGAGCAATCCGAACTTCCGATCCCGGCTCCTCTGTATTATCGTGGCGAACCAGTCGCTTGGGACGCTGGCGTCACCTTTAATGACACCGTGTCTTCCGATACTCGTATCATCAGCAAGTCTCCGAACTGGGATTCTGGCGACAAGTACAGCTGGAACGCAAGCAAGGACTTTACTTACGGCTCTCCAGAAGACAGCTACCATTATCTGACATCGTTTGAACAAGCGCAGAGCGTTTCCAACTTCAACCGTTTTCATGCTGGCGCAAACGTGTCTGGTTATGCCGTTGACTATGAACCAGCATGCCGTAACTTGGCCTTCGCTACCAAGCTGTTCCCGATTTCTCATTACGACGTTATCAGCACGACCGACGACGAGCACGTAGCTAACGTGAAGTACACTGTCGAAGTCGACCTTGACGAAGTGTTCTCCAAGATCACTCGCCAGTCTACCGCTTATTTTGAAGATGGCCAGAAGCTTGACCCAGTCACTGACAAGGACAAGCTGGCCAAGTACAAGCTTGGTTTTAAATTTAACCGTATCGGTCTCTATGCCGTTCCGGTAACTCTGCATGCCTACAATTCTAATACCGCTGACAACCAGAGCAAGAATAAGTACAACATCCAGATGCAGATTGCTGGCAACAGCAAGCCTCGTCTCTTCGCAGTTCGCGACTTGTCTGCTCCGATCGTCTTGAGCGAAGACGGTATGCACAAGTGCGTATTCAACTTCCAGCTTAACGTTTCCGATACTGGTATCGTAGACGAATCTGGCATTTACTACAATTTGTACGAAAGCGATGCAATTACTTGGTACAAGAACCAGCTGATTGCCAACGCTAGCGCAGCTGAAGCTGTGACGACCCTTGGTGTCGAGATTAACTACTTGCGTCAGCAGATTGCCGACATGTCTGGCGAAAATACCGCATGCGGTGTCGGTGACGATGGCGACCGTTATGCCCTCGAAGGACATACGCATAACTATATGAAGAACATCGTGGACTCCACGAAGCTCGGTAATGGTGCTGTGCGTGGTATCGACACGATTGCAGAGTCGACTCCGTTGAAGATTTATCAAGTCAATGGGCGTGGCATATACAAGGATGAACATGGTGTTCCGCATTTCACCGATGATGATTCCGTAGTTCCGTTGATGATTGACGCTAGCACGTCTATTGTCGGTGATGAATCGATGAATCTTGGTAAGGACAGTGCTACACTGGGCGCACGTTCGATTAACATGTCGAACTATGGTATTCTGGGCAAGGATACTTACAGCACCCTTTTAATGGGTGGTCGTGGTAAGACTACTTGGAGTGATGTTGATGATAGCCACTTGGCGGTCAAGGATGGCCACAATAGCATAATCAATGTCGATCGCGGCGAATTTTCACGCATAGTCGGTAGTATTTGGGTAGGCGGCGATTCTCCTGTATATGTCGCTGGCGGTGCTCAACATACGCTTGGCATAGGTCACATTGACTTAGCCGATTTTGATGCCGATACGCTTGGTATTGAACAGAAACTTGGCAATTCGCTATATGGCAATGTCAATAGTTCCGCCTTGATTGGCCGTAATAAGGTGTATTCCACCGCATACCAGTTGATTATTGCTGGTGAAGGGGAGTCTGGAAGCATGCAGACGATTGGTCGCTATGACGTATTGTCTGATATGAACGCAGCATACATGACGGCAGAGAACGCATCGTCTTCGACTCTTGATCAAGACATATTCTCGTCAGTACGCGCACAGACGAATTCTATCGTGAGTGTCGGTGCTAAGAATAAATTTATGCGCAATCTCCACCACATGGTCGTCGCTGGCGATGAAAACAACGTATTGTCCGGTTCTATGAATGGCATCTTAATAGGTAGCCGCATCAATAAGGCGGAAACTTACTTTAAGCCAAAGATCGTGATGTCTGTAGATGAATTTAGTGAACGATACGGCACGACAGAGCCTTATGCAGACGATGACCCAGTCCGTCAATGCACTGGCAATGGCGACATCGTTCTTGTCGGTAGCGGTGAACTCAAGTTGCCGGATGGTGAAGGTAATGTTCTGACTCGTAATGTGAAGGGCGTAACTCTGTATCTGAATTATATCAACGAGAAATGGTCTAAGCCGATGACGGTCGGTACTGCCAGCGAAGGTGACTTGGTGTATCTTGGTAAGACGCCGGAATATTACGCTGACTTGTACACTACTGGCGGACATACTAAGAACATGTTGATGCTTGGCGACGATACCAATACTGGTTACGGAAGCCATAGCAGTATCGTAATGGGTGATTATTCTGGTACTCGCAAGATTACGTTGAAGAATTCGTTCGTTAACTTCATGGGCGATACTACAGCATACGAACATAATGCGACCGAAGGCCCGTGCATGAACTTCGAAAACGTGTGGTGGATTGGCGCTGCCAATACGAATGGTAATAATAACGGTGATAGTTCCATCGCGTCTAGTACTACTGGCCACGTAGTTGGTGCTCTAGCCGAATCGTTCGCAGATTCTGTTGGCTATACGGAATATGCTCGCAATAAGATGACGTATCGAGATGCGTTTGTCTTTAGGGGCGACCATCCGTATGCGTACGCCCATGGCTACTGGTATGATGCGTTGGATTCTTGGCGTAATTTTGACCGTTGTGACAACACGGAAGACTTTACCTTTGCAACGGATGCCTTCTATCAACCAGTACATGCTCCGATGATCTATACTGGTGGTTTGGCGCTTGGTGGCTACGGTACGAACGACTGTAATTTTATGCTGTTGAAGGTCGGTACATCTGAATCTGGCCAGTTTGATACGCCGATTACTGGAAACGGTGCTTATACTGGTGCAAGTATGATGCGAGCTACAAACAGCATTGGTGATTACGCCGCGATTTTACGTAGTACGAATCCGCACGGCCCTTGGGAAAGTGCGACAAAGTCGTACATCTATTCACCGCGTCAGGTGGTTGAAACACTCGAAACGATTCCGGCATCTTATACGCTGACAATACCTAGCGATCATGTATTTGATAGTGATTCGCTGGTCATGAGCATGTCTCTCGATAGTACCAAGATGAGTAACCAGGTGGCAACTCTTGATACTACCACGAATAAGGTTACGGTGACACCGACTAATATGTCACTTGCATATCCTGGTATCATAGAATTTTATCCAATAGTTGATGACTTCGGTGATGTAGAGTTTGCCGCTGGCGAAACTACATTGACCTATCAGGTGCCTAGTAAGACGGTTGATACTGGCAATCCTAATTTGCGTATGTGGGATAACAAGTTGACAACGGATTTAGCCCATACTGCGATGGTTGCTACCGTGGATGGCGTTGACTATCCGTTCACAATAGATAACGTAAATACGACGGACGATACAATCACTGGCCATATCGACACTCCGTTCACGAAGTCGGTGACAGTACGTGTTTGGTTCCCTCGTCTATATCGTGCATTTTACGACACGGATGACTACTCCGCTCCAGTACAAATCCAGATGCCGACTCAATATGCACCGTACACATTGCGAGGAAATGCCTACTTCGAACCGCAGTATAAAGAAACCATGACGATTACTAGCGTAAGCGGTAATTCGGTGACTGGTACTGTTGCTAGTGCGATTGCATATAAAGGCACGATTAAGGTCGAATATAATGGCTATTCAGAGAATGGAAAGAACTTGTACAATGTCCATAACACTTACGACATCGACGGCAAGTCATATACGGTTGATCACTTCATGGTGGATTCTCCGTATTCCGGTATGGTGCTTATGGTGCAAGACAAGCAAGAACTGGACGGTACGCTTCATGTTGGCCTTGGTCGCGTAAGTGGTCAATCGGTGTATGGTAACAAGAAGTACGTTAGTATCAAGAGCAGTTACGTTGCGACGGCTAATGGATACACGTTGACTGTATCGGGTGCTGAGAATGGTACATTGACTATTCCTTGTCTGTATGACAAAGATACGCAGAATCTTAACGAAGATATTGCCGTGCCAGCGGTTACTTTGGGCGGCTTTAAGCTTGAATCTACTATTCACTTCACTCAACAAGGCAATTCCGGAACGAAGCCAGAAGCTGGTAATACTAACCCGATTGTATGTACTCTGAAGTCGACACACTTCTATGTGAATTTGGACTATGGCTATATGGTAAGTATGTACAGCGAAACGTCGGGTACATCTAACGTAAACTTCGACAAAGCCAACAACTACATTTGTGGTATGGGTGGCGGATCGTTGTGCCCGACGTACTTATACCTTGCCGATAGTACTATCCAAGACATGTATAGTAAGCTGGCGCATATTAAAGTTAAAAATGACCATTACGACATGTATTATTTCGAGACGACCCTTGTATCGTTGGCCCAGAGCCATTTGTACAAGATACTTCCGATCGAATGGCGTAATAAATCTGGTGGTCTGATTACATACGGTGGGTATGGTTCATCTGGTACGGTCTATCCGTTCATGTACGAAGATTTGTACGGTGACGAGCTTGCCAGAATGGGCATCGTGCTTTCGTAAGAATGAAGTAATTTAACATTTGAAAATCAATAAAAGGAATCAAACGATGAAAATTTCACGTCGTAAGGTTATCGATCTCGGCTTTGTCCTTATTCAAGCCGAAAAACTGTTCAAGGCTCCGATGGTGGGCAAGTTCTGCTATGCCGTCATGAAGAACCGCGAAATGGCCAAGGAAGAGTACAAGCTCTCTATGGAGGCTAACCCGTATCCGCCGCAGTGGGAAGAATACGAGAACAAGCGTATTGCCATCCTCAACGAAGTCGGCGAATCCGTGGTGGCAGGCTTCAGCAAGCTTCCTCATCAAGAGCGCGACCGTATCTTGAACTCTCCGGATCCGAACGTCATGCCAGTCGACAAGCGCGAGCTCTTAATATCTCGCGTCAACGAACTCCGTGAACAGAACAAGGAACTCTTGGACGAAGTGACTGCCATTGACCAGCGCCGTGAGGAATTCCTTGACGAGGAAGACGACTTTGTCATCAAGACCGTCAAGCTCTCCGAAGTCCCAGAAATTATCAACGGAAACGGCATCCAGATCATGGCCGCCCTTGACCCGATGATCGTCGAGGACTAATGGCTACACTCAGCGGTTGTCTGGTTGTCCGTAATGGAAAGAAAAGCGTCGTGAGGTGTCTCGACGCTTTACTTCCGCTTGTGAACGAGTATGTAATTATCGATACTGGTTCCAAGGACGGTACGCTGGAGCTTATCAAGGGTTGGGCATCAAGACATCCGAACTCTCGCATCGTTCTTGTCAACGTTGGGCGCAAGTTCCACGATGACGACGGCATATTCGACTTCGGTGCGGCGAAGAACTACGCAATATCGAGGGCGACATGTGATTACGTCATGTGGATCGACGTCAACGACGAGATACTGAAGCCTCGCGAGGTTCGCTTGGCCTTTGACAAGATAACCCGCAAGATGCCGCATGCTTGCATCACGATGCTTACCGAAGTCGATCCTTCGTTCGCGTTCCCTCGCGTCCGTATCGCTCCGAGGACTACGGCCAAGTTCATTGGCTCTATCCATGAGTATATGGTCAACGAGGATCCGCAGAATACCATCGTGACGACTCGCTTCCGCATCCGCAATGTCAAGACTTGCCGTGACATCGCTCGAAACGTCAAGAGCCTCATGAAGGAATGGCGCAAGGAGCACACGCAGCGTATTGCCTTCTACCTCGGCAACTCCGCTCGCGACATGAACGACTTCTTCACCGCGCTGGACTGGTACATCATCACCGTGGACGAGTTCCCTACCTTTACGAACGAGGAAAGGGCGAAGGCCATGGAGGCGATTTGCGACATAGCGCTACGAGAGAACTTGCTCGATCTCCTTGACGAGCGCTCGATGATGTTCATTAACGAGCTCCCAGACCGTCCGGAAGGTTATTACTACCGTGCTAAATACCAGTACGCTAGGAAGAACTATCCGAAGGTGGTCAAGGCGCTTGAACAGGTGATGAAGCTGAATACGCGAGTCCGTCCGACCCACATGTGGATAAATGCCGAAATCTACGACCGTCACCAGCAGCTGGAAATGTTGAAGGAAGCCCAGTTGAAGGCCGAGTACAGCAACATGTCACCGATAGCCCCTTGCATAGAGGATGCGTCGGTCGTGATGCCTAACGGTCAGTACGTGGGCCGCATGAACAGTGCGTTCGGCGACTTCGGTATTCCGGCATATCAATATACCAACTAGGCGTATATATGGCTACTACAAGGGAATTTCTCAACGCCATCATGTTTTCTGGCATGCTGAACTGTCTCTCAGCAGCTCGTGCTGACAGCTACTTGCGCCAAGCGGCGCGGAATGTGCCGAAGTACGTGTACAAGTTCGTCAAGGTTGTCGGCACTCCACCGACTGCGGCGCACACGCGCATCGTCGCTACCGAACGGTACGAGCTTGATAAGGTAGGCAAGTACACCGTCCTCCACTGTATCGAAAGCCAGATGAGGGCGACCGCCAATCTACCTAAATGCAAGGCGGAGCCGATGCTGAAGTATGCGATTGACGAGTACGAGAAAGAGCACAAATAATTGAAATCCGGCGAACAGCCGGATTTTTCAGTCCCTAAGAACTGATAAACTAGAAGCAAACTGTTTTGGACGCTTATGAATAACCTACACGAATTGACAAAGCAGCTCGACGTGTTGACGTGGAACTCCAGAAGTGTATTGAATGCGCTGATCCGTTCGGCCATGTCCGCTGGTTCCAGCAAGGGATTTACGGTCACACGCGCTGGCGATCGGCTGGTTCTCGACAAGGACGATATCTACCGTATCTACCATTTCTACGAAGCGTGGGAAGCCGCCGGGTTCCCTAACGACCCGACTACATTTAACGAACTGCTTGCTGAAGAAAATGCGTGTTATGGTGACGGCGAACCCGTCACGGAAGCGCTTGTTAAGCATGCCAAGACGGTATGGATGGACTCTACGAATAAGGGCAGCTCTAACGAGGACTGGCTGGCTCGCATCTACAACGTGGAGAATCCGAAATGGTTTACTAACACTGCGCCTATTCCGCTGAACATCCGTACTCCGATCTATGACGAGAACTTGTCTACCAAGACATACGACTCCTACGAGACGTACTTGTTCCCAAGCGGATACTACTCCATCGACACGCTCGGTTATATCGGCGACGGAACGACGCACACGGCTGGCGGCAAGAACTGGACGTTCGACGTTACGGACGTGTTCCGCGTATCGTCCGACCGCGCTCTGTTCGGCATCCAAGACAATGACAAGATTGCCGTTCGTGAAAGCTTGTACAATCCGTACAAGTTGAAGTATGCGTTCGAAGGCGGTACGAATTGCTTTGCGTATGACAGGGATACATTCTCCTACGGCTACAACAACCAGACCAACGGCGAACGTAGCGCAATCCTTGGCGGCGGAAACAACATTACTTGTGTGCCTGGTTCTGCGATTATTGGCGGAACTAGTAATGCTATCGCTGGCAATTATTCCGTAATTGCTGGCGGTGTCGGAAACGATATCGGTAGTACGAGCAACGGCTTTACTGCAAACACCTACAACAATTTAGGTGGCTATAGCTATCGCTTCTCTCGTAAGATTACTGGAAGTTCGACGGAAACAATGTGTAGTCCGACATATACGCCGGAAGGTTCCAACTGTATTTATACGTTGGCTACGATTGGCAGTGCTGGCTCTCCGCAGAGCACTGTGCTTGGCCTTAACCAGATTTATATCACGGATGAAACCGTAGAACAGTCTGGTATGGCTACTGACGTAATCAGCTATGGCTATGACACTCCGATGACTGGTGTATTCGACTTCAAGGTTAACGACAACGTATACATATATGCAGTGACTGTTGAGAATTCCGAGAATAAGGCTTGCAAGGTCGTAAGCGCACATGTCACTAATATCGAAAAGCATACTGATAAGGGCATCGTGGCATTTAGCGACTCGGCGAACGCGATCGGTTATGTTATTACGCTTGACAAGGACTTTACTGTAAATACGTTTACTGATTTGGGTAACAATACCATCCGATACGGATATATCTGTAGGTCAGCTGCCAACGATTATCCGTTGGTGATCTCGAATGGAATGTACCTACGTAGCTTCTCGTTGGATTCTTCCAACTGCGCTGCACTTGGTTACAACAACATTGCCGCTGGCCGTGCCCAAGTCGTTGTCGGTGCTTCCAACAGGGAACTTCTCCGTCCGAACTTCATCGTGGGTTCTGGCTCTTCTTACATCGGTGCCGAAGACTACCACCGCAACAACTCGTTTGTGTCTGGGCCTCATTACACCTACACTCGCGCTACTCACTATATCGTTAGCGGTGTATCGACCTATACGACGGCGTACATCCATGGCGATGACAGTTGGTCTGAGAATCGTATGTACGATGAAGATTACAATCTCGACAACGTAGAGAAGTACGCAGGTTTCTATGCTTACTGCCAGACCGCGACCAGCGAGGATGAAGGATGTGCAGTATTGCGTGTGTATGACCAGAAGAGTACTCTCGCAATCGGCTGGAACGGTCTCGTATTGTATCAGCCGCTCTTGAAAGCCGCTGACAATCAGTCGCGCACTGTATGGAACGAATTGTACTGCCAAGAAGGTTCGATCGGTATTCATAGCGGTCATAACCTTGACCTTAAATCTGAACAGACCGAAGACAATAACTGGATCGACTTCTACAACAACTATGTGCGCTACAGCTCTACGCCGGGTGAAGACCATACGGTTACCGTGTGGGCAAAGGACAAGGCTGGCGTTCACGGCAAGCACTTGATGCTCCATGCCAGCGAACACTCTGGCTACATCGACATCCAGTCACTGGCGTTGCGTATCCGTTCGAATACTCGTGAAGCATCGACTGCACAGCCGACAGATCATAACATCGATCCGTTTACGCAGATGGGTAAGCGCGTTGACCTTATAAAGGATACTGGCCACGTTTATACGGACAAGGTGGGTTCTGGTCTTTCTATGTCCGATATCGATCTTGGCGACACTATGACCAATGCGTTCTATGGTGCGTTCCATGTGTTCTCCTCTAGCAAGCTGCTGTCTTACGACAGCTCGACAAGCAAGGGAACTTACGACGTCGCCCAGCTGTTGCTTCCGGGTGATCTTACGCCGAGCTGCACACGCGCTATTCGCGGCACCAAGTATCTGCCACACCCGATTGTCATTGCAAACAAGGTTATTGCTACTGACCGTGGAGAAGGCAACAATTCTCGTGAAGCTAACAGTGCATACTTGTACGAAGAGCTTGCATATCGTTCCGATATCAAGGCGGTGACTTCGCAGATTATCGACAACGATGCTTCTCCGGCGTATGGCATCTATGTAGTAAAGAGCCGTCTTGATCCGAATCCGACAGTGACTGTACCGAGTTCATCTGTCTATGCACATGTGTCCGATTCGTTCTTGACTTCGCTTGAAGCTAATTCGAATAAATATCATACTACGGCCTCCCCAGTTGCGCCGAATAGTACAACCTCGTATTCCGGTAAGCTGATTAGACCGACGTCTTTTGGCGGTGTAGTCGATAGACAAACTGTCGTTGGCGATATCGTCGGAACACCAGAAATATTCTTGGACGGCGTCGCGCTTAATCCTGGGTTTAATATGGTGCGAGTTTCTGATGCTAACAAAACGGTTGGTATATCATATCTTGCCTTTGCACCACGAACACTTGCATCTGACTCCATCAGTACGATTTATGCGACTAACTTGAGCGCATCGACACCAATACGCTCCTTGTACACATCTAAGTTCAGCTCTGGTAGTACGACATTGCCAGTGAATGATTTGTGTGATGTGTGGGCAGTATCTGTCGATGGCAATACCGCTACTTGGAAGAAGTTGCTGAAAAACTTCTTAGTTACGTACTCTGCTGGCCAGTTGACCGTTGAATTTACGATTTCTGGTTCTGCATTAACATCTGGAAAATTCATGCCATTAAAGTCTGGTGGCGCTGGAAATGGCGCTGTAGTCGATGACAGTGTAGATCCAGTTGCATTCAGAGGGTCTTCTAGTCAATCACAAGTGTTGACGATTCCGCTCGATGCCACTATCGCGCATTCTCTGAACACCTTGATCAATCCAACAACGCAATCGTTTGCACAATTACATGGACGCGCATATTATACTGGTAATCAAAATGTATATGTTACTGGTCATTTTGCACAGCAGATACAGGCGTTGCGTTATGATAGAACCCTCGTGGGAAATCTCAATGAGACTCTATATGGCCCATATCTGACAATCAATATGGCTGGATGGACGCCGGGTTCTGGCACTTGGGATATTTCTGGTTCTGAATTCTATGTCTGCTTGGAAGGAGCTGTACAATATGCCAACTAATAGAGTTAACTTGCTTGACGTCAATCCGCTTGAACGCATTACTGGTGATGTGGCTATATCCCAGTTCAACTACGAGAGCATCATGAATGGTCTCGTACAGTGGGATCAGAGCCATAACGACAACATCACCATTAGGCTGGCAACTCGTACGGATCCTTACTTCGTCGATTACACCATACCGACAAAGTATTTCTACGACAAGAACTACGGCACTATCAATTCTGCCGTTCTTCTTGAGCCGAAGGCGTACGCATACAAGAACCGCGTGAAGCTTCCGGTGTCTATTGAAGACCCGGTGACGCTGCGCATCAACGCGGTCGATGTCGGCGATACGAAGTGGCGCTTGTATGAAGAAGCTATCGTGTATGATGAATTCGATTACGAAGAGTACAAAGAACACGAAGTACTTGTAGAGAACGCATGGCTCGTTAAGTCTGCGAATAGTTTCAAACACTCATACGACAAGGCTGGTTTGTATTTCCGTATATACGACATGACCAGCCAGATGTTTGTTATGTATGAAACGCTTGAAGCGGTTGAAACGGATGAACCGATTGCTAGTGGCGATGCTATAGGTGCCGACACCGATGGCTATATCTATCGAGATAATACTCCGATTGCCAAGCGTGTGTGCGTCCATACGATGCGTCAAATGCCGGATTCGAATGCGTTCAAGTTCTATTTCAAATATATGGCAAGTGATACAGCACACGGTACGATATATTCGAAAGAGCCGAACCGACAAGCCAATCCCTCGACGGGATTTGACAATCCTTTGAGTGGTTATGCGATGTACTGCTACGCGCACAATATCGACGAGACTTATCACGAAGGCGAAATGGTATATTGCCTTGGCGATTTCTATGTCAGTCTGAGCGATACTCCAAGCGTACCGCCAGCAATCATTTCCGTACCGGATCAGAGTATCGACGATTATGTTGGCTATCATTTGTACCAAGTATACGCGACCGAATGGGCTCGTACCCTTTTGCTTCCGTTTGACAACAATTCGATTACTGGTTCTGGTGTCATCCGCATGACGGCCAACACCGACATTTCTGCGTTCGTACTTCGTAACATTGGCAAGAACGAATCTAGCGAAAAGACCAGTATCTCAGTGATGGGAACGATTGCAATTATTGGAACCGAGACTGACCAGACGACTGGCGTCAACATCGTTTCGACCAGTAATTACGCAAACTGGCCGGAGTTCACTGCGACCAAGTGGAACGAGGGAGCTTCTTACCAGACAAACGCTAGCTTGTCCGCATTCGACAAGCAAGACTATTCTGCCGTTATGGTGTTCAAGCACTACGGCGATGACGACAATTACCGCTACAAGAACATCATCAACTACGATGGCCCAGACGTCGACCAAGGTCTTTGCATCTTGCTGCCAGTCACCATCAGCGATGAGAACAACGTCACCCACGATCCGGCTGACGGCTGCATGCTGGACTTCATGTTCAACATCTGGCCTAACCACAAGTATGACGGTCGCCCAGTGAACGACTTGATAATCAACAAGTCGCAGATCTACGTGTACAGCGTTCCGGACTATAGCGAATACAAGCTCAAGGGCTTCAACGTCAATACGGTCGAACCGATCGCCAAGTTCAGCATGGCTCGATTGGTGAACTTCCACGTGTTCAACGAGAACATCGGTGTGCCGGACAGACCGACTGTATACAAGGCTCGGTTCATCTACTCGAAGAAGGAAAAGCGCTGGAAGACATACGACTACTACCAGCTGCCAGATCACATCTTCTTGTCGCCGCACGGCTTCGTCGATCCTAGCGACCCGAAGGCGTACAGCGTACAGACCGCTGGGTTCCCGCTGTTCCAGAATCCGTTCAGCGATTTCGACTTGTCTGCGGTTCATGTCGACTCGACATACCGAAATCAGATACAGAATCCGGACATAAGTACCGAAGAATAATCCTCAGAACGGCGCGAAAGCGCCGTTTTCGTCTATTGAACTGATAAACTGCGTATAGACTTTTGAACTATGCGACATGGACGAACGAGAATTGCCGACAAACAAGATACATGACTATGTGACATGGCCGACGACTACACAGATTTTTGAAGATGGCCGTGGTGGTCTGGCGTTCCCGGATCAGAATAACAGCAACTGCCGTATCGAAGATGGACATCTGGTGTCTGACGAAGGCAAGCCAGTTTCTGTGACCGTGAAGTCGGATGTATCGTACAACATACAAGATGACGAGCATGATGTACCGTACGAAACTCCGGTATCTGCAAGTCAGATAGCGTTTACGCCGTCGTACTCGGTCGATATTGTTCCAGACCAGATCAACTTCCGTGTTGCAAAGTTTACCCACGAGGAAGGCGTCGGCGAACTTACGCTGACCGACGAAATCCCTCAAGACTTTATTCGTGAATCTGGTGTGCTCAAGGCAAACACGCCGGATACTTTGGAATGTACTACTCTAGTAGCGGCAAGCATTTCGCTAGAACGTACTTACACGGTCGACAAGGTTCTTCCGTATCATACGGTAGATAATAAAGATATCAAGATCGGTTCGACCTACTTGCCGTTCGACTGGGACAACAACGTAACGTTCGACTACTATGCTGACTTGTATATTGGCAACGGCGACGAAGTGTACGTATATCTGTCCCATCAAGACGATGCGTCGACCAATGGCGTCTACTGCTATACCAAGGGCAACGTCCGCAAGGTGGCATTTGCGCCTATTGACGACACGGCTGATGCTAACGCGCTTGCCGCATTGACCGATCCTACGGTTAACGATAACGTCGAATGCGATAACCATTATCGTAAGGCTTACTCTCATCGCGAAGTGTATGACGCTACCCATCAGAAGGTTGGCGAGGTGACTGGTTTTGGCGTAAAGTCTATGGCAATGACTGACTGCGACGGCGGTCTGGTCGACTGGTTCACGTCCAACGGCGAAGTGAATATCGGTAACGGACATAGCAACGTGTTCGTGACTGGATTCGGTCTGGGCGGAATGTACAATGCCGCGTCAGCCAACGTCACGAAGCAAGAGAAGGTGCCAAGAGACGACTATAACGAAAACGACCGCAAGACGCTTCATCCGTGGCTTGAATGGGCATACGGAACCCGTTATGATGCGCAGACTTCTACCAACGTAGCAGCGCTTCCGCGTGACTGGCCGTTTACCTACATGACATCCGATAGGCCGATTTTCAACCGCCTTACTGACACGAGCAACATCACGTTCGTAAAGAGCTGTGAAGAAGGCGTCGGTAATCTTGAACGCGACGTGGAAACCGAGGAAATCGACCCGACAACACACGCGCCGATTACCGAGCATGTGTTTAACAACCGTCACCACATCGTACTTTATCCAGACTACAGAAAGATTACGAACAAGCAGGGCTATCAGAATGGCTCCGTTGTTGTAAAGCCGTTGTTCCTACATCTTCCGGCCACGTTGGATACGAAGGACGGCGAGACGATCGACATCACGATGTCGATCCAGAACGTCGACCCAGAAGCGTTCGGTGACGGACAGTCCCCAGAGGCCGCATTGAGTGGCTATTACGCCGCGATGGCGCAGCCGCGTGTCTATGTCATGGGCGGTGTTCAGTATTTCAGCAACAAGAAGCTGCTGATCGATAACATTGACAAGATTACGGTCGAAGAAGGCGAAGAACCTAAATATACGTTCACGTCGTCCAATACGGCGTACAAGAACGATGGCAAGACACCGCTTGACCCAGACACTCATGTCCGTGCGAATATCGTCGCGATGAATGGAAACTCCACTGGTGAACGCCGTACGTTCCCTATGTATGGCGTTGTCATATCGAATGACGAAACTGGTTGCGAGATTGAATTTACTGGAGAGTTCCCTTATACAGAATTTGTACCGTATGATCGCAATAGTTCTATGGGTCGCCGCAAGACGTTCCATATCTGCGGCATGGCCTATCTCGTAAGTGGCGACAATCCGTCGGAGACTCCGATGGGATTGGTGAGCCGTGAGTTCGAATTGCACCGCAACGAAGGCGACGCAGCCGGAGATGCTGGCGCTGGTTCCGATGGCGACTTGGACGCATACAACAAGTTCTATGCGATTGATTCCGACAACGAGCACATGGTCAACATGCCGAAGGTGGACAAGCGCTACGTGCTTGCTACGGTCTACCAGACGGCGACCAGTACTTTCCCTTGGGCATTGTCCAACCGTAGGAAACTTGCGACGATATCGCAGAGCTGGACTGACGAATTCGACCGTGACCGCAACGGACACAAGTCGTTGCTGCATCTTATCTATGATGAGAACCGCAGTCTATACGACACCGTGTATCCGTCATTATTAGCCGCTGATGAAAAGCATCGTAGGAAGGCTACCTATGCGACCCGATACTTGATGTCAATGATGAGCACGGCATCTTGGGTATCGATTGCATCGTTCATGCGTATCTCGTTAGCGGAACACTTTGATGATTCTCCGATGACAATCGACTATGGAAACCCGGTGCGCGTTGCCAATCTTCTTGTCGACATGTTGGCCGATGACTTCAAGACGCTGCGTATGCTTGCTTATAAAGGCAACAAGAAACCGCGTACGAAGATCAGTAGCATATCTATCAATGCTGGCACTACATGGCCGGAGCCGAATGACGTGCTGTCGGCTGATATCACGAATCCGATCTCGTCTGAATGGAATGATGTCCCCCAATGGGGCAAGGACATGGTCAATTCCGCGTGGTGCAGCAAGCTTCGCAACTTGCCGGAATATATCACCAAGCCGGAAATTACTATTGTACCATGTATCTTCTCGGACACTGACGAAAACCACTGGTTCTCTTATATCAGTGACGAAAACTATCCGTACCAGTGTGACGATTTGGAACACTCTAGCGCCGCGACGGAAACGTTGCCGTACACGCCAGATTCTAAATGTCATAGGTATTCCAGCAACTCTGTTGTTAACTTGCTGAAGGGATTGGTGTACAGCAACTCGGAAGCCCAGCGGAGCATGATGATCGATGTTCGTCGTTATGCGGAAACCGTAAGCGCTATACGTATAAATGAAGAAGATTACATGACGTTGTCGAATATCGGTGGTACTTCGACGTACGAATACGACACGATGGATGACTATGATCCGTCGCAGACGATACAGGTTCGCACGGAAGCTCCGAGCCATACCGATACGGAATGGATGAACCCGTTCACGAACATCCAGTCGATTGATACGGTGCCGTATCCAGAAATCACGATGGGCGAGTTGGCGAGCTTACCAGAAAATCAGCGCGTATTTGCGTCTGCTGATGTGGCCCAGATGTATCGATATGAATACGACGATGCGGACGATGACGTTACATCGGTATCTTCTGTCATGCCGACTGAAACTGCTTTGGCAAAGTGCTTGGAAAGTTATGTCACCGCTTATGCCGCGAAGCTTGATTTGCATCAGTATCAAGGCTCTCGTGTATTGCTGAAGGACGGAAAGTTCCAAGAATCTAACGACCCAATCTATGTACGTACGATTTCTCGCGTCAAGAAGCGCATGGACACTAGTCGAGTCGAGAGTGACATCATCGCGCATTATGTGAACGACTGCTTCGGCAATACGACTGCGGATTCTCGTGATCCGAACGTCGACCACGCCGATGTGAATGCCGTGTCTATCGGCATGTCTGCGCCACCGTACGTGACTCCGTCGAACTACAAGAATCAGACCTATACTAGGGTGTACATGCAGTTCACCTTCTCTCAGAAGGCTGGCCGCTGGTACACTACGGAATACCGCCAGTATCCGACGAACTACTTGAGTCCGCTTTATGGAGCGGATGCCTTGGGCGCAACACTGCCATCATTGTGGACAGCGGCTGGAACGATCACCGTAAAGTACGACACGATTTCGCACAATTTTATCCATAACGAAGTCGAAAGGAATATCTGGAGAAACCCGCTGTGCGACGATGCATTCGGTTCGTACCGCAGCAACATGTATCTTCCGTACAGCTTCGTTCCTCCGATGGACATTACGCTTGGATGCGTTCCGTACCTCACTACTGGCTGTGTATATGACTATGACCACACGGGTAAAATTCGCCCAGAGTATCAAACCGCTGACGACAGCGCAGACCTTCGTCCGTTGAGCCGTCTCGAACGTCCGTACTTGCCGATAGAGCAAGGCGGTATCGGTCTGTATCCGCCAGCGAATGTGAACGGCGGTTACTCTGCGGCAACCGATGCTGGCATACACGCGAATTTCTGGTCTGTGCGAAAGTTCATCCGTCCAGCCGTCAGTGTGCTGGCTGGAACCGATGTCCCTGGCCATGACGAGTATCCAGAATCCGGAACACCAGTGCCATCGAGAAAGGGCGGTGTCATTTCTGACGCTACTCTGTACCGCATGTTCGACTTCCCGACTGCTGGCGTGATCGATTATAAGCTTCCGAGTACGACCAATCCGGATGACGATATGGCAAAGACTTACTTGCTGTACCATGAAGGCAACGACGATGGAATTATCCGTGCTAATGCAGACGCTCTAGGCTATGGCGTTAGCGAAAGTGAACAAGATATTGATAGGAACTAGGAGTTGATATGGCTCAACCAAACTTGATACCAAAAAGAATTTCGGCGATGCCTCCGATGACGGACATCACTGCGGAAATGGAAAACAAGGAGGATGCCGCCAAGTGGGCTATGGCGGTTGATTCGCTTTGCCGAAGCAACGTAGAAGACTGTCCCCCGGATAGTGGTTTATTTTCTGGCGAGGAAGATAAAGGTACTTTATATGTACCTATGAGTCGTTTGGCGCTCCGTGATACAAACGGACTGATACCAGCATCTATGCTTCCGATGCATATTGATGATATGATTTTCGGTACACTGACGGTGACAAGCAGTAAGGCGTCGTTTGCGGAAACTCCTCCAACTGGAGGTACACCGCATGTATATGTATCTCCGCACGATCAGCGTAGCACAGGAGAATTGCCGCCTCCAGAGAACATTATTTACTGTGATACCTCGACGGATATCCAATATCGGTTTACTGGCGAAACATCGTCGAGTACAGACATAAATCACTTTGGTTTTACTGAGGTGCCGGGTTCACGTGCGGTAAATCCAGGATATGGTATTGAAATTACGAAAGCCGCCGACGCTAATCTGACCGTAAATGCAAAGAAGGCGGACTTCTTTACTTCGTACGGTGCATCGACTGCCGAAACTGTCAACTCTACGGCAAGTAATATTCCGTTGAATTCTGTGTCGACTGAGAGCTCTACCATCGAAGCGACGATCGCCTCGAATCGTTTGACGAAACTTACAAATTTGATTGGCGGCGCTCGCTATGCGATGAACTTGCAGCTTGAATGCACACCAGTTGCATTAAGCGCGAACGTCATCGACGTGTCGGTGACTTGCGGTACTGTACCAGTAATGAAGCAGCAGATGGATATGTCTGGGCCGACAGGTAAGGCGACAGTGTTGAACTATTTCTGTGAGTTCAAGCATGGCGACAACAGCACTGAACTTACTGTCACTATTGCCGCTGAAGAAGCGATAACGGTGAAGACGACAAGGTTCACTGTATTCGAGCTACTGTAGCAGAAACTTCACAGCAGCTGCCAAGAATATGCCGAGTATGCAAATGCTCGGCATTCCTATTACTAGGCTCCAGAACACTCGGCGTATATTCCATTTCTTGTCTTCGTTGTTGTAGAGGCCGACATGCCCCATGGCGATATGGAACTCTACGATGGCGAACATGTAGATCAGCTCCAGTATGTTCACATACGGAGTTCCGGTGGAATTTGAATCGATCTCTCTAATCATGTACTAGAAATTACTTCTTCTGTGGGTTCTTCGGAACCTTCTCCGTTCTCTCCCACGACTTCTCCGTCCTCGTCGACTTCGACCTTGTCGATCCAGAGGATGACCTTTTCTTCGCCGTTCTCCGGAATCTTCATCGAGGAGACTGGCTTGAATCCGATCTCGCCAAGTATCTGCGAAGTTGTCTGGTCGCTCTCGGTCGTTGCCGCAAACAGCGGAGTGCCCAGCTTGTTGAGCTGTGCGACAAGTTCTTGCTCGACCGGGCTGTGAAGGTATTCGTCGGCGATGGCGATGAATTCGAGCTGTACACGACCGTCAAGGTTCTGTGCGCTCTGGAGAGAATACTGGTCAAGCGGAATGTAGCCCAAGTAGGATTCCGAAGTCGGGTCGATGATGGAGGCGACTGCGACCGGAATGTTCTCGTCGGTGATGTAGACGATTGTCACCGCGTTCATCAGACGGTCAACCGTGTCTGGCGCGGCGGTTTCGGTGCTGTTGTCGCGAGGCTCGATGTCGAGCTTTCCGTCAACGAGGTCGGCGAGCTGGAACAAGACTTCCTCGGTGATGTCGCTTGGGTTCTTTGCGAACGCCTCGAACTGGTCTGGGTTGAGACCGTCGGCAAAATCCTTCTTGAATGTGTCAAGATCGTCTTCGATGAAGTTCATTAGTTCAGCTCCTTTAGGAATTCTTCGCCCTCGACCTTGAGCGCGTTGTGGAAGTTCTGGCGGAGTCCACGAGCGAACGCAGTCGCTGCGTCTGCCTGAGCCATTTCTTGCGTATGGCGTTCCGGATCGAGCGTGTTGTTGTTCACCTTGATGGTTCCGTCCTTGAGCATCTGGTAGATGTCCTTGGCCTCTTGTGTAGCCGGGGCGTTCGCGATGGATATGCCTTCGCTGGCATCGGACTTCTCGCTGATCGCCTTGGTCTGCTCGGTAATCTTGTTCGTAATTACTTGGACGAGGTTCGGGATGATCTCGTTGCCGTCGTTGGTTTCTGTAGGGTTGATGCCGTATTCTTGAGCCACGTAGTCGATGGTGGCTTCGTGCGGCGTAAGGTCTACGCTAGGCGTACCAGCGCATCCTACTAGGCTTGGGGCTACGGCCAGCGCGGCGGTAGCGGCAGCCTTTCCAGCCTTGTGCATCATGTCGCCTACGAGACCTTCCATGAGGGCTTCGTCGTTGAGGGCTTCCGTGCCGACCTTCAGCGCGTCGTTCAGACTGGTTTCTACGCCGACCTTGCCGACTACTCGGTACATGTCGTCGGTTCCAGTAGGGCTAGCCTCGATGACGACCGTCTGACGGTCAGCGAGCGTGAGCTTGACCTTGCCGTTCTCGCAGTCGAACACGTAGCAAGTGTCAGAAACTTGTGTTCCGTTGAACTCGGTTCCGCCGTCGTTGACGAATTTGGCAGCGCCTTCTTTGGCGAGATCCGGGTCGTTCTTGAGCTCGCATGCGAGGTACAAGCGCTTCAGCGCCTCGATCTTGGAAGCGTTATCCATTGACTTCGCCGAGTCAAGCAGTCTGAAAAAATCGTAATTCATGGCAAAATCCTATCCTTATGTACGCAGTTTATCAACAAGTTGCCAAGAAAACTGATAAATACTATATTAACGACTAAAACGATTTACATTATGGCTAAAAGACAAACATTAGCGGATTTCAGTGACGAAATCGTGTCCGTCCCGGATTTTGCTCCGGGGCCTTACGGAATGGATTTGGTAATCCGTGGGGACATGGACGACCGTGAATGGCGTCGCTGGAACGCACTTACACAAACAAGCGAAATGAAGAAGATGATGGGGGCCCACCGCCGCGAGAACGGCTACAAGGGATTGAGGGCCGCCGTTTTGAAGTATTTACGCGAAAACAACATCAAACTAAAGGATGACATCGAAGATGCTTAACATCAAATCCGCATTTCAGCTGGTCAGCGACAGCGACCTTGCATATCTGTTCCGTCTCTGCGTAGACTCCAAGTTCGTCGAGACGAACACGCTTTACCGTTCGGCTGCGTCGAAGACCGACTTCGTCCCAGACATGGACTCCACCGTCATCAACGCATACGCAAGCCATCCGAGTGAACGCTACCGCATTCAAGTGCTCGGCGGCCTTGTGAACTGGCTTAGCCACTTCGCCTTCATCAAGACACTTTTCGACAACGGAATGCCGCTCGAAAAGGTTCTCAAGCTGGCTGAATGGACTCGCTACCACTACTTGACCGTTGAAAAGGAAGACGGCTGGTCTCTCGAAATCACTCGCCAGATGGTGTTCGCCGTCAAGATGGACTTCGCCAAGTACAAGATCGATTCAACCGCATTTGCTGAATGCTGGCGTTCCAATACGCTCGACATGGTGCATGCGGTGATCGCACACGAGCTCGGCCACATCTGCCTCGGCCACTGCGATATGGAAGGCTACGACGACACTCTCATGTCGTCCAACCGCAACATCGAGCGTCAGGCAGACCTCTTCTCGTTCTCCGTTCTCCAGTGCGGTTCTGGCGTAGCTGCCAAGGCCGTAGGCGCTGCGATGATCCAAGTGAGCTTCGTATGCTTTGGCATGGAATACGAAGGCGACGAAACGCATCCGAGCAGCCATGAACGCATCGAGAACGCTATCCAGAGCTTCAAGGGCATTATCTCCGCCAAGGACGTGAACATGATCCGCAAGATGGTCGCCGCCATGGCCAAGGTGAAGGCCCCGAAGAAGCCGAAGACCAAGAAGAGGTAGTCATGAAGATTATCGTATCAGTAGGAGTCCAGTTCATGATGAAGGATCGTGAAATGGACATGCCGCAAATGCTTCCGAGGACGACCCATAGCTACGCAATGGATGTCAGCGTGTCGCCGGAGCTGCAGCCGTACATAGAGGAATACTCGAAGTCGGTCAACGACTCCACATACGACCCTCAGTACGAAATCAGCAAGGTGCTTCTCGACATCATCACGCCTCGCGTGAAGAAGGCGTATCCTGAGCACTGGCGCAAGGAGAAGAACGACGTAGGCGAGACCATCCAGTTCAAGCCATCGAAGGAGACTATACTTGAAACCGCTATCCGAATGGAAGTCGACGACAAGATCGACGAGCTTCTTGACGAGCGTAAGGACGAAGTGCTGAAGTCCCTCGAACTCAAGATGCCGGAGGATACGGACGAGGTCTATCTGGCCAATACGTTCGTGACCAACCTCGGCTGGAAACTCGCGTAAGGTTTTCCGTTAATGAAAGAAAGGCGACCGCAAGGCCGCCTTTCTCTTTTTATTTCGTTGACTCGAATTAGACGATACCGAGGTTGTACACGGTATTGACCTTCTGTCCGTGCATGTACTTCACCTTCTCGCCCTTCTTGGGATGGATGAAGGCGTTGATGACGGCTGCGCGGATGTGAAGGTGCTTGTGCTTTCCGTTCTCGGTCTGCGGGTCGACGATTTCACGACCGTAGCAGTCGATGTACGTGGAGAGCACCCTGCCGTTGCGACCGATCACGCGACCGAAGTTGCTGATCTTGTAGGTCGGATGAGCCTTGACGGCCTTCCACTCTTCGCCGATTTCCTTTCGTAACACCTTGTCGATGAGGGATTCCGGCTTTGCGAGAACCTTCGACATGCGGCGAAGCTTCTTCGCGTAGTCGGGGCACCCAGGGACGGCATTGTAGTCTTCGGCGAGAAGTTCGATGCCAGTAATGATCTTGTTGGTAAGTTGAACGAGTTCCATGTTGTCTTTCCTTGTTATGGGTTTAGTTTTCAGTTCGTCCATTCGGTGATGAATTTCTGCTTCGATGTCCAGTCCATGATACTGACATTGTTCTGCTAGTGTATCTACGCCGCTTAGTAGAGCTGGTTCCAGATATGCGCTATCGCTCTTGGCTAATATGGCATGGATAAAATCTTTGATTTTGTCAACAAGTTCCATAAATTTGACATTGTAACGTATTTGATGTAATTTTAGCAATAAACAATTTGAATTGCAAACTGGCCATTATGCACGAATTTTTCAAGAAAATCGACGTTTTTAGCAATATATCATTTGACGAAGAGTGGCACAGCTATAAGTTGAATGGCAAGAGAACGGTGTCTGTTACAAAAGTGACCGGGGCCGTAAAGGAACCGTTCGACGCGGTCAAGAAGTCCAAGGAATGTGTCGAGCGAATGCGGCGCGAGGCCGAGGAGGCTGGGCAGCCCATTCCGACAATCACGCCAGAGGAACTGCAAGACCAATGGGCTCGCACGAACTTAATAGCTCGCGCAAAGGGCTCCGCCGTACACAAGTACATCGAAATGACCATCGCGAACAAGGTGCAGCGTTATCCGAAGGATATCGTCGATGCGGAGTTCGCAAAGGATCTCGAAAAGAATCCGAAGATGACTTTCGATACCGACCCGGTGCTTCCTTTGTACAAGAAGATCACGCCGATGGTAGACCAGTTCCTCGCCGACATCCGTGGCAAGATGTATCCGGTTCGTTCCGAACTCGTCATCGGAAGCCCACGCTACAACGTGTGCGGAATGATCGACCAGATCTTCTACAACAACAAGTCCCAAGCATTTGAAATATGGGACTGGAAGACCAATACGAAATTCGACACTACGTCAAAGTTCCATCTTGAGGATCCGTGCAGTCATCTGGAGGCATGCAAGCTAGTCGAGTATTCTCTGCAGCTCCACTGCTACAAGCGTATCTTCGAGGAAGAGACCGGGATCGAAATCAAGAACTGCTATCTCTGCTGGTTCAGTGAGGCGCAGCCGACGTACAAGGTAATGAAGTGCGTGGACGTGTCCAAGGAAGCGCAGACACTTTTGGAAAGGGCCGTGGAAAATGCCTAACGAGATCGAAGCTATCATCAAGTCGTTCACTCCGGAACAACAGAAGCTGTATGACAGCATGATGGCCGACGAGAAGAAACTTCTCGCCGACTGGATCGGCAGCCGCAACATGTACAACGAGGCGATGAAGGTCATCAACGACAAGGAGATCGGGCCTCGCGTAAGGTTGTACTTGAAGGGCATTTCGTCCTACTGGTCTGGCCGAAAGAAACTCATGGAGACCTTGCTGATTTCCATGGGCAAGGAAGAACTATTGAACAAGTGGATCGCGGATGTCCAGAAGTCGAAGTGAACCGCCGAAACTGTTTGATGCGACTGTATTCATTATCGGAAAGAAGCTTCCTTCTGGAAACATCTATCCGCAGTCGCTTGCGGACAAGATAATTCTCGATGTTGCTACTGGCGAGAAGAAGTACACCATCGAGGAAGTGGCCCCGGCTGACCGTGACCGTAACGGAATCAAACCTTACGAGTCGTGGAAGCAGAGAGCCATGGCGGTGTGCGTCGATGCGCACATGGACGGATGCAAGCTCGTCATGACGTTCCAGATTTACAAGACGAAGTATGGCAAGAACCTCGATCTCATGCTGCAGAACAATCCTCCGGGAAGCATCGAGTTCTACCCAGTCGGAACTGGAGTCACTGACAAGGACGGAGTCGTGACGCAGTACAATCTCGCCTATGTCACGATGGATATAAAACCTAGAGGTTAACGATGATTCGCGCTATTGTTGCACTTAATGCTGACGGATATGTTATACGGAAGAGCCTTATCGATCTTCCGGCAGACCTTATGGAATGTGAGGACATGCAGTGGCTCCTCAGTGATTCTCTTATCATGGCGACGATGGACGTTGTCAAGAAATACTTGCCGGAGCATATCGCCATGGTGAGCCGCAAGAGCCTTCTCGCTGAACATCCGAAGGCGCTCGCGTCGATGGCAGCAAACATCGAGAACCAAGGCGTAGGCAATATTTCCGTGCTCGCAAACGAGGCAATCCTCGACGAGATGGACGCCATCGGAATGTCCTATGAACTGGCAGTTATCTATCCAGAAGGAACTCAAGTGCCGACGTCGCTGATTACTGGAAAGAAGCTGTTTGACTCTCGGCACTTCGACCGATATGACATGGATCGATACCAGCAGTCCGTCACTGAAGCAACCGATACGCAGATTGCCGACTACATCAACGGCATGGAGACGTATTTCAACATGGTCGACAACATGGACAAGCGAGACCAAGATGCCGTGGACAAGATTGTCAAGGGCGTCAAGATGCTTAACCGTGCGCTGCAGAAGGAATCTACCGACAGCAATTTTATGGGCGGGTCTGATGACTCTATCAGCGGTGTCGACGAAATCGACACGGATGACGAGTTTGAACGTGTGTGGGACGCCATGAAGATGATGGGCGAACAGATGAGCGAGACTACCGACCTTGTCCTTGCCACGCAAGACACTCTGGGCGAAGTAATGCAGTTTGTCAAGCACAATCCGGTTCCTCGAAGCCTTGTCGATCGCATCAACATGATTAACGGCGAAGTCGACGGCCTTCGGCATCAGTTCGGCGAACACATCGCGGAATCGATCGCGGAGAAGAAACCTCGTCGCGATCCGCTTATTTGGGTCATTCTGGGCATTTCGATACTAGCGTTGGTCGGAACACTGATAAACTTGTGTCTATAGACTCAAGTGGTAGTGACATGACCGAAAACCAAATGAATTTCTGCAAGGGCGTGGCAAAGCTTTGCGAAGCTGCCGAGTCGCCGGAACTATTCAAACCCATCATCAAGCTCTGGGCCCTCTACGAGGATGCGCAGACCGCGCAGACTGACGAGAACGGTCAGCTGGTTCCCGGTAACGTTGGCAACATGTCCTCTGGCGAAGCCGAGAAGGTTGCCGCCGAAGTCACCAAGTACGCACAAGCGAAGAAGACCGAAGAACAGGCCGCCGAAGAAGCCAAGAACGCCGAAGACACTGTCGCAGTCGAAGTGAACAACGCGACTACCGACGACGAAAACAAAGCAGCCGCTGGCGAAGTCAATGGATAAGTTCGAGACATTCCTTGAGGCAGTCAAGGACGCCGATCCGGCGTTTGAGCAAGTAGGGCATCTGTATTCCCAGTTGCGCCACGGAGACTTGTACAAGCCTCTTGTAATGCCGAGTTCAGTACGTTCAGTCACCGTCGATCCGAGAAGCGGACTTTCGAACAAGATAGTCACGCCGGGCATTGACGGTATGGGCGCACCGACAAGCCAGCCCACGAGCAACTGTACGTCGAGCAACGGCAGCACGAAGAGCAACACGCTCACCGAGCCTATGCCGAAGACGGACGAGAAGGCGTTGAAGCCGCAGCAGATCAAGACCGAGCCCAGTCAGCAGATTAAGGACTTGATGAAGAACTCTCCGGCCAATCTCGTCAATCCTATCGAACTCACGAAGACCTATTCCGAACAAGTTCCAGTATGTGGTTACAGCGTAAAGACTGGATCCACTGGTCTGACCGGAAGCTACCAGCCGGGATGCGACGCTGGATATAGCGCTGGAGGCGGTGGCGGAGGCGGCGGTGCCGCAGCGTCCGGAGGCGGAAACGGATAATTTTAAACAAATGCCTAGACAACTAGGCATTTTTTATTATATTTGGCCCATGATTAAAAGAAAATTCAAAGTAAATCGTAAAGAACCAGCAAAGCGCATCGATCAGATGAATAAGGCCGAACTCACAAAACTCCGCGACTACGCGACTTTCATGTCGAACGCCGCTGGGTATGCGGACGACGGCGGCCAGCAAAATTGGTGGATATCCGTCGAGAACGAATGCGACTCGCTTATCAAGAGCCTTCCGTAAGGAAGGCTTTTTTGATGTCTTGATAAACTACCATTAAACTACCAAAACGGTTTTATCATGACTAATTTTGAATATCTTGTCAAGGACGTCGGAATGTCCAAGGCCCAGCTAGAAGGCATCATGAAGCTTGCCGACGTGTGCGGATTCAAGCCGATGTTCGAAGCTGACGAAGTGATGGATTTTGACGATTTCGATATTGGCGAATTTGAAGACCACATTGACGCCGCACACGCACAAGCGGAAGAAGACAAACGCCAGCGCTACGATTCTGTAAAAGGCAAGAGCATTGCCCAGATTCTCAGGGAAAATCCAGTCGAAGATGATACCGGAAGCGCTGGTGATGATGATTTAGGCACTACCGAAGAAGCGAAGAAGAAGCTGCGTAGGATCAACACGAAGAAGCACGAAGATACTGGCGATGACATGATTGCTCCAGTTGACTTTGCCGTCAATAACGACAACAACTTCGGCATTGCATACGGTAACGAAGATTATGATGACATGGACTCTCTGCAGACTCGTGAATGGACGATGGATGATGTGAATACGTTCGACACGATGAAGAACCAAGAAGAGGTTGACCAAGCCAACCGCGAAATGACCGATCCTACGTCAGTTATGAACGAAGAACAGAAGCTGGTAGTTCGCATTATCAAGAAGCTCGGTGGCGTTGCGAAGGAAGTTCCGGGTAATCTGAAGGAGCTGATGGTGGACGTTGCTGAAGCCACTAGGAATGCTGAAGAAACCACTGATGCCGATGATTCAAACATTACGTATGGTAATGAAGTTGGCGACCAGAATGAGGTTGGTGATACAGACGAAGTAATCGACCAAGTCGAAGAACTTTGCAAGCGTGTACGCGCATCCGTCGCTTCTATGCCGGAATCTCAGGCGACATCGACGATTAACTCGATCAAGACGATGATTGCCGAGCTCACAAAGAAATATGTAAGCAATCCGTTCAATCGTACCCTCGAAAACTTCTTGTCGGATATTTCTTTGACTACTGCATCGCCGTCGAGCTATCGAGGAGGCGTCGCCGCTAGCAAGGATCGCATCAAGCAGATGGCAAATGCGGCATTGAAGCGTGTCAAGGGACTATAAACGAAGAAAAATAGGGTTTTTTGTAAATTTTTGTTAATATTTGATAAAAATCGCAAAAAACCCTTGACGATCGAAAAAATAATTGCTAAACTTGAATGCAAAGAGGTTAAAAACCATGCAAATGATGCTACATAACATTAAACTCGTTGAACGCAATAGTCAGTTGGCACCCAAGGCCGACCGCCTCTTTGCAGCATATACGGGTTGCGGTTATGGGCAAAAGTTGCACCGATGATTTCCTTTGAAGGTTGATGTTTGATGGGAACCCGGTTGCAACAAAAGCAACTGGGTTTTTTCATTCACCAATAACATTTGGGTCTGTGGCAGAATGGGATTGCACCTCCCTTGCAAGGAGTGTTCTTACGGGTTCGAATCCCGTCAGTATCCAGTAAACATAAGTCCGAGAGACTTATGAGCAGTTTGACAGTTCGGATGATTTTGTATGGGGCATTAGCGCAATGGTAGAGCGCTTCCATGGCATGGAAGAGGTTTATCGGTTCGAGTCCGATATGCTCCAGTAATTAAGGGTCATTAGTTCAATGGTAGAATTCTGGCTCCGCACGTCAGCGATATCGGTTCGAGTCCGATATTGATCCATTATAAAATGGATAGTCTGCACTATCGAACCCATGATAAACTTTGAAATAGCGTAACAATATGTGGTATGTATGTTTGTTAGTGAAAAACGAATCGCGGCGAATCGACGTAATATAGAATTAGGTCGAGCAAAATCGCACGAAACTTGGCATCGAATTAAGGAACGTAACCAATCATTAGTCGAATGTACGGCGGTATGTGAACATTGTCATAAAGAATTTCACAAAATGATTAAGCAAATCGACCTCGATAAAAATCGTTTGCCAAGATTTTGTTCACGAAGCTGTGCGAATTCGAGGGTTAGAACAACGGAGTTGAAACAACATTTACACGAGACAATGAAGAATCAAAAATATGTGGATGGCGAAAAGTCTCCCATAATACGTTATTGCAAGGGTTGTGGCTGTATTATGCCGCTGGCTGTAAAAACGCATCGACGATATTGTTCTGACGAATGCCGAATATCGTTTAAAATTCGTGAGAAGAATACTAACGCGAAATGTACTAAGCGGAAATATAAAGAAGCTTGCCGATTCATGTTTGATGTGTATGATTATCCAAATGAATTTGATTTATTACTCATTCAACAGTATGGTTGGTATAGTGCTACTAATTATGACGACAATCCGAATGGGGTATCACGCGATCACATGTATAGCGTAAGTGCTGGTTACAAGAACAATATACCAGCAACAATTATTGCGCATCCAGCAAATTGTCGGTTGCTGTTGCAATCTGATAACTTCAAAAAGTTGGATGATTGCTCAATTACGCTAGATGAATTGTACGATCGAATACGAACATGGGAACTGAAATATGGTAAATACCAGCCTAGTACATGGAATGTGAATAAACACTAAATAATTATATGGTCACTTAGCTCAGCTGGATTTTAGAGCGCCGTGCTACGAACGCGGAGGTCGGGAGTTCGATCCTCTCAGTGACTACTAAAATATGGTCCCGTCGACCAGCGGTTTAAGTCATCGCACTTTCTATGCGATTACCCCGGTTCGAATCCGGGCGGGACTACTAATTTATCCTCATCTGGCGCAATTGGTTAGCGCTTCGCTCTGATACGGCGGAGGTTCTTGGTTCGAGTCCAAGGGTGAGGACTAACTTTGATTGATCGTGGGTCTCAATGTTCCCGACGGCGATGGAGCAGTCCATGTGGAAGGTTAATCTCCTTCGTGATTCTTGATCAGTCATTATGCCGCTGTAGCTCAGTAGGTAGAGCGGAAGCCTGAAGAGCTTCGCGTCGGAGGTTCGATTCCTCCCGGCGGCACTAATAAATTTATGGGTACTCTGCTGCAGAAATGCCGAGTAGGAGAAAGTCGACAGAAAGCTCTGGGATAGTGATCTAACCAGTCACGACATTCCTTGAACAAGTATAGAGACCTAACGAAAGCTTAAATGGAGATGCAGATGTGAGCTGGTAACTCACATGGTCTGGATGTCTAAATCCGACGACCTAGCTCTGGTTCGAATCCAGGAGGGCCCACTATACCTCACTGGCTCAATTGGTAGAGCAAGGCACTCTTAATGCTTGGGTTGAAGGTTCAAGTCCTTCGTGGGGTACTAAACGCACTAATCCGTCTGCGATAGAAATGACGGAGAGACCTTCGGCAGTTAACACGGGAAAGTCCCTTCGGGGTCAAGCTGCCATCTTTATTGCGGTATAGCTCAGTTGGTAGAGCAGCGGAATCATAATCCGTGTGTCGAAGGTTCAAGTCCTTCTACCGCAACTATTATGGGGCCATCGTCTAGTTGGCTAGGACACCAGCTTGTCACGCTGGAAATCACGGGTTCGAACCCCGTTGGTCCCGTATACTCGATTCGCCTAGCTGGTCGATGGCATCTGCCTTACAAGCAGACACAACCTTGGTTCGAATCCAAGATCGAGTACTATAGGGATTTAGGACAGTGGCTAGTCTAGCGCTCTCCAAAAGCGTCTACGGGAGTTCGAATCTCTCAGTCCCTGCTAACAAATTATTTATGGGTGATCTCCGATGATGGTGAATCGGGGCTGGCTGTAACCCAGCTGCCTTACGGCTCAGGGCGTTCGAATCGCTCATCACCCACTACTTATTCTATCCTAGCTCAATGGTAGAGCGTTCGGCTGTTAACCGAATGGTTCCTGGTTCGAGTCCAGGGGATAGAGCTAATCATTTCAGCGTGTAGCTCAGCTGGTAGAGCGCACCGTTCGGGGCGGTGAGGTCGGTGGATCGTTCCCACTTACGCTGACTATTGCCTATGTAGCTCAGTTGGTAGAGCAACGGTTTAGTAATCCGTAGGTCGGCAGTTCGACCCTGTCCGTAGGCGCTACTATTCCGACATAGCTCAGTTGGTAGAGCAGATCATTCGTAATGATCAGGTCGCTCGTTCGAGTCGAGCTGTCGGAGCTATGGAAGTGTATCCTAACTGGTAAGGAACTACCTTGGAAAGGTAGCGTGGGAAACTGCTTGAAGGTTCGAGCCCTTCCACTTCCGCTATGGAAGCGTAGACCTAACTGGTAAGGCCGCTGATTCGAAATCAGTCGTGTGGAGGATACTTCGCGTGTGGGTTCGAGTCCTACCGCTTCCGCTAATAAAGTTTGTATGGAGAGTTGGCAGAGTCTGGCTTATTGCATCACGGTGCTAACGTGACGGTCTTAGGATCCACTGGTTCGAATCCAGTACTCTCTTCTAATCATGGTGCCCGTAGCTCAATTGGTAGAGCCCTGGTATGTGGAACCAGCTGTTGCAAGTTCAAGCCTTGTCGGACGCCCTATTATTGCCGATTAGCCAAGTTGGTAAGGCAGATGCCTCTGAAGCATCGTATCGTTCGTTCGAGTCGAGCATCGGCAACTAAAATTTTATATGCGCCCATGGTGTAATTGGCTAACACGACACCTTGCCATGGTGTAGACTGCCGAATCGTGCTCGGCTGGGCGCTCTATCTCGATGTGGGGGAATTGGTAGACCCGCCAGCTTGAGGGGCTGGTTCGTAACAGAGTGCATGGTTCAAGTCCAGCCATCGAGACTAATCATCAATCCGGCGATTGCTGGAACTGGAAAGACAATTCGGACTTAAAATCCGAAGCACGTAACGTGCGTATGGGTTCGAGTCCCATATCGCCGATAGGAGATAACTAACATGAAGAAACTTAAACGATTATAAAGGTCGCAACTGCCTATCAGTTGCAATTCCCTATGCGGGATTGGCGCAGTTGGTAGCGCAATGGACTTTTAATCTATGGGTCGTCAGTTCGAACCTGACATCCCGCACTATGCACCTATATTGTAGTGGTAACAAGGTGGTCTTCCAAACCGCAATCGCCAGTTCGAATCTGACTAGGTGCTCTAACTTATCGGCATGTGGAGTAATTGGTAGCCTCGCCAGAATCAGAATCTGGTGGTCGAAAGATCGTGAGGGTTCGATTCCCTCTTTGCCGACTATCGCCCGGTGACGGAACTGGCATACGTTTCAGATTCAAAACCTGACTTTTGCGGGTTCGACTCCCGCCTGGGCGACTATCTTTTCTAACAAAGGAACTAACATGATAACCGTTTCACAGATCAACGAACTTCGCCAGCAGACACAAGTGAGCATGCTTCTCTGCAAGCAAGCTCTTGAGGCTACTGACGGTGACATGAACCGAGCCAAGGAATGGCTCCGCAGCAAGGGTAGCGAGGTCGCCGGAGACGGCGGATCGTTCGGATACTCTCTGTTCGAGGACGCTACCGAAAAACTACAAGGCGTTACCGAAGGTGGCAAGGGTTTCCAATGGACTGATGGCGTAGTATCTATCGACATCCGTGGTTTCGACGGATCGTCTCCGAGAACTCTGTGGGGAAGCGACAGACGCATGCTGGTCTGCAGACCAGTCAAGGCGTAACTTCTGCCCACGAAGCTCAACTGGATGAGCTGCGGATTTCTAATCCGCTGGCTGCGAGTTCGACTCTCGTCGTGGGTACTACTTGCAATCAAAACACTATTTGCTATATTTCGTACTGTATTGAGCTATGGTGTAACGGTAGCACACGGGATTTTGATTCCCATAGTCTAGGTTCAAATCCTGGTAGCTCAACTATCCGGTTGTGGTGGAATTGGTAGACACGTCAGACTTAGGATCTGGTGCTTATGCGTGTGGGTTCGAGTCCCTCTAGCCGGACTATTAAGAGGTTTCTATGAGACGTTTGTTCATTATCCGCAAGGACTTGAAGTTATCTGCTGGCAAGCTTGCCGCGATGGTTGCGCACTGCGCCGAAGGCTACTGGACGCGCCTTATCGCTAGGAATGCCGACTTCGACGGAGACGAGCATTACACAGTCCGATTCCGTTTGGATAAAGCGGACATGGAAGAATACATCAAGGGCATCTTCAAGAAGACTATCTGCGAGGCGAAGAACCTCAACCATCTTATGAAGGTCAAGGAAGTTGCCGACGGCCTTGGTCTTGTACAAGGCGAAGATTACGACTTCATCGACGACGCATGCTTGACGGAGCTGACTCCGGAAGCTGTCGACGAGAAGGGCAATGGTTATTGCCGAGTCGGCGTGTGGTTCAAGCCGCTATCTGACGAGATCAGCCACACGCTGTCCAAGAAGTATCAACTTTATCATTAAACTATGCTGACGTGCCGAAGTGGGAACGGGTGAGTCCGCAAAACTTTACATTGAGTGTGTTCGATTCACACCGTCAGCTCTAACTACTTATGAAATTTGGATTGATCGGAAAGAACATTGGATACAGCAAGTCCAAGGAACTGTTTGACCAATGGAACCTTGACTACCGAGTTTACGACGTTGACAGTGTCGAACAAGGTCTTGAGCTGGTTATTGACGACAAGCTCGACGGATTCAATGTGACAAAGCCGTTCAAGAAGGACATCATCAAGTATCTTGACGGATTGATGCCCAATGCAGAACGTATTCAGTCAGTGAACTGCGTGAAGGTGTTTGCCGATACGTTGATCGGCGAGAACTTCGATTGCGATGCATTTCGTAACTCCTTGTGTCATTACATCAGCAATCACGACGCTTGGGAATTCGACTTCCCTCACCGAATGGCGATTCTTGGAAATGGCGGCGTGACGCCGTCGATATTGGCTGCGTTACACGAAGTTGTGGACGGCGTTTCATCCAGTCACGAGATTACGGTATTCGCTAGGACTCCGAAGGACGGTGAAACACCTATTGCCGAGTTCGATGCGAAACGGTTCGACTTGATAGTCAATACGGTTCCGTTCGAGGCTGGCATCGACATCGACTTCAACAACAAGGGCAAGTTCATCTATTATGACTTGAACTATGCCGATCGCCGATTGGTCGAGAAGGCTGAACTTAACAAGCATTGTTCTTGGTCGCTCGACGGCATGGATATGCTGGAACGGCAAGCTGAAATGGCCAAGAACTGGTGGCTGGCATAAAAAAAATTACAAAAATTAGCCGATATGGGTTGCCAATGCTGGAGTTTATTGCTATATTTTCTGGCACGATGATCCGAGAGATTATCGAGAAGGTTGACATATCGGATGATTCTTATTGTTCCATAGCTCAGTTGGTAGAGCCCGCGACTGTTAATCGTGTTGTCCCTGGTTCGAGTCCAGGTGGAACAGCTAAAACCCAGACAGTAATTGTTCGTAGGGACAACGTTATTGTTACGGCACGATGAAATTCATGCTGGCCGGATCCAACTAAACGGATTCGCTGACCGAAGGTAAAGTTCCGACGGATAGCGGGTGATTTACGGTCTGGGTAATTTTAAATTCACACTTGGAAGTAAAAGGTAAAACTTCAACCGCTGCCGACTTCGGGTCGGGTTCCGGAGAGTTGCCAACATCCTAAATTGGTAGTGTGGAGAATGGGGTTCGTTCCGTGCGACAGATTATCGAACTCCTACGAGCACAGAACGTCGCGTAAGGTTCTGTGCGAGGCGCTTTACCGTAGTACGTGACAAAACGGACAAGTTTGATTCGACGCGGGTGGGTGGAACGGAATACCATTCGAGGCTCATAACCTCTGAGATACCGGAGTTCGACTCCCGGACCCGCTACTATTTTTGAGTTTAACGACAACATGGACAAGTGCAAACGCTTGGTGCGACATGTTGTCGGTTGTGTTTCACGGACGGTGATAGAGCTGAGTTACTTCGTATTTTTGGTATACGCCCAACACTTAGTTCGCCCATGCCTCCGTGTAAGTTTGAAATGTCGCGATGGTGCAATCGAGTGGTCTAAAGCTCGACGCGGCCTACTAAACGCCGAAGTTACTACATACGGCGATGGCATGTGGGAAAGCACACTCTGCATCTTCCCTGGTAGTAAGCAGAGAGATTGCGGTTCGAGTCCCAGTCACGACATCAAAATGCGATGAACGGTGGTTACCTTATGTAAGGTAGGGGCATCTACCTTTGGGACATGTTGCCCATCTGTGGCAACTCCCAGAATCCCACGACTTTAGTCGTGGGAGTATGTCAAGTAGCAACGCCTAGTAGTTGGAACTCCGTAGCGCATAGCGGACGTTAAAATAAAGAGTGCGCAGCCTTTTGTTAGGAACTAAAAATCGTGCTGAGGCGGCTGTACGACAGAGCCGGGTGAATCATGATCATCTATGCACGATACCGAGGGGATAGAGAGATTAGGGATCCGTCAACCGAGTACGTATAGGCCGGATACGCTCGAAACAGGTCAAAGCAATTTACTGTCGTACGTTTTTGTAACTCACTGAACCAGGTTTTCGAGGGAACGTTTAACCGCTGGGCACCTAGACCAGCTAGGTGAGTGCCACCGCCGATGGTGTATACGTATCACCGAAGGTTTGTCTGGTTGCTAAAGAAACGTCCCGCCCATTATGGAGTCGCTGCCCAAGCAGCGTGGGGCGCGTAAGCGCCGTCTGGTGTGAATGACGTTAAAGACACACTATTCCCCTAGAGGGCAATCGACAATGGGTCTGGTCGTAAAAGAGCTGCCTCGTACGCCTCCTGCAGTTTCGTTAAGGGAGGCACACCTTTAAAAGCTGGCGTTTCTAGGGCGCATCGTAGCTCCCCGCATTGGTAGCGGCGACATCGGAGTAAAATCCGTGAGCTGACGTGCAAACTGTGCGTCCCATCAACGAGCGGCCTAATCGTAGGTGTAGGATAAGTTCTCGGATCTTAGGGAGATCTAAAACCGAGGCCAAGTTTTTATGAGTTTTGGATACCAGTGACAGTATACGGTTACTTCGGATAATGATGTGGTTCGACTCCATAGGGCGAAAGCCCATGCCGCGTGGGCGGCAGCACCCGTATGCGACAATTCTGTATCCTAAAAAGTTTGACGGACAGTGATAGAATAGAGTTTCATCGTACGCATAAACGAAGAACGTTGGTTCGAATCCAGCCGTCGGTATAAGTTCAAAATTACTCCGACGTCGTCTAGTGGTCTAGGATCTTAAAAAGCTTTGTTCGGCTAATTCTTCCGTCTTTTTTGATTTTTGAAATGTACTTAAATAATATCTAGCGGTGACAGATTAGAGTTTCATCGACTGTTAATCGAGAGGTTGTTGGTTCGAGTCCAATCGTGCTAGCTAGTCTGGCATGTAGCTCAATCGGTAGAGCGCTAAAAAAAGCTTTAGTCGCCTATTCCCTAGATATTATTCAAGTATATTTATGTGAAGTTTGAACCAGCAGTGATAGGATAGGGATACTTCGCAATAGGTGCCGTGGGTCGTCGGTTCAAATCCGGCTTCGCCGCCTAGCTTTTTATGCGGCGGATAGCTCAGTCTGGTAGAGCAACGATCAAATCTCTCTGTTCGCCCATTCTCTGGTTCTTTTTATTTTCTGGTTGGCCATATAGACTAGTGAACAATATGGTGAAACCAGCACACCTAACACTGACGACAACGTGACCTTCAGGGATTTGATCACCCAATGATGTGGTCGCCAACCAGTTAATTTAGCGGGGTACGAAAGTTACCGTGAAAACGTTAGGTAAAGTGTTTAACTACAACTAAAAACAAGGAAGACAACATGTCAAAGTTAAATCCGTCCACGAAGGGCAATTCAATGGACACTACTGTCCGTTTGGCTGGCGGGACCGGTGCTTATGCTGCGAAGTCGTCCAACATCGACACGCTTCGCCGTCTCGTACTCGCCAACTTACTCTGGGAAGACATTGCTTACGCCGATGGCGAATCAGTGTCCGAAGAAATCTCCAGCCTCATACCGAAGTGTGATGCTGTGGAAGTCGCAAAGCTTGCGGTAGAATGCCGTGAGAAGCAGAAGTTGCGTCATACGCCGTTGTTCATCGCAGCGGAAATGACGAAGTACGCAACGCATAAGGTTTACGTGAAGGATATCCTTCCGAGGATCATCACTCGCGCCGACATGCTCTGTGACTTCCTTGCGATTTATTGGAAGGACAAGAAGCACCCGCTGGCAAATTGCGTGAAGCGTGGTCTTGCTGATGCGTTCCACAACTTCGACGAATACCAGTTCGCCAAGTATGACCGTGACGCAGTGATCAAGCTCCGCGACGTGCTCCGCATGGTGCATCCGACTCCGCGTAACGAAGACGAAGCCGCATTGTTCAAGCGCATCAAGGAACGTACCTTGAAGACGCCGGATACTTGGGAAGTCGCGATTTCCGCTGTGTCCGCAGACAAGAAGGCTGACGAATGGACTCGACTCATCCAAGAAAAGCGTCTCGGTGGTCTTGCGTTCTTGCGCAACATGGCTAACTTTGTGAACAACAAGGTGAAGCGCAGTGTTGTTGAGGAAGGTTTGAAGAACCTCAAGGGAAGCATGCTCTTGCCGCTTGACTATATCAAGGCTGCGAAGATGGCCTCTGGCTATACTCGCGAAATCGAAGACGCGATGATCTCGTCCTACAAGCACTTGCCGAAGCTGCCGGGTAAGACCTTGTTCATCTTGGACAGGTCTGGTTCCATGGGCCGTGCGATCTCCAGCAAGAGCAATTTCACTCGTCTTGACGTTGCTTGCGCGATGGCTATGTTGGCCTCGAACGTGTGTGAAGACTTCAGCTTGGTCGTAACCGCTGGTGACGACTGGAAGAAGGTCGCTGCATCGGTCGCTGTCGACTGTCCGCCGCGTGGTTTCTCCATGACCCAAGTGGTCGACCGTTGCAATGTCGGCGGTGGTGGTATCTTCACTCGCCAGGTGCTTGAATGGTCTCGCAACCACTTCAAGACCGACGAGTTCGACCGTATCATCGTGTTCTCGGACTCTCAGGACTGCGATCTGCCGTCTAGGCAGACTCCGAAGCCGTTCGGTAAGTACAACTACATCTGCGACGTAAGCGCAGAGAAGCACGGCATCAACTACCGTGGAGTTTGGACTGCCGAAATCTCCGGTTGGTCGGAACACTTCTTGACCTATATCGCAGCTTACGAAGGACTTGAAAACAAGTTCGAGAGCGAGTCGATGAACTAAGGTTGTGTAGGGGGCCGTTTCGTTGTGCGTACGGCCTTAAACGAGGGAACAACGGCGGGGCCTAGTGATGCTAGCTAGTGGGATACCCAACGCCCAGATGAACACCCTACTTCTTTTAACCATCAAACAAGGAACCATCATGTCCAATAAATCAACAGATACTCTCAAGCAGACCGATAAGATGACTCAGCGGTCGATGATCTTGAAGGCTCTAAAGGCTGGCCGTACGCTTACATGGCTCGACGCCGTGAACGACTTCGGCTGTTCTAAGCTCTCCACTCGCATCGGCGAAATGGTGAAGGCTGGCATGGTCAAAGTGAAGCGTGGTTGGATGACCACCAACACTGGCAAGACCGTCCGCACTTACAAGATCGATCGTTCTCGCAAGAAGGACTCCTAGAGGTTGCCGATGCCTAAAGTCATAGCAGTAGACTTCGACTCTACAATCGCGTTCGACGCATGGCCACGGATAACCGATAAAACCACGGTGAACTCGACGGTCGTCAACTGGATAAAAAAGCGCCAGAAGATGGGCGACAAGATTATCCTCTGGACATGCCGCGAGAACTACGGTGGCGTAAAGTTTCCGGATTACGAGTATAGGAATGACGCATTGCTGTTCTGCACACGTAATCAGATATTCTTCCATAATGTCAACGCGAGTGACGGAGAAGTCGGTTTCGAGGAAGGCAAGTATGGTCGCAAGATCATGGCTGACGCCTACATCGACGACCGTTCGGCTCCGTTTGGCCGAAGCCAGTTCTGGTGGAAGGTCTATCTGTGGCTTATGGACAGAAAGCTTGCAAAGATGTAGTGTTTGGGTATCCAGAAAACTACGCGCTTCTACCTCAGCGTAGCCAGTATGGTCGTCCGGGAAGAAAGCTCCTCAAGATACCGGATGTAAAGACAAAATCTCTTCTGGGATGTCTATAAATGCCGTTTTTGGTTTGGGCGGCGAACCAGTGAGGGTATTCGGAGTGTAGCTCAGCCTGGTAGAGCATTGGATTTGGGTTCCAAGGGTCGCGTGTTCGAATCACGCTACTCCGACTAATAACTGCAGCGGTTCATCAAAGCATTGTGAGTGAACTCCACCGTTTCCATTCGTGAGAATGACCTGTCGTGTAACATAAAATGATGCTTGCGGAGTGAACACTAGAGAGCATGTGTACTGGAGCTGCTGCTACTGCAAATTCCGGAATGAGCAGAAAGGAAACTCCGCACCAATTTTGTGAGGTGTCTATGGTCGAAATCGAAGAATTGTCGCATGAAGAACTTCAGCGCATAGTTTCAGAAGCTGGCGCTGAAGCCGTCAAGAAGGCATTCGCGGCTGGCGTACCAGTTTGCGGTTCCGAAGGCGACAAGATTTTCAAGTACTATCCAAATGGAACCAAAAAGGTCATCGGAAAGATCGAACATCCGACGGTGCCTATAGACATCCATCAGCTTGTGGGTTCGCAGCTGCCAGTGAAATAACTGGGTATATACAGTACGGAACCGACACCGTATCCATGACTGCGGTTAACGTCATGGTCTGCACGAAAGCCACGCAATCGGTGGCGACTAATGCACCGTTACCGTGCTGACGGGTTATGGCACGGCATGTCGTTACGGAGCAGCGGCGTAGTGTCCAGTGGACGCTCCGGCAGTGATTGGAAAGCGCTGTGGCGAGTGAAGAATTTGCCGAACTGGAAGTGATTACCCAGAGTTATTCCCGCCGAGAGGGCTTGCGCAAATCTCGGCGAACAAGTTTGAAAAGCGTCGATCGTAAGCGGAAGAAGATCCGTTAGACTCGGAGCAGCGTATAGGTTTCCGCAACGTGATAGTTCTGCGACAGAATATCCGCCTGTATCGACGTAGATGACTAACCGATTTCGTTCGGGAATGTTGGATGCATGGTTGATGATGTTCGGTAAGCCATGCGACCGTAAAGCAATAACCGACTGCTATACGTCGGACGCCGATTCCTTTTGGACGTTGAGCTCGGCGGTACGCGAGCGGGTGACTCATAACCATCTGGCCCTGGGTTCGAATCCCAGAACGTCCAGTATCAAAAGTTTAAACCGAGCTGAATGCATCCCATGATGTTTGATGTGGGAGACTGCTAGGCGAGTGGGTGTGCTGGTGGCCACTGGACATACCCTTTTCCGAGAGCAAGATATAACAAGTCGACCAATGAAACTTGCCATTCGTCGTACAAGCATACTCATTAGTGTTGAGTGTGTGACGGAGCAGCGATCAGCTCGGTCGTTTTTTATTATGAGGTAGAACATGTCATCGAGAAAGCAAACCCAAGAAGAGATCAAGGCTCTTGAGTCCAAGATAAAGAAATTGAAGTCGCAGATGAAAGAGTACGACGACGCCGACCTCGACGAATTTGCTAAATCGTTGAATGGCGCATTGATGTTCTGCGAAGACGAATACTTCATCAATGTCCGTGTGACAAGAGACGGTGACATGGTCAAATTCAAATCCGACTGGCTTGTCATTAACCGTCCTTTCAGCTTGCCACAAGTGGCCAAGCGCAATCCGTATGGCTGCGCCAACGGAACCTACACTGATGCGAAAGAAGTCTTGGATATGGTTAAAAAGGGCGAGATGCGAGTCATCAGCGACCCGAAAGAAATCAAGGAAGTTATCGACAAGAGCATCTATGGCTATGACCTTGCAGACAATGCTATCCGCATGGCCATGTTGTGCCAAAAGCCGTCGATTGGCGGAAAGCTTACCCAAGTGACTCCGCAGAACGCGGCAGAAAAATTGCTTGGCCTCACCGGGACGCTGTACCATAAAAAAGATAAGTGGAACGATCTGTATCTGTTCTTCCGTGTACTCGACGTCGGCGACGGCAGTGTATTTATCAAGCCGTATTATCTTGAATTCAACCGCAGGGACAAGGATTCCAGCGACTTGCCGGAAGCGAGTGTCGGTGCGGTGCTCAATGTTTCTGTCAGTCCGATTGACAAGCGGATCAATGGCTTGGACAAGAAGTTGAAATCCGCCGTCAAGTGGGTCAATACATTGATCGATGATTTTGTCCCAGAGAATTGGGATGAGCTTACCGAACGAATGACCGACATACGAAAGCACGAAATCAACGATAGGCTCTATGCGACGAACGGACTTATCAAGCTGATTACCCAAAAGAGGAAATAACCATGTTTACTGTACGACCGACCGTATTCGAGACGAACTCCAGTTCGGAACATTGCTTGACCGTCGAAGACGGCATGCGCGATATCGAGGAATTTCCGATACCGGATGATACTGGCAAGGTTCACATTCCACTGATCGGAAACGCCGACGACTTGACTGAAACGAAGGACTTCGTGTCCTTGGTTCAGTACATTGTCCTTGCGTCGCTCAAGGGTAATGGATACGAGAACTTGTTCCGTATGAGTGAGGAAGACCTTAACAAGCTTCATTACTTGATTACGACGGCGTACAAGATGGCTGGTATTCTGGGTGTTGACGAGATTTCGTTCGAGCCGCCTAACAAGAACTATCTCGGCGTCGAACTGGGAAAAAATACCCTCGCTCTGTGGGGCGGCTGCTATACGGATCTGTCTACTATGGAATGGGGCATAGATGATGTGATTAGCCGACTTGCTTGGGCTGTGAGGGACAGTAACGTCGCTCTCAGACTGGCCACGCCGTACTTGGCAAATTATATGGGCGAAAGCAAGAAGATCAACTACGCTGCGGCAGCGCTCGCCATGCGCACACACGGCCACTTTCAAGACTGTTAGCGTCCGTAGCTCAATGGACTAGAGCGTCGCTCTCCGAAGGCGAAGGTTTTGCCAGTTCGACCCTGGCCGGACGCATTTGTCCACGTCGTCAAGCTGGAATGGCCTCGCTCTCCTAAAGCGATGTTCGCTGGTTCGACTCCAGCCGTGGATACTACAAACAAACCAAAAGGACACAAACCAATGATTACCGTAAGAAACCAAGTTTTTGAAACAAATTCAAGTAGCTGCCATTCGGTCACGCTGGGTACTGAACTCAGACCGATCGAAGAATTCCCGCTGCCTGACAAGGATGGCGTCATCCAGATCGAACTGCCGATTGCCAAGGAATGGTATGACGGATTCAAGACATTCAATGACTTCTTGATCCTCGCGCTCATGTATATCAACGACGGCGAAAAGCTGACTGGTTGGAACTGGTCGCCGAGCGGCGACGACCAAGTCGACTTGCTTCGCTGGATCAACATCGTCTACTCTATGCGCGGTCTTCCGCACGTCAACAGTATCAAGTTGAGCTGGACTGGCTTTGTCGAATTCAAGGAAGACGGTTCTGGAAGTAGCTTCGGCGAAAACGACCAGACATGCTATGCGATCAGCTCGTTGCAGAGTGGTTATGGTCTTGAAGAATTCTTGCTTTCGATGGGGCAAGAAATCGGCCCAGACACCAATCTGCCTGGTCTCGAAAAGATCATGGAACCCATCAAGGAAGAAGATTACAAGGCGAACGTGGCGATGTACAACGCGGCTGTCTCGGTCGTGTACAATTCCACTAGCAACATCTGGAGTGATAGCTAATGCGTACTATACGAATGAACGTATTCGAAACCAATTCGAGCTCGTGCCACGTCATGACCGTCATGAACGAGGAACAGCTCGCACAGTTCGACAAGAAGTGGAACGAACGGCGTAATGTCTATCCGTGCCGCCGTCTCCGTCGAGCCGATTCCGACAGCAACGAAGCTGGTCTGTACGAAATCATCGACGACGACACCTTCTTTGCCGAAATGTATCCGAAGTTCGAACAAGTTGCAAAGACCATCGACAAGGATACTGCACGGAAGATTATGGACATGCTGTTCATGGAAAAGCCTCATGAAGACATCTTGAAGGAATTTCCGACGGTCAACCCGGAAGAACTTCAGATGTACGACTGGACTTACGTTTGCGGCAGCAGTGAAACCGTGAACTTCTGCGAATCGTATGTCGAAGGCCAAATTTCTGCTGGCAACGGAAAGTTTGCCGTACTCATTTCGATGGCTTGCTAAATAAACTCATTTTTGCTATATTTAGCAAGCACTCAAATCGGAGTTACTATGAAATACTTGTTACTATGTGGAGTCCATGGCGACGAACAGAATGCCGTTCTCTCCACTATCAAGACGTTCAACAGCATCAAGCAAGAGAATCATGGTTCAATCCAGATCGACTGCTTGGTTGTGAATACGCCAGCGTTACGTGCATGTCAGCGTGAAGTTCCTGAGAAGCCAAATGCTACGATGGACATGAACCGCATGTACGGAACCGAACAAGATTTCAAGCCTGATGAAGCAGTTTCGACTATCAAGCAGAAGATTATGGAAAGCGATGTCGTCATCGATATCCACAACTCTTATGCTTGCGCCAACAGCATCTTGATTTCCAACAGCGACTACGCGGAAGACTATGTGAAGTTTGCCACCGAAATGGACATCTGCTACATCGTCACCGAGTCCGCTACGAATACCGCCAAGAAGTTTGCGATTGAGGCTGGCAAGGTCGGCATCACCGTTGAACTCGGCGGTATGGGTTACGGCCCGGAATTCAAGACTGTCATCGACAAGGATATGCAGTTCATTCACCGACTGATCATGTCTCTCGAAGTGTACGCCCAGCGTGGCGGAAAGTTCGAGAAGAAGGCTCCGCTGGTTCAGAACTGTATCGTCCGTTCGATCTATGCCCACACTGAGGGCATCATGGACTACACGAAGGAACTCGGTGATACGTTCCGTGCCGGAGAAGTGATCGGCTGTATCTATTCTCCGTCTGGCGTCATCGTCGAGAAGGTCGTGGCTCCGTTCGACGGATGGGTTGCCGATGCTATGCCCAAGCTTTGGGCAGAACCTGGCGACGTGATCTGCGACTTGCAGCCACGCGCTGGACGCATCTGATAAACTGCATCAAGAGGATTTACAATGGAACTCGCCGCGTTTGCAATCTGGAAGTTTCGCAACATTGAAGGTTTCCTTCAAGGGATGCATTCGTCCGATGTCGACGTGACGAGGTATGTCGAACCCATCACGAAGCTTGTAAGCTGGATCCGTTATGACATCAAGGCAGAAACTGCCGTGATCGAACGGACTACCAAGAAAAGCTCGATCTGGTCTATGAATGGCGGCGACGCAGTCACGGAGAGAGTCGAGTGCAAGTTCAGTGAACTCGTCGGGAAGCTCAAGGAATTGGGGATGTATGTCGAACGTGCCGAGCATGATAGGCATCGCCTCGCTGGGCCTCAGAAGGAGGATGCGTGATGGGTAGCGAAGTTTAGCTCCTAGTGGGCAAACGGAAACAATCGTGGGGGCTCGCAACGGCGAAAGCCGACGAGGACAAGGGATCAAGCCGATTTCCTAACCCTGAAAAGGGCTGAATGGTGCCTCTGCTCGAAAGAGCTCTGAGTATCGGATCTGTATGCTGAGATAGCGCATATTACGGCTCCTGGCGGTGAGGCCACGACACTGCGCTCGGCAGTGAAACTATACGGACAGATGGATACTGTCCAGAATGGAAGGCGAGAGCTGGACACCGAGCAAGATATTTTGTCTGTACATGGGTTGGACTCCGTGTGTGGACTAACGGAACTGGCGACCGGGTCAATGCCAGACCGCTTGAGATGGGCTTTTCGAGGTTGAGCGTCAGGGATGGCGCATACGTATTAGCCCAGAGTGACGACGCAGCATGCGGATTACGAGCCGAAGCCGATTTTGTCCACGGCATGCGTCATGCGAGAATCAGCGGATTAGCTACCCGCATGCCTCGCAATTACGCCGGATTAGCTCAGTTGGTAGAGCAGACGCCTTGTAAGCGTCAGGTCAAGTGTCCGAGTCACTTATCCGGCTTATCGCGGTTAGCGCCATACCGCAAAATTGGTGCGAATCATAGCTGGCCTGGGGGCGGATCTGACTAATCTGCCGGACAAGTAGGTAGTGTGGGCTTAACAGTGCATTACTGAAAAACAAGTTCGCCTATGGGGGACTGCCGAGCTTAGTCGAGCGAGGCATATATCATGGGGAAAACGGTTGGCGAGTGACCGGAGGAGCCATTGCGGTGGCGAGTCTGGACGGACTGCGAGAGGCGAGTTCCCTTTGATGTCGGTACTGCTAGGGAGCGAGCTCGATTACACTGGTACAGCCATTTGGTGATGTGGGCCGAGGCACGGATCCTTGTGGTAAAGAAAAGATAAATTCCTCCTCGGCATTTATGGCTCCTTCGTCTAGTGGCCCAGGACCCCAGATTCTCAATCTGGTAACAGCGATTCGAATTCGCTAGGAGCTATTACACAAATCGAAAAGGTTGAATCATGAAAGAGAAGAGAGAGTTTGTCGAAGAGACATTGGAGCAGAAGCAAGCTCGCTGGGAGAAGCAGAGCAAGTCTGCGAAGTCGTTTGCGAAGCAGTGCGGCGTTAACTTGAAGAAGATTGCCAAGGAGCGCGACCGTATCGCTGCAGAGAAGCGTAACCGCGTTCGTACAAAGTTCTTTTAGAACAAAGGAAGACTATCCTAATTGGTAAGGAATCTGACTTGAAATCAGACGCGGGAAACTGCTTGGGGGTTCGAGTCCCTCGTCTTCCGTAAAGAATCATCCGATAGTCAATCACCATTTCTTAATTGTCGTAATCATATAAGAAGCCACCGAGAAATCGGTGGCTTTCTTTGTTGACACCGGAAATGATATTTACTATATTGTAATTAACATCCTCACGGATGTTTCCGTCGAAAGACCCACGTTATTATTTGTCAGGATGGCCACCGAGAGATCGGTGGTCATTCTGTTTACATCCAAACTGTATTTTGCTATATTTGTCTCAACAACAAAGGAATACCTATGCAGCATACAGAAGGTACTTACATTCTCCCATACATCGACGGCGACAACAAATTTACTCCAGTGGTAAATATGAGGTCGTCCATCTTCCTTGCTGGCCCTTGCCCTCGTGAAAACTACGGTGAAGACTGGCGTTTCGAGGCGGCTACAATTCTCCGTCGTCTCGGCTTCAAGGGAAACATCATTTCTCCGACAAACGATCACTACATGGAAATGCGCAAGAACTACGGTCTTGAAATGCTCAGTCAGCAGACCGAATGGGAACGCCGCATGATGCATACTTGCTCTGCGCTTGTGTTCTGGGTTCCGCGTTCCGAGAAGTGGCCAGCCTATACGACCAACGTAGAATACGGCGAATGGTACAAGAAGGAAGGCGTGTTCTTCGGTTATCCGGAAGGCGCTATCAAGAACGAATATCTTGAACTGAAGCTTCAAGAACAAAATAAGACGGCATACCATACGCTTGAGGACATTCTCAAGGCCGCCATGGAACACATCTACCGTCCAGCCGACAGCTATTTCACTGCAGACACCCACTTCGGACAAGAGCGCACTCTGCAGCTTTCTCGCCGTCCGTTCGTCGACGTCGAGGAAATGGACTTGACGATGGTCTCCAACTGGAACAAGCGCGTCCCAGAATCTGGAATCGTGTATCACGCTGGCGACTTGATCGACCCGGCGCAAATCGACAAGTTGCCGACGGTACTCAGCAACCTTAACTTTGCCGAACTGCACTGGGTTCTCGGTAATTATGACCGCAAGATCAAGGAACAGATTCTTGACGCAATTAGTAGCGTTCGTCTGGAATACCGCCAGATATATGTGTATGACGTTGACAATCCGTGCTATGTCAACCTCAAGAAGGAAGACGGCAAGGAAGTTAAGTTCCGTGTCATTCACGAGCCAGCCGACTTCGAATATCACGACGACACCGACGTCACGTATCTGTTCGGCCACATCCACGGTCGTTCCTTCGCTAAGCGCAACGGTTTCGACATCGCTTGCGACTACAGCAACTATACGCCGCTTTCCAGCGAACAGGTGCTCTGGTTCAAGAATGCCATGCAGTACTGGGACAAGAACGTGTACTGCGACCGCGTGAACCGTGTTGCCGACACTGTCGAATACACGCTTGAGGCTACCGATCGTTCGTATCACTGGCCGAAGCAAGCTATCAGCAGCTTCATGCGTCTGCCGGAAGAACAGCGCCTTGTCACGTTCGGCAAGCAAGAGACGACCTATCCGACTGTGGAGATTGACTTGGCAACCGCCGTCGGCACTGTAAAGGAAATCACGCCGGACAACAAGATGGTAATCAAAATCAATAAGGATTATCCGCAAGGCCGCGTGATCGCCAAGATGCTTGAGGATAAGCTCCCAGTCAAGTATTACCTTGCTGGGGCCGCAGAAGGTTCCATGATTATCGAGCGGGATATCAAAGATCCTAGCGCGACGATCACCGAAGCTCAGCTCAAGTGCGAATAACCTAGTACGGCTTGCCACTGCAAGCCGTTTTTGCTATATTGACCGTTATGAGTTATTCTATAGACGTATTTGTCGAGAAGAAGCCCAAGGGAGCCGCTACATGGCAACTAGTGGGCTCCAGTGCGCTGATGGAATGTTGTCAGCACCTTATCATCAACGATGACGACTTTGACCATAGCGATATCGACGGCGACGATTTCTATGATATGGACGAGCCAGTGTCCGACGGTCTACAGAAGTGCTTCGAGAACGGCATCGACGGATACATCGTTCGCGAATGTTCTCTTGATGAATACGAGGCGCGTTGCAAGAAGCATGTAGACGCCTTCGAGGATTCTCTGCGCGTAGGATTTAAGGCGCTCGGAATTGCTTGCGACATGAACGACTACGGCGACGTGCTTGATTTGCATAGGGAATCCAACAAGAAGTACACCGCCGACGGAAATATCCGAAAGGGATATAACCAGTTGACTTTCCCGGTCGATAAGAATTTGTTCGTTGAATTGAACTTCAAGACGGCTCGATACAAGAAGGCCCTTATGTGGCTTGGCTTGATGTACCATATCGTCGAGGAACAAGACACCGAATATCGTCTGGTGTTCGTGAGGATTTACTAATGAAAGTTTTGAGCTTGTTTGACGGCATCGCATGTGGCCGTGAAGCCCTTCGTCGCCTTGGTATCGATGTGGAGCGCTATGTCGCCTACGAGATAGAGCAGAGCGCGATTAACATCGCATTGAATAATTTCCCGGACATAGAAGAACGCGGCGACGTGTTCAAGGCCGACTTCAAGGAGTTCAAGGGATTCGATTTACTAATCGGTGGAAGCCCTTGTACTAACTGGAGCATAGCCAAGGCTGGGCATGGCCGCGAGACTACAAATTCTGGTATAGGTTGGGAACTGTTCTCGCAGTACATCCGCGCTTGGAAGGAATCTGGTGTTCCGTACTATCTGTACGAAAACAATGCGTCCATGTCCAAGGAAATCCGCAACGCTATCTCGGAAGCGTTTGGGCACGAACCACTTGAAATCAATTCGGCGTTGGTCTCCGCGCAGACGAGAAAGCGCTTGTACTGGACGAACATCCCTGGGGCTTGTGTACCAGAAGACCAAGGGATAAAGCTGTCCAGCATCATCGAGCACGGCGTCGTAGACCGCGAGAAGTCGTTGTGCTTGGCTCGCCGCTACGCTGGCTTCCAAGGATCGCAGTCGTACCTCTGCAGACGCTATTTCGGCAAGTCCATGGGGCAAGCCGTGTTCGAGGGCAATCCGGCCAATCTGAAGGCGCTGTATCTGCAGAACGACCGTTTCACCGATGAAGAAGGTGAGGCGACTGGCTGCATAATCCGCCCGATGACCGTGACCGAGTGCGAACGCTTGCAGACCTTGCCGGACGGTTACACCGATGGCGCTGAATGTACTCGTGTACAGCGCATCGAGGCGATCGGAAACGGCTGGACGGTCAATGTCATCGTCCATTTGATGAAGTCGCTGGAGTCGTTTAATTACGGTTTGGGCCCAGTTCCGATCGAGGCTGGATTCATCTACACGCCGTCTCGTCTGGACACGGTTGGCAGTTTGACTGAAGACGATCTCAAGGAGCTTTCCGATACGTGCGAGGTGTGCGGAAAGCCCATCAAACACATCAAGAACGCGGTCGTGGACGTGAATGAGCGTCTGCACCCAATTTGCATTGACTGTGAACTGGATTTAAGGGCTGGCATACGCCTCCGCGACATGATGGCCGCCGCCAATGTAAACACGGTAGACGCGCTCATCAGATGGCTTGAAACAAACAGACACCTCGTAGACAAACCGGAGTTCATGCGATGATCGACGAAATGCTAGACAAGGACGACGCTTACAGTCCGATACGATTCTCTCGTAACTATTTCGACGAGCCGACTAAAGTTCAGCCTTACTGGATCAGCAAGGTATTTGTGAAGAACATGTTCGGCATTGGTCGAAAGGAAGGCACTGCCGAAATCGACTTTCTCGGAAAGCCAGCGCTCACCGCACCCAACGGATATGGAAAGACGCTTCTGTTCAAGCTGATTAACGCTGTAATGGAAGTGGCCAACGGACGGTATCCAGACACGTTGGTCAAGCTGTCGAAGACGATAGTCTCGACCGAATGGAGCTCCCACACGAACTATCATCATCTGTTCGACGAAGTTGCCGTGGAGACCGTTGGCGGACATGTCTACCGCATTGTCACCGAGGACTATTCCACCGCGTCATACGTCTTCGAAAAAGATGGTGAACCGTATGCAATCCGTGATGGGAAGTTCGACGCGATTGTTCCGCCGCAGCGTTCAGAGACGGCTGGTTGCTATCTGTTGCCTACTGGCAGACTTGCAGCGCCCGATGCGTACATTTACGACATGCTGTGCAACTGCGGAGGAAAGGTGAATTACACTTTCCTCAACAAGTGGTACAACTTGATGATCCAAGGTGTCGACGTCGACGATCCGACGGTGGATCCGAAACGTGTCATGAATCGCTATGTGGATATCCCTTATGACGAGAACAAGACCTATGCGGCCAACTGCAAGGAGATCGTCGCATGGATGTCCAAGCGCCAGTTGAGCCATGGCGAGATGGAACTGATGATGCAGCTTATGGCGATGACCAGCGGCAACAAGGTCGTGCTGATCGACGCCGCCGAAATTGGTCTTCATCCGTCCACTCAAGTAGACTACATGCGCTTGCTGTCCGCGATGTACCAGAAGGGCGTACAAGTGCTGTTCACGACCCATTCGCCGTCGATGTTCGACTTGAACTTCTCTTATTCGAACGACTTGTTCGAGATATTCGGCGACGACTCCGACGACTAGTTTTGGTATTACACGAGCTGACGGTGGCGCAAGGCAAAAGCTTTGCGCCATTGTTATAAACTATGAATGAATTTTTCATAGCACAGGTACCAAAATGCTAGAACCAAAACAAATGTTTGTCACGGCCATGGATCGTCTGGCCGAAATCTACGCTAACGAACCCGCAAAGCTCGAAGCGATGAACCTCACCAAGGAAATTGCCCTCGAATCGTTCGGCGACGTCGGCGGTCTCTCCGGTAACATTGGTACTGAAACGGTCAGCTCGAAGCGCAGCCGTCCTCAGACTTACAGCAATGCACCGGGACTTTCCTCTATGCAGTCTCCGAAGCCGAATGCTCGTTCGCTTGCTGGCGCAATGACGCTTATCCGTAAGTGGGCTAAGAGCGATCCGGTCGGCTGCCAGAAGTGGGTCAACGACACACTCCTCAAGGACATCGAGAATACCGCCAGCACCAAGTTCGGAAACCTCAGCGACGACTGGAAGAAGGCGTTCGATGACGAAGTCAGCGGTGCTGCCGACAAGCAGCGCGAAAAGCTTGCTGCTGACCTTGCCGCCAAGAAGGAGAAGGACGACCGCAAGGCTGGCGAGAAGTTCGCAAAGGATCAAGAAAAGGCTTTTTGGGACAAACAGAAGGCAATGCAAAAGGCTGACAAGCACCAAGCTCACGTAGACGCCCTCAACAAGATGGACGCTGAAGACGCCGAGTATGAAAAGAAACGTGCCGACATCCAGAAGAACGGCGGCGATCCGGAAATGTACGGCGACACCAAGAAGCGCGGTATGTTCAACAAGCTCGGTCGCGGATTGAAGCGCATGTGGCACTCTCTGCACGAAGCTGCCGAACAAGCAATCAAGGATGGCGACATGGCCAAGCTGGAGTCGATCAAGGCCCAGATGCTCGAAATGAAGTCGCTCTTCGAGGCTGCTGGCGTTGACTTCGACGCTGTGATTATCGGCTAATTCTAGTCGAAAACCGCAATTTGACGATTCCGAGGACGCTCGGAATCGTTTTTGTTTACTATTTTTTACACGAAAATGTAACAAAAACTATTGACAAAAATGAAAATAAGAGTTAATTTAATACCAGAACCAAACAACAAGAGGTAGATTTATGTTCAAGAATATCTTCAAGCGCTGCTGGATTGCCGAAGAAGTCGTCCGTTACTTGGAATCGTTGCCGCGTTTCTTCCGCGTGTCCTATACAGTCGACGTCGGCGGACGCAGTGTCAAGTTCCCTATCCGAGACGAAGACGGAAACCTTTATGAATTTAACCGCCATGACCGCAGAGTGACTGGCATCGTGGTGAATTATCAAGACAACGACTATGGCTGCGAAACGTACTATGTCGATGACATTGTCGACGCCAAGTGCATTCCGTACATGAAGGAAAAGTTCGACAAGCTGTTCGAACGTTTCCCGGTGTCAAAGGCGAAGATCAAGGCCAAGCACTTGTATGATATGCAGTGCAAGCTCCGCAAGGAAATCGAACGTGTCACGAAGGTTGTCGGCGCATACGACGGCAAGGACATTGTCTATAATCTGGGCGCACTTGATGACGCGCACCGTAACAGCATCCTCGATACCGTGCGCCGTTTAGGTAGTGACTGCGTGTCGACTACATTGCTGATCACGGTATCTGGTTCTACCGACGAGGAAATCGGCGCTACTTTGAATGAACTCGCGATGGTCGATGCTGCCGAAATGGAAAAGTTTGTCCAAGCGGCTGGCGGCGACGACGAGAACGACGGCGACATCGAGTGCATTTTCCCTGAAAATTAATAGTTGCCAACGTCATGGGATTTTCCTATATTTCTATTACATACGAAATACAAGGAAAAATCCATGAAAACTTTGAGCAACTTGGACTACATCAACCTCTTGGAGAAAATTCGCCAACGCGCATTTGACGCTTCGGCAACCTCGTTAATAGATTACATCGACGGTCAGATCGATGCCATCCGAATGATGGGCGATACGCCGATCAATGGAATTCCCGGCCTGGACAATACCATTCCGCGCAACTTGGTGAACGAAGGTTCCACTGTGGCTACACTTACTCCAGCAGCTACGCCGACACCAGCACCGACGCCTCGCTTCCGTGGCGCTGACATGTAGGAGGTCGGTATGCCGGAGAATACTGTTCTCAAGCTCGTTACACCGACGAATGTTGACTGGCAGTCGTGGCTTGACCACCTTGAGCTGCCGCATGGCGCTACGCTGAGCGATAGCGAGGCAGTAGTCGGGGCTATCAAGGCCGCCTTGAAAAAGCAAGGTCATAATATCTTATAGAAATTGTTGTCTGGTTCACCGGATGCGCTTGGCGGCGCATCCGGCTTTTCGTGTTTTTTGCTAAAGGAGAAAATATGGCGTTACACGATGACTTTTTTGGGCTGTCGCTCTTCGACATGCGAAAGTGCATTGCGGAGAAGGCAAAATGCAAGACGCAAGATGCAATACCAGCCGCGCACCGATTACGAAAGAAGGTCGGTGCGCTGAAGGGTAAGACAAAAGAAGACAAGCTTGATACATTACTAAAAGCTACTGGTCTTACCAAGAACGCATCGGCCTACGACCTACTTAACGGATGTCTCGATATGTGGTGGACTGAACTGAAGTCCGCCATCGAGCCGTATGACCGCGCCGCACACGAGACGCATCCTCGTGCGCTTCCTATCCGCCGTAAGTACAAGAAGGCCGCAGAATACTGGTCTAAGTACAAGTTCTCCAAGAGATCCGAGTTCGACGCCGTGCTGCAGAAGTACAAGTGCAAGGACGTGGAGTTCCCATACCTCACCGTCGTCGGAACCTTGTTCGAAGTGCAGCTAGCCAACAACAGCATCAGCGAATGGCCGTTGAAGTCCAACGTGTTCGACATCAACGACGAGGATCCCATCGAGGAACTTGGCGACGACATGGACGCATAATAGAGTAATTTCTGCATCATGATTATTTACATACCACCACAAGCAAGCGAAAACGTATCCGAGTTCCTTTCGGACTTCGAAAATACGCTGATCGAACTCGACGTTCCGGTGTGGAAGGTCGCGCTTGGGGGCTTCTGCATTGTAGCTCTCTTTGTGGGAACGTTCATCGGTATGTTTCACCTCATGATGTGGTTATTATGAAGATTTGCGGTATAGACCCTTCCATGAAATCCAGCGGACAAGTCGTCATGACCCTTGACGACGATACGCTCGATGTTGTCGATATTCAGTTCTACGGTTATACGCACACGAAGATGTACGCTATCGACGAGGGAAATGTACATATAACATATCTGGGCAGTTATGAATCTTGTCTGAACCGCTGTATTCCGGATCGCCAAGAACAGACGTATGGCATTATTAAAAGCCGTCTTGACGGCGTGTCGTTCGTGGGCATGGAAGACTATGCTACGTCGAAGGCGAAGAAGGAAAGCGGAAGCATCTTGCAGATCGCCGAGTTCTGTGGCGGCATACGCTACATGATGTATACGATGGGAATCGGCATCATCAACTTCGGCATCGGCCAGATCAAACGATTCGCCACTGGCAACGGTGACGCTGGCAAGCCAGACATGTGCTTGTCCTTCTTGCATGAGTATCCGCATCTGTATCCGTCCGACATCTTCGCCAAGCTGAAGGAGTTCGATTCTCCGCACAACGACTTGTGCGATGCTTTCTGGATGTGCGAGATATTGCGCAGCTGCATGAAGCTGGAAAAGTTTGGGCCCCAGTCTCTTGACGAAACCAAGTACGCTTTCTTGACGACTACGGTGACGAAGGGCGCTCTGTCTCTGGCGGAATCTCCTCTGATGAAGAAGGGAGTTCCGTACGAGCCAGTAAGAAAGAAAAAGAAATCTAAAAAGAAAAAGGAAAAGAACAATGACTAAAGCAGAAGAATTCAAGCAGAAGGCTGCTAACGCTCGCAGCAAGGCCCCGGCAGTCCTCAAGTACGAGGCTTTGCTGGAAGAGATCGATACGGCGGCCAAGGCTGGTATGGTGGCTCTCCCGCAGACGAAGTTCACCGTCGAAGGTCTGAAGTACACCAGAGGCGGCTTCGGCTGCCTTGACTATCAAGCTCTCTACGACGACCAAGAAGCTGTCTATGACCTTCTCCGCAAGGACGGCTTTGACGTGCGTGAATCGGATCCGGACGTGCCGTCGACCCTCGACATCAATCTGACTCAGGAAGCTCGCCAGAAGATCGAACTGACTAAGATGATGATCGAGAAGGAAGTTCTCATCATCTGGGACACCGAAGAGTTTGACAAGTAATTGTAAGTAAACTTTTACACAAAAATCCAGCAAAAACGCTGGATTTTCATGTTTTTGCTCCAACTGTCAGATTATGACATTCGATTTAAACTATATTTCTCTTTACAAAAACGAAGTCAATTACTATAATTATCCTAGAGGTACATAATGAATACTATCACATCTTCTTACAAGATCTCGCAGGGCTTCTGCGTAAACGAATACGAACTAAAGGACACCGACGTCAAGGACGAAGTCAAGGTTCGCGAACCCATCAACCACGTCTTCTGCTGCGACATTTCTGGCAGTATGTGGCGTAGTCTTCCCAAGATGCGTGAACAGTTGAAGAACCGTCTCTCGTCCATCGTCGAAGAAAACGATACAATTTCCATCATCGTCTTCGCAGACCCGGAAGACTGCGTGGTCGTCAAGGAACATGTACACTGCAACAACGCACGTGAACTTTCCGAACTCCACAAGGCTATCGACCGTTTCTTGGTCGATCAGGGCTGCACCGACTTCTATACGCCGCTTGAACTTACTCGTAAGCTCATCCGTCCGAAGGAACGCTACAACTTCGTGTTCTTGTCCGACGGCTACCACAACTGCTGCAGCTACGACAAGGTCATCGACTCTCTCAACAAGCTTGCTCCGGAAATCGCCCAGTGTACAGTGATCGAATACGGCTACAACGCTGACAGTGACCGTCTTTCTCAGATGGCCGAAATCCTCGGCGGTTCCAAGATTCCGTCTGCCGACTTTGACGAATACGTGCCGATCATGGAAAACGTGTTCAAGGGCGGTGCGGTCGCACCCAAGGTCAAGGTGTTCGTCACTGCCGACGTCAAGAACTTGATCAAGCCGATCGTCATCTTCATGAACGAAGGTACGAGCCAGGTGACTTCTGTCGTTGTTGAAGACGACGGCTACGCACTTCTTCCGACTTCCGTCAAGAAGTTCTGGACGGTGACTCGCAAGAACAGTGCGGCAACTATCAGCCAGAAGCCGATCGACATTGACGGTTTCTACGCTGTCGCCTACATCCTTGCAGACAAGCTTGAATACGACCTCGTCGAAGACTTGCTCTACTACATCGGCGACAAGAAGTTCATCAGCCAGTATCAGTCTTCCTTCGGTAAGCAGAAGTTGTTCGTGTTCCAGAACGACATTGCCGCTGCCGTGTTCGACAAGACGCTTCGCGGTGAAATCGATCCGTCCTACAAGGCTTCCGACGACCGCTATTGCGTGATCGACTTCTTCAACGAATTGTCGACCAACGAAGACAACCTCGTCCGTGTCGCTTCCGAAGACTTCAACTATAACCGCATCGGCGCAAAGTCCGTCGACAAGGTTGTCCTCACCGACGAAGAAAAGAAGGCTCTCGCCGAAGCCAAGTCTACAGCGGCTGCCGAAGCCATCCTCAACAAGGCCAAGGAACGTCAGGTCAAGATGACCAAGATCGACAAGGGCTATCCGCTCGATTCCTTCGTCTGGAACGAAGACCGTGCAAACCTCGGCGGCCTCTTCAACATCGAAGTGGAACTCGAATTGCCGGAAAACAAGTTCGGTCTCACCAAGGTCAACTCCACCATCTTCCGCAATTATACCATCATCAAGGATGGTATAGTTAACATTCCGGTGCTTCCGTTGATCATCACCAAGGACACCCTCAATGCTATCAAGAAGCATGACGGCGTCGTGGTGACTATCCAGAAGGAACTCGACAACGGCATGACTCAGTGCTTGGTCGATATCTCCGCACTTCCGGTCATCAACAAGAAGAAGATCAAGGGCGCTAAGAAGGCCGAAATGACCAAGCTCGCCTTGAACCTCACCGACAGCAAGTTCTGCTTGAAGTACCTCAAGTCCCTCGTGACCAAGGCTGCTCCGGCACCTCTCAGCGACGGTTACACGCCGGAACAGGCCGACTACCTTGCTTCCCTCGGCATCACTTCCAAGGGCTACAATCCGCCGAAGGAAGCTGTCAAGGACGGCGACTTCTACATGGCACCGACCATCAACTCCGCATTCAAGGGCTTCTCGTCCGAACCGAAGATCTCCGACGTTCTCGACAAGGTCAAGGGTGGCAAGAAGCTTACTCCGTCCGTGGAATACATGGCCGCCGTCATCAAGCGCGTGGACGAATACCTCGCCAAGAACTCTACCGACGCTAACCGTGAAGAAGTCATCAGCCAGATGATCGCTGACATGGAAGCCGACAAGAAGAACTTCGCTCGTCAGCTCGCACAGATGAAGTTCGCAATGTTGGTCAGCCGCAAGTGGTTCGAAGGTTCCACCAACTTCGACGACAACACGGATACGATCCATTCCCAGTACGGTCTGGACATGTTGATCGAATACCGATTCGTCGACAAGAAACAGAATCTTTAATACAACATATTCGGTTCAATCACAATCAAGGGGTTCGGCTATTGCCGAGCCCCTTTCTTTTTGCTATATTTGTTGGCATGAATGAAGACATGACTATCAAAGGTGGCCAGTACATGCCGTTTCGTTCGTCCGTAATCATGGACATGAATGGCAATGTATCTGAAGTCCACAACATGAACGACTGGATCAAGGACACGAAGACTCGCGTCCTCAATATCACCCACGATGACTTGGACGGAGCAGTAGCTGGTATCGTTGTGCGCAACGTGTATCCGGCTTGCATCACTGTCCGTACGAACTACAGCGGTCAAGTGTATCGTGACGCCGTCGACGCTATCTCGAAGCCTGAGACCTATGACGCTATCATATTCAGCGACTTCAGCCCGGACGACAATATGATCGACGCCGTACACGCTGTACGCAAGCCGTACTTGGTAATCGACCATCACCAGACCGCCATCGTGCGACCAGATGATCCGTATGGCGAATATTTCGTCAAGGAAGGCCGCTGTGGCGCTTTGCTGTGCTATGACTACTTCAAGGGCATGGCTGACTTGGAAAAGCTCTACCAGCTGTGCGTGGTGACGAATGACCACGATCTGTGGCTGAGAAAGATGATTCCGATTTCGGACGATCTGAACACGCTTCTGTACGAATACGGCTACGAAGAATTTATGACAAAGTTCATGAACGGTCTTGAACCAGATGGTAGCCTTCCGGGCGACGCTCGTTCTATCCTCGCCAACCACGAGCATGAGGTGGAAGAATACATAGCTACGTGCGTCCAGCACGAGCTTCCGTACAACGGCCACTACATCGAGTGCAACAAGTTCAATTCCGACATCAACATGCGCATGACGCCGAAGTATGACTGGCTAGTCATGGCCGGAACCGACGGCGTAGATCCAGGAATGACAAAGCTGTCCTTCCGCACGAGGCGAAAGGACATCAATCTCGGTCAAGCTATTAAGGAATTTGGTCGAGGCGGCGGTGGCCATCCAGCCGCAGCTGGTCAAGTAATTCCTACTGCGGAACGTGATGAATTTATCCAGCAGTTGGGCGACAAGCTGTTTGGGGGAAAATAAGAAAAGCGGCTCGATTGAGCCGCCTTTTCGTTTAGAATATCTCGGTTAAGTCTTCCGGATCGTCGAACAGCATGTCATCCTTCGATACGGTAATGTCAGACCAGTCATCGAAGTTAATTTCGTCCGCAGTCGGCTGCTTCGGTTGCTTTGTGGGGTTCGGCAGCGAATTCCTGAGAGTTTCGGTCTCCACATTCGCGGCGATATCGTCGACGAGTCCAGCATCTTCTGGAGCGACATTGACTTCTGGGCGAGCCGTCATTTCAGTCATTTCCATCAAACCGAACACGCCACGGATCGAGTTGATTTCGTCGCGTTCAGCTTGGGTGGCCGCTTGCGCTTCAAGCTGGGCGAGCGTGTCAACGAACGTGTTGTCGGAACCGAACTTGGCGACATAACGGCCACGGACGTTGTTGATGATGTCACGTTCGGCTTGTGTTGCTGAGACGGACTCCAGCATTGCGAGAGATTTCATGAAAGTCTGGTTGACCATAGTATATCCTATTGATTCTGATTGCAGTTTATATAAAAATGCGTCACCGATTCCGGCGACGCATTGTGTATATGGTATTTTAGACTAGCGCTTTCTAACCTTAACGGCTGGTTTTGCTGGTTCGATCGGCTTCACGCCAGGAACGGTCTTTCCGAGATCGTCGAATGTCTTGACGATGACATCGTTGATGCTGCCTTCGTACAAGTCGATTACGGATACGTTGTTCGTGTCATTGAAGGAAGTGACCATTTCGACACGGCTGAACTCGTCGTTCGGAACGTACACGACCTTCCAGCGAGACTTGCCCTTGAGATTTTCAGCAAGTACGTAGGAGTCGCCTTCTGCACCGAAGGTATAGAAGCCATTTGCCAGTTCGTATGCGACCTGGATAGGAACGTTGACTTGAGCCTTGTCTACATGCAAGATGTACTGGAGCTCGCCAGCGGCGTTCTTGGTGAACTTCGCCGGATCCAACGATTCGCCGTTGAAGTAGTCTTCAAGACGAGTGTCTTCACCCTTTGCGTGACGGACGTGCTGGGTCTTGAGGGCGTTCATGACCTTGGCGATGTCGGCAGCGTTTGCCTTGATCGTTTCGATCGTTGCGTTGATGGTGGCGTTGAGACCGCTGGCCTCGTCACTCAACTTGGCGATTGACGACAATGCGGAGGCGTCCTGTCCGTCAGTGTTTATGCTGGCGGATGCGGCGCTTGTGATGCTGCCGAGGATGTCGAGCTTCGCCTTGCGAAGAACTGCAAGCTGGGAATCAAGATTGGCCTTCATCATTTCGTTGGTCGTTTCGGAACGCTGCGCTTCGAGACTGGACATCTTTTCGCCCATGTAGGTGTTCAAGCGTCCCTTCACGTCGTCTTCAATTTTCTTGGCCTTTTCGGCGTTTCCGAACGACTTCATACGGGCGGCTTGTTTGATGGCGTCACCGATGGTGATGTTGCCGTCATAAGTCTGTCCCATGAACTCGTTGATGATATTGCTCTTTACGCCGCCTCTATCCTTGCTGAAGTTTTCCATGTCACGGCGAGCGGTTTCGGCAGCATACTGCTGATTCAACACGTTGGCGGACTTGTTCTGGTAGTTGGCTTGGTTGATTGCGCGTTCGAGAGTACTCAGGGCATCCTTGACGCCAGTAATCGGCTTGGCCGAGTTGCGAAGCTCGTTAAGGTTGTCCGTAGTGGCCTTGTATTCTTCACGCAATGCCCTTGCTTTCTTCAATGCGCCCATGTCGTTGTTGCGACCGATCAACGGCTTGAACTCACGCTGAATCTCATCGAGTTTACGCTGGAGTTCGTCGATGTGACGAGTGAAATCCGGCAACGATGCGGCAAGCGCTTTGGCGGTGTCGATCTTGAGCGATGCGACATCTGGGCTCTTTTGCATCAAGTCGATATCCGTGAGAATTTCATTTGCGCGACGTGCGGCACCTCTCGGAAGAATGTGTCTGAACTTGAGGCTTTGGTTAATCTTTGTGCAGTAGTCATTGAGGTTGAGACGATCAGCGACATCGTTCATGTCGGTCGGCTCGTGCTCGGTTTCGAATTCGATTGGCCCAGTCGGCTCGACTTCTGGTTCTGCGGCGACAACTGGCTCTGCTGCGGTAGGTTCTTCCGCAACTGGAGCTTCGCCTATGCCCTTCGCTTGTTCGACATTGGTCACGACCTTTTGCAGAGTCTTGGCAAGTGCCGGGAGATTGTTCTTCACTTCTTTTAGCACGGATACATTGCGACGAACAGTGTTCACTTCTTTCAATGCATCCTTGATGTTCGTAGAAAGCTCGTTGAGTTCTGGGTCGTTCACGCGAGCCTTGGAATTGGCCAAGGCATCTTGACGGCTATGGAAGTTGGCTCGCATGCTGTCCAACGAATCAGCAAGTTCAGACAAGGACTGTTCTTGTGTAGCGATAGAGCTATCGAGTGCAGCAGATGTAGTACTCGGAGTAGAAAGCTGGCGCAAGGCTTCCAGTGAATCGGAAAGGTCGATATCGCCGAAGTCTGGACTGGACTTCAGTCTAACCAGCAGTTCATCGGCGTCGGCGACGTATTCGTTGAACTCGTTAGAAAATTCCTCGTACGATGTCTTGGGGAACTGGCCGTTAAGCAAATTTCCTAGCTGCTCAACTGTGTAGTTGAAGTCTTGAACGTCTTGCGCGGAGTTGCTTGTATCGGGAGCTTCCGTCGGCGCGGCAACGCCAGTTTCGGCCTCAAAAACGCATCTTGCGATGGTTTTTAGTGGGCTTGTGAGCGTTTTCAGCTCCTTGATGGATTCGAGGTAGGTATCGAAGGTCTTAAACCGTTCCTTAATGTTCATAACAGTTACCGTGATTGTTTGAATTCAGTTTATCACTTGTCGAGTTAACGGTTATTTACTATATTGGGCGGTATGAATAATAAGCCGCTTGATAGATTGGATGCGATTACGCTGCATGGCCTCATGAGAGCCATCATGTCGGCGCATTTTGAGGATGCCATGGACGCCAAGGCCAGTGTCACTGAAGGGTTCGGCTGGTCGCCGGATGACTCCAGGGCCAAGGCGCTTGAACAGTCCCTTTGTACATTGTTCCAGTGCGTCGATAAGTCGATGGCGAACGGAACGCTTACGCCGTTCAAGGGCGACTATATCAAGTGGCTGGAAGACTTGGGATTGATCTCTCCCAATACGAAGCAAGGTGTAGGAAATGCACAGCAAAAGCAGTGATTTGATGAAGCGCGAGCTTGCCGAAGCCGCTAAGTCGGTGACTGAAATGTCTGCGACTATGGCTCGTGTCAAGGCGTGTAAGGCGATGTATGTACTTGATTCTACCGTCCGTACAGTAGTGGACGGCCAGACGGTTGTTAAGCGCATGACGACGTACCATCCGACGAAGAAAGCGGCGTTCATCCGAATGTCAGAACAGTATCGAGAAGTTACCGGGAACGCGCTCACTGGGCGTGACGACTTTGTACGGTTCGAGACGGATGACCAGTCGGTGGTCGCAATGTTCGAGATTTACAAGCCAGCGGTAGGGTAATGGAAGAGCAACAGCAGCAGCCTCTGCCGAAGTTCACTGTGGACAACATGTTGTACCAGATGTGTGTCAGCAGTGCATGGAGAGAGGAATTCGACGTGAAGTCGGCCACATATACGGAATACTGGCCGAACGGCGAGATCCGTATGCGCCAATTCGAGACTGTCGATATCCCTATGGATACCGAGCTTACCTTGATGGAAAAGTATTCCGCGCTCGAACTGATCCAGAAATATTTTGATAATGATGAAGTTGTCATATCCGCAATGAACAATCACAACATGTTTGCGACCCGTAAAGACGGCGATAAAGTGATTGTGCTCGGATGGAATGACCGAAGTAGGTAATTATGGCTAAGGCACCAGAAATTCGCAGTTCTATTGTTTTCGATGAAGTAAATGCTACGTTAAACCGTGTTCAGCTAGTGATGAACAATAGCGATGACCCAGTCGAAGTGTTTGTAGCTGCCCAAGTGAGTAATGTATTGAGCAATGTTATTGCCGACGTAGGAATGCTGTTGATGAATCCGTCGCTCGACGCGACTGCGGAACAGTTCGTGAAGGCGCTCAAAAAGCAGAATTCTGAAGAAAATCCCTTGCCAGAGGACAGGTGATTTGCTATATTGCATAGCACATCAAAATGAACATCTAACAAGGAAATCTTATGGCTGAAAAACTTTCTAAAATCGGTAAAAACTCTGTTGTCGCACTTGCTATCGTCGGCGCGATTTCTGTTGTGCTTACGATCGTCCGCGTGGTCGTGGCTCGCAAGAACGAACCGCAACTCAAGGCAGAACTTGATACGGCAAATGGCGACGCTCAGGAATAGCCTAGTTGAATGTGTGTCCTGTGGGGCGGCGGTCTCTGACCGCCGTTCTTTTGTTTTGTCGGTTGTAAAATTTCATAAACGGTGTACAAATCACTAAATAATTGCTATATTATGAGTGTGGCTGACGAAAGTATCATAAAAACGATAGATAATGAAGTTGAAAAACTTACAAAAAGCATCCAAGAGGGGCAACCCTTGCACATGCGCGACGAGCGCATGGCTCCGGATGACGGCTACGGGAACTACATCACAATAGTCGAAGCTCAAGTTACCGACGCGATACAGTATGAAAAGAAGGCGGCGGTCGCTTCGCTCAATGCTTTAAAACGAACCCTACTGGATAATGGAATATGACTGAAACTGAAGAAATACTTTCGTTTACGGACAAGCCGTTCAGCGGATTACTACGATATCTGCTGTCGCACGGCTACAAGTCTAACGGCGGCCAGACCGACCGCGCACACAATTTGAACAAAGTCGTGTTTCTAGCCCACAACAAGAGTAAGCACCTCAAGGTGACTGTATGGCACATGTGGCTTACTCCAGATTCATTTGGAATCTCGTCACCGGGCTTAATAACGGATATCGACGTAAAGGATCTCGAACCAAAGGAAGATTTGACAAATGTTCGGACTAATTGACGACTTGTGGGACAAGTATCGCGACGACGTCGCGTCAATCGCTGGAAATATTGGCATCGGAAGCGATACGCCTAACGACAAGCTTACCATCTTGTTTATCGCATCGAAGTGCGGCATTATCGAGATCGACGGCGACGACGCCAAGTATGTCGATGACATGATGAAGAAGAACGCGACGACTGGCCACATCGAGGGCAGCGTGAAGTCCGTATTTGATGACCCCGATTTTAAGGCACTATTCTAATGCACGTGAAGTACGAACCGACAAAGGATGTTGTTCAAGCCGTCGAAGGCGTGACGCCGCAAGCGGAGCTTGAACTGCATGTATTTACCGACAACAAGGACGAAACATTCGACGAGGCCATGCTTCGTGCGTTGCGCTCTATGCAGCTGCAGCTGAAGGCGAGCGGAGTGTCCGATCAGATGATCGACAATACGGTGAAGGCTGCGGTTCCTATGTTGGCCGTGCTTATACGACAGATAAAGAAGAAAACAGCAAGCTACCGAGAAACTAATTTCCCACACTAACAACAATCCCAGGACACCACACACATGACAGCAAAAGCGATTCGTGATCGGTTTCGTGATGAATACCATCGTGCTAAACTCGCAATACCAACCCGTGACGTAGAAGCGGTCTACGTAGAGCAAGCCAAGAAGGGCAACAAGGCCGCACTGCGAATGCTTGTAAACAAGTACATTCCGTTCTTGTACAAGATGGCGAAGAAGCTCAGCGACGCCTCGTACAATCTGACCGAGGATGAAATGGTGAACGCTGCCGTGTTCGGTATGCAGAAGGCCGTGGATGCTTTTGATCCGACGCTGGGCATCGCCTTCTATACGTACTATGCGCCGAAGGCCATGAACGAAATGCGCAAGGCTGGCTTCGATAGCTTGCTGGTGCATCGACCGGAAAACCAGCTCAAGTCCAAGGACGTAAACAAGGTGTCCGTGGCGATGGTCGATATCGAGAAGCGCAACGACCACGAGCTGTCCATCATGGATAGGCTGTCTAGCGGAATCGCCACCGATCAAGAGACCAAGGACAATGAGAACAAGGCCCTCGTTGACGAGTTCATGTCTCTGCTTCTCCCTACTGAACATGACGTAATGAGCCGTATCTACTTGTATGACGACGATGACGTGACTCTTCGCAGCGTAGGCACCGACCTCGGCGTGTCTCACGAACGAGTACGCCAGCTCAAGGCGTCCGCTATCCGCCGCATCCATAATACTGCGAAGTACCATGACATGATGGCTGAACAAGCATATCTCCACAACGAGGCGATATGAGAAACGACGACGAACTTCTGCAGTTGATCCGAGCCGACAAGCGCAAGAAAGTGGATCCGGTTCATATTGAGCTGAATATCTTTCCAGACAACATGGGTGCCGACCATGAGGTATTCGCTGAAGAGCGAGTCGATCTCGATGTCGTTCGGTTCACGATGGATCAAGAGTCCATTGTCGCCCAGATCAAGATCGCTGCCAAGCTGGACGACTTTATCAGAAATCTGGAAAAGCTGCGCAGCAACTACGTCAAGCAGCTTGCGGTCGCCTATGGGCCGCTTATGAAGGAATTCTATACCCAGTATAGCGCCGCATACCTCAAGAAGACTCCGGATCTGTTCGGAATGCGCCAAGTAATGGCGCATATCAGGACGTTTGCGAAGGAACTGGCCTTGCGTGAAGACAAAGATGAATCTATATTTGACGCTAGGCGTATTGAACGCGAACTTGCTAACTTGACGGAGGAACCCAATGGCAGTAATGATTAATGGCGACAGCGTTGTGCGGCTGTTCGAGAACAACTTGTTCGACTACGACAAAGACCGCCAGTTGATGCTGTATAACGAGAATGGATTGAGCATGGAATTTTCAGTACCTTGGCTGAGCCTTGAGGTCGGTAAGACTTACGATTTAGCTAAGGTGCGATCCGTACTCGGCGAAATGATGCGCAATGTGCATCACACCGAGGCTATTCGGGATAAGAAGAACGACCAGTCGTTTATGGAAACGCTGTCCAAGGAGATGACCGAGTTCGGTATGCAGCATATCGAAAATACAGAGTCATTCGCTTATGAAGAGGACGGAAAGTATTTATTCGGGTTCGACCTTGATTACATCCTCTCGTTGCTTGTGATAAACAAAGGGGAAACCGTCACGTCGTTGCTTACAGCTATGCGTGACTCCGAAAGAGATAAACGGAATAACACATTGGAAACGCGAGGTACAGACGATGGGAAGAAAACCGAAGAAGCAAATTAACGAGGAGCTGCTGGACGATAGTCTCGACCAGGGTGCAGAACCGATTGACGAAACACTAGACGAGGAACCGGAAGATGTCGAAGAAACACAAGAACTCTCGTTCGGAGACGACTCCTACAGACGACTTGGAGAAATCCCAGAACTCGACGAGTGGAACTAACTCAATCAGAAACCTTGGAGCCACGCTAACGCCGCACAAGTACACGGCGACGTACGTTCGAGCTGGCACCCTTGGAAAGACTAAGAACGCCTTGCTGGTCATGCTGCGCGACGAGCAAGACCACTTGCTGTGCGACCACATCTGGGTCAAGTACTGCAATGCCTTCAAGCGTATGAACGCTGGCGACTTGATGTCATTCACGGCTACGCCGTACCGATACATCAAGGGGTACAGCGGCGATAACCATGCGATGTCTGATTTCTCGGTAGATGTCAGTCTGACGGATTTCCGACAAGTTCGAGTGGTAGGGCACAACCCAGTAGTCGAACAGAAAGTAAATGACCTAAAACAAAGATTCGAAAACTCAGAAAAGTAATAAAAAAGCTGACCAGAAACTGGCCAGCTTTTTTGCTTAGGATGATAGAATGACTAGATGTCGACTTCATCACTGTCTGTAACGTCGATGTCGTCCGAACTTGGTGCTTCCGCATTGGAACCATCGTCGTCGTAGTCACCGAGCATCACGGTCTTGTTCTTGTTGGCCGCGTCTTGGTTACGCAACTGGTCGCGCTGCATCTGCTTGAAGCTTCTTGCAGACAAGATAGTCTGGACAAGGCGTCTTGCAGTTGCATTGTAATCGCCAGTGCCACTCGTGTTAGCGAGGCTTGCCTTGCGGTCAGCGATGTACTGATTGATCTTTTCGAACAAGTTGCTTTCAGTAAGGGTAGCCAAGTACGGATCTTCGTTCTCGGTTTCGTTTGCTTCGGAACCGAAGAAGTCGATGTCGTCCGGATCAGTGTCAGCGTCCTTGAGGGCTGCGCTGAGTGTCGTGTAGAAGCTGTCCTTGTTGGCAAGCATCTTGTCGTCAAGAACCAAGGAAATCTTCTGTGCAAGCTGGTCGTCACCGTTGTTGAGCATGCCCTTGATGTCGGCGCGAGTCGGCATGGAAACATTGAGTGCTTCGAGGTCGGCTGGGAAGAGCGAAATCAAGACTGGCGTACGCGGGTCGGACATGTCGTGCTTGACCGAGTTGGCGATGTTGAGACCGATGGTAGCCTTGCCAGCGCCGAAACGGTTCTGTGCATCGAGATAGACGGCATAAGCAACGATGTTGTGCTTGGTCATTAAGCTGCCAGTACCCTTGCTCTGCTTGTTGATGAGGTCGTTCTCGACCTTGAGGTTAACTACGTTGGTCGTAGAGCCGTCTTCGTTCTGAATCTGGCCCGGCGTCAAGGTAAAGTAGTTCGGATTGATCTTGCTACCGACGCGACCCTTCTGTGCGATAACCGTCAAGTTCTGCTTGATGCCGCCGATGATACGAGCGGTATCAGTATTGGCGTCGAACGGAATCTGGATCGTATCCGGGTCGAGCTTGCCAGTTACATCTACCGTACCATCAAGATGACGATATTCGTTAGTTGCTGGAGCTTCTTCCTCAGTCGGAGCCGCCTCAGGAGCCTCCTCCGGCTTTTCTGGTTCAACCTTTGGAGATGCTTGGGTTTCGACGGCGTCTTCGCTGGTCAAGAAGTCGTGTCCGATGTAGACACCATTTTTCTTCTTGCCTCCCTTGGCGGTAAGTTCCTTCATCTTGGGATTTGCGTTGATCATCGGAATCCATGCGTCATGGAATGCGGCAATCGTCTTCATGATTGGAAGCATGACATTGTTGTAAACGAAGCTGGCTGCGCCTGGGACTGGGTCGCTTGCTTTAGGAGATTCAAACTTGTCAAGCAAGGTTTTCTTGATGCGCTGCTTGGCCTCAAGGCTGTCAGGAATGGCTTCGGAATAAAGCTTCTTGACCGCAGCGACTACGCCAGTATAGGCTTGATTGTCAGTGATAGACTTTTCTTGAAGCTGCTTCAGAATGCGGTTGAGAGTAAGGATCGGACTGGTCGTATCCATACCACCGAAATATCCGCGCAAGTAGGAACGCTTGTCTTCCGTGTTGTCGATGATGTGCTGCTTGTTCGGCATTTCGAGTTCATGCATTCGCTCGATCTTGCCCAGCTGGCTCACCAACTTGGAAAGGAAAGTGACAAGTACGGTGTGCGGATCGGTGCTGTCGATAAACGCCTTCGGGTCGTTGTCCGCATTCGTGTGGGTCTCAATTTGTTCTTCGAACAAAATGTTGAAAATCTTTGCAACGGCTTCCAGATAGATTTCGTTGCTCTTGGTCTTGAATTCCGAGATGGTAGACTCGAATAGATTCATGGATTACTCCTAAGCAATTAGTACAACAAGTTTATAACATTTTCAATCCCACGATTATATAAACTGCGTACATACAACAACGGATATACGATATGAGCGTAGAAACTCAAAAAACAGCGTTAAAACAGGTTCTGGACACGATTTTCGAACTGAAGCCTAGCCAGACCTACCAGCTGTCGCTGGATGACTACAATGTACTGAAGAATCGAGAAGCTGTCGTTGCCTACTTCGTGATCGGCGATGGCGAGCGTCTTAGCTGGTACATTATTGCGCAGAATAACGCCGTGTATCTTGTAGACAAGGAACGCCAAGTCAATACGCTATTGGCTCGTATGAATCCGGATACCGAAGAATTGACATTCGCCAACAACCTCGAAGAAGTCATGCAAGATATCTTGCTGCGCAGTACGTCGACGCTCGGCGCAGTCATCAACAATATCATTTCTAGCACTTTCTTCAATGCGCTGGAAATGTCAGATGAATATTACGAAGTGTATCCGAATGTATCCGACTATTTTGGTGAATTTTATGTAAAGTTTGGCGATAGCGAACCGACTCGAATTGACGATCCAGCAATTTCTCAAATCATGAATAAGTCGATTACCAATATTGACCGCATTGCGCTTGATATTTTCGGTAAGCAGCAGAAGTCGATGATTCCGCTATTTCATGTGACGATTGATGATGGCATCTTGGCGTTCGGACGATATACAAACCAGCAAGAACGCGGATATACAGCAAACTTCCCGTCTAAAGACGATGCTGATTCCGTCGTTACGCCGACGAAACAAGCAAACGCTTCGCTTATGAGTAATACGGTTCACCGCGAGCACATCGATAAGCTGATTAACAACTCGTCTGAATCGCATGACTATCTGCGTGAATGGATCGAGAAAAGCGTAAAGAGCTTTACCAAGGTGGACAAGATCAAGGGCATGAATTCATTCGAACCCGGCCATCGCGTCATTCTCGGTAAAATCGATACGATTAAGTGGCTTACACAGAATCCAGAAATTATTGAAAAGAATGGATTGAAGACGGCAACCAAGTTCGCTATTGATAAGTTCCCGACCATCTATACGCCGCATTCCGGAACGATCCATCTAGGCATTTCTGAATCGACGCTACGTACCGTCCAGCTTACTTATAGCGTAGACGGTATTGGAACTATCATTGAAATCCACATTAAGCCAGACCCGAAATTTATTACGAACAAGCGTGACTTGAGCGATCCGAGGAACTTCTTTGTAATTTCCAACCAGAACGACGTCGTCATTCAGTACAACACCGGAAACAAGACGCTGGCTGCAGCTAAAGTTTCACAGAACGTCGCCTTCGTGGTTGCATGGCGAATGATCGTTATCGCATTGGGTATCAAGGACGTGTATGACGTGGCCCAGATGTGTACGACGAAGGCTCGCGGTAGTGCGGCGACGGAATTGGATACGTATGGCGCTACCGTCATGTACAATATGACGCTGCATGGCGAATACAAGGAAAATCCAGTTGCCAAGGTCACCGTGTCATCTCGTACAAACCAAAGCGACGCCAAGAACGACAATGTCGTTGATGCTCGCCGCATGATTATCGAAATGACGACGAACTTCGAAAAGAAGGTTCTTGAATGTAAGACGAATGTTATCCAGTACGTACAGAATACTACCGAATCTGGTGAGACGGAAGTTACTCCGGAAACGGCTACAAAGCTTTATACGTACGGCAACGGCGAAAGTATCTATGAAGAAGCAAAGGAAGACTTGCTGCTTACGTCGAAGGCGAAGAAGCTGCGAGTGGCTGCACCGAATCCGAGTGACTGTCTCGGCGCTGTCATGCACCGTCAGATCGAAACCCATATCAACAAGGGAGTTACTGAAATGGAGCGCCAGCTGAACTTGGGTAAGACGAATACACTTAGCCGCATAAATTCCGCAGTCCGTTTCCAGCCGGGATCGCCGCTTGGTAAGGCATTGATTGGCGTACGAAATGCAATCATCAATACGTTCGCACCGCTTGTCGGAACGGACGCAAGACCGGGTATCTTCACAAAGTTCAACATCAAGGCTGACGACTACCATAACGTGTCGAAATTCATTACCGTCAACGGTTCGTCGACGCCAGTTCCAGTTATGGCCGAAATGCGAATTGACAATGGCTATGCTGGTGTATTCTCCGTGGCAAGAGCTGCGGACGGAACTCCAGTAGTGTATGCGTCATTCCCTGGCGATGCGTACCGCGCCGTCGGAAAGTTTGCTGGAACTCCAGAAGCGCCAGAACTTAGTGATGAATTCTTGCAGTGGTATCTCGTCCAGTGCTTTGAGGACAATACTCTGGCCAAGGACATCGCGATGACCCTTGACAACCCAGAAAACGAGGACGCCATCCGTATTCCTCCGCGCATTGCAAAGTTCTTCGAACGCGAAGAAGAACCGCAAGAAGTCGAAGAACAAGAAGTGCCGGAAGAGCTCAACTTCGACCATGCGCACGATCCAGCCGATAAATCGAGCTATGAGCCAGATGAAGAATTGACATAATCGTGTAAAAACCTATATTTGGGTCATTATGCGCAAAATAACCAGTTAAAAACCTATATTTGGTACATTATGAGCAATATAGACAACATCAAGGAAACGAAGGCCCAGAGGGCCGCTAGGATTGCCGGGACTGGCAACGGTGCGACACTTCGCACCAGACTGGTTCTGGATAGGAAGAAATACTCACGGAAAATCAAGCATAAAGGACAATCCATCGCAAGCGCGATGGATTTCGCTTTTATAGTGGACAATTTTGTGGGTTATTGCTATATTGTCCATTATGGAAAGAATAATATCAGATACAATGCCGTTAGGTGATCGTATCAAGTCGTACGAACACCAGTTCACTGGCTACACTATTGACTCGTCACTACCATTTATAGCTCGTGTGGACGGTAAGGCGTTCCATACCTATACAAAGCGTATGCGCAAGCCGTTCGACGAACGTTTCGTGAAGGCGATGCAAGAGACTGCAAAAAAGTTGACAGAAACGTTCGATCCGATTCTGTCCTATGTGCAGTCCGATGAAATCACGTTACTATTCAAGCCGACAGCGGAACCGTTCTTGAGTGGAAAGCTGTCGAAGATGAACAGCATCATCGCAGCGACGGCGACTTACTGGTTCAATCAGTTAATAGACCCAGAGACGCCGACCGTTGGCATTCCTATTTTCGATTGCCGCGTGTTCAACGTCCCAGATGAATGGGAAGCCGTCAACGCGCTTCGCTTCCGTTACCGTGACGCCGTGCGCAATGCGGTTAGCGCTGCCGCTCGATACAAGGTCGGCCACTCGAAGTGCAACGGACTGAATACCGACGAAAAACTCAAGTTAATAGGCAGCGACTGGAAGGGCTATTCTGTAGCGGCTCGCTACGGTACTTTCTACCGTCGAGTCAATGTCGTGAAGCCAGTCGCAGTCGATCGCGCCGCGCTTCCACCAGAGGTGGCTGCGAAGATTCCAGAAACTTGCCTCCGCACGGAAATTCACGAATACTACGTGAACATTGAGCAAACGTGGAACACTAGCTTGCCATACAAGTCGGAACCAGTCCCAGCTCCGTTAAGCTGCCCAGTGAGCGGCATCGACCACATCAAAAATGCCACGGACGTTATCTTCCGTGGACAAAATGCGGTACTTGATTCAAACGTATAATAAAAGAGGCGGAATATTCCGCCTCTTTATTATATAGTGTAGTGAGTATTGAACGTATTGTTTAAGATTTCTGGGTGGTGTGCTCTGAGGTATTTGTATAGTCCGCTGCAATGCGCCTTAAAGATGGATACCGTTTCATATTTTTTTGTTTCGTCGATCATTTGCGGTACTGTCCAATAGTAATACGTATGTCGAACTACTTTGTTGATTGGTAGATACTTATCGAGTAAATCTTTTCGATTTGCCCATACATACCTAAATAACGCATGACAGTGTTTTTCTAAATCACTGCGATATTGAAATTTTGTAATCTCAGCAATGATTTTCGTGTCTGACCAACGACAGTATTTACTAGGTCGTTTCGGTAGATGGTTTTTATAATACGACTTCAATAAGTCATTACAATGTCGACGGGCGTAATAATATAGACTAGGTTCGTTTTTATGCAACAAGCTTTGTGTCTTATATTTCTTAAAGTGCTTCAAGAATAATTCATTATCCCATGTTTCATATTTCAGGTGCTTGCCGCGTTGTGGCGAAGGCGGTAAATACTTATCAAAATAGTCCATGTGATATTTCAATAAATATTTGTGTAATCCGGCATGCCGCTTTTGAAATGCGTTACGTTTTGTATATTTGGTCAAAACGTCAGCAATTTGCTGCTCCGTCCATTTATCGAATTTTGAGTTGATCTTCGGTAAATATTGATCAAGTAATTCAGGGAATCGCCTTTTGATATTTATATAAAGTTTTCCATTTTTCCGACAAAAGGTTGCACGTCGTTTATATTTTTTGAGCTCCTTTATGATACGGTCTTTTGACCATCCATTGTATCCACGATTTTTATATGGAAACTGGTTATTTAGAAGTTCTGGTTTTTCGTGTAGCACGTATTTATAAATACCGTTTTTATGACGAGCGAATTCCGCTCGTGTTTTATACTTGCTCATGATACCAACGATGTCGGCATCCGACAGTTTCGTTAGATCATGAATAATTTTCAGTGGAAATACTGTATTAAGGAGTTCTTGCTTATTTTCAAGTAAATATGTATAGTATCGAGATCCAGTTTTTGCAAGTCGTTGACGAGTCTTATACTTTGTTTTTAATAGCTTGGTATGTTCCTCATCAGTCATATTCTCGTAGTCGGCGTGTGACGACGGGATGATATCATCGAGTAAGTGCAGTCGATTGGCTTTGCATAAATGTCCATATAGCGAACTATGGTTGTCCGAAAATTCAGACCGAGAATCACATGGGATTTCTTTAAGCCGTTTTCTAATCAAACGTCGAATTTGCCCATCAGTTTTATTTTTATATATGAATTCAGCAAATCCTCCTAGTTCGCCGCCCTTGGTCTTGTTAAGACACACAACATTATCCATCGATCGATATCGGCTAATTTCTGATTTTTCATAAGCAGCAGCCTCATCGGCTAGATAATTTTCGTGAGTGATTGTAAAATACGGCAATACCTCAATATTATGGGACATTGCAAATTTTTTAATCGGTGAATAATGCTTATACTGTGTATGTTCAGAATTATGGTCGGTGAATCGTCGATTCACATCTACAGTAATACCTACATACACATAAAGTATGCCATCTACATCGGTATACTTCCATTCATACGTACTGTACCTACGAAGGTCTTTTAGTCTTTTAGAATATGCTCGCATGGCCCTAATTATAGTATTATTTTAGGGCGCTGTCAATTCCTTATTGTTTTCGACATAATATACGCTTGATACGTTCGATGAATTTATCGAACCATGTCAGATGGACTTGTTCCTCGGCTGGTTCGCTGGATTCGACTTCGGCGACGTAAGGGTCGCCGTTTTCGTTTTCCTTGACGACAAATTCACGATGGACGACGTCGGTCTCCGGCTGTGGATCTTTCACGGCTGGCTCTGGGTCTTCTGCTGGCTTCTCTGGTTCTGGCTCCGCAGCGACTGTCTCGACTACCTTGTTCATATCGTCGAGCGTATCCTTTATCTGCAGAGTGAATTCCGGCGGTATGTCGTACTTGTCCTTGCGGACATTCGAGTGACAGAAGATTCCCTTGTACGCAACCGCTTCATCTGCAGTATCGAATACGTCTCCGATCATTTCCTTGAAGGTCAGCGGAATGCCGTGCTTCTCGGACAGATACTTGAGCAAGTGCGCGACAGCCTTCTTCTGGATTTCCGTCATCTTCGCATAGTAGCAATAGCCACGGTACGAAATGAAGTCGACGTTGGCCGGATCCTTCGTGTAGAGGTTGCCGTATGCGTCGATGTAGTTGCCGTTCTGTTCCTTGTCCTTGAGTGGGCCGTAGTTAGAGATCTCTATGCCGATTGACTGCTTGGACATGACGGCATTTCCGCCGATCGCCGTAGAACCGAGGTGATACGACCAGAAGGCGTCATCGAACAGTCTGTAGATGTGTCCGCTGCGGTCTACGACGTAGGGCACGGACATGTGGTTGTTCTCCTTGGTAAGTGACGCGACGTCGCCAGTAATCACGCCTACGGTGAAATGTAGGCATATCTGCGTCTTTACCGTGCGTGTCTGGTAGAAGTAGGTCTTGAAACCGGGAGAAATGGGGATGATGCTGAAACCGTCGCCGATATCGATCGGGTTTCCAGCGGTGAACTTCTTGCCGGACGAATCCGTCAAGGTATTGGCAAACTTGGCCTCACGGCTAGCGATTGTTTCTGGAGTCATGTCGAGCCTCCTTTTATAGCCGTTTATAAAATCTTTTACTATATTGGTTGTTATGAAATACCTTAAAAATTACGACTTTATATTTGTCGGCGCTGGTCTCACCAACGCCACCATCGCAGAAACCATTGCAACATACCGTGGCAATTTTGACCGAAAGATCAAGATGCTCGTCATCGACAAGCGTCCCCATATCGGCGGAAACTGTTACACCGAAACCAAGAACGGTATCGACGTACACAAGTACGGTGCGCATATCTTCCACACGTCTGACGACTTCGTACATGAATATATCAGCGATTTCGGCGAATGGGTTCCGTTCATCAACCAGCCGATTGCTGTATTCACGCAGCCGGACGGTACGAAGCGCATGTACAACATGCCGTTCAACATGAATACCTTCGTGCAGCTGTTCCCCGGACTCACTACGCCAGCCGAAGTCAAGGCGGCCATCCAGAAGGAAATCGACGAGGCTGGTATCAAGGAACCGAAGAACCTTGCCGAACAAGCTATCTCCATGGTCGGTACGACAATCTTCAATACGCTCGTCAAGGGCTATACGGAGAAGCAGTGGGGCCGTAAGTGCGAAGACCTTCCAGCCAGCATCATCAAGCGTCTCCCAGTGCGTTTCACGTTCGACAACAACTACTTCAATGACAAGTACCAGATGATGCCAGCGCATGGCTATACGAAAGTCATCGAGAACATGTTCAAGCATGCTGGCGAAATCGATGGTGCCCGTGTAGACATCATGCTCAACACGTCCTACACGCAGTTGCAAGTTCTGGGTATCAAGGCCAAGCAAGTATTTTATTCTGGCGGCATCGACGAGTTCTATGACTACAAGCTCGGTGCGCTCAAGTACCGTTCCGTCAAGTTCAAGGAAAAGAAGTTCAAGACGGACAACGTGCAAGGATGCCCGGTCTGCAACTATACGTCGACAGACGTGCCGTACACTCGCTCTATCGAGCACAAGTGGTTCTGTCCGCACGACGACGCAAAGGGTTCTATCGTGAGCTACGAATACTCGTCCGAATGGAAGAAGGGCATGGAACCGTACTATCCGGTCAATGACCAAGCAAACCACGACTTGTACGAGCGTTATAGGAAGTTGCACGAGGAAGAGCAAGCTACCGCGAAGACGAAGGTGACGTTCGTTGGACGCCTCGGTCTGTATAGCTACATGGATATGGACGACTGTATCATGTCTGCACGGACTGCGGCCTTCTTGAGCATGCAAGAATAATATATAAACTGCATATACCAAACTGAGAGTGTATATGCAGTTTTTCGATTATGACAACGACTTGGTTGCGTTCAATACCTTGATGGAAGACATCGAGGATCCGACCCCGTTGGTAGAAGACGATGACGAAGTCGTTATCCGACTGGAAGCTGACGAAGGTGGCGACGCGAACCAATTCAGCGGCGCTATGGTCGCAAATGCGGTATCTAACGCCGTAATCAACAACGCAGAAATACGTACAAAGGTATTTATGTCGGCATACTGGCATACTAATGCCGAGCCGTTCGAATTCGCCGACATAGACGGTCGCAAAATCATCAACGATCCGTCCCTCAATGCAATTATCGAAGAACGCGACGACGGTACGGTTGCCGTCAATTTCTCTCGTTTGGTCTACAAGAAGACTCCGGCTTCCTTTATCAACTATCTACAAGGCGTCGAGGACTGGTCTGACTTGCCGCACAAGCAAATCAGCCCATTTGCAAAGGCGCTCAATGCCGCTGTTACTTCGTTCTTGACAGTCGTCAAGAAATACTTCAAGGACAAGAACACCGCTGCCAATACGTTCGACAAGCCAGAGAAGGAAGAACCGAAGCAAGACGAGCATCAGAAGGCTCCGCCGACCGAGGAAGAAAAGAATGAACAGCCGCAGAATCAAGAGCAGCAAGAGCCGCAGAAGCAACAGCAGCAAGAACCTCAGAAGGAACCGCCGCCGCAAGACGAAGAAGCTAACACGCCCGACGATAACGGAGAAGTGGATCAGCGTCAGCTCTATTCTTCTATCTTGAAGGACTTCCGCGACAATTACCAGCAAGAACTTGAAGCCGATTGCGCCGATAACAAAGACAATATTGATAACGAAGGTCGTCAAGCGATTGCCGACCAGTATTACGACGCGCTGATGGAACCGTACAACGACAAGGCCGACGACGACACGAAGGCTCGTGTGATGAAGGTCGTCAAGCACACCGTCGTAAAGAACACGACGGATCCGAACGCAGCAAACAACAATGCGAACACATCCGACAATCCGGATGACGACAACATGGATTGGAGCGGCGACACTGGCAATAAGGACGATGGCGACGACGATCTCGACGACGACGATGATGACGATGACGAGAAGAAGAAAAAGACGTCGACCAAGGCTCCAGCGAAGGACAAGGGATACGGCAACTGGTTCAAGAACACCATGCAGAACTGGGGCGACGAAGGTGTGGTCAACAAGAAGCTATACCAGCACCCAGTATTGAAGGGCCCATCCGCAGCCAAGGAAGCGAGCCGTCAAGCTCGTGAAGCGAAGGACGCCGAGCTGAAAAAGAAATATCCGAACATGGGTCAATTCCGTAGGAATATGAATAACTGGAAATAGGGGATCTTATGATTCAGAACTGGAAAATGAACGCTTTACATGATGTCGCTACTAGCTTGACAGCCCACACTGGATTGAAGACCCAGCCGAAGGGCGACGACGCAGTCGATATCACCATCAACGATATGCGTCTAGGTACATTGACGGCGGATAAAAGCGATCCGGCCTTGTTCATGTACACCTCAGCCGACGGCTATGACGTGACTGGAACCTACGACGACATCGAAGGTGCCATCAAAAAAGACCTCGACAACCAAGTCGAGTTCGTGGAGGTCACACCGGATTTTTTTCCTCCGGGAACCACCTTTGAATCAGTAGTCAAGGACAAAGTAAAGACTCCGCATCTGTTGGAAGCGATACTAAAATCCTACAAGAATTACAAGCAATAAAAAGAAAGGCTGGTCAAACGACCAGCCTTCTTATTCTATCTCAAACAATCAATGACTAGGCAGCAGCCTTGCGGATGATCGTGAAGCCGCAGCGTTCCATGACGAGGATTGCAGCAGCCTGTGCGCCCGGTGTAGCGGCACAAGCGTATTCCACGATTTCGATCGGCGTGTCCTTGAACATTGCACGGAGAATCATTGCGTTGGAAATGACGCAAATGTCGGTGCAAGTTCCGACAAGGCGAATGCGCTTGATGCGTTCCTTGCCGAGCTTTGCGAGCTCTTCCTGGCTCTTGAGGGAGCCGTCCGCATTGAAGGCATCGTCGCCGAGGAAGTACTTCGCCCAGCCGAGGTAGCCGAACGTCGGCTTCTCGATACGAGTAGCGTAAGCGTCGTCGAGCGCTTGCTGGATGGATTCTTCGAACTTCCAGCCTTCCGTGCCCTTGATGCAGTGTTCCGGAAGAACGCCTTCGAGGGTCTGCTTGAAGTCTGCGCCGTGGGTGTCCATCGTGTAGAACACGTAGCCCTTCCATTCACGGATTTCTACGATGACTGCACCGATGATTGCCTTGGCGTCGTCGTTTGCAAGAGAACCGTCGATGAAGTCCTTCTGCATGTCGATAACGATGAGGTATTCTTTTGGATTCATGATTTTGTCCTTGTTAAAGAGTTTGACGGAGCTGGATCGCCTTGGCAATGAGCTCACGGTGATGGAAAGCGAGAGGAATTTCGTCGAGCTTGTCGATCGGATACCACATGGCGTCCTTTGCGTCGTCTTGTGCTTCCGGATCGGCTGGCAAGATTCCTTCACGGTTGAAGTCGAACATCATGCCGATGTCGTAGCCCCAGTAGTCCTTGTGGACATCGCAGCGAGGATCCTTCGGCTTGAATACGCCGACTTGATGCACTTGCGACGTGCCGATGGTAAAGCCAGTTTCTTCCTTGACTTCACGGACACCAGCTTCCTCGCAAGTTTCCTTCGGATTGGCGAAGCCTCCCGGCAAGCACCAGTAATCGTGGTACGGAGCCTTCAAGCGCTTCACCAAGAGGATACGGTCGTTGTGGAAGATGGCCGAAGTCACGGTGACGGAAGGACGAGGGAAGCGGAACGGATCGTAGTTGGCTACGAGTTCGTCCTCAACATCCTTGTATTCCTTCGGTTCGGACTGTCCGTACAACTTGTTGCGGCGGATATACGACATCACTACCGGAGACACTTGGTCACAGAAGCACAGCGGATCGAAATTCATCATAAGGCGAGCCTTGGTAGAACTCGTCTTCGGAATGATCCAGTCGACGTATTCCAAGCGTTCTTGGCTGCTGCGCATCTGCTTGTAAGTTTCATCCGAGATGGTGCCGAGTCCTTTGGCAGAGTCAAGTGTTTCGATGAAGGCGGTACGACGGACAATCAAGAAGTTGACGTTCTTGAGAATCCAGTCGCTGTTCACCCACTGCTTTGTAAGCAAAGAAATCCATTCGTCGGAACCGAGAACCAGCATGAAGGTCGCATCGGCCATGCTCGTCTCCTTGCGGAGATTCTGCAGAGCTTCAGCGGTGCGGCTGACTTCGTCGATGATCTTGACTCGGTGGAAGATTTCGGACGGTTCGCCTTGATTGTAGGCAGCCGGAGAATCCGAATTATCGGAGTACAGACTGTGAAGCGAATTGACCGTATGGACAATCATGGCCATGCGGTCTTCGCACTCAACCGAGTACTTCTTGGTATCGTTGTCGCTTACCAAGATGTACAAGAGGGCTTCTGGTTCCTTCTTGAGACGGTTGAGGAGTTCGGTAATAATGGCGGTGTGCGCAGTCGTTACCGGATCGAATGCGCCGCCGTAGATGTACACCTTCTTCATTAGTCGAGTGCGTCCTTGTTTTCTGGAATGGGTTCGTACTGGTACGCATCCTTCGCACGTTCGATCACCTTCGGATCGGGGCAGTTGACCTTGCCCGGAGAGTCGGAGAGCTTCACGGCGTACTTGCCGTTGGACATGACGAGCTTCATGATCATGCGAAGCGCGTCACGCTTGATGCCTCCCTTGAAGCGGAGCACCTTGCAAGCGAGGAAGCCGCCGATACCGAACGCAACATTGATACGAGTGTGGAAGCGTTCAGCGATATCGAGAGACTGGTCGCAGTTGAGGCTGTCAGACCAGCAGCCAACCTTGCTCTTGGAATTGATTGCGTTCTTGAGGTAGTGTGCGATAAGCATTTCGCCCCAGACATACGGGTCGCCGGAATCGTGGCGGCAGCCGTCGAACAGCTTTGCGTAATACTTGTCGAAGTCGCGCAAGAATGCGTTGAAGCCGAAGTTGTCGGAAAGCGCGATACCGAGGTCGCCACGGAATTCGTCAGACCAGTCTTCGAGAACGCGCTGCTGCACGAGTTCAAGCGGAATGTCCTTGATGCCCTGATACAAGGCATACATTTCGTGGGCGAAAGTACCGATGGCCTTGCAGCCGAGCTTGATTGCCAAGTATACGTTGGACGTGCCAACGAAGGCCGGGCAGAAGTCGAGCATGGTCTTGACCATGTATTCGTTCCATTCGTCAGATACGGAACGACGGACGCCGAAGTCGGAAATGGTGAACTTGACACCACGGCGGAGTGCTGCGTTCCACTTGGCGATAGATTCGTTGAGGGCCTTCTTGGATTCTTCCCAGTCGATTTCGAGGTCGTCGAAGAAGAGGTTCTGGATGATCTTCAAGACGTAGATTTCAAACCAAGTGACTTGGATGGCTGGGCCGTCAGCCCAGATGTGGAGACCGCCGTTGCGAGAAGGGTCGTAGTCGACGTGGATGTACTTGCGCTTGAGCTGGAAGTCGGCAAGCCATTCGATGAAGTCGTCTGACAGCCACGGCATGACACGGCGGATGCCTTCGAGTTCCCATTCAGTAAACTTGAGTGTGCAAAGGTGGTCGAGTTCGCGATTGATTTCGTCATAGAACGGAGTAAGGTCGACGCCTTCGGAACGGAGCTTGAATTCCCAGTAAGCTCGTTCGTTCGGATGCTTGTGGAACACGCACTGGCACATACCGAACTTGTACGTATCGGTCTGCGTTAGGTTGTTCACAAACCACTTGTCTTTGTTCTTGCGCTGATACTGCTTGTTTACAGTGACGCCGACTGCACGGCGCTTGCGAACAACGGTGCGACAAGGCTGCTTCGCCCTCGCGATTGTTTTTTCTGTGACTTTAACTGCCATCGGAATAGTCCTTGTTAAAGATGAATGTTTCGCGGAAATATAGCAAATGAGTGTGAGTCTGGCAAGCCCAAGCAGAAATAGTTAAAAAGTAAGCTATGTTGTTCGAAGGCTTTATTATATTTGGCGGCATGTTGTGGAATGTATTGCTAATATTGCTGATTTTGACGATAATATCGGTGTATGGGATTGCCATCGTCAAGCTGGTTTGCTATATTAAGACCCAGAAACGGGTCGACCGTCTGGAACACACAGTCGGCGACCTATCACAAAAACTCACCGAAATTATGAAGGACACTAATGAGAGCAACGACGGAAACCTACAATAATGTGCATAGCATCTTGACCGCACCAGATGTGGTGGATCGACTTGAGCGTGAACGGAGCAATCCTCTGTTCGGTTTCATCGACCAGTACTTGGCCGGATGTGAGCACGTCAACTATCACTACGAAGGTGATGTGTGGGTTCATACGAAGCTCGTCATTACGAATATCTTCAAGGGCGAACATGACTACTTGGATGTCGCTGCGGCGTTGCTTCACGACATCGGCAAGAAGGATGCGCTTGCGAAGAACAACGGCAAGAACATGGCCGGACATGAATTTATTGGTCGTCCGCTTGCCGAAGAAGTTTTGAACAAATTCGACTTCAGCCAGAACGAGAAGGATGTCGTTCTGTGGATGGTAGAGAACCATACGAAGGCGAACGGCTTGCCGAAGGCGAAGATGAAGTTCGCTTGCTGGACATTCGTGTCTCATCCGTTGTTTTATCGCGCAGTACGTCTTGCAGTAGCCGATTCCAACGGCACTATCGGCGCTGATGGTAAGCCAGTCATGGACTACATGGCGGCAATCGAAGCGAACAAGATTGTCAATCTCTGCTTGCACAATCCGATGCCCGGCCATCTCGTGACATGGAATGACATGATTGCCTACCCAGGTGTCGAAGAAATTACTGACGCGAACAAGAAGTTTGAGCTTTACGAACTCTGCCACAAGATCCAGATCAACGGTGGCGGTAACAAGAAGGATTCAATTCTCAGAGCTGCGCTTAGGTGCATGAAGGACAAAGGATCGATATGAAACAGAAACAAGTAATAGACTTGCCGCACATTGAATGCCCGGTGTACGGCATCGCACACAAATACACGCTGGATATCGCTGGCGAAAAGGGCTCCAAGGAACTGAAGTATCGTTTGTACGGAACATTCTATTCCTACAGCGAACCGACCGAGATTACTGTGGTTGGCATCTATGTATCTTCCGAAAGTCCTAACAAGATTATGTTCGGTTACATCGATCCGAAGACGAACCAGCTCAAGGTCTCCATGGCTAACGGCATCCGTGAAATTCCGAAGGAAGACAAGTCGATTCTCTCCGAAGCGAGCGAAGAAGACTATCTTGTCGGCCTTCATCACGCGGCCTCGCTGTTCATCCGCTACCGCAACAAGAAGACCTTCATCGTCAAGGCGAACAAGCTGAACCGCACCATTCGTGGCAATGCGCACTACCGCATCTACGATGTCAAGAACAATGATGGCAAGTTCGAGTTTGTCGTCGCCAACGAAAACAAGCTTGACGCACGATTCACCGTCATTGCCGAAAGCATCACGCACGGAACTTGGCATAAAATCCCCGGTACGCTCTGTCCGGTTCCTGGGGTTGATCCAGACGAGCGATAAGCCGAAACAAAACGAGCTGGCCGATCGGCCAGCTTTTTTATTTCCTTCTACTTAAACTGTGTAGAATCCATCTATGTATGGCTTCGAGGACGTTGCCCATCAGTGGAGTCATGCCATGCATCATCCTCGTCTTGACGGCGATCCATCGTTTCTTCATGAGGCTATAAAAATGGTGGCATGCGCCTATGGCAAACGCTATGTATATGGCCATAAAAATTTTTTCACGCATATTTCACAAATTATATCAAAAACCTCTTGACGCTGATGAGTGTTATTACTATATTTCGTGGCATGAAGATTGATTTGAGCAAATACCACGAATTGGAGCTGAGTGACGGCCTCGCATTGGCGAAGGCGATCACCGAGCTCGGAGACGGCAAGGCGGAAGCTTATGTCGTCGGCGGATGCGTACGTGACCTTGTTCGTCATCAGCTAGGGCAGACTAGCACGGTAGATATCCATGATGTCGATATCGCCACGTCGCTGTCTCTCGAAGAACTGAAGGCTAACTTCCAAACGGTCAGCAACAACGGCGAAAAACACGGAACGCTGCTGGTATTCTGGAACACACAATACTTTGAAGTGACGCACTTCCGCGTCGACGGCGACTATAGCGACGGTCGTCATCCGGACGACGTATCCTTCACGAGTTCTTTCGAAGAAGATACGGCTCGCCGTGACTTTACTATCAACGCGCTCGGCATGAACTGGGACGGCGAAATCATCGACTTCCATGGCGGCGTTGAAGATATCAAGAAGAGAACCATCCGCGCTGTCGGTAATCCTGACGAGCGTTTCAAGGAAGATGCTCTCCGCATGATTCGTGCGGTGCGCTTCGCGGTAAACTTCGATTACATTATCGATAATAACACGTCTAGCGCAATCAGCAAGAACGCCGAGTTGGTTGAACATGTATCGAACGAACGTATTCGTTCCGAGTTCTTGAAGCTGTCCTCTTACGACAACATGCCCGATTTTATCGACCGTTTGATCTGGGTCGGCTTGATTAAGCATATCAGAGCGTTCGTCGGCATGGACTGGTACGAAGTCAAGTGCAACCTTATTGAGTGCGATGACTTGCTGACTGCAGACAACCTATTCCCCGCTATCTGCTACACGGCTAATGACGAAAGCAACTTGGAAGCATTCGTTCCTACTCGTGAGGAACGCAAGATGTGGAACTGGCTCCGTTCTTACAAGAATGTGTACGCATGGGATCCGGATTCCAAGCTGTATTGGACTTCGCTGGTGGATTTCGTGTCTGGTCAGTTCGAGCTGCTGCTTGCGCTCAATGCTGATCTGTATTGTGATCGTGCGTGGTTGCCCAAGCTTCCAGCAGCAAGCTATCTGTTGCAGAATCCGCCCGACATGAAGGCGATTTCTAAGAGGGTCGCCGATATGGGCATTCCTCAAGGCAAGGCTTTTGGTGAAAAGGTGAAAGAACTCACTGAAGCCGAATACGCCAAGATGGCGGCTGTATTCCCAAACACAGTCTCGCTGACGATGGGCAACAGTACGCTTGTCTATAAAATTGAATCTGTCAAATAACCAACAAAAAGGAACAACACAATGGGTAAAACAATCATTCTCGGCGCGGTCGGCTTTATCGTCGTCGCAATCCTCACAGTAATCGCATCCATCTTCATGGTTCAGAACTATCAGAACCGTGCAATCCAGATGGAACAGCTGGTGGAAAAGTCGCAGTCCAACCTCAACGCGGAATACAACCGCCGCGCTGGCCTTCTCGTCAACTTGGCGGAAGCCGTGATGAGCTATGACGAACACGAAGCCAAGGTTCTCGTGGAACTCTCGAAGGCTCGTACTCCAGACGGCGGCAAGGGAAACGTGAACGCTTCCGCTTACATCCAAGGTGTCGTGGAACGCTATCCGCAGCTCAGATCGATCGAGAATTACGATAGGTATATGACGGAACTTGCGATGACTGAAAATCGCATTGCGTCACATCGTAATGATTACAATACCATGGTTGGGAACTATATCGCCTATGTGCGCGGATTCCCGGCTCGTTTCTTGCTCTCTATTCTCGGATATCAGCCGAAGAATTACGAATACTTGCAGTTCGAAAAGGCTCCGGTAGACGCACCGACTGGCCTCTTGAAGAAGAAGGCTGATAAGGAATAGCATGAGCTCTCGCACACTGATCGACGGTGGCACGTGGGATCTCACTGTCCGTGAGCTGTTCTTGTCGATCGTTGGCTTACTGCTTGCCATAATCATTGGCTGCATTATCGCCAACAGCATCGCGCAAGCCGAAGACGAGTATAACGTGAAGTTCTATCACGCTATACAAGTGTCCGACTCCACCCAGTTCAATTATGCCTTCAAGACCAACGCTGGCCACATGCTGGCGTACGGCACTGTCAGCGCTGTTGGGTTCGTTACCGACAACGGTATCGGAAACTACATGTCGTTGACTAGGGACTTGGAGGAATACCGTAAGCACCATCGCACAGTCTGTTCTGGCGAAGGGAAGCACCGTCATTGCCATACGGAAACCTACTGGACATGGGATGTCATCAAGACTGAACGGTTCCATGTCGATCAAGTGGACTTCCTCGGCAAGCGGTTCTACTACTCTCAGTTTCCTCAGCTTCCGTCTGAACGCTATGTCGGCACAGTACCGATTCCGTCCGGCGGATTCATTGAAGGATTGTTTAAGAACAGACAGCGGTATGTGTATCACGGCAGACGTTTAACGTACACTGGTACGATGTACACGAATGCGGTCAACCACACGATCAACGACTCCAAGTGGGCTGACGGCATTACGCTTGACAGAGCTATCGACTTCTACATCCATGAACATGGAGTATTGATTTTCTGGATTATCTTCGGTGTCATTATCGTCGTGGCCATCATCTTCTTTGTGGCGGCTCCGAACGAATGGCTTAACGGTTCAGTAAGGGACTGGTAATATGAACGTAAAAATTGTAAATGGACTTGACGGAAACGGATCCGTCACAATTACGGACAGCAATGGCGATGTCATGGTGTCCTTGAAGGACTGCCCGGAATTTCCGGTGTCTGGCGACATCACGATGGAATCCGACAATGTTCTTATCGTCGGTGGCCGCCGCATCGAATGCGGTAAGCGTATCGCCGGGATCAACATCTGCGGTAACATTAAGTCCGTCCAAAATCTTCCAAACATTGTCGTGAACGGAAATGTCAGCAACGTCAGTACGACGTCTGGTGACGTGACTGTCCACGGCGACGTAAATGGCTCGGTGTCCGCCGTTTCTGGCGATGTCGAAGTCAGAGGTAGCGTCGCTGGCTCGGTCAGTACCGTGTCTGGCGATGTAGACGTCAGAAACAATCAACAATAAAGGAAAGTAAACATGGATATGTCCAATGTTCTTCTTTACGGCGGAATAGCAGTCGTCGTGCTGTTCCTCCTCGTACTCTTCTGTGTGTCCTACATCAAGGCCGCACCCGACGAAATCATCATCATTTCTGGCTTCCGCAAGCGCCGTACCATCATTGGCCATGCCGGATTCAAGATTCCGTTCTTGGAACGAGCCGACAAGCTCAGCTTGAAGCTCTTCTCCATCGACGTGAAGACCAAGGACATTCCGACCAGCGACTACATCAATGTGGGTGTGGATGCCGTCGTGAGTGTGAAGGTGTCTGATGAACCGACCCGCATCGAATCTGCTGCACAGAACTTCTTGAACAAGAAACCTGAAGACATCGCCGAAATGATCACGGATATCCTCGAAGGTAATATGAGGGAGATCGTGGGCCAGATGGAACTCGTGAAGTTGGTCAACGACCGCAAGGGTGTGTCCGAACTTGTCCAGAAGAACGCTGACCCAGACCTCCAGCGCCTCGGCTTGGAAATCCAGACGTTCAACATCCAGAACTTCAGTGACGATAAGGGCGTAATCGACAACCTCGGCGTGGATAAGACCTCCGCTATCCGCAAGGCTGCAGCAATCTCCAAGGCCAATGCAGAACGCGACATCAGCGTTGCTGAATCTCAGGCCAAGAAGGAAGCCAACGACGCCGCCGTGGCTGCAAACCTCGAAATCGCCCAGAAGCAGAACGAACTCGAAGTGAAGAAAGCTGACCTCAAACGCATCGCCGACACGAAGAAGGCTGAAGCTGACGCTGCTTACGAAATCCAGAAGCAAGAACAGCAGAAGGTCATCAACATCAAGGCCGCTGACGCCGAATGTGCTCGCCAAGAAAAGGAAGCAGAAATCCGCGAACGCATGGTCAACGTGAAGAAGAAAGAACTCGAAGCCGAACTCGAAAAGACTGCAGAAGCAAAGCGCAACGCTCAGATCCAGAACTCCGAAGCTGACCTCTACCGTCAGAACAAGGACGCAGAAGCAAAGCTCTTTGCAAAGACTCAAGAAGCAGAAGCCATCAAGCAGATCGCTGAAGCTGAAAAGGCTCGCGCCTTCAACGAAGCTGAAGCCATCCGCGCAAGAGGTCAGGCAGAAGCTGACGCCATCAAGGCAAAGGGTCTTGCAGAAGCCGCTGCCCTCGATCAGAAGGCAGAAGCCATGCAGAAGTATGGTGAAGCCGCTCGTCAGGAAATGCAGTTGAAGGCCCTTGAAAAGTACTTCGACCAGTTGCCGAGTGTCGCAGCCGCCATCGCAAAGCCGATGGAAAGAATCGGCGGCATCACCATGTACGGCAACGGCAACACCGCTGCTCTCACTGGCGACATCATCAAGACTTTGACCCAAGTATCCAATGGTCTCACCGAATCGCTCGGTATCAGCCTCCCCAATGTGCTTAGCTCCATGTTCGGCGCAAAGCTTGCTGGCGTAGGCAACAACAAGGCCGAAAAGGTTCCTTGCGACGTCGTGAACGAAGCACCGAAGGTTGATACAGAAACTCCGAAGGCCGCCCCGGCTCCGAAGGCTGAAGCTCCCAAGATGACCGCTGAACAGGTCTCCAAGATCGCAGCGACCGTCAAGAAGACTCAGCAGAAGCCGTCCGAACGCAAGCTTCCGTGGGAATAATATTGCTCAATTACCTCTGTTGTTCCAAGGCCAGCCGAAAGGCTGGCCTTTCTGTTGACAGCAGTGAGTGTATTTACTATATTTTGGCCGATGACTTACCCTTTACACAACGAAACCCCTATCATCAATACGGCACCGAGAAAGCTCAAGAAGGAAGCCGATATTGAGATCTATGTCGATATCGAAGGAACCCTTATCGACAACTTATTCGATGCGAATTTTCTGAACCACAACTGCGACAATATCCGTGACTACATCCGCAAGCATGATGGCCATCACTACAAGGTTCATATCTTTACGTGGGGATGGGTTCACCGTTCCGAGATCGAGCTTGGCCTTGTCGATAACTTGTACAAGCGTCTGGAAGTCGCCAAGGAACACCGTGGCTCAATCTATGTCAAGGAAGACGCAGTCAACGCTTTGATCGACTTTTGCCCAGACATGCCGTTCGACCGCAATACCCTCATGAACCCAGGCGGATTCGGTCACTACGGTTTCTCGAAGCCTTCTATATGGAGCTTGATGATTACGTCCGAAAACAAGTTCAATGTGTTGATCGATGACACGGTGGACTGCGAAATCGATAGTGAAAAGATAAAGTACATCAATCCGGCAAGAATGAAGGTCGTCATCCGCAACTACCTTGACAAGCCAGCATTGCTGTACAATCCAGACGGCTGCATTGTCGGCGAAATCAAGAACGACACCGCATTCGAGGATGTGCGCAGCCAGATCGGTCTGCAGAGGCTATCCGGATATTACTTCATGTTCGAAGGACAGCGCATCAATATTGACCGTTATGGTGGTGTTGAAGACTATCCAAAAGGATTCTTTGATACTGTTATTTCAGCAGCTGGTGACTTGTTGTCGAATGACCAAGAAGCACAAACAATTTTCAATGAAAAACTCGCCGGAATTTATCCGCAACCAATCAATCCAGAGGTGACTGATGACGAAGACGACGCATGAAGAAGACGTGAACCGTCTCAAGGAAATCGAGACGACAATCGACAAGTTGTACGACGAGCAGAATCAAATCCGTGACCGCTTGTTGCTGGACGATATCAACGGAAAGCTTGGTCGTATCATGGACAAGTGGGTCGTGATTCCTGGTTGGGATCCGTGCGACGAAGCCGACGGAGATAACTATTTCCGTCTCGGAAAAGTCGTCGGTTTCAAGAAATGGGACGGCAACGACAGATACTTTCTGCAGTTCTCTAGGCTGGTCTATATGGGTCATGCAAAGAAAAATGACCAGTATGACAAGAACGCCCAGACGATCAGGTTCACAAGCAAGAAGGACATGGATAATCATTGCGTGGGCGACATCAAACGCGCCAAGGTGATTACCGCAAGGAAGGCGAGCAAGATGATTGACGACGCTCTGGCTTCTATCACTCGCCGTCTGAAGAATGTCCAGAACGAAGCCCTCAAGGACTACGCCGACAAGGAAATGACAAAATGAACACGACCGTAGCTCACTTGTTCCGTCAGTTGCGCCAGATCGCCGCAGAGCGACCGGATTGCATCAATGCGGAACTCATCGACGAAGCAGAAAAGAAAGCATTGGAGAAGTCCGTAGGCGCTCGCATCGAGGGCCCGGCACTCATGGAAGTGTGGAAGCTCGTGAAGCTCCGCATCAAGCCGCCGAAGAAGCTCATGCCGAGGATAATGGCCGAACTGAAACATTGGAAGTGCAAGGATATCAAGGTCACGGTATCCAACCACTACTCGACCGATTACGCCGCCAAGGAAACCGACGACTATCCTCCGTACTGCTTTGCGTACAACATCGAATGCACTCGCCATGTGGGCGGAAAGTGCTTCTTCCGCGTAATGGTCATCGGCGTGTTCTCCGATATCTTGGAAGTTCTGAACAACGACCGTTACGACGTAGTCGACTACCGTCTTATCTATGGCAAAATGGAAGTGAACGGAACCGACGTTCCGGAAAACCAGTACAACTGCTATATCAGCGACCAGTCTCGTGTCCGCGACGATATCTGTGACGCTCTGTGGAAATATCACGAAGGCATCTTGTGCTGCGCCAACGCAAACGATGAACACGCGATCATCCGCGACTTTATTCGTAGCGAGTATAGCCACAAGACGATCGAAGAATTGAACGAGTACGATATCGTCGTACAAGTTCAAGAATATGTCAAGTCACACACGCTGCTCGACGGATATAAGCCTACGCCAGCCGCGATCTTCAAGGTAGTCTATGACATGCGTCGCAGCAAGACCGAAAAGTCCGTGAAGAAATGGCAATTGCTTGAACAGCCATCGGTCATCATACACAACGACCTCGATCCGGAAGTACAGGCGTTCGACCCTAAAGGAAACTTCGTCGGAGTCATCAAGAACATTGCCGCCTTGTATGATTTCAAGCTGCAGATCAAGACGCTGGGTGTCCGTGGATACTACATGTACTACGGAGACAAACGAATCAACGTAGACCAGAATGGCGAATTCGACGAATATCCACCGGGATTTTACGACTTGTTTGCCGACTGCGCCGCAAGAATTATCTAGGAGAATACAATGTCATTACCAGCACCAATCCCACCAACGTACGACCCTCATACATCCGACTCGGTTGTATTCACTGAATGGCATACCGAGACCAGACAGTACAAGTACATCGTCCACTATCTGAAGACGGTTCCTCAAGCCATCAAAGGCGTCCGCCGCAAGTTCCATGTCCAGCCGTATCAGGATTTCTTTATCCGTGACGAACGATTTGAATGCGATATAGCATGCGCATACATCATCGAGGATAACGACAAGGAATTGTACCTCGCAGCCCTCATTGAGAAAGCTATCCTTCACTACGAAGGTACTGAAGAAGTGCTCCTCTCCAACTGGAATACAAATTCCGAAGAATTGGGAGAGTACATGCGGTTTGCGCCGAATTCCATCTTCAAGCCTATGCAAGACAGCTATCCCAAGGCGAGCGCGATGCCGTTGGTGTACTTTATGCATATCGACCGCCGAATGCCGTGGTTCCATAAGGTCGATACCTTGAGCCAGTACATCCGTAACGGCATGAACATCCTCAGAAACGCGATCACGATTAACTTGGGATACTACCATGACTTCGCAGTATCGGAGTCCTATTCGGCCCAGTTCGGCGACTACTACAACGGCTATGACCAGCATAGCGTCCCCGTCATCAACCCTTGCTGCGTCGAACATTCCAAGTTCGATCTGTTCCCTTGGCTGATCACGCTGAACCCGGCCCAGTTTGTCCTCTATACCGACATACTCGGCGACCGACCGATGATGCTCAAGTACAAGCAGTACGTACGCTACATGTTTGCGCATAACAAGTCGCAGTCGTATATCAATCTGCCTGTCTGCGTCGTTCCGAGGTTCGATATGCCGGATTATACGCCGACCAAGCCGACGTCTATCAGCAAGTACGCGCCGTACATCAAGGTTCTGTCATACGAGGCATTCGAGAAGGTCGCCACGAACGTCGAGCTCAACTCAAAGGACATGGACGAGAAGGAAATCAAGTCCGTCCTTGAGAAGATTGCCAACGACTCCAGCACGGTATTTGGCGAACCAGTCGAAATCAACAAGTTCCCAGAACACTGCCAGCTCTAAAAAATCTAACAAAACGTGTCAACTATGGTTGACACGTTTTTACTTTTTTGCTATATTTTTCAATAACTTCACATTAAACACAAAGGAAATCCACTATGAAAGAACAAATTCCCGACGAACTTCTCACTCAATTCAAGGACAAGGCTAACTTGCCGAAAACTGACAACGTAATTATTACTCCGAAAAAGGCTACCGCATGGCTCAATATCACGAAGGCAAGTGGCTTCAAGAACCGCGCAATCCTTCCGCATCTGCTTGAAAAACTTTGCTCTGACTTGAAGGCTGGCAAGTGGATTCACAATGGCGAATCAATCAAGCTGGACAAGGAAGGTGTCGTTATTGACGGTCAGCATCGATTGTTGGCATGTATCAAGACTGGCATTCCGTTTATTGCGTCAGTGGCAAAGAACGTTGACCGTGACTCTTTCCCCACAATCGACTGCGGATGTTCTCGTAATTCAGCCCAAGTTCTCCGTATGGAAGGCGTGAAGTATCCGAAGACCGTCGCCGCCGTCATCAATACCATCGACCAGATCCGTACAAAGACTATATTGTCGAGATCCAACGTTATGACGAACACCGACTCGCTTGAATTCCAGAGAGCTCACGCTGAACTTCTCGACAAGGTCATCATGACTGTCTATCCGCTTGCCAACAAGAACAGACACCTGACTCCGCGCATGGCTGGTGCTGCATTGTACGTCCTTGTGACCGACTATGGCTATTCTTGGGACAAGGCGACCGACTTCATCTTGGGTTGCCTCTCGTCTGAGACGCATCCGAATGACATCGTCAACAAGTTCCGCAACGAACTTTACCAGAGAGCCCACACGAAAACGTCTGAAGGCATCAAGTTCTGCAACCTTGTGCGCGTATGGAACGCTATCCAGAATGGCAGACGCTGCTGCCCGGCCTTCCGTACCGAATTCGACGAAATTCCGGAATTCGTACACGCCTAATAGTTTTTCTTTGCCTGAATACCAAAAGGAGCCGAGAAATCGGCTCCTTTTCCTATACGCTGGAAATCCTTATCGGTTCCGCAAGAGTCTCGCTCTCGAACCACCGTATGTATTCCTCGACCGGAGCCTTCAAGTCCGGATACTTGGCGTACAGCTTGTACTTGTCTAGGTGCATGAACTTCAGCGTCGTCGCTATCATGCGGCTATCGTCGTCGGCGGAAGACGTATAGGTTGATATGCAGCAGCTGCACTTTCCGTAGCCGAAATGCGTCTGGAACAAGCGCACAAACCTTGCCTCGACGAAGTTCTTCGCATTTAACCGTTCATTTTCGCCAATGACGACCTTGTGTCCCGGTATCTTGGGTACGATATGTATGTAGATGCTGCGCTCCGACAGAAGGTACGCCTCGCCGCCACCGATGACGAGCATGCGGATAAATACCTTCACTGCGGCAGTGCTGCTGGCCCTTCTCCGTATGTAGTCGGTTCGGCCCTTCGTAATCTTGTTTACGACGTGCCTCAGGGCCATTACGACCGCAGCCGAGTAAAGTACCGCTGTAATCTTCTTGAGCACGTTATACCTCGTCCATGAGCAAATGAGTGAGGAACCCGACAAGGAACGATCCGCCGATCGCCCAAGACTCCGTCGATCCGAAGTCGAGCATCATCCTCAGCAAGAACACGAGGAACAGCGAGGTTATCGCTCCGTAAAGCAAGGTATGCCCGGCTCCTCGGTGAGTGAACAGCTGCGGAAGCATCGAGTACGCCATCACGAGGAATCCCAGCAGTACGTTCCCGGTACAGAGAAGCGCGATGGAGCCGATCAGTACCAAGGCGTAGCAGATGCGCGACGAGTGCGACTTTACGTCCATGTCGGGCGAAAGCGCCCCAAGGAACGACGCGACTCCGCACATGAGCGAAGTCTCCCAAGAAAGATCGGTGAGCATTGCGCCGAGTCCGGCGATCGAAAGCCCGGTGACCGCCCCTACGGCGGCATGAGGTGCGAAGTCTGACATGTACTATCTCCTTCTGAAAAGCGTGAATTTTATCGGTATGTCGATATGGGACGGAAGCTCGTCGAACGCCTTGCAAAGTTCCATGACGAATTTCTTCTCGGTCGGACTGATCGAAGCGAGGAAATCCTTTCCGTCACCGTAGGACTCGATCATTTCGTCGATCTCGTCTTGGTTCAGCGTGACCTCCGTGACGCTGACGAGTATGCCGCTGTGGTTGAATGCGGTGAGCATGTGCTTGGGCATCATGTCGCGGATATAGTATCCGAAGCTGCTTACCGAAGTCGCGTGGGTCACGGTGAACTCCTTTATGCTGTACACCCAGCCATGCATGCTGTTAGAGAACAGCAGAGCCGCCTTCTTCTTCTCTACGCCGCCGTGCCATTGTCCGGCGTAGTCGCCAACGAACTTCCGCATGCTCATCTTCGACAGACGCCACACGGCGAGCACGGCGGACACGCCGTACAGTATGCCCTTCCAGTACCTCATTTGATCGTCCTCGGCAATCTCATGAATATCTTCTCTATGCGGTCGACCTCGGCTATCACGTCCTTCGGTATGTCCGACTCGTCGTGGTGTAGGAAAAGGTGTACGGTGTTGATGTTCACCAAGACGACCTCGTACGAAATTATCTTGTCGCGGTCTACGCGAGTCCGAAGGTGCATCTCGTTCGATACCAGCTGGATAAGGCTGCTGCCAGGCATGTCGCCCTTGTAGCGGAACTCGCGTACCCGGTGACGCGCTATCTGGGCGATGCTATGCACCATCATGTTGTTCCGCATGTGGCTGTATGTCACGGTGAACGCCAGCGCCGCCCTTACGGTGCTGTATCCGTTGCCGTACGACTCGATAAACCAGCGGAACAGCATGCGGTCGTGCGAGTCCTTGAGGAACCGTCGTAGCCCAGCCGCCAGAAACCCGATGTATATTGTCCACAGCGCTATTCTCATAGGTTCCTCGGTATGTTCATGAAGGATTCGTATATGGGATGGTACTGTTCCCATGTGACGTCGTCCATGAAAGACGTCTTGCCCGACAGCATGCACCGAGACGGTGTGTACTGATAGAGTTCATACGGTAGGTCGAATCTTGGGTAGTACTTGGCGAGGTACTTGTCCATCGCGCCTCGTATCCTTGGTATCGCTTCCAAATAGCCGTGCGCACCTCTGCAGCGGAAGGTCTTGACAATACACGTAGGTATGGACACCCTCAGTCTGACCGCTTCGCCGTCGACGGTCATCCCCAAGTCCTTGGTCTTCACGTACACCAGCACAACCCTGTAGGCGTCAAGGCCGAACATCTGCAATGCCAGCGTCTGCTGGACACGGAAGCTGCGATAGCTCTTGAGCGTCTCCCATGCGTTCCTTGCAGCGCCGACGGCAAAGAAACCGTATATTGTCCACAATACCTTGTTCATAGTTCCCTCGGCATGGCCTCGAACGCCTTGTTGATGCAGCGTACGTCGTAGCTGTCAAGGTGCTGTATGAGCTTCCACTCCCAGCCTTCCGTGTCCGGGCTGGACGTGTAGTCGCTCTCCAAGGTGAATTCGAGGTCGAGGCTGCCGTAGTGCCGACTGATGTACCTCTTCATCCGTGCCTTCAGTATGATCGTCACGTCGAAGAACCCTTCGGCCCTCTTGCAGACGAACGTCCTCGTGATTCCGCTGGCGACCGAGACGTACATCGGCTGCTTGCCGCCGTCCGGAATGTCGATCCACAGAACCTTCCTGTACGATAGCGAGACATCGTACTTCCCCGGCGGAAGGTACGTGTCCCTCAGCCGCATGCCTACGCCCATCTTCACCAGCTTCGAGAACCGCCGTGCGGCTCCGACGAGGAATCCTAGATACACAATGTAAAGAAACTTTTTCATAATAGCTCGTCCTCACGCATCTCCCCGCAGTTGACCAGCCGACGGTAGAACTCCCTTCGGTACTCGTTCATCACCCAGAGAAGCCTAGACATCCTGACGCCGTGCTTCTTGCAGAACGTGTCGAACTGGTACTCCTCCTTCACCATGCGGTATCCGTCGTCGCTTGGGCAGTCCTCGGTACACCTGTAGGGGACGTAGTCGTCGATCGTGATGAAGAATCCGTCGAGGTCGCCACGGTACTTCTCGCCGAGACGGCACCTCACGTCGTCGAACACCGAGTCGCGAACCTTGAACGGTATGTACATCGACGAGTACGTGAAGTACATCTCGCCCAGCTTCCTTATCACGAAGTAGCAGACGTACACGTCGCTTCCCCTGAACTTCTTCGGGTTCAGCCAGCCCTTGTATCGGTAGTTCTGCACGAAACGCGCCTTCCGCAACACCGACTTCCAGATGCCGACCACGGCAAGCAGTATGCCTATCCACGGAACCATCTTCCTCATAGCAGCATGTCCTCGCTCATCTTTCCGTCGAGAACCAGCCGTCTGTACAGCTCCCTACGGTAGTCCACCATCGCCATCTCCACTCTCCTCATCGGTACTCCGTGCCTACTGCAGAACGTAGAGAAGCGGTACTCCTCCTTGATAGTCCCCGTGCCGTTTCCGTTGTCGTCCATGTACTGCGGCGGAACGTTGGGCTCTATCGTCATGAGGAACCCGTCCATACGACCGAACGAACCGCCTCCGCCAACGTCGTAGAGGCCGAGTGTAAGGTCGAACTGGTATCGGTAGTCGTCCACTACGTCCTTCGGCAAGTAGATCGGAGAACAGTTGTAGTAGAACTCGGACACCAGCTTCCGCTTGCCGTGGACGCTCTTCAGCTTCACGTCGTACAGACAGAAGCACATCTGCCTCCACGACCAAGGACGGAACTTCCTACCGTCCAGAAGACCCAAGTGACGCCTCTCAAGGAACGCCACGCGACGCCGCATCGACTTCCATACGCCGATCCCCAGTATGCCGAACGCTATCATGGGCATGCCGATCCTCACCGTACGTCCTCCTCCTTGATGTACCCGTCCTCGATCAGCTTCACGTACAGCTGGCCACGCAAGTCGTCCATCGCTCCCTTCAGCTTGCTGTAAGGAACCCTATACACCTCGCAGTACGCCTTGAACGTGTACTCCGGCTTCACTTTCCATACGGCGTCGCCCTTGAACGTCCTTCCAGACAGATACCGTGCAAACCCAGGGATGTTCACGCACAGAAGCAGCTCCCAGCCGCCAAGCATCTCCTTGTACGGAGCAGTTATCTCCACGGCGAGACTCGCCGCGTATACCGTAGGGACGGCAGTAGGCAACAGCACCTCGCACATGTCGTAGTACCGCAGCACCGAGCCGTCCTTCACCCGGCACAGCATGTAGTGGTAGCTTCGGCATGGGTAGTTGAACAGCATGTGGCTGTACGACGTCCTAGCACGGCCTCCCAGTCTCCTAACGAACTTGAAACGGCCTACCAGCGCACGGTATCCGCCGTACGCTGCAAGACATACCGCAAGAAGCGGATATATGACCGTGCCTATCCTCATTTCTTGCCGAAATATAGCAAAATTCCCTATATGCGACTACGGGGCCCCCAGGGCAATTTTTCGAAAATCGGGGCATCCGCTTCCGTAGGAAACCCCAGTGGGGTCATTTACTCGGTGATTTACGACAACGGCCAGTTTGTTTTGGAATTAACTTAATTATGTCTTGGTATATACCAGATCGATACGCTTGCCCGTAAGCGACCCTATGATTTGTCTTGAATTCTGTGCGAGTTGTACATGACCTCGCGATTTCACATAATTCGTCATACGTATATGTGTGGTATATGTTGACTCGTAAGGGAGGAACCTCGGCAGTGAGTCGGCCAATGAGTCCTCGATGAACGATTTCGTTATATATGCTTGGGTGTTTTTTGCGGCACTTAGACATACTCCCTGATTGTTGGACAGTCAAAAGTAGTTCGTCGTCGGCTAGTTGGCTTGGCGTGGTTCGCGGCTTAAATAAGTCGCTGATCATATTTCGCCGAACGGCTTCGCTGTATTCTGAATAATATTGTGATTTGAATTTACGCTTGCTTGAGCATAACGATGCTTTAGTGCGGATGTCCTCATCGGTAATATTACATAATGCCGCTGATGATGTATGTGTGGATTGATTCCAATGGGAGATTTCAGATTCGAATTTACTGTATATCCCTCGTCTAAGCGATTCTTTGTAATCGGCGGCATGATAATTCATGAATTCGCTTCTGTTTCGGCAGCTGAATGCGATATCGTATAGCTGTTGATCACTTAATGATTGTATATATCGGTTGGCTCGGCGATGCACTGGGGTATAATCAGGTAGTCGGCGGAGCAGATGTGTCCAACCGTGGTATTGAAGAGAACTGTATTCTCTTGGAAATTGGGTTCTAAATTCCTTGCATGTCTGACATCGGTCTATAAGGACTGCAATTTTATCTTCGGTCAGGCCGCTATATCGGCCAAGTGCCCCGCCATTATTCTTGTTAAGCACGGTGTAACCGTTTCGCTTATGCCGCGCAATTTCGTCGCGTTCTAGCGCAGACGCCTCATTCCCGGTTAGACGGTTATGCAGCAGTGACACCGTAAACGTGCATCCAGTGGTGTCTAAGTAGTCCTTGACTAGACTGGCCTTGCGATAGTGGTATTCTTGATAAATTCGCCGTTCATAGCAACTAGTTAACCCTATGTATACCGCATTAGTTTCGATAAAATGCCAGCGGTATACGACCCAAATGGGCAGCTGCCGTATAATTGCACTATAGTCAGATTGCATGATATGTACACTATGGATATTTTTCTTAATATTACTAATCTATGATTAGAATGTCAAATGAGATGAGCCCCCATACCCCCAGCCCACCTAAATTTTTGAAGAATATAGTAGGGGTATAATATGTAAATTTATTTTTATTTTTATGTACCCTGAAAAATAATCATGAAATGGACAGACCATTTGCTGCTGGTGATACGAGCGGTGCTTGTCGTGCGAAGTCACTCATGGAACCCCAGGTTAACAAGAACAAGATTGCACTGCTCAGATGTGCCTTACGGCGATTTAGCCTAGACTAACTTAGCCCTGGCTAACCTTGTGATCCTCGGCTAACATCGGACAGACTGCTCGCCTACAGATCCCCTTACGGCGTTTTGGACTGGCACGAGTTCGGCGGGACTGCTTCCCAAGTGTATGCAAGCTTTGTCAAGCAACGACGCTTGATACGATACACCACTAACCAAAAGGGTTATGACTATGAAAAAGCTCAATCTCACCGTTCTCTCCAAGCTCTCCAACACGTTCGCTAGCCTCCGCTACTTCGGCGAGGTCAAGATGAACAAAAAGGCACGTGTCGCCAACGAAGTTCTCACCAAAGCTATCGCTGAACACGGTGGCAAGGTCGCCGAAGTCGGCTCGCCGTGTCCGTTCAAGACGGTCAAGAAAGCCAACACCTACACGGTGTCTATCGGTGCCAAGCTTCAGTATAAGCGCAAGGTCGAAGCCATGACTAAGCGCAACGGCGTTGAAACCGAATACCACCCAGAAGTGAGGAACTTGGGAATGTTCCCCATCTTCGGCGAACTCGTTTGGCTGAAGAATGACCTCAGTGAGGTCTACATTCGTGCCTATCAAGTTTCAAAGCCCAAGGCTGCTACCTACTACGGTGACGGCGTTGTGGTTGCCAAGGAAAACATTGGGCAGTGGCTTCCGATTAAGGACTACAACACGGTCAGCGGTCTTGAAAATAATGTTTCTGTGGTCGCCACCGCAAGCGGTGAGGTAATTTATTGCCAAGACGAAAGCGGAAATATTATTAAGGATGAAAACGGCGAGCCGATGACTATGGCTCTTCCGGAAGTCCGCAGCTTGAAGCTCTCCAACATCGAACTCTATCGCAAGGGTGAAAAAATTGAATTTTTCACTGACGAAGAGTGGGATGACGCCGAACTCATCAAGATTCGCGACGAGTACCACGCAAGAATGGCGAAAGCGGCTGAAGCCTACGAAAAGGCGATGGCTGAAGCCCAAGCCAAGCAGAACTAACAACAACCGCCCCCAATATGGGGGCACTTTTATTTTTCATTTGTGTGGAAAATAAAAGTGTTTCCGTAGTGGTGTACGGTCGGACGGTAGCCCTTACTCCCAGGGTTGCCGTCTTTTTTATTTTGTACTCACACCCATCGGACTGGCACGGTTCCGACGGGGCTGCCGACGGCGGATATTCTGACTATGTAAACCAAAGGAGATTTCAAAATGTCCAAAGAAACCAAACAATTTGATATTGCAATTATGGACTACTCGGATGCTAGCATCCGCATTTTTACTCGCACCCTTCCGAAGGATATTCAAAGCGAGGAATTAGAGGAAATTCTGACCGCTGAAGGAATTTACAAGCAGTCCGAATGTTATTTCATGTACGCTGAAAAAATCAACATTATCAACGAGGTATAAAATGCGTAAAATGTTGTTTACAATTCTTACTTTGTGTGCGCTCGCTTGCGCCACCGAACTACCTATTTGTGAAGAGTTCGAGGGCGAAAAGAATGTTTCGTGCGTAGCTGGCGACCGCCAAGCGGTCATTATCACCTATCACGCCGATGGGTCGCGGTCTTACGAGTATTTCAAGGACAACCGCAAAATTTATTTGGAATATGGCGAAAACTATGTTTATGCGTCCGATGGCAAGCGTAAAATAGATGTTAGCCCTATACCGAACGATGACCATATAGCGTATATAGACGAGCTATTTTATGGTCTAATAGATACTTTGGACTTCTAACCAAAGGGGCGCAAGCCCCTTTATTTGGTCGCTATACGGTGTCAGACTGGCACGGCGATGGCGGGACTGCTACGCAGTCCTATTTTTATTTTGTAAGCCGATGGGGCTTACGAAAACGCCATTCTCAAAAGGAGATACGAATTATGGCTTACAAAAAGACCGGAAAAACGGCTTCCCAAGTTGGGGAAGAAATCAAGTCCACCATTACATCCAAGTTCCTTGAATGCCTCGACAAGGGCTGTATCCCTTGGAGAGAACAGTGGAACCGCAGCGAAAGCGGCTTTCTGAAGAGTGACGGCAAGTCCTACTCGTTCTTGAACACTCTGTTGCTCGTCATTGACGGCTGCACGGAAGGCGAGTTCGTGACCTTGAACGGTATCGCTGAACGCTTGGGCATTGAACCCAAGGAAGCTTGGAACCACATCAAAAAGGGCGACAACGGCAAGGCTGTCCATGGTCACCATGTCTACTTCTACACCATGGTTCCTATCTACCTCAAGGAAGACGGCAAGGTAGTATACGAAAGGGACGCTCGTGGTCAGTTTGTCTTGGACTCCAAGGGCAAGAAGATACCGAAGATTAGCGGTCATTATCCTATGCTCAAGAGTTCGGTTGTTTGGCAAGTCGGCACTGAAGCTTTTTGTCCGACGAAGTTCGAGAAAAAGAAAAAAGTAGTCCACAACAATCCGATTGCGGTCGCTGAACAAATTATTGTTGACTATCAAGCTCGCGAGGGTGTCAAGATTGAATTCCGCAACGCCACGCCAGGATATTCGGATAAGCTTGACAAAATCTATATTCCGTCCATCAATGACTATCCGAACGCAAATATTTATTATTCGGATTTGTTCCATGAAATTGCTCACTCTAGCGGTCATCCGAAAAGATTAAATCGTGACCTCGACAACCGCATGAAACGTGGTTCTTACTCTTTTGAAGAGTTGGTCGCTGAAATCTGTTCGTGTGCGATAATGCACGACAACGGATTTGACACTCCGCAGTGCGACGAATTAAGTCAATCCTATGTAAAGGATTGGGCGAAAACTCTCAGAAGTGACCCCACAATGATTGAAAAAGCTTGTCGCGTGGCGGTCAAGGCTGCAAACTTTATCTACAACGGAGAAAAGAAGTAAGAAAAGGGGCTTCGCCCCTTTTCTTTTTATTTTGTGCTGATCGATCCAGTGACTGGCACGGCGACGGCGGGACTGCCTCGACTGGATATTTTTTCTATGTAAACGAAAGGAGTTTAATATGAAAGACGCATTTGTTCTTATGAGCACTATTCTTGGCGATGAAAATGTTGCATACGATGTATGCAGATATTTAGAGGGACGTCAGACACCGCCCACGGTAGAAGAGCTTACTCATATTCACGGTGTCGGCGAGGCGACCGCCAATAAGGTTCTCGCTTGTATGGAATTGTCGGCGACCTATATGGTCGGCACGAATACAAAGGTGTTCAGCGACCCAGACGATATCGCTCGCCGCTTCTGTAACCTCAAGTATGAGAATCAAGAACACTTGTATGTTCTCACGCTCGACTCGGCTAACCACGAGGTCGGCTGTCACGAGGTCACTTGTGGGCTGGTTAACCAGACACCGTTCCATCCTCGTGAGGTGTTGCGTTACGCCCTTATGGATAACGCTGTAAGCGTTGTTCTGTGCCACAACCATCCCAGCGGCTCGACTGACCCATCGCAGCAAGATTTGGGCATTACGAGGGTGCTGGCGGCGGCTTGCAAGATAATGCAAATTGCTTTCCTCGACCACGTGATAGTATCACGCAGCGGATTTTATTCAATTTGCAGAACTAATCCGGAAATTTTTGAAGCAACACTCAAGACCTAATCCAAAGGGCGAACGCCCTTTTTTAATTCATTATACGTCAGACGACTGGCACGACGGCGACGGGACTGCCTCGACTGGATATTTATTATATGTAAACGAAAGGAGCTTATATGGACATCAAGTTCATCATTCTTGCTATTCTCTCGCTGTTCATCACGGTCAAGGTCTTCGCGTCCGCCAAGGCTCTCCCAGCCGTCGTCGGATTCTGTGGCGTGTTCGCCATGCTCTTGATTGCGTGGAATACTATTGCAGACAAAATTCACTGAACACAAACAACCTAACCAAGGAGTAAAAACAAATGAAACTCATTGCATTTTTTGCCGCGCTCGTGCTCGCTGCTTTCATCTTCTTTGGCTGTGACGCCAAGACAAAAGAAGCTGGTGACAAGATGGCCGAGGCCACAAAAGAATTAGTTAAGACGGCGCTCACCGAAGCCGCCGACACCGCCAAGGCCAAGGCCGCCGAGGCTGCCGATGTCGCCAAGGATAAAGCAGCAGAAGCCGCCGAAAAGGCCAAGGTAAAAGCCAAGGCCAAGGCTGCCGAAGCTGCCGAAGCCGCCGCAGAAGCTCTTAGAAAATAAAATAACACGGCATGGGCTACGCCGAGGAGTAGCCCACCTTTTTATTTGGGACTCTATAACATGGCTAAATCAAGCAAAATTATCACGGTGCGCACCACTAAGCGCGTGGGCGGTCGATAATGAAAGTCGATATCGTATACATCAAGTTGACCCCAGTCGAGGGCGCGTGGTGGCGCAAGATCGCTAGCAAGAAGAAGTAGACTGGCAAGAGCTTGGCGGGACTGCTCCCCAAGCTTATTACATCTATGTAAGCAGTTGAACCCCTAACCAAGGAGATTGATATGGGTTTTGCAAATCCTAAAGGTCGCTACCATGTAGGGCCTAAGAAGAAGACACGCTCTCGCAAGTTCCACAAGCCTATCTGTGACGAAGTCAAGCAGACAAGTGGTCTCAATCCGATGGACGAAGCCACCGTCAAGGTGCTTAGTCAGATGGACGATACTGCCATGGGCGAGTTCGTCATGGCGACCGCACATCCGAATCCGAAGGATGTGGTCATCATCAAGGAGAATGGCCGTGTCAAGCCTCTCGTGCTTGATGACAACGATGAGCGTCAGACCAACCGTGGGCGTGTCTATGTCGGTCTCGGTGGTGTCGGTGTCGGTCTCGGTGTCGGTCTCGGCTCTCGTCCGACCGAACGCCACGATGACGATGACCGCGAACCCGTGGTGGTCATTCCGACACGCACCGCAAGGGTCGCTACTCCGACTCCGAAGGTCACGGCTCCGCAGACCGAAGGCGAGATTGTGGGCTACATTATCAAGAAGCCGAATGGCGAATTGGTTTTGAAGCTCAAATAAACTTCGGTCGCAAATGGCTAGGGTTGCTCCCTAGCCATTTATTTTCTATCTTTCACCCTCAATTAAAGGAGAAATAAAAAATGAAAAAGACAATCCTAGCAATTCTTTTGTTTGCAGTGCTCGCCCTCGCTGAAAACTTTAATACCGACAAGGGTCTCGTCACCGTATCTAAGAACAAGTACGGCACGGAATATGTTTTGCATCCCTCGGCTCCGCTCGCTGGTCTCGGTGATGTCAAGCGCATTGAAATGAACGAGTGCAGCGACTTCAAAAACATTATTATTACCTACAATGACGGTACGGTACAGCAGTACAGCGCAGACGGCGACAAGACGCCCACGATGACTATACAGCGCGACGACCGCTTTATATCGTGGGAAAATATAAGTGCGAACAAGTTTGCTAAAGCGTGGCGAACCTACAGCAAGATATTCCAGGGCTACACCGCATAGGGTAGCCCCCTTTTTTGTAGGGATCGATCCGGACGACTGGCACGACGGCGACGGGACTGCTCCGCTGGTGTATTATATTCATGTAAGCAAGAGAGCTTACGGCTACACCACTCACAAGGAGTTTTATATGTCAAGAAGACAATCGACTAGCGAAACCGAATCTCTGAACTATGTATGGACTGATTCCGTGGACTTGACCAAGAGCAAGTCCTACGAGACCGAACGCAACGACGACGGCAACGAGGTGTTCATCTTCTGTGGCAAGGAGGTCTACGAGAAGCTGGAGTGCGGCAACTCCAGCGCCACCAAGGACATCGTGGCTGGGCTGCTGGGCTGGCTCGCTCAAGGCGACAGAGGCGACGCTGGTAGCGTCGAGGTCAACGGCTGGTACGAACCGCCTACCTACTGCTGGAGCGACCCCAGCTGCTCCGACCCAGGCGACGGCGACATCACGAGCGCCATCGTATCGCTGGCTACTGGACTGGAGGACAGCTTCAGAGAGGACATCGACCTCTACTTCAAGGACATCAGCGAACTGGACGCTGAAGCTCTCAAGACTATGGACATCGACGCCATAATCGAGAAGTGCCGAGAAGTCAAGGGCGAAAACAAGAACTGGAACGCCAGTGCCAAGAAAGTTTACAATAGGTTCCCCAAGCTTCTCGCGGAAGAACTTTATTCTGAACTTGATGGTAAGGACATTCTTTAATCAAGGGGCGCAAGCCCCTTTTTATTTTATTTGTGATCGATCCGGACGACTGGCAGTCCAGCGACGGGGCTGCCTCTACTGGATATTTTATTTATGTAAACAAGTTCAACCAAGGAGTTATCCAATGTACAAAATTCAAGTTATGCCGTTCCGTGGCGCGATGTACGCCATCAATGTACTCAACACTGACACCAACAAGCAGTGCAAATTTATGGTAGGCGTCGATACTACCGTGGGCTACGCCAATGGTCAGAGCAAGACGCTCGACGCTGGCGGACATACGCTGAACATTGATAGCCGCTCTCCTACTCCAGGCTTCGCACCCAAGAACGAGATGACCAAGGACGAAGTCAAGGCGGAGTTCGACGCCATGTGTACGGCTATCGCCGAAGATTTTACCAAGAGCTTAACCACAACCAAGGAGTAAACTATGCTGAAAGTATGGCGTGAAGTGAAACAAGTCTGTGCCCTCGCTGGGTTCAAGTATCTAGGCCGTGACGACTTTGCATTTGCAAAGAAGCTGCTGGCCGCTGGCAAGAAGCCGAGAGAGATAGCCAATAGGGTTCTCGACTCTATCTATGGCCTTGAAAAATGTTACGACTGCTAGGGGCTGCCATGATGACCAAGATAATTAAAGTCAAGGTGAACGGACGGATAGAAGATATTACCGTGACCGTGGGCATGAGAAAGGTGGAACCGCAACCGCAACGGTCTCGCTTCCGTCTGCCCAAGTTAGGAATGTTGTTTCACTGGTAAGGGGCGCAAGCCCCTTTTTTTCGTATAGGCGCTTTACAATTCGCACGGATCGATCGATAATAACTGTAGAGACTGGCACCGCGACGGCGGGACTGCTCTCGACATGTATTATATTTATGTAAACGATACACCACTTAACAAGGAGTTCAACATGGAAGTATCTGTTGTTTCTCGCACCGATTCTGAACACCGCATCCTTGAGAGTGTCCACTTGGACAAGCACGAGGCTGAAGAAGCTCGCCTCGCCATCGTCAAGCGCTACAAGAATGCGCCTCACCTCTGCACCGACACGGAGACGGACAGCTTCACCGTCGATGTGTGGGTGGCTACCAAGGTCAAGGCGACCAAGGACGGCCAAGCTCCGGAGACGACGGTGCTCGCCGTCGGCAGCCAGCGCAAGTGCGAAGGCGCAGCAGCCCTCGAAGTGGCGTCGCTGGAGCGCTTCGTCAACGGCGAGGTCGAGGGCGACGCTGACCACGGCTGGACGGCGACGGACGACGACACTGGAGCCACCTACACGGTGCAGCTGCACCACGGCTCCGCTAACCCTTTAATCACCATTGGAGGCTAATATGGCTAACTTCGAACAGTATCTGAAAGAACAGCATAACATGACCATCAGCGAATATCAAGCGCTGGACAACGACACGAGACTCGGTTTTCTCCGTGGTCATCAGATGTTCAATATGCTTGAGCTTCTTGATAAGGTCAGAAGCCGTTAATAAAATTTTGGTGAGTATCAACATGATACTCACCATTTTATTAACACTTTATCAACAAGATCTCAACAAAATATTAAACATTATTCACCATCTATCAACAAGGAGGCCGTATGGCCAAGCTCTATTATCTCGAAAACTCGGTTCCTACATACAACGACCAAGCTAAATATTTTGTTAGTGGTAGCGATGCTAGTGGCGAACACTACAACGGTGCGAGCGATTTGCTGAACGCTCGATTCTTCTTTGACGAGGAAGAAGCGAAGCGCTGTATTCACACGGCAAATAATTGGTGGCAGAAGTACGACTTCAAAGTCAAGTCCATTGAAATCACCGAGCTTCAAAGCTTGATGGCGAAGAAGAAAGATTCATTCATACTTATCTAACTGGATGGACGACGACGGGGCTGCCTCGCCGTCGTATTTTTGTTGTACGAACCTAACAAGGAGTTGACTATGGTTGATATGAATACACCGCTTGCACCGGAAATTGAAGCTGCTCTCGCCAAACTGGACGACGGCGAGGTCATTGAGTGTGACATCAAGTATAAGGATAACGGCGAACTGCGCACTGGCGTATCGATAGCGTTGCACGGCGACGACTGCCAAGACGGTAGCGACGACGATATCTTCTTCTACTGTGACAGCTTGAACGACTTCAGAGCGCTGCTCAAAGAGGACAACGGCGAGGACTTTGTGGTCGTCGGCTTTGACAACGGCAAGGAAGGAGGAAGCTGGCATAGCTAGCAGACTGACATCCGGACGGCGAGGCTGCCTCGTCGTCCTATTCCTTCTATACAACCTCAACAAGGAGCTGCTATGAAACTGGAATATAAGGTGGACAAGGTATCGTTGACCATCGTGAAAGTGCCGTCTGATTATCGTGAATGTTCTGTTTGTGGACACTGGAAACCGTTTAGCGAGTTCTGTAACCAGCAAGGAGTAATGACACGCACGAACTGTTCAGACTGCTACAATATGCCGTTGGAAGATATGCGAGCGCTGTCCAAGCAGACAAGCGATTTTATACGCGCCCATCGTGTGGACATTTACAACATTTCTGAACGTGTCACTACTGGTAGCCAGTTGATGACCAAGAGAGCTTTCTTGGAACAGATAACCGAACAGCTAAAGGATATCGGCGACAACGAGCTTGTGCATGCGGTATATGATACCTATGACCCAGACGGCTATTCATGTAAGGAACCATTGAATAACTTGTCGGTAAACACAAAGCGCACCAAGATAGAACTGGATGTTCCGACAGACATCGTCCAGGTCACTCTCTGCTAACTGGCTACTGGACGACGGGGCTGCCTCGTCGTCCTATTATTTCTATACAACCTAATCAAGGAGCTTGAAAATGAAACGAGTAAATGTAGAAGTCAAGGGCGTTATCTCTCTTATGATTGATGACGATGCAAATGTGGAAGATGTTCTCACCCATGCGACACTGGTGGATGTGAAGCAGTCAACTGTGATTGAATCCCACGAGGTCAGTGAAGAGGCACTGGACTGGGCCGTCTACTACAACGAGAAGTACGGCGTACTGCTCCAGATGGTGCTGGGTTCCGGCTCCAACATCTCCGACGAGGACGGCCAGTACATCAACGGCGTGTTCGTGACCTACGACCAGGACATCGTCGGCTCTACCTACAGTATCAGCGCCGAGCTTGCCAAGGAGCTTCTGGAAGGTAAGCACGAGGTAGACGGCTCTTGCGACGGCGTTCTGACCATTGACGGCAATGACCTTAATGTCGAGGATTCTGGCGACGACGACCAGGACTACGAGGCACAGTGGGTAGGCTATCAGAAACAGATGGGCAACATCGGACACCGTGAATGTTTGGTTGGCTACCTTGACCTCATCGGCTACAACAGCAATGAGGCGGACGACTGGAAACTGGTTGCGAAGGGCTAAAGAATGGGGCGAGTGCCCCATTTTTTATTTGTTCGCCGATCGATCCGGACGACTGGCACAGCAGCGACGGGGCTGCCTCGACTGGATATTTTATCTATGAAACCAACAAGGAGATTACCATGGCTAAGAAAATCATTAACAAAGAAATTGAATTCGTTCAGAAAGCAAAGGCTATTGTGTTCGAGTCTAACCAAGATTCGCTGGCGAGCGCTAAGGCTGGCGATACGCTGGTCGTCGATGACCAGTACGGTATCGAACACGGTAAGTGGCTCTCGATACGGTCTGGCGACGAGTTCAGAGTGAAGTTCGTGGACACGCATAACCCCTTGATGAAGCCAGTCTACATCGTGGTCGTGACTAAGGCTCCGTCTGACGGTGGCTATTCTCCACGCCACAAGGTAGGCGACGAGCTTGAAATCAGCGAGCACATGCCGTTGTACGCCCACATCCACAAGAAGAACGACCCCACATTGGCGACAAGGCTCCGCAAGCTCTGCCGAGACTACCTCGACGGACTGCTGTAGCGACGACGGGGCTGCCCAGCAGCCCTATTCCTTTATTGTAACCAACAAGGAGCTACTATGATGAAAATCGTAACCAAGTCTATCAAGATACCGCAGAGCCGTGAGGATTTCCATGGGATGATGGAATTTATCCGTGAACACGCCCAGTTTAAGGAAGAGCACAATGTTAAAGCCGTCCAAGGTCGCATTAGGGATAACTATTGCTGCAATTATGGGGCAAAAGACAAGCCTAAAGCTTACAAGGTGCTTGACTTCTTTGTGGAATGTGGGGCAATGCTCCGCACTCTCAAGCGACTTCCGCTTGACACGTTCGGTGTCCGTATGGACGATGTAATTAAGGGGATAGAACAGCCCTACGGCGAATATGTTGCCAAGATGTGGGATTTCTTGCGACACTATCCTAGAGATTGGCAACTTAGAGATACACAGATGTTCCCCTTTGAAGTTAACGAGTCATTGGGCAAGGTCAGACAGCTCTCCAAACAGCTGGGAGACTGGATATAAGATGACGGGGCTGCCTCGCAGCCCTATTCATTTATTGTAACCAACAAGGAGTTCAATATGCAAAGACTTTATAAGTTCTACATCGCCCACGCACACGGCTGCTTTATGGATCCAAGCGAACGCTATCTTGCTCGCTCTATGTTCTCGTGTGAAGATACTGCTGACACCCAGCTGCATCACAGTGCGCAAGAGTTTCTGCGCAGCCATGTGGGCTGTATCCATTTCAGCGAGCCACAGACCATTCTCGAATCTAAGGCCGACGACGAGTGCAAGGTGCTTTGGAAGAAGCACGAGGACGACATCGAGGCTATCCAAGTCAAGTACACGGAGCTGCTTCGCAAGGCTTCAGAGAAGCTTCCTCGCAGTGCGCTGATGTTCGAGAGCGATGAGTGCAACAAGCTCATTAACGAGCGAGCCAACGAGTACCGCAAGGTTGACGACGAGTACAGCACCGCTCGCGACGCCGTCTATGCCAAGTGCGAAGAGGCCAAGAAAGAATGGCGTATCTACAAGGCCGAGGATGTGGACGCATTTATTAAGAAGTGCCAGGCCTACAATAAAGAAAAGAAAAAGTCTGGGCTGCAATTCTATTGCACCATCGACCGAAAGAAAGATAACAGTGGCTTCCCCTATGTGGACATGGGCTACTGCAAGATGCAGGTCGAAGACTGACCGATCGACGACGGGGCTGCCTCGCAGCCCTATTTTATTTTTGTAACATCAACAAGGAGCTTTTATGAATACGAAATATAGCATTGCCAGTGCGGATGGATTCCAGACCACCAGCGGACAAATTGTCGAATTCAAGTTGGGCAGCTCGCCGACAATCGAGGCACTGCGAGCCGACCTCGAAACTTTGTCTAAAGAAGCGCCCATCAAGGTCTGCTTGCTGGATTTGACGGCTGCGGTGCTGCGAGCCGAACAGCTCTACACCGACAAGACGGTCACTGGGCTGGTGATTGACCCAACACAGAAGGTATCAAGCTCGTGGGACTTGTTCAGCGACGGCACTCATCGAGAAATCTGGGAAGTGTGGACACGCATCCGCAAGGACGGCAAGTGGGTCTTTGGTACTAGCTACTTGTTCGAGTGCGAACGGCTGCCGACCGACTATAGCAAGTCTATGCTACACGCTGACTACCTCGTGTGGGGAATTCATGAGTCTGACGACATGTGGGGCAAGGTCGCTGGCTAGACTGAAACAAGATCGACGGGGCTGCCACGCAGCCCTATTTCTTTTATACAAACCCAATCACAATCAACCAAGGAGTTATTATGGGTCACTATATCAGCGGTAAAGAAGTTTACAAGGTTAAGTTCCGTCCAGGCTACGAAAAGACTGACTTCGAAAAGTGGTGGATGAATCAGACGCCTTACACTCGTGACCATAGCGGGTGCCAGGGAATCTCCGTCAAGGTGGACTCTACGGACAACCTCACCAAGCTCCGCAAGGACAGGTTCTACAAGACGGTCGACAAGAAGTACGGCGACTTCTTGAGCTATCCGAATAGCTACTGTTGCAACGCCGTGCTCGTGGGCATTGTCGGTTGGCGTTCTGAACGCAAGGTGCGCAAGGTGGTCGACCACCACATCAAGGAAGTCACCGAGAGCCGTACCTACAAGACCAAGCCCACCAAGGGGCTGAAGGGATCGACTATCTACGCTATCGGTGAGTTCGTGATCTGCTACGATGGGCGCGACTACGATCCGATGGAACACTAGAACCAAGGGGCGCAAGCCCCTTCTTTTGTTTGTAAAATATAACAAAACTGACTGGCACACTTGACACGGGACTGCCATTTAGTTATATTTAATATATACAAACCAAGGAGAATTACTTATGGCTCGCAAGAAAAAATATGCAATCACTTTCAGACTGAGCGCCACCGTGGAACTCACAGAAAAGGAACTTTTGATGGTCATCAACGGCGACAGCTCGCCTATCAAGACCAAGCTCAAGCGTGGCGATATTGCTTTGGGCGGTGGTGACTCTTACTGGCCTGGCTGCTGGCTCACCGACGACGACAAGCTCCCACAAACGGTCAAGGACGCTTACAAGGCGGCTGACTGCGACGACGTGGAAATCATGGTGTAAGGGGTGCTTATGAACGGTGTTCTTATTACTGCCATTATCGTTGTCGGTATCGTCGCCATCGTCGTCGCTTCGCTCGTGTATGCGAGCAAGTTCAAGTGTAAGCACGAATGGGGCGAAGGTCAAGCGGTCACTCGTGAGCTCGAAGATGTTTACGGCCACACGAAGAAGCTGCTCTTTATGATGTGCCGTTGCAAGAAGTGCGGCTGCTACCGTTCGTTCGACACGAGGCCGACGGATCAACAATACTAGACTGGCTCCAGATCGGCGGGGCTGCCTCGCCGATCTATTCCTTTTATACAAACCAATAACCAAGGAGTTACCTATGATGGATGTTGCATCTTTCCTCGAAACCAAGCCCACGTTCGAACAGATGATGAACCTTCGCCAGACGATGGCCGTCGCCGAAAAGCGTATCAAGAAGGCTGTTCTGAAGCTCAACGACCAGAACCCTACCGACGAAGAGCTCAAGAAGATGGACTTGCGCTGCGACGACGATGAGATCGTTGTCGGTACGTGGACGAAGAACGTCAGAGCGACGAAGGAAGCCGTCGAAGCCTACATCAAGGAGAATCCAGGCTACGCCGTCGTCACCCACACGCCCACGAGCGCCGACGACATCAAGGTAGGCGACATCTACTACAGCAGCTGGGGCGCTACCATGGCCATGATCACGTTCTTCAAGGTCGTCAACCGTACCAAGCAGTTCGTGACTCTCCGCATACTGGAACAGATCGAGACTCACGACAACATGTTCTCTGGCACCACCATGCCGCTGGACGAGTTCGAGAACCGCAGCAACGTATATGACGACGAGCGCTTCGAGGACGAAAACGGTTTTGTTTACGGACAGCGCACGGTCAAGGTCAACCCAGACGGCAACGGCTCCGCAGTGCTCCGCTACAAAAAATTCATGTGGTGCTATCCGTGGGACGGCAAAAGCAAGTCCTTCGACCACTGTGACTAATTCAGAAATGGGCGGCGTCGCCGTCGCCCATTTTTTTTCTATTTTTTGTTTGACAAATCGACAGCAGCAACCGATATATAAGAAGGAGGCCCAAATGGCAAAGAATCAGAACAGAATCGTCAAACCGTCCAAGAAGCGCGTAGGAGGCTAATATGCAAGAATCGGACATCGGAACATTTAACATCTACTTTCGCGAGGAGAAGGGCCAGTTCGTGTGCCACAAGCCCATACCGTCCAAGAAGGCCCTCGACAATCGAGAGATTAGGACGACGCTCACGAAAGATAAGACCAAGTACCGCATCCACCTCGTCGATCTGACGGCGAACCGTCGCAAGCTGCTGGCTACTGGCAGCGTGAAGACCATCGGCGAGCTCGTGTGCGCGGCGAACGCCTTCCTCGACATCTACCAGCAGCTGGGCTGATCCGGAGACTGGCATAGCTCCAGCGGGACTGCCTCGCTGGAGTATTTATATGGTGTAGGGCAATGAAGCTCTACGGTACTAGGGAGTAACCATTATGGCTCAAGTTTTCGACGACATCAACAACATTGTGAGACCTACGAAGGGTATCAAGGCGTTCAAGTTCAATCCCAACACCGTCAAGTACAAGTTCGAGACCAAGGGTAACTCGAAGATCGGCAAGATCGCCGTCTGGTCTACCTTGATGGGCGACTACACCTACAAGGGCATGCGTGGCAAGCTCAAGGACATCAAGGGCACGTGCAAGAACTGCAAGTCGTGCAAGCCGTCTTGCTACTGCCGTCACGGCTACTGCATCCATCCGTCCGAGGTGTTCAACCACGCCAAGAACACATGGGGACTGCGCAACGACCGCGACTACGTGCTCGCTTGCCTCACCCAGCAGCTCTCCCACGGCAACATCCACACGGTACGCATCAACGCTTCCGGCGAAGTCGAGGACGACAACCAGATGATTCTGTGGGTCACGCTCGCCATGTGCTTCTCGAAAGTGAAGTTCTACCTTTACACAAAGAACTACGAGCTCGCCGAACAGTTCTTGCTCAAGGGTCTCGTGCCGGAAAATTTTGTGATTCTCTACTCGGTCTGGGGCGAGAACGGCGTGAAAGAATTTGAACGTGTAAAGCACTTACCGAACGTAAAAGCTTTTGTTTTCGACGACGGCGATATGAAAATCGAACCTAACAAGTATTGCCCAGCATACGTCGAAAAGTTCAAGAACTCGAACAAGTACAAGCGCAAAAACATTCATTGCGACCAGTGCAAAATGTGTTTCGCTGGCAAAACAAAAGTTATCGCTTGTCACGACCATTAATTTGACCATAGGTAAGCTCCAGGCTCCGCTCGAAAGGGCGGAGCCTTCTTTTATGCGTGATCGATCCGGATGACTGGCTGGAGATCGACGGGGCTGCCACCGGAAGATATTTATTTTATGTAAAACAGAGGAGTTATTATGACCGACGAACAAATCGCACAGTATAAAAAGCGCACAGAGAACTATCGCAAGTTCGCTATCACCGCACAAGAGCTTTATGACAAGCTCGGAGAATTTATTAAGCAAGGGCACGGCGACGCCATGTTCGATGTCTCGGACAACTGTGGTGGCTCGTATGTATTGGGCCGAAACGATATTTACCTCGTCGAACCCAATAAAGAAGTCGAGAACAGTATCGAAGTGTTCGGCAAGTGGATATCCCTCGGCGAAGAATGTCCGTAAGACGGCGGGGCTGCCTCGCCGTCCTATTCTTTCTATACAACCTCAACAAGGAGAATTACTTATGGCAACTAAAACAGTTTACGAACAGCTCGACTACGATTCCAAGTGTGCTATTCACACTCTGAAGTGTACGCTCGACTCCATGTATGCGAACTATGTCACCGCTGGACAGAAGACGAACAAGAACGCCGTCATTTCAGCGCTCACCGAAATCGAACAAGTCAGCAAGGGTATAGCGGAACACGCTCGCTTGCTCATTGACAAGCTCGAAGACGGCACTGGCGACCCTACTCCCAAGGGCAAGGGCAAGACCGCAGCGGTGAAAGATGAATCTTTCGAGGACAAGATCCGCCGTATGGTGGCCGAAGAGGTCAAGAAGCACCTCAAGATCGACGGTTGCTACTATGACGGCGGTGGCAGCGTGACCTTGCTCTGGGACAAGAAAGAGTTCGCGAGCGACAGTCTTTAACCAAAGGGGCGCAAGCCCCTTTTGTTATTTGTAGATATAACTTTACAGACTGGCACTATTGACACGGGATTGCCTAAAAGTTATATTATATATGAGAACCAAGGAGACATTATGAATTGGCCTTTTGAATCCAAGAATGTAAAGAAAATGAACGAAACCGCCTATAACAAGGTGGCGAACTATATGCAGTGCCACGCAGCGGAATTTATGAATGGCGATGAGGCTACCCACAAAAGGGCGCAGTCTATCGCTGACGCTATCAACGCGAAAGATAATTCCAAGTGCATCGTGGACACCGACAAGGCTCTCGTGGACGATGTGCTTCAGTGCTTGGCCTCTATGGGCGAGCATATCAGCAACGGCTACCCTAACGCATTGGTGGCGTGTGGCTATGACCCATCCATCGTGTTCATGGTAGGCGATACCGCAGAAGACGGCCAGTCCAAGTGCGTCTATCTCCGTCTCACCATCCTCGACTGGCCCAAGAAGGGCGGGGCTGCCTCGGCCTAGTATTGGTTCTATACAACCAAGGAGAAACACTTATGGCAGACAGACTTATTTTCAGACTGAAGCACGACGGCGAAACGCTGGCCTACCTCTACCAGCGCTGGGGCCGTGGTGACGGCGCGGAAATTGAACGCCTCGTGCGTGAATCCGCCGAAAAGTACAAGCTCGACCTCACGAAGCGAGCCGACGCTATCCAGGCCGTCCGTATCGCTGGCGAGGAACAGTATGGACACGCTCTGTGGAACTTCATTCCTACTGGCGACAACGACAAGAAGTTCGTCGAGTCTCTGAAGCGTGACTTGGACTACCTCGCAGCCCATCGAGACGAGCTTATCGCCGACAACCAGGACGAGAAGGGTATCGTGTTCTTCTACGGAACCTTCGAGGACTATCCGGCCTACATCGACGAATGGTGCGAAGATGAATACACGATGACCGTGTAGGACTGGAACCGGAGCGGCGGGGCTGCCTCGCCGTTCTATTCACTTTATACAAACAAAGGAGCTTTTATGAAAGATTACTACAAGAACGAACTCACTACGCTCACGCCGCGACGTGCAGCCGCCGTCCACACTATCGCTAACAAGCTTTGCGCCGTCAGAGACCGTCTCAAGTCCACCGACTGGGTGAAAACTGTTCTGTACAAGTGGAACGGTAATAAATCGTGCTGGGTGGAACTCCGAGAAATCTGGGTAGGCCGTTTAAAGTCTAACAGCATTCTCGCCGAGGCCGTCCACGAAGCCATGCCTCGCCAGTTCAAGAACTGCACGTTCCAGCTGGTCGTCCACGGTAAACGGTCGCTTGGGTATCGTTACACCGTCTAGGACTGGAACTGGATCGGCGGGGCTGCCTCGCCGATCTATTCACTGTATACAACCAAGGAGATTTAAGATGAATACAACGCATGAATTTAACAACGCCGACGAACTGCTCGAACACCTCGACAGCGAATACGAGTTCGGCGAAGTGCTGGACGTAATCAAGAAGCACTACGACGTCAAGCTTTACGACGGCTGCGGTAAGACGATCGACGACCGAGACGAAGACGACAAGGCCGACGAGGAAAAGGTCGAATACAGCGACATCGAGACCTTGACCTACAAGGGCAGCAAGGACGATCCAGAGTTCGTCATCTCTGTAGACAACAGCGACGAGCGCAGCGACTACTACTCCGAAGATCGCTACACTATCCAGTTGCCGAACCGTGCGGCTGCCGACGAGCTGGCTCGCGCTATCGACTACAATGCCAAGGTGGTCGTGGACAACTCCAAGCCGACTGGCTCCAAGGAGTTCCGTATCACCTACCGCATGGAAGTGTATGTCAAGGCCGACAGCGAGGACGAGGCCAAGACGACCTTTGAAAACATGGCCGACGACCAGTTGAACCGCGACGCAAAATTTGTTGAAATGGTCTCTTGCGAGGACGCTTCGACACTGTAAAAACACGGTGCCCATGTGGGCACTATTTTTTATTTATTCGAAAAGGAGGTTCAGAACATGGACGGTAAATGGGTATTGATAGTAATCGGCGTATTATTTTTAGCGGTCATTATCGCTATCGTCGTTGACTGCTTGCGTAATACAAAAGAAAGTGAACCAGAGCCAGAGCCGTATGTGCAGCCACGCGCTGGAGAGGTGTCGCCGAGTAACTGGGCCACGTCGTCGTTCTCGCCGTCGGTGTTTGTCGGTATGTCTCCGACCATTTATTTTGTGTGCGGTGCTTGCGGTGGCGAGACCCAGTTAAAGGTGCCTATGGCTACGGTTCCGTATGACGGCGGCCTACGCCTACGGTGCCAGTGTTGCGGCAAGCCGAACAGACTGCCGATCCGGCGGCTCTGACTGGCACTGGATCGGCGGGACTGCCTCGCCGATCTATTCTCTTTATACAACCTCAACAAGGAGACACCAATGTCTACACGCTCTATTCTCGCTCTTCAAAAGGGCAACAAGGTACGCTACTGCTTCCTTCATTGGGACGGCGACAATCACGGCCAGACGCTCAAGCACATGCTCGACTCTGAAATCGAGGAACTGTTCGAGGGCATGGGCGCGGTCGAGAACGGCAACTACATCATGCTCGACCATCTCCATTCGAAGTCCTACTGGGACGGCTACATCGAAGCCCAGCGTATCGACTGGAAGAACTCTTACCCTGGACGTTCCATGACGGAGTTCGAGAGGATCTACATCGGCTCCCAGAAGTCCGGCTACATGCCGATCGTCGTCGAGCCGAAGAAGGACTCGGAAGGCAACGTGATCGAGCCGATCGAGCTGGATCCGGAAGAAACTGGGTTCTACGAGACCAAGACGAAAGCTCCCAAGACGGTCAGAGATGCTTTGTACGGTCACAGTCCGTTCATGTGCTGCGAATACGTCTGGTTCTACAATCTTGACACTCACGTCATCACGTGGTTCCACGACGACGAAAACTGGAAACAGCGGCAGATGAACCGTCGCAAGCGCTTGACTCCGAAAAAATATGATTTCTCGTGGGTCTACACGCGAAAGTAAAAATAACTTTACGATTAGGTAGGTATTGACAACCTACCTAATTTTATTATATTTCTTTTTAACCAAGGAGTTTTTATGAAGAAACCAGTCAAAATGTTACGAAAGTTTTTCTATGTCGAAATGGGCATAGTGTTTCTCGTGTTGGTCTATTTGACCTACACAAACGCCCAAGAGAGCATCGAAAAGGCTATTGTCGTGTTGCCGTTCTATATCTTATGGGGCTTAATGGTCGTTGTCGGCATTACCGATAAGGACTTATCCGACAGCAAATTTTAACCAAGGAGAATTTATGGCCAGCAAGCAAGTCGAATCTATGAAAAAGACAATCGCCGAGGCGGTTGAAAAATTTAACTCCAGCCACGACAAGAAGCTCGAATATGTAGGCGAGGAACCGCCGAGCGGCGTGGTAAAGTACGCGGCAAAATACAAGTTCGGTGAAAAGCTTGTCTACTTGATGGGCTGCCAGGATAGGCCGTTCTTCGGTTGCACTGGCAAGGACGACCTCGAATTCATGGACGAGTTCCTTGAGACACTGACATAGCGACGGCGGGACTGCTCCGCAGTCCTATTGTTTCTATACAACCAACAACCAAAAGGAGATTAAACCATGAGAAAGCATAGCAGAGACCCACGTCGTTGTTTCATCGTATATCTTACGACAACAGACAGCGAAGACGGTACGACCGTATCGAACGACGGCTTCAACGTATTACTTACCAAAGACGAGGCTGCCATCGTAGATAAAGCAGCCGACGCACAGCGCGGCGACTTGGTGCTGAAGTATTTCAATCAGAAGATCAAGAACGCCGTCATCCAGTGGTTCAATGAATCGCCTCACACCTTGCGTAAAACGCTCGATGAATATTGCTTTGGTTACGACTACGAAAACGAAGCCGACAAAGGCCAGAGCGAACTCGATTACGCTTTGTCCAAGTTTACCGCAAGGTGTGTCGTGTTGATTTCGGATGGTATCGCTAGTCAGAATGGGTTCAATACATTGGATGTTAACGTCACAGCTACATCCGATTACGCCGATAGCTTGTTCGACTAGCGACTGGTGGATCCTCGGCGGGGCTGCCTCGCCGATCTATTCCCTTTATACAACCAACAACCAAAAGGAGAAACAACAATGTTCAAATTTCTTTGCGCTCTCTTTCTCGCTGGCGTTCTTGCTGGCCTCTACATGTTCTCTTCGGATTCTGCGAAGGCTTCTGTCAAGAAAGCTGGAACGGAACTTGTGCGTGACGCCGCCGACAACGCGACGGAAGCCGCGCTCGACCAGACCGAAAAGGCTGGCAAGAAGATGATCTCTCGTGTGAAGGACATCAGAAAGGCCAACAACGACAAGTTCAAGAAGTAGACTGGATCCGGCCCGGCGGGGCTGCCCTGCCGGGTTATTCTTTCTACACAACAAACAATCAACAATCAACAATCAACAATCAAAAGGACACAATCCAATGAAAAAAACAACAATCATCGCAACCCTCATCGCAGCCCTTGCCCTCATCACGTTCTTCGGCATGGAGAATAACGCCAAAACGGTCTATGATCCGACTATGCAAGGACAGATCTCGTCGGTACTAAGTCCTACTGGAGAACAGCAAGTCGCCAGAACGTATGTTCGAGGGTATACCAAGAAGAATGGTACTTATGTAGCACCGCATTATCGCAGTACGCCGTCTGAATCGTATGACAAGTATGGTAACTATAAGTGGCGTACGCTGTCTTATTACGGTCAGTATAACACTTACAACAATTCGTTCCGTACGAACTACGTAAGACCGTACATCAGAAGTAACGGTTCCTATGTGGGTGGCTATTATCGCTCATAAAAACTGATACTAACCCAGCGGGGCTGCCTCGCTGGGTTATTTCTTTTATACAAACCAACAACCAAGGAGTTAATATGGCACAGATTGACTGGAATCAGAAAGGACAGGACTTCGCGGAAAACTGGGTACGCGGAAGTCAGCTACCGGAATTTCCCGACGATACAGCAAAGGAACAGTTCACCGAAGGCTACAAGGTCGGCTGGTGGAACCGTGGAAAGAACGACGCGCAAGCTGGCCGGGAACATTTCAAGGATTTTCCGAACCGCACGGCGATGTTCAGCTACCATGACGGCTGGGAAGACAATTTCTGTTGAGGTGAGGCGACTGGGAGAGATCCCAGCCGCCTTTTTCTGCTCGCTGTCCGGATCGGACGACTGGCAGAGACCTTTCGGGACTGCCTCGACAAGATATTTTATTTATGTACCTCAACCAAGGAGCTTTAAATGAAGACCTATGATATCCCTACAGAAAAAAACGTCGTCGCTTTTAAGGACTACGACTTCGACAACCCTTGCGTACCGGAAAAGTACGAGGGCGACTATCCTCACCGTAATTTCTTCAACAAGTACTTTATCCCCATTGTACGCAGCGAAGTGAAGAAGCTGGCGAAGAAGCTTGGCGCTACGGTGAAGTTCAGCTACAACAACTTCGAGTGGACGGCCTTCTTCTGCAAGAACGGCAAGTACGTCTACGTCGATACGAGCGACCACCGCTGGAACAACTGGTACGACAACGTCATGTACCGCGAGGCCAGCAGCGACCACGACTACCACGGTATCACTGGCAACTACTGGTGCCGCTACGACAAGCTTGAAGAGAACCTGGCTTCGATCCTCGGCTAGGACTGTTCCAGACCCAGCGGCTGCCTCGCTGGGTTATTTCTTTTATACAACCAACATAACCAAGGAGTTAAAAATGCCTAAGATGAACATGTACACCATCAAGTTCTACCGTTCCACTGGATACAACTACGAAACCGACGGGTTCCACAACCTCATGGATCGCGTGTGGGAAGCGTTTGACAAGAAGCGCGACGAACTTGTCCGCAAGTACAACGGTTCCTCGATCATTGACTCTTTCGTCCACAACAGCCGTTCCGATCACGACGGCGAAGAAGGCTTCTTCCAAGAAACGCTTCGCTGTCCGGAAGCTGACGCGAACGACCTCATTCGCTACTTCGCCAGTCTCGACAGCAGTGCCGATGTGACCCACGACAAGAGCGAAGTCGTAGAATACAAGAAGGCCAAGACGCTCACCGAAGCGCAGCTCGTATTCCGTCGCTACAAAGACCGTCGCGTAAACCATCTCTGTTTCGTCATTCCGTCGGTCAAGTGCTACGAACAGCACTTTGTCAATGGTGAACCGACCGAATATGTGATCTGCAACCGTAGCGCACCCATCACGAAGGCGACCTTCCTCAAGATTTTTGATGGCGTGTTCGGCAAGTATGACGACTGCCCGTTTGAAGTGGCTGTACGTGACAAAAAATTTGTTGCAAAGCCTCGCAATGACGCCAAGCTCTCGTGGACTTACCTCACGAACCTTGGCTATAACACGAGCATTGATAATTTGAAGGCGTTGCTCTCCTATGCTCGCCACGGTGCAAAGAATATCGACTTCTATTTGGGCGATTGGCGCAATGGCGAAAAGCTCTACTTGTCTGACGAAGTCAAGATCGGCATTATCAAGGAACAGATTGCCGAAAAGCAAGCGAAGCTCGCCAAGTAGACGACTGGAAGAGACCCAGCGGGACTGCCTCGCTGGGTTATTTCCTTTACATAACCAATCAACCAAGGAGTTATTATGGGATGGACAAGTTGTTATCGCTGGTATTCGCCTACCGTGCTTCGCAAGGAATATGAACAGGGTATTGCTCGATCCGGCAAGATCAAGACGTTCGGCTGGTGCGGAAGCTTTCTGAAGTGCTTGCACGTGCCCACGAACCGTCCGTTTGTCGTCGATGTTATGGTGCGCTTCTTCGGCAAGCACGAAGGGTATGGCTACAAGGACATCGGGGCGCTTCCGGCCCCTATGATACCAACATCGCCGCCGCTCGCTGGCTGCGTCGTGAGCTTGCCAAGCGCAACCTCGATCCGGAGTCCTTCGAGCACAACTGGCTGCTGTACTGTACGCGCAAGGCTCGCCACAACAAGATGCTCAAGGAGATCGCTCCAGGAACGGTATTGACTGCGCTCAGGGACTTCACTATCACTGGCGGCTACAAGTTCAGAGCTGGCGAAGCGATTTCGGTCATCAGCGTACGTCGAGGCCGCATAATCTGTACGCCTCACTTAGCGCACTGGCCTACTATGAGCTTGTCGTCGGATATTTTCATTCCGTCGCCCTACAAGGACTATCCGCTGGTGGCCGTGTAGACTGGAGGCAGCCCAGCGGGGCTGCCGTCCAGTTTTATTTTATTTATACAATCAACCAAGGAGTTAACATGAAAACTACTCGTTCTTATGTAGGCGATGTCCTCATGTGTTCTCGTGCTATCGCCAAGCTGGTTCCTACTGAATGGAACGCATTTGCTGCAGCGGAAAACGACGCCAATCTTGAATATGAGGAAGACTACAAGCGCCTCGTGTCCGAAGTGAACGGCAAGCAGCTCCCCAGCCGCTGCGCCAACTCCCAACTGGTAAAGGCTGCTCGCGATGTCGTCGCCGCCGTCGCCGCCAAGGGCATATCGCTGACCGTCGGCTACATCTTCAACGAGGTAGAGGCCAGCGTCGTCTTCGGCTTCAACTACCAAGTCCTCGACTACTCTCTGAAGCAGTCCGAAGTCAAGCTCTTCGAGTCGCTGGGACTGGACATCGACGCCGTCTACATGGACAGCACGTCCTACCTTCCCAACTAGGTAGCCTATGAACAAGCAAGACGAAATAGAACGCCAGAAGGTCACTCTTTATACGTGGGTGTCCAAGGCGTTCTACAAGAACCTAAAATCTTTTACAGTCCCAGAGAAGTATTCCGAAGCGGCGAAGGATATTGCCAGCCAGGGCAACGGTTTTCGATACGACGGAAAGGTTCTCTCGTGGGACTAGGAGCTGCTATGTTTAAATTTTTGAAACGGCTGTTCTGCCGTCATCACTGGAAACGTAGTGTACAGCGACGGCGCAATTTCAATTATGGATCGACATCGTTTTCGTACTACGACTTCTGTGTGTGCAAGTGTACCAAATGCGGTAAGAAGAAACTTATGAAACAGTATCACTGGGTCGCAATGAACTGACACCGTTCCGGCGGGGCTGCCTCGCTGGGTTATTTTCTTTATACAACCAATCAACCAAGGAGTTAACAATGAAAAGATTGTTCAAGAAGGGCGACAAGGTCAACGTGAGCGGCGACTTGTCCAGTAAGGATTACAACGTGCGCGTTTCTTCTCCGGCTGTCGTCGATGAAGACCAGAAGACGAGCCGTTCTAACGTGTGGGTGACTATCGCCGAAGTAGACGGCGACCATAACGTGTCGCTCTACATCAAGCCGCGTATGCTGTCGCTCGTCAAGGAAGAGCTGCCGCGTATCGAGAGCGACGACACCACTCGTGTCTGGGTCAACGAGGAAGCCGGACTGGTCGTGACGGACTTCTTGGGTTCTGGTGACAATCTGGACGACGACGACATCAAGCAGGGCTTCCACGCCTACTCGATGAACTCCGTCTACCACTTCGACCAGTTCCCAGAAGAGACGTTCGACTTCTCCAAGCTCGAAGACGTGAATGACGGCGACCTCGACTATGACGGCGACACTGTGGACTGCTACGACAGCAGCATGACCCTTCTGCACAACACCGACGAATACGACAAGAAGGAACACTTCGAAATTATTCTCGGTATGCTCAACGTGACCCAGAAGGACGGCTGGAAACAAGTCGCTGGGCCGTTCTTCAACGACTAAGACTGGCGATAATCCGGCGGGGCTGCCTCGCCGGATTATTTTCTTTATACAACCAAGGAGATCAACCATGCCTACCATGAGAGAATTTATCCAGTCCAATCCGGTCATCTTCGGCAACAAGCGTTTCACCAAGGCTCTTGACAAAGTATTCGGCGACGACCAGTCCAAGCACACCGTTCAGTTCACTTCAGACGGCGAGCGCGTCAACATCAATTACGCCTCGAAGGACGAAGGCAATCTCATCTTCCAACTCTGCAAAAACAGGGTTGGCGACGGCGAACCCTTCCCAGAATCGATCGAGGTGCGCCTCTATTACAAGTACAACGGCAGAGATATCTTCCATGACGGCTTCCAGTGCAAGTTCATACCGTACAACGCTACCCAGCAGACCATGACAGCGGTACTGCGGCAGCTGTTCAAGATCCACAGTGAAATGACAAACATTCGGCGAGCCCAAGCACAAATCCATAGCCACTTGTTAAAGCTCCACAAGATCATGGACTGACCCAGATCCGGCGGGGCTGCCACGCAGCCCCATTTCTTTTATACAACCAAGGAGTTAAACATGAGCGTTATCTACAACAACACCAAAAATGCAACATTTGAAACCGCGAACGCATTCCTCGAAGCTCGCGCTCGCGAAGCTGGCCTCAAGGATTTCGAGTTCGAAAAGGCGTACACCTATCTGAACACGGAAGTCATCAGTGAAGGACACACGATCGAGTGCGTGTACTTTGAACACAAGTTGAGCCGCCGCAGTATCGGCGTGACCGTCGAGGACGGCGAGGTCACGAAGGTACTGGTGTACGACACGAACGGCGACTGTCTGAACGTCAAGCTGAACAGCGCAGCCAAGATTCGCAAGAACCCCAAGGACTTCTTCAAGCAGACCTTGACGCCCAAGAAATACAGTGCGTCGGCGAGCATTAACTACACTATCGAGGTCGAGTGCGTGGCCTACGACGAGGACGAAGCTCGCGAGAAGCTGAAAGAAGCTGCTTACAACAACTATCTGACAGCGAAGATCGACGGCGTTGACGCTACAATCGACGACATCAGCGACGACGGCTACGTAAAATAAGACTGGCGATAACTCGGCGGGGCTGCCTCGCTGGGTTATTTTATTTTCACAACCAAGGAGATCTAAGATGGCTACGAAAAAGCAAACCAAGAAGTCTAAAATGTTTCATTTGAGCGGCTTTCACAAATTCGAGGACGGCATTGAAATTATTAACGTCGAAACACTGTATACGACTCGCCGCAAGGCCGCCAAGGAAATCGCCGACATAATGAACGAAACTATCCAGGAAAGCCGCTCTGACAAGCCGAAGGTAAAGGTCGCCGACTGCATGGACGGCTACAGACTGTCGCCGCATGACAGTTTCGAGGAGATCGGCATTGATATTGTCGAGTCGCACTTACCAGAATAGACTGGTGCTGGATCGGCGGGACTGCCTCGCCGATCTATTCCCTTTATACAACCAATCAACCAAGGAGTTCTAACATGCTTTCAAGAGACCAGCTCATCCGTACTTGCCAAGACAACAACATCACGTGCCTTATGTGCTGCCAAGGCTACGAGGCCACCGAAGAGGACGTTCTGAACGACAACCCAGAACTTGCGCCGGACAACGACGACGCACAGTATCCCAGCCCAGAAGTCCAAAAGGAACGTGACCTCAAGGAATCGGTCATGATCCGTATGCTGCAAGAAAACCTCGACTTCGGCCCTCTGATGGAAACCGACGACGAAACCGACCGTGACGATCATTCAGAACGCATGGGCGCTCGCTGCGACATCGTGGAAGTAATCGCCGAACGCTGGGTGGCTGGTTCCTACTCGGACAACTACCAGAAGACCGAACTGGAACTGGCTCAGGCCGACTGCAACGTGCTGGTTTCCAAGTGGTACGGTTCAGAACTACTCGACGAAATCGTCGAAGCTCTCTGGGCTACTGGGGAAACTATCACGAACGAACGTGTCGCCGAATACGTCGGTAGGACAAAGATTGCAGAATTTTTCACTACGACCTCTGCAAAGAACGCCGACGAATTTGCCGAAGAATGTTCTACTGGCTTCTCTGGCAGCCCTATCGACGGCTCGCCGTTCACTCGTGACGCCAGCGACGCCTACGCCCACGAATACTGGGACGCCCACGTCTAAGACTGGAACGGATCCGGCGGGGCTGCCTCGCCGGATTATTCATTCTACACAACCAAACAACAAACAACCAAGGAGTTATTATGAAGGTTATTTCTCTGTTCGACGGCATTTCTTGCGGTCAAGTCGCTCTCAACCGTGCTGGCATCAAGGTAGACCAGTACGTCGCCTTCGAGATCGAGGCTTCCGCCATCAAGATCACCCAAGCCAACTTCCCTGACACTGTCCAAGGCGGCGACGTGACCAAGGCCGACTTCACCCAGTACCCAGCCGACCTCATCATCGGCGGCAGCCCTTGCCAGTTCTGGTCTGGCGCTCGCGCTGGCCACGGTCGCGAAACTACAGCCGACGGTCTGGGCTGGTCGCTCTTCCAGCAGTATGTCCGCGCCAAGAACGAAAGCGGCGCTCGCTGGTTCCTCTACGAGAACAACGCCTCGATCCACCAGAACATCAAGGACGCCATCAGTGACGCGCTGGGTGTCCAGCCGATCGAGATCAACTCCGCGCTGGTATCCGCCCAGAACCGCCGTCGCTGCTACTGGACGAACATTCCCAACGTGGCACAGCCAGCCGACCGTGGGATCTTGTTGTCGTCCGTACTGGAACACGGCACTGTTGACCGCGAAAAATCTTTGTGCTTGACGCGCCGCTATTCCGAAGCCTACGGAACCCAAGCCTATATGTGTCGCCGCTATCTCGGCAAGTCCATGGGTCAGATGGTGTTCGAGGGCGACATGGAAGCTCTGAAAAATCTTTTCAAGCGCAACGACCACTTCAGCGACATGGACGGCGAACTCACTGGCTGCCGTATCCGCCAGCTCACGCCGCTGGAAGCTGAAAGGCTCCAGACACTGCCAGACAACTACACGGCTTCTGAACCGAACCGCAAGAAGCGTCTGGAAGCCATCGGCAACGGCTGGACGGTCGAAGTCATCGCCCACTTGCTGTCTGGACTGGCTGAAAAATAAATTTTGAAATGGAGCTGGAGAAATCCAGCTCCGTTTTCGTCTATCCAGTCCTCTGACAACTGGCACACTGGCGGCGGGGCTGCTGGATCGACGTATTCATCAGATACAACCCAAACAAGGAGACATTATGGGACTCGACATTACTCTCAAGACATGCAAGAGCGACAAATATTTTCGCAAGGTCAACTTCTTGATTCCGTTCGTGGAATCAAAGATCGGCTGCACGGTGGAGAACTGTGAGACAGTCAAGCTGACCAAGGACAACCTCGTGGAACTGGTTGATCGGTGCAAGGAAGTGCTTGCCGATCACTCTAAGGCCGAGAAGCTGCTGCCTACTCGCGACGGGTTCTTCTTCGGCGGCACAGACTACGACGAATGGCACTTCGATGATGTCAAGGAAGTACAAGACAAGGTAAGCGACCTTCTGTCAACGATGTCTAATCGGATGAAGGCCAGCTTCCATGCCTGGTGGTAGACTGGTTTCGATCCGGCGGGGCTGCCTCGCTGGATTATTTTATTTCTACAACCCACACAACCAAGGAGATATTATGGGATGCAGAGTTCATGTAGTTAAGCGGCAGCCGGAGTACGGAACGTGCGGCTTCAACTGGAAATCCGAGGAGTTCAAGAGCTTCCTCGACGACATGGGATGCGAGACGACTGGCGAGAGCTACGCCGACGACTTCGAGTGCGACGTAGACTTGTACAAGAAGGCCGTCTGGGCGCTGTCCATCTACGTACACCGCAAGCAGTCTGATGCACGAAAGAGGAAGCCAGCCCAGAAGAGGCCGAAACGCTACGACAAGTTCCTCTCGTTCCTCGACGAACGTGGACTGACTGTGCGCGACTTCGAGGACGCCGTTTGCTCTATGGCAGACCTCGACGACAAGGCCAAGGCCGCCAAGGAGAGCCTGGAGACGATGGTCGGTATGCTTGTAGACCGCGACAAGAGCAGCACCTACATCGGTTTCTCTGCGTACTAGCAGACTGGTTTCAATCCAGCGGGGCTGCCTCGCTGGATTATTTTATTTATACAACCAAAGGAGCTAACAATGATCGAATACAAGAGATACAATAACTTAGATGAATTGACCGCTGGTCTGGGAGAATACGTAAATGACTGTCTGACCAACGCGCACGGCATTATCGGCAGCATCGACATCAAGGCCGAAGATGTGCCGAGTTCGGAAGAATGGGATGCCATCACGACGGACGACGCCAGAAAGGACGCTTGGGATAATGCGGTCGGCTGCTACGGCATTAAAGCTGTCGGACGTGAGTTCGATTCTGAAGCGTCGATCTTGGTCGGCGCGTACTATGGCACGAGCAACATTCTGACGAGCAAGCAGTTTGACTTTGATACGTCCGACGAAGATGTCGATGAAATTGTCCAAGGACTACTGGTCAATTTGCTTGCTGGCGGCGATGACCTCAATAGGTCGTACCTTGTCAGAATCACAGAAACCGATGAAATGCCGGAGACGATGCTGCTGTAGCGGAACTGGCCTACATCCGGCGGGGCTGCCTCGCTGGATTATTCCCTTTATACAACCAAGGAGACATTATGAAAGTTTACAAGTTAGTCAGAAAACTCAAGAACGGCAGCATCAAGCCGCTGTTCATCGGAAAGAAGCAGCCGTTCGTGATCGGTCAGAAGATGAAGTGCGAGTTCCTTCCTACCAAGGGGTTCGCTCCCAGATCGGTAGACGACAAGAACTCCGGCGGCTGGCACTGCTGCTTCCGTCCAGTCGCTCCGCACCTCGCCGAAACACTCAAGACTGGCGAAGAACGAGTCTGGCTCGAATGTGAGGCCGAAGGCACCACCAAGACCTACCACAGAGGCGAACACCAAGGCGGCGACTGGATCCTTGCCGAGTACATCACGCCGCTGCGTGAAGTGCCGTGGGATGAAGTCCGCCAGATGCAAGAACAGTACAGCAACCAGCACAACACCGAGGAGTAAATATGAAAAATTGCAAGATGAATACCAAGGTCAACGCCCTTATCAAGAAGGTCGAGGAAGCTCAAGAAAAAACTGTCGCCATTCTCGGCGACCTCAAAAACTGGAAGTCCTATCCCAATGAGGACGCCAGCAGCGACCGTCTGATCGAAAAGGTGTTCAAGGAAGTCGACGACTTCGTTAACACAGTAAACGGCTTGCAGAAGATGTCAGAGGCAGCCAGCCAGTTGCACACCCAGCAACTCGACGGCCTTGTAGACGACATTCTGCACAAGCGCGGAATATACAAGGAGTAGACTGGCGGCAGCCCTGCGGGACTGCCTCATTCTGATATAATTTAGACACAACCAATAAGGAGCTACATTATGGCTAACAAGGAATCCAAAAAGCTTTTCCACGAGGACACCAAGACGGTGACGCCGAACGGTATCGAACGCTACAGCTTCGACCGCGAGAAGCACACCTACGGCTTCAGTCTCGCTGGCAACATCAAGGTGGGCAAGATCGCCACGTGGTCTACGCTGCTCGGCGACTACACCTACAAGGGTCTCAACGGTCTGCTCGCCGATATCAAGGGCACGTGCAAGAACTGTGCAGCTTGCAAGAAGAGCTGCTACGTCCGCGCCTCCTACCGCTTCCCTGGCGTCGTCCAGTCCCAGGCGATCAACACTTGGGGCCTCCGCCACGAACTCAAAAAGGTCGAGGCCGATCTCGCCACCCAGATCGAGAAGCACCACATCAAGATCGCCCGTATCAACCAGAGCGGCGAGCTTGAAAACGAACGCCAGATGGCCATGTGGTGCCGCCTCGCTATCCGCTTCCCCGATACCAAGTTCTACATCTATACCAAGATGTACGATATCGTCGGAAAATTCTTGGAAAAGGGCGACGTGCCGCCGAACTTCACCGTGCTTTTCTCCGTCTGGCACGAGTACGGCGCGGAAGAGTACAAAAAATATTCTCACATGCCCAACGTCAAGGCGTTCGTCTTCGACGACGGCGTGAACTGCCACTTGCCGACCAAGTGCTACTGCCCCGCGTACTTGATCCTCGACAAGAGCGGCAAGGCCAAGCTCAACCCCGATCCGAAGTCGCACTGTGAAAACTGCCGACTTTGTATCGACAGCAAGGTCAAGGTGATCGCTTGCCACGACCATTAAAATAAATTTTCAACTCCCTGGTTCTGGGCGGAAGCAATTCCGCCCAGTTTTTTATCGCCTACCCCATAGGGTGACTGGCAAAGAATCAGCGGGGCTGCTCCGAAATATTATTTATTCCATACAACCAAGGAGTAATTATGATTAGTATTGACGACTTCATCAAGAACCATACCGATATAAGCACCGATGAACGAACGGTGCTGTTTGGCGCACTTAAAGTGAAAGGCATTCTTATGATGCCGAACGATTTCACCTACACAATTAGTCCAGACGGTGTGCAGTTCTCCACAGCAAACAAAGTTAAATTTTTCGTCAGCCAGACAAGCATTGCAAAGTTCTTGCGCATGCCTTTCTGGGTTATCACCACGACAGCTGGCAAGCCAGTCTATCATATCTACGGAACTCAACTCGCGGCCAACCGAGGACAAATGTTCCTTCAATCCCTAATGAAAGATCCGACGGCTATTCAACCAGCCAAAAGAATTGTGGGCGAAAAGCTCCTCGAATCGACAGCCGACGGCGAAAGATACTGGCACTACAACTGGAAGCCGTCCAGCATAGTGAAGAAACTGTCTGACTAGACGGTAACTGGCTAGTCCACGGCGGGGCTGCCTCGCCGTCTTATTCATTCTACACAACCAAGGAGATCAAAAATGAAACAGTTTAGCTTGATTATTTTCCATCAGGACGACAGAACCGCCGAATCCGTCGACATGTATCCAGTCGAGAAGGAAGCCATCAACGAGCTTCACGCTTGGGCACGTAAGAAGATCGAGGAAGACGAGTACTTCAGAAGCCGTCTGGAAAACGTCTACTTCGACGGCACGATGTTCGAGGGCGATCTGGACGACACCGAAGCATTGCTGGCTGCCCTCAGAGAGACGACCGACAGCGTGTCCTTTGAAACCACGGGCGGCGACTACATCGACTGCTCCATCTGGCAACACGAATGCAACTTCGTTGCCGTCCACGGCGCACAGTATGACAACCAGAACGGCGATCTCCGTTCCTTTGTCAAGATTTGCGCCACCGTCGGCGAGGCGATCCAGTTTGTCATCGACGACTTCAAGAGGCTCGCCGAGGCATACAAGGAACAGTCCGACGGTATCACGTTCCCCACGGCGAAAATGCTGCTCCAGACCAAGTGCGCGGAGTCGCCGAACACCTGGCCCGTCTGGACGAAGTGGACGATCTCGACGGAACCGTAAGACTGGCCGCCAGCTGGCGGGACTGCCTCGCCAGCTTATTCATTCTACACAACCAACCAAACCAATCAAGGAGATTTAATCATGGGTTATACAAACTACTGGAAACCGAACAAGGCAAAGATCGACGCTACCGAGAGCTTCCCCAAGGAAATGCTCGAACAGATGGAAAAGGTCAGAGCCAAGTTCAACGACGGTGTCATGTCCAAGGAGATCCAGTCCGACCTGATCGGATCCGTCACGCTCGGCGATACAATCTGCCTCACTGGAACGTGCGAAGGGTTTGAGTTCGATCTGTGCAAGGATTCCAGAACGGGCGACCGTATCGGCGTCGACTCTTGGAAGTTCTGCAAGACGTGCCGCGAGCCCTACGACATGGCGGTCAAGTGCTTCCTCATGCTCCTCCAGCGCTACGGTTTCATCACCGAATGGAGCCACGACGACAACAACCGCTGCGATACCTACAAGGACGCGATCAAGTTCGCCAAGAAGTGCGGCATCGACACTCGCGGTGTCTACGCCAAGCGATAAGGATTTGCCCTACTCCCTGGGGCAGCCGACGGTGGCCTGGGACTAACACACCCAGCCACAACACACACCGCCGCCGTCGGCAAAATATTTTCTACACGCAGCGGGTTGTGTATCGGCCTCGACGGGTGCTGCGTGTCCTCCTTACCGTCGAGGCCACAAGGGTCGATAGTATAACGGCAAATCACGCCGGACGGGCAAATCAGACAGTTGCGGCTCGCGAGGAACGGCTGTCTGGGAACCTGGCTTTCCGGAGATGTTGGTTCGAATCCAGCTCGGCCCACTAAAATTTTAATGCTCCCTGGTTAAACAGCGCCAGTTGGCCGACGTGCTGACTGGCGCTTCTCTCACGGGGCTGCCTCTCTGATCGATTCTATATACACCACCAAGGAGATCTAACATGTCACGCTTAAAATTCAAGAAACTTCTGATCGAACATCCGGTTCTATTCCAGTCCAAGACCTTTACCGACGAACTGAAAGACCGTCTCAGCTACTTCGACCAGTTCAGCCACCTTCGTTTCGAATACATCGAAACCGATCATGCCGCCGTGCTGAACGCCTTCAACGTGAAGAACACCGTCGGCAACCATTCATGGAACTCGATGCTTCAGATGGACTTCAAGCCGCAGTCCCAGAACGTCGTCGTCACCATCTTCGCCAAGCAGCTCACCCAGCAGACGACCTTCTCTCTGAAGTACAACCAGAACACGCTGCAGAAGGCGCTGAAGACCGTCTTCGACATTTGGCACCACGTCGATAGCATCGTCGCTCACCAAGCCCAGATCGAAGAGAACCTTCGAAACATGGGCAGCATCTTCCTCTACAACTAAGGAGATTCTACTATGGCACAGAAATTCAACGTATCCCTCGACGTGACCATCAAGGTCAACACGTCCTACGAAGTCAACGCCAAGAACGCCGATGCAGCAAAAGAAATTGCACAGGCGGCGGCGATTGCGCGACTCCGCGCAGAACACGCCGATCTGACCAACTCCGCCTACTTGGTGGAGTCCAGAGTCGTCTCCGTCCAATAAACTGCTAACAACAAGGAGCTACCTATGAGATTCGATCCCCTTAACTTCTACGCCTACGAAATGGAACAACAGAAGCGCAACCAGCAGCGCAACCAGCAGCTTCTCCACAAGCAACTGTTCAACCGCGCATTCCAGCAGCACATTATCGAGAACCAGCACGGCAACATCGTCGTCCTCGACCACGTCAGAGCAGCGAACCACTTCAACCATCACCCGGACCTGTTCCTCACGATCCCGTTCAACTACGACTACCTCTGCCATGACAAGGAAGCCCTCGAACGGACGCTGAACGAAGCATGGCGTCAGACGAATACCCCGATTTAAATTTTTAATGCTCCGTGGTTGGAAAGCTCCAGATCCTTCGGGATCTGGGGCATTTTTTGTGCCGACGTCCCCAACTGACTGGCACGGTTCCAACGGGACTGCTAAAATTTTTTATTGACAGACCACACGCGGTATATTATATTTGTACCACACACCCACGCAACCAAGGAGACCCTATGAACCGTGAATGCTTCGGCTTAATAACCAAGGAAACCAAGAAGTATCTCAAAGACCCCAACTTCGTCGTGTTCGGATATGTCCAGTCCAAGCTCGGCCTCGACAAGAACGCCGTGACGGAAGCCCTCAAGGACGCCCAGGGAATGAGCGTCACCAAGGTCGCACTCAACTTCCCCAAGACCGACCTCGAATACATCGTTATCCACTCGAAGCGCTGCTACGCCATGATCCGTCCGGACAAGGACTACCATAGCGGCAAGCTCTTTGTGACCATCCAGAACTACGAACCGTACGACGACAACCAGTCCATGCTGCCGTCGCCGCACCAGTACACCATCGAAGCGAAGACTGCGCTCGACTTCTACCACGCATTCGTCAGAGTCCACAACATCCTCGTGTTCAACGACATCGCCGTCAAGGCCCAAGCCGAACTCGCCGAAACCATCGAACAGGTCACCACCAACTGCACCGATGACCCGTTCCTCAAGAAAGGATTTGTCTAATGGCCGACATCAACATCAAAATCAAGGCTACACTGTGCGAGCCAAACCGTGGAACCTTCGACGAATTTCCGGAAGGAACCAAGATCCGTACCTTCTATATCCGCAACGAAGAGACCGACACCAATGTCACCGCCACGGTGATCTTCTTGCCGGACGGCAACCGTCTCTTCCGCTACATCACCGATAAGCTCGGACACCGTCTGATGGCATACACTTCCGCCGAAGTCGCCACTATCCACGCCTTCAACTGCTGGCTCTCCGAACACCAAGGCAAGCTCTACCCGACTGGCGATCATCCGGCGGGACTGCCTCTCGACCAGATTGAAGGGTACGTCGATCAACCTACAACCCACAACCAAGGAGATAACAATGCCGAATTGGGTAAATAATCAGCTCGTAATCAAGGGCGAAAAAGCAACTCTCGAAGAAATTGCCAAGAAGGGCAAGCCAGTCTATACCGTTCCGGCCAATATGACCGTGGCCGAATACATCCGCCACGAGTGCGAAAAGGACAACCTCACCGAACACTGCACCAATCTGCTCATCCAACGCTATGAAGGTGTCGAACCGGATGCCGAACGCAATATCCCCGTGTTCGATATCTACGGCAATACCGATGCGTTCTCCTTCAACCTCTTTGTCCCCCAGGACAAGGACGACCCCGACTATCAGAACGGTCTCGAATCGCACTGCACCACCAAGTTCAACTGGTACGACTGGAACCTCCACCACTGGGGAACCAAGTGGGATGCCTCCGACTCCTCCGTCGAATGGGAAGGCGATGCTCTCGTCGTCAAGTTCAACACGCCTTGGTCTGTTCCGGTAGAATTTATCGAAGCGTTCTCCAAGCTCTATCCCAAGGTCTCCATCGCAGTCTACGCCTACGAAGAACAGGGCCAGTACACCCACGGTGTCTATGCCGACGGCGTTGGTGATATGGCTCCCTATGTCTGGTGCAGCGAACAAGTTGACCGTGACGAAATCGCCAAGAAGTTCCTCGACGACTTCGCCCAGAAGAACGGTATCGAAAACATCGCCAGTATCATCAACCTCGAAACCTTCAAGGAAAAGGCGTTCTTCGATGTCCAAGACGAAGAAGACATCAGAAAGTACGCCGAACCGACCGTCGTCATCAACTACTTCGACGACAACAACGAACTCCTCGAACTCCTCAAGCAGTCCACCGACGAAGGCGACTGGGAGTACGACGAAAAGGAAAATAAGTTCTCCTACAAAAAATAATTTTTTCCTTGGTTGGCCTACGGTTCCTTCTCGGAGCCGTAGGCTTTTGTTTCTTTTTCTTTACAAGAGGCTATCATGGCTACCATCGCTGAACAGACTGTCATCGACGAACTCACCAAGCGCAAGATCAAGTTCGACCCCAAATCCATCAAGGAATCCAGTTCCGGTAGGATCGTCGAACTGCCGAACCCCACAATAAAACTTATCCGCGAAGAAGAAGGATGGACGATCTTCGACTGCAAGAAGGGTAAGGTAGGCGGCGGAGACTCCCTCGCCGAATGCATCGAAGCGATCTATCCGTAGGAGTCCCAAATGAAAACTTTCAGAGTCATCTTGTCCCTCATCGTCCTCGTCGTCATCTTCACCGAGTTCGTCAAGGTGAGCCTTCCCTTCATGGACACACTCGACCGGAGCTGCGCACAAGGTCTCGCCACCGGAGCCGCTATAATACTGGCCCATATCTTCGGCGCTTCCGTAGTCCTCTATTACGGAATCGCTATAGATATCTTCGACGACGAGTAGACTGGTAGATCCATCGCGGGACTGCCGCCCACAGTTATCAACTGGTACACAACCATAAGGAGATTCACAATGGATATCATCTTCCCTCTTACCTATACCGTCGAATACCGTCCGTCGGAGAGACACACCAAGACTCGCCGCCAGCTCAAGACCGAAAACACCGTCATCAATATCGCGACGATCACCCAGGAAGACTTCTTCCCTATCGCCTACAAGGTCAAGCGCTATACGACCGTGTACCCGAAAGTTCGCGACGGCGAACAGCTCTGGGAACTCGTCCATCACGGCGACCAAGTAAACGGAATCTACTTCACCGAAACGATCCGCCGCTACAAGAAGAAGCTCTACAGACCGATCCGCCATACCTACGGTTCCGCCATCGCCCGTTCCTTCCCCAAGCCGGAAGAAGAACTCGCCAAGCGCCTCGAACAGTACCAGAACTTCTGCCGTCGCTTCTCCGACTGGAACGATCCGGATATTCCGTTCGACCCAGAAAAGTCAATCGTCCTCTCGGTGAACCTTCCGTACAACCGCGACGACGTCCGCAAGGAAGCAAACAAGTACGTCGTCTTCAAGGGTGTCCTCTGGGAACCAGTCGAGGAACCTCTCTACACCTATACCACCTTCGGCTGCGGCAACAACCACGGCGGAACCGGATTCTTCATCGAATACGGCAAGCGCTGCAACGCCGACAGAAAGATCTACTGGAAGGCCAACGAAAGGGAAGCCGCTATCAAGGCAGCCATCAAGGCGGCTCGCGAACGCGGCGACACCGAATACATCAAGGATATCGCCCACGCCAAGGAAATGATCACGAAGTTCTAAAAAACTGGCAGCCCCTCGGCGGGACTGCCTCTTTCGCCTATGCTTTAGGCACAACTCAACCAAGGAGATTAACCATGTTCGTAAAATCCACTGCCAAGCTCGTCCCCTGCGTCTCTTTCAGCCACACTGGAGATATCTTTTTCTATGTATACTCCACCACTGACGAGAAGTACGTTGAATTCAAGGGAGACAAGTACAACAAGAAGGGCGAAATCCTCAGCGTCAACGACTCCCCTGCCATTACGCCACTCTTCCTTACCGACGAAAAAGACGTCCGTAAAGCAGCGAAGGAACTCCTGAAGCTCCGTCCCGAACCCTTCGGAAGCGAAGTTGCTGCCGTCATGCTCCGCGACGAGGGCAGTACTGGCATCCACTGGTATCGTATCTCCAACAAGGGAACGCTCAAGCTCTTCGGCAACGCCGACCCCATCGACATTACCAACATGGAAGACGGCGAAACATACAGCGGCACCAAGACTCAGATCTTCTTCTCGCCGATCACCGCCATCAGAACCGTCAGAGACTATCTCGTAGAAGTCTGCAACGGAATCATCGCCGAAGCCGTCGAACGCGAAACCAAGGAACAGCAAGAGATCCTTAACGCAAAGTCCTTCATCGACAAGCTCCACAAGGCTCAAGAAATCTAAGGAGGCCGACATGTCCAAAAAAGATTCTCAATTCATGAACGTCGTCAGAAACTTCGACCAGAAGCTCCTGAAGTACGTCCAGTCCTATCTGCTCCCTGCCTTCAAGGGCATGAAGTTCGGATCCCCTAAGTGCGACTACAATATCGACGACGAAGGTACATCCTCCGTCAACGGTATCATCTTCGACCCCGCTGACAACAACACCAATTTCCACTACACCATCGCCGTCTATCAGAAAGACTACAAAGTCCGTGTCAGCATCACCAAATTCACCCACGGACACCTCTGTAGCGTATCTGACTTCGACCACTGGAATATCAACGAAGCCAATATCTCCAGCAAGGACATCAAGGACAAGTTCCTGACTCTCACAGACATGGAACAAAAATATTTTGAAAAACATCACGGAGTATAATTTTATGCCTAGACTTACCGACTTCATCGACAACCTCGTCGTACCCTGGATCAAGGAATCCCAACAAGAAACTCAGTCCGAAACCCAGACCGACAACCAGTGCCCCTATGGGGAACGGTTTGGGACGGAACTGAACCTTGCCCTCGGCGACGGCGCAGTACCAGTCAATCCCCATGCCGACACCGATCTCCTCACGGTCACGTTCGAGGCCGACATCAAGGGATCCATCGATCCGGATCCGGATATCATCATCAACCTCAGACTCCGTGTCGATCTCGACCCCAACAACCCTAACCCGGCCATGACGTGCAGACTCCTCACCGACGAGGACACCACTCTGTACGAACTCACCGAAAGTGCTACGGATAACCCAAGAGGTCTCATCTACCAGACGATCTCGGCATACAAGGAGCAGCAGTACATGGACAAGCTGGAGAAAATCAAGGCCCAGGTCGCCGAAAACGAACTCAAACTCAACCGATTGTTTTAACAATCTATCAACAATCTATCAACAAGCTGTGAACAGTGCTTCACGGCTTCTTTTTTCGCCGTCGGATCGGACAGACTGGCATGGACAGCACGGGGCTGACATGTCCCAAAATGTCCAGACCGTCGCGAACCCTTAAAAAATATTTTTTACTTACGTGCGCACGTATGGAACCGTGGGCACAAGGAGAACCATCATGCAACATCAATATGAAATCCACGCACTTATCGGTGACGACTATCATGACACTCACCACACCGTACGAGGTACGTATCGTGAATGTATGAAGGAACTCAGATCACGAAGGCAACCAGGCCAGAAACTAGACATCTTCCACAAGGAAATAATCAAGTGACAACTTGTCCGCACACTTCCGCTATGTCGGTTTGTTCGCGAAGCGTTGTCTCCATTTAAAATCTCCACGAGGAGGAAGCTAACTTTATTAACCTGGGCTAACTTAGTCGCGCCTTACTTATTACCTTATCCGAACCCGTCCGCGCAGTCCGCACAGAGCCGCCGAAGGGCGAACCGAGGCCCACACGCGAGACCCCCAGGCCGACCGATGTTTCCCTACTTAATTGTAAACATTTAGCTACAAAACGTGCTTTCGAGTTTGACTGACGGACGGGGACTGCCCAACTCCGTGTACCAGTTCCCAACCCCACGAACGGCATCCCAACAGAATGCACAAGTGGGCATGATGTGAACCCCTGATCTTGAAAACAACTTATCAACAATCTATCCACAATGAATACCCAGATATCCACACCTTGCCGACGGTTCCCATCCAATGCCCCATAGGGCGCAAGTCGGGAACCTACGGACTTGTTGTGCGACTGCGGGACTGCCTCTCTGTATTATGGTACGCGAGGACAACCTACAAGGAGAATGCAATATGAATGAAACGGAACAAGTAAAGGACATTACACCTACCGTATGGCGCATACTTGGGTGTGTGCTATTGGGGCTAGTTGCTCTGTTCTGTCTTGGGTGGTTCACTGGCTGTAGCGGTGACAATGGTACGAGCGTACCGAGTAGGATCTGCTACGACAAGGAGCTTGGGTATTCGGATGTTGCCAACAATGGCGACTACACGGAATATGCTAGTGAGTGGCTGGAAGTTGCTTGTACTGGCGGATGGATAGGGAACGACTGCGTGTCGTACGACAACCACGCTACCATAGTGAAGCACGTCTGCTTGGAGAACGTGGACGATGATCCGAGTACGGAGCCGAGGCCGAGGACTAAGGAGAAGGTCTGCGCTGTGTACTACTACTTCAAGTCCCATAGTGACGGAACAATGCAGATATACATAGACGAGGGCGGCAAGGAGAGTACGGACGATGTAGTCAGCCGATTTACGAATGCGCACATTGATTTGGACATAAATAAGATAGATGAAGTCTGTCACTACTAGAATGGTCGTGCGACTGCGGGACTGCCTCTCTGTACTATTGTGTATGAACAAACCAAGGAACACTAAAATGAAGAAACTAATCATCATTATTGCTGCTTGCCTCTCCATTCACGCGATGGCAAGCAAATGTACCGTCGAAAGCAACGGTACATCCGCATCCGCACGTTATATTGACATTGTGGATGGTTGCGAATATAGCATGCTGGTATTCAAGGATAACAGCAAGCTCAAGGTCAATGGGACATGCCATGACGGGAGTTCTAGCGTATATACGGTCGAAAAGGTCAGCGGCATGTATTACGAAAGCCTTCTCGCATGGGATAAATACGGCGTGATGATAACTGAACAGTATTCTACGCCTAAGAAACGCCCTGGCGACGTATGGCATGAACGCATGACCGAATTTTGCAACAACTAGGAGGCCGATATGTTGTTTGACTCTTTGTTGAATCGACTTGGGTATCGTAAGGTCGTAAAGTCCCCTACATATTCCGAGTTCGTCAAGAAGAAGGAAGATAGGGTAGAATACCTGAAGACCCTTGCCGTACCCTTGATCAAGAAAATCGTCGATGATTTTGTCAATAACGGCGAGTACATCAATTCTATTATCAAGCACATTTACCGTCACCGAACAATGCAAGTCGAGTTTGCGTTTCACGACTGGGGCTGTCTTGGCAAGAAAGGTTATGAATATGAGTTTACCGACAGAAGCTTTTCGGTTAGATTTTCGGTTCATGAACGATATCAGTTGTATGGTTTTGACTATTCTGCCGTGTTTTACGAGGAATTGTCAAAATCGTTGAGTAGGTATGAACTTACCGTGAAGCTCAATGAAGAATACGGAGAGCATTATATCGTTCCGTTGAACGAAGATACTGATAAGAGAGCCAAGCTTTGTTTGGACGCTATGGCGGTAAGCTAAATTTAAGGAAAGGATAACCAATGGGATTACTTACAAGTCTTGCAGCGGCGAAATATTTGTTTAGCGGTAGTGGAAAGGGTGGCGGCGGAGGCCATGCCGTGTACGTTCCGCCCTCGCCAGAGGAACTTGCCGCGATGGCGCAAAGAAAGGCCGAATATGCTCAGCGTTGGGCCGACTTCAAGGAACATACTCCGATCGGCGTATTCGGCTCCAATTGTGCAGACTTTATCGCATGGGTGACTTTCGGGTCTCCTGGGTGGATTTGGTTTGTGCTTCTTGGGATATTGATTGCGTTGTTCCTAGTAGGGATGTACTTCGTCAAGGGCGACATGGACGAGGTGACACTAGAGAAAATGTGGTCATTTTGGATATGGTCAGCATTAGGCACGATGACATTGGTACTGTTAGCCCTTGACTCCATCGTCATGCTGATACGGTTTGTCGTGTGGCTGTTCTCGCCAGTATTCTGACTAGACTGGTCGTGGCGTGGCGGGACTGCCACGCTGGTTTATTGGGCGTGTACGAACCAAGGAGAACTATATGGGAATTGCCGATAAGGATGTCGTGAGGATAGGCGACCAGATGTGGATGAGCCGTGAGCTGTCCATGACCGCCGATCCGTCGAAGGGCATATACGAGGACAACGGTACTTCGTACTTCACTTGGGAAGCTGCGGTCAATGCCGCTGAATCGGTTGGCGACGGCTGGAGGCTCCCCACGGTGGCAGACTGGAAGAAGCTGACTGACTTCTGCGGTGGAACTTCGGTGGCTGGACGGAAGGTCAAGTCCGTTTCCGGATGGGAGAAGGCGTACGAGGGCAAGAACGGAGCCGACGAGGTTGGCTTCTGCGGAAGGCCGCTTGGCTACTATTCTCCTGGTTGCAAGCGAGTGATATACCAAGGGATTTCGGTTGGGTACTGGAGTACGGACTTCGACGACTACGTGAACGAGTACGGAGAGAAGGTACACGAACCCATCTATTGGGCGCTTGAGGCACACCACTACGGGTTCGGCGAGGGATCCGTGGACGGTCGCGTGGGTCACTGCGTCCGACTGGTGAAGGACTGTGGGTAAAAATTTTTTAACATCGAGGGCATTATGAAAACGGAACGCAGACAAGCTACCAACTATGTGACGGGCGGCGTCGAGTACACCTTCTTGGTGGACGGTGCGCCCGTACCGAAGGAATTGGACTTGAAGGACTACTACATCGTCCGTCTTGGGAACTTCACCTACCGCATATTCAAGAAGGTGAAGACGGAAGTGGAGCATGCGGTTCTCGAAAGGTGGAACGCCAAGGGTCGCGAGTACTTGAACCTCTCTTGGGTTCCGAAGGGCTGGAGTCCGTCCGGAGCTTCGCTGATGGCTATAGCTAAGGGCGGAGAAGACCAGGTGGTCAGCGGTAGCCAAGCGGAGTGCAAGGCCGAGGACGGACAGATTCTGTACGCCCTTCCTCACGACTTCGACTGCTTGGGAGCCGCCGAGGACAACTTGCGCTTGATTGACGCCTTGCTGAAGATGCAAGGGAATGGCTAGGGCGTGGCGGGACTGCCTCGCCCTTCTATGGGATATGCACAGCCGAAAAGGAGAACCGATATGAAGAAGCAACCTACCGAGAAGGAACTGACCGAGACCGCCGTGAAGAAGGGTCTCGCTGTCATCGACACCGCCAAGTACTTCATGGACGAAGTGAACCGAGTGATCTCCGCTTGCACGAAGCGCAAGATCGTCGCACGTCGTCTCTACCACATGGGTCTGGGAGCTGGAACATTCCAAGTCCAGTATTCTCTGACCGAGGACAACGATAACAACGTCGTGGGAGAGGCTTTCGTCCTCGTCGAAGGTAAGACCGTCAAGGTCAGCATCCGCAAGCACAACCAGTTCGGCCATGTGGGAAGCCCCTACGTGAACCTCTACGGAAAGGCCGTTAAGAGGCAGTTCGAAAGGCTCCGCCTGGTCTAAAGGAGAACAATCATGGACGCAAGGCAGTTCGCAGAGCATATAGCCGAGTGGGGCAAGGGCCGCACCTTCGGAAGCGTGGAACAGATACTTGAAGGAATCGAGGCCGAGGCCAAGAAGGCCGTGTCCGAGGGCTGCATAGCTCGTTTCGCTTCCGTCAGCGACGCTGGCAAGGGATACTTTTTCGTAGTGGGCGACGGAAGTCCGTTCTGCTACCTTCGAGTGTTCACCACTGGCAAGAAAAAACTTTCAATCGTGAAGGTTCAGCAGCCCCGTCTGCTGAAATAGGCACAACCTTATCAAGGAGACAGAAAAATGTTAATAACCGAAAGAATCGCCAAGGCGGCGACAAAGACAATCCTCAAGAACGCCAAGGCAGACCTCGAAGCCACCCAAGGCAAGATGAAGAACGGGTTTGTTTCCGTGGAATCCGCGCTCGAACAAGTATTGACGGCCTACGACCGAGCCTTCGACAAGGGCTACGTCGTCAAGAAGTATTCGTACAAGGTGACGGTCTACAGCGAGACCCAGGGCTACAGCCGTTCCATGAAGTACAAGAAGGCGACGGTGAAGTGTACCGTCCGCATCGAGGGCGGAAAGATCCGCGATATCGCGTTCGAGCGTGACGAACTCTATCCTGAGCAGAAGGTATGGAGCAAGGTGGTCACTGACGGCTACGAGACGAGGAAGGACGCGCTGACCAGCTTCCTCCGCACAGACCATCCGTTCCGTACTGGCGACGAGAACGCCACTTGGGATGCGATGCTCCACAACATGCGCGACTTCGCCGTGTTCGGCTAGACTGCTACATAGGTGGCGGGACTGCCCCTTGTCCGTATGGGTAAGGGGCACCTACAACCATTCAACCAAGGAGTCATTACGATGAAGAAGATTGCATTTGCATTTATACTGATTGTGGCGGCATTCTGCCACGCAGCCCCGTACTTTCTGATTGCGGACACGGCGAACAAGACGAAGCGCACTTGCGTACTTGTCAAGGAACCGTTGGGCACAAGCAAGGCCATGGTGTTCCGTTGCGTGAACGTTCCGGCGCATGCGGACACCGTACAGATCTCGGTGAACAAGAACTTGACGCACATCGAGGTGGACACTCTGTTTGCGGACGGTTCAAGGAACGTGATGGCGTGTCTAGGAGAGCCGCTGTACAACCGAGTCGAGTGCCTATACGCCCGCATTGACGAGGTAGGCATAAAGGTCAGGAACAAGGTAGTGCCGCAGACTGGCACTATACAGAACATCTACAATGGCGTAAGGGAATACTACAAGCTGAAGAAGTAGGAAAGACTGCTACGGAAGTGGCGGGACTGCCTCTTGTCCGTATGGATATGGGGCAACCTTCAAACATTCAACCAAGGAGAATCACCATGAGTGACGAAGCATCTGAATTTAAGGCAATCCTGAAGACCAAGCCGAAGCCGTTCACCGCAAGCCTCAACATGAGGTGGAAGAGTCTCTACAGCCGAGTGAACAACTACATGACCAAGATGGTCGCGCACTACAACGCCCTCGTGGACTACCACGCAGCTCTGTGCGACAAGTGGGGCGGCCCCGGCTGCTACTTGACCGAGATCTGCTGCGAGATCGAGCGATCCAGACACGACGCCATCGCGTTCCTCGAAAGGATTCGCGGTGTCATGGAAGGGCTGACGCTCGTCGGCTACGTCGTGCTGAAGAAGGACGTCAAGGACATGGCGCTGAAAGCTCTGCGTCCGGAAATCAAGGGCATCTTCATGTTCTGCAACAGCATGGAAGAGGCCGCAGAAAGGCTCCGTATCTCCAAGGTAGGCGGTGTCGGACTGGCCGAGGACACCAGGAAATGGGGTTTAACAACTTACAAGGCGGTATTCGGATGGGAAAAGGACTGATTCGCAGACCCCTCGAAAGGTTTGAATTTGAAAATTTTTATGTGATGACACGCGCCTTCTACCCTGGCGCGGAGTTCACCGCAGAGACCGAACGCGACGGATTCGGATGGCTTTTCGGCTACGACACAAAGAAGCACGAGTTCGCCATGCACTCCGCTTGCGTGATGGTTCAAGGCACGGTTGACGGGCCTATGTACTATGTGGCGGTAAGGCACGGACGGCAGTCTCACTGGCGCAGACTCTGCAAGAGCCACAGCGCCAAGCGCTTCCTGACGGCCTTGAAGAAGCTGTCGGAGATCGACTGGATATGCACCGAGACGAACAAGTGGGTGGACTATCTGCTGATTCGCGGGACTGCCACGGCTAGGCATTGATACTGCACACAAAGGAGAATGAAATGGTTGGAACTATTACCGCACTTGTGATAGCGTTCGCCGTCGGACTGACGGCGGTAGGCGCTGTGGCCTTCTTCATGGCTGAACGCTACGAGGTCGCGTTCGTCTGCAACATCGTCGCTCTGTTCCTCTGGCTCCCGCAGATGGTAATGGACGTCGAAGATCCGTGGTTCTTGATGGGCGACCTTCTTCTTGGGTGCTACTGCTTCGTGATTGCAGTATCAAGCGAGGACGAAGCCGTCGAGGACTCTGACTCAGTAGAACAATTTTTATTTGGCGAGGAAGAATAAATGAATTTTGACCTGATTAACTTTCTGACAATTTTCGCGGCTGTAATGACAGTGGTCGGAACGGTCGCCGCTTTCTGGCGCAATTCCTTCGAGATCGCGTCGCTGTCGTACGGCATGGCCTTGTTCGTCTTTATGGTCTGGGTTATGCTGGACTTTCTGGCAACAGACCAAGTTGGTGCGACCACGCTTTCAACTATTTTGGACACCTATTTCATGCTTGTCATGGGCGGTATGTGCTTATTGTGCTACAAGTACGACATGCGGTGGAAGGAATACTTGGAGCGCAGAAGCGTGTACTATCCGAAAATGCGTATCGAGGATGTCAACGGTCGCCGTGGGACGTTCCTCGTATGGGTGAACCGAAAGGCCGGAAGAACACCAGAGGAAGTCGAAGAGTTCTTCAAGCCGTGCGGATACGTTGAAGTGACCGTACTCGACCACTACGCCGTGGTAAGGGTCAAGGACGCCGAGAACACCCCAGATCGTGAGCTTGACAATGTCAGACAAGAGATAATGCAAATCGCGGATTTTCTCACCAAACCGAGAGACACCGACAAGGAGGTTTAGAATGGCAGAAACAAAAGGAACCGCATATCCCTTGAAGAAGGGGCAATGGGCTGAAATATCCGTCCTTGAGAACAAGCAAGTCAATCTTGGCGGATATAAGCGACACCCGTTCAGCGCAGAAGTTTCTGGTAGGAGTGTAGGCTCTCTCGTGAAGAGGCTGAAGGACTTGGGAATCGACATCACGGAAGAACAGAAGTGGGTTGCCACCTTGTACGTTTGCGAGGGCGACGCTCGAAAGGAGATCCTGAGTTTCGTGAACGGACACTGGAACTGATAGGGCCGTGGCGGGACTGCCACGACCCTTTATTCATTTGGCACAACCAACCGAGGTACAACATGGAATTTACAGACGAATTACTAAAGAAGCTGGCGTCCGAAGGTATCAACTTCAGCCGAGAAGACAACGGACACATCTGCTACATGTCCAACTATGAACACGCAAGCGCGGATATCGACCCAGTTGCCGAGAGCTTCAAGGTCGTGAACGAATGCTGCGACCAAGACGAGTCCGGCGTCATCTGCGAACGTACGTTCGCCAACCAGTTCGACGGTCGCGTACCGAGCGCCGAGGAAGTCCTGAGGGACATCGCCAAGGCATGCGGAGAGATCGACCAAGGACTTGAAAATGCATTCAACACTTTAAGCGGATACGACATCAAGTCGTACTAGGAGGCAACCATGGCTCAAATGACCAAAATACTCAACCAGCTCAGCGACTTCAAGTTCCACGACAAGAAGCTCCAGACAGTCCTGGGGGACAGTCTGTTCGACTTCGCCGCTGGCCACCTCGACGATATCGACACCTTGCGCTTGACCGAACGATCCGTCCGTATTACGCTTACCGATGGGCGTGGGGATTTCTGGCTTACTTGGTTCGATGACAAGTGCATGTCCGGATGCGGATGTACGGTCGAAGGCGACCAGTGCTACCTCTACTGGAAGGACGGCGAACCGCTGAAGGCCGTCAAGGAAAGAATCAGCAAGGTATACGACTTGTTCGTGATGACCCTCAACATCAAGAATACCCAGAGGGAACTCAAGGAGAAGTACGACGCCACCTTGCAAGACGTAATCAGATAAAAAATAATTTTTATTTCTCTTGAAAGTATTGACAAAATACTTTTCAAGAGTTATATTTTAACCAAGGAGACATGAAAATGACCGATAATTTTGTACAAGCCGAATGCTATCTGGAAAGCGGAACGTCCATCAAGGGCGATCTCGGCAGACCCTTCAACAAGAAGATGAAGGAAATCATCGACGCGCACAAGGCCGAATTGGAAGCCGCTGGTGTGTGCGTACAAGACTACGGCACGATACTGGAGTACACCAACAAACCGTCGGGTGGACGAGACTTGACTGGCCGCACTCAGCGTATCGGCTTCGTGGATGCCAAGACGAGGTACTGGCTCATCCCTACTTGTCACCTCGAAGGCGGCGACAACACTTATATGAAGTCCATCAACGCGAAGGGAATCGAAGCCATCGACAAGCTGTTCGAGAACGAATGGTTCAAGGAACATGTCGCGCTGATGAAGTACCTCGGAAGTTCCTTTAAGTATCGTCCGTTGGTCAGTCCGTGCATTTGGTCTTTTTGATAAGGAATATCTATGACAATCGCTACCGACGCCCTGATTAAGGGCAACCAGTTAATACACGAATACGTGAACTCTGGAAAGCAAGGGTTCCGTAATGAAATCGTGGCCACGGAAATGAAGAAGATTCTGTCCAACTTCCGTGCCGACTGCCATATCACCAAGTCCCTGCTCGTCACCGAGAACGTTGTCCGTATCGACGTGGCTGACTACGAACACGACGAGAACAAGTATCTGGTCACTTGGCACGGACACCTTGGTCTGTGTTCCGTTAACTTCCGCGTGGGCATTGAACAGTGCAACATCTACTTCCACGACGACGACAGCAAGACCAAGATCCGAACGCTGCTCCGTAGGACTTTCTCAGTGTTCCGCACGTGCCTCGACCACCACAAGGCCGTTATGCAGTTGAGCGAACAATATCCAGAGTGCATGGACGAATGATCCGCCGACGGCGGGACTGCCCTACAAGACTATCATCCAACCAACTTCAAAAGGAGACAATAACCAATGGAAACAAAGAATCTCAAGAAAGTAATCCGCCGCAAGCACCGCTGGGACTTGGCGCTCAACTTCGACCAGATGAGTGAAATCACGTGGGAAACGTTGTTCGTCACGGTATCGTTCGCACTTGCCATTACGTCTGGCATCGGCTTGGTAAAGGCGACTAGCGTCAGCGGATTCCTCGTTTCGTACATCGGCATTGTCGTGATGCTGGTGGCGTTCTCCATCAACTTCGTACATCTGTTCCGTCACCTCGTACTGATGGTATGTGCGGCATGGCACGTAGCCAAGCAGAACGTGGAAGAGCAGAAGGACATCGACTTCGGCACGACCACGACATACTACAACCCAGACACCCAGACGGAAATGTCCGAAGAGGACTACATCGACTTGGTGCGAAAGGAAGTCGCGAAGGAAATGGAAGACCAAGAAAAGAAGAACGGTCAAGCACGAATCGAGGCCGAAATGGCACGAAAGGAATTTGATAGAAAGGCGTGTACCGTTCCCCATGGTGACGAATTGACTGCCGATCCGAAAACTGAAGAAAAAGGAGCCAACTGATGGAAAAATTCGTAAACATCTGGATTGTCATATCGGTCATTGTCGTCTCCGCTTGTGGCGGTGCCTTGGTTGACAAAATCTACCACGAAACCCAAGAAGAATCTGACCATAAGAAGGTCGAGATTGAACAGAAGGTCTCCCAAGTATGCTTCGCTAGCTTGGTGGATATGGACAGAACGGTCAGCTACCTCAAGGGCCTGGACACCAACGGAGTCTCTTGCGCAAAGGTCGTGAACCACTTGACCGCCAAGTACAACCGCGATCTCCGCGACTGGGAACTGAACAACGAGATAGTACGCCAACGGTACGAAGAACTGAAGAAGGTAGGCCGTAAGTACTACGAGCTGACGAAAGATACGTCGGTGATACGGCTCCTCTATTAGCCAGACTGGGACAGTCCCGGCGGGACTGCCCCTTCTTACCATTCATAAAGCACAACAAGGAGTATATCTATGTCAGAAGCACCGTTTATAATCGTGATTCCGCCTACCGAGTCGCCGATCAAGTACGATGACGGCTTCTCCACCACATTCAAGAGCGATTTCACCATCGCCGATGCGTTCGGCGAAGACGCCGTGAGGGACACCTACAAACGAGCCTTCAACGAATGGAAGGGCCAGTACCGCTACCTCACCGACCTCGTGATTACGCTGAACCACAAGATCTATGAACACCACGAGAAAGGCAACAAGGCGCTTGCTCAGGTCTACGACGAACTATGGAAGGCCGCTGACGCCTACGCGCTTGACAACCTCAAGGACGATGAACTGTCCTATTTTCTCGAAACTACCGATTAGGGGGAACTATGGCTGAACCCACAATCGTCATCCATAACGACATAGACCCAGTCTCGCAACTGCATGACCCAAAGGGCAACCTGGTTGGCGAGATAAAGAACGAACTCGCATTCATTGACGTGTGCCGACAGATCGTTGACCAGCATGCCGATGGCTACTATGTCATGCTGTATGGGCGTAAGTTTGCGCTTAACGAAGCCGACGCAGCCTTCCACCTAAAACTTCTAACGAGGTAGACAATGAAACGATACCTTATCAACGCGATTCTCAGCGGCATATTATCTGGAATGATGCTAGTTGTGTTCGCCTACTTCTTGAATCAGTACATCTTTCTGTGTACAGACCTCTTGATGTACACTTCATCGAGCAACCGCGCCTTTATGTTCTTTACATGCGCTATCACGTTCGCCGTATTCTTGTGGAACACGATAAATTGCGTGTACAGCACGGTGAAGCTGCTTTCGGTGGTGAATCGGCTTTCGGACAATTAGACTGGCGGCGGTCTCGCGGGACTGCCACCTTCTTTGATCATTTGTACAACCCCAACAAGGAGACTTATATGAAGAACTTGACCAACACCATCACCGCCACAGAAACCGCATTACTAGTCCGCGTTCGCGACATCTTGCTAGAAAGTCCTTTGTACAAGGACTACGGCGACAAAGACCGCCTCTCAATGATCCCGGAATCCAAGTGGGTCGATTACCGAAAGGGCATCGTGACGATCCCCTTGGTAGACAACTGTTTCCGTACTGGCGGCTACGCAAATATGAAGCAGTTCGCCGTGAAGCGCGTGGAAAACACGGTGAAGGCCATTCTCGAAGAGCATGTGATCAACGTGAAGTGGATCCGCAGCGACAAGCTGTGCGACAGCGTTGACTTCTGCGTAGAACACTATCATACGCCCAAGACAGTCAACCTTCCCAAGACCTATGGCATCGGCGCACTGAACGGCTACGACAAGAAGGTCGCCAAGCTTGCAGCCATCATCAAGGAACTGTGGGAGGCTGATAAATCGGAAGGCTCCTATTCCGTGGTGTTCTACTTGCACGAAGGCGATAATGTCATCAAGACCAGCTCCAAGCTGCTCATCGAAGGGCTTTGGAAATATTCGTACGAAAACACCGAACTTTCCTCGCTCATGTCAGCGGCTCTTACGATGATGCAAGTCCGCGATGACCAGAAATTCAACTTCTTTAACCCGGATTCGTTGACCATCGAAGACAAATTCACTAAAGACCAGTTCAACATCAAGTTCTAACTGATCCGCCGACGGCGGGACTGCCGTCGGCCTTTATTACGAAAGCAACCCAACAAGGAGAATCATCATGGCACGATTTAACCTCGACACCATCACCTCGCACGAAGACACCTTAATAGACACTATGAAGATCATGGTGTCCACGTCCAAGTTCTACAAGGAACACAGCCAGAAGGACTCCACCATCAAGGTAGACCGCCGTGCTGGCTCCGTGGAGTTCCGCATCGCGGACACTTCCTTCACCAAGGCCGATGACACGCTGAAGGTCGTTGCAAGGAAGCAAGCCAACGAGCTGCTTGCCGCCATGGACAAAGTGTTCGCTGAGGAGAAGACTTCGGTCGCGATCTCGTACGACCGCTACAACAACGTCAAGTACAAGTTCACTACCTATCACACTGCCGTCAAGCAGACCGTTCCGGTTTCTTTCGGCAAGGGTGGCCTGGGTAGCTGGACTGCAAAGGTGGTTCGCTTGGCAGAAGTCATCAACGAGTTCTACCACTTGAACACTTGCGAATTTCCGTTCTTCGTCCATTTCTTCACGATCGAAAATGGCGTGGCTGAGAAGGCCGCATATCCTCTCCAGATCCACAAGATCGACACGACCCACTCGAACTACGGCGCAGCCGTGTTCGCCGAAGCCTCCAGGCTTCTCCGCGCTTGCGAGGATGCCAAGGAATACGAATACTTCGAACCGAACTTCGTCAACATCCTCTGTGAAGACACGAAGGACATCTACCAGTTCAACCTTTAATTCCGAGGAGACCGCATGTCGTATTACCAGACCACAATATCTTTTGTGAGACCCACGATTTTCAAGCCTACCAAAGACAAAGTACTGGATGATTGCAAACAAGCGTTTGCTGGAAGCTTGTCGGTAAATATTTGCTGTGGCGACTTGGTATGTATCAAAGGTGACGCAAAACTGTCGTTCGGCGGTATGATCCAGTTGCTCAACATCCTTGAAACAAACGGACTCACCGTTGACGATGTACACCTCTATCTGAACGAGTCACGAGAATATTAAAAGGAGTCATTATGACCGAAGTCCAGAAAAAAATTTCTGCTATGTTCAAAAAGACCAACTTCGCTTGCATCACCGCCTTGAAGTACAGCCGAGTGGTGTTCGATTTCCGAGTCCTGACCAAAAAAGATTTTGATGAAGGCTGGGGAAAGACGCACTCTTCCGGATGCGTGGGCGGATGGAACGATGTCAAGAAGACTCACCGCTTTGTCGGCGTACTCACCATCAAGTATTGCGGACAGTACTTGCACTATGCGGTAAGCCACCGCGAACCCGTGTTCGCCGCAGCGCTCGTCCTCAAGAACACGCTTGCCAAGTTCGACGGCAAGAAACCAGATCCGATGCACCGAAAGATCATGCTCGTACACAAGAAATTTTTCGATGTCGTGTGCGAACCGCCAGCCACCAAGGAGATCCATGATGTTTGATACACACGTTGTCCGTCATACCGCCGTGACCAATGTCCACGTCACGAACGAGACCAACGATCACATCAAGGTCACGAACGAAGCGCAGCAGCAAGTCATCGAACTCGCGCAAGAAACCCCAAACAGCTTCTTTGTGCATTGCCATTACGGCGACAATGTATGGAAGGGTCTCTTCTACGAAAGGCCGTTCCTGAACAAGTTCATTTCGACCAGGGCCGCTTGCGACTCCGTCGAGTTCGGCATGACCCAGATCGCCAGCTATGAACCCAAAGAGAAGGTCGCAAAGCTCCTTGAGAAGCAAGGCGTTGTCATCAAGAAGCTCAAGGTGATGGACAAGTCGAGGGCGGTCTTCGCCGAAGTGGTCTGGGCTGACCAAGCATAATACACTAAAGAGACTGTTCCGCCGACGGCGGGACTGCCTCTTTGCTTTATACAAGATTCAACCAGAGGTTAAAATATGTTGCCACCCAAGACGATACATATCCTTCAGCACATGGACAGTCAGGAACGTGCAGAGGCGTTCCACGAGCTTCAACGACTCGGAGTGATTGACTACATGGAAATTGCTGAATGCAAGGCCATGCTCCGTGCAGAGTCTGAACCTTCCGAATTTCAGAAAGCGGCAAGCGAAATGCTTCAGCGTGAAGTAAGAGAATTCGACGAAAGAACAAGCCGAATCAAGTACAAGAAATGCCCCGAATGTCATGGCGAAGGAAAACGCTACGTCACGACATGCATTTCTCTTCGACAAGGGAACTTCCGTCGAAGTGATGGTTCATACCATTTCGACAAGGACGGAACAGAACGAGAAGCCCAATATGAATGGAAGACATGCCCTGACTGCAAGGGAACAGGAAAGGTAAGGGCATAGTCTGAAATTAAGGTTCTTTAACCCCTTGACAAACACTTTGCTAAGAGTTATATTTTAGTCAAGGAGATCTAAAATATGTCTGTAACGCTTTACCACATCTTGCTAGCCGTGTTTTTCATTGGATTTCTCGCCGAATGGTTTAACAACCGCAAGAAACACCCTTTCATAAGCCTCGCCGTCAACACTATTCTCGTCATCGTGCTGCTTCCGATTCTCTATTACGAGATAGCAAACAACATGATGTGGGATATAATCTTGGATTTTCTGATCGGCATATCGATCGGATATAGGGCGGCTGAAGCCGTAGACCACATCAACGACATCGTAGGAGACGAAAATGACGATACACCATAACGGTTCCACCGTGAACATTACTTTGCTTGGAGGCCCGACGATTGTCGCCGCTTGGGATGTCCTTGAAGAATCCTACGGCGCTGAACTCGACGTCGAAACCCTCACGCACATCGTCCGCAAGGTTGAAAACTCGTCTGGCTACTCCTACATGACGGACGCGGAACGCGAAAAGGAGTTCTGGAAGGAACTCACGATGGCAGACCTCGTAAGGTGCCAAGAACGCTACGCGGAACGCTGCAAGAGTATGGACACCTACGATGCGTACGACGACATGCCGTTCAGCAGCCACGAAGTCGACCCGGAATGCCAGAAGCTCGAAGCATACATCGCAAAGGTCAAGAAGAAACTGGAGGCTCTTGATGGCTAAAGAATACAAGAACCTAGCCGAACAGAAGTGGGACGAGTGGTGCGATAAGAACGGCATCACAAACAAGGAAACCTTGACGAGGGAACAGATCGTTCGCTTCCAAGACAGCGAAGAGTTCGGTGAAATCCTCGCCTCGCTTACGCCCGATGCCCAGATAGCCTACTGCGTGTCCGTATGCGCATGGCCTCGGCTCAAGAAACTCTACGAGGAGTTCAAGAAGGAACAAGCATACTATCAGTATGCGATGATGCTGGAAGCCTTGTTCGCTCGGTACGAACAATGGAAGGCCAGTCAACCAAAACCCAACTAAGGAGAATCATCATGGCAACCTATACGAAACAAGATGTAAGGAAGATGCTCTATCAAGCCGCCGATCAGATCAAGGAACTCGCAGACGATTACGTACAAGGTCGTCCGGCTGACATGGGCAAGATATCCCAGATTCACCTCGGCGTCAAGACTGGACTTGCCGTCATCGACGGATCTTGGGCACACGGCCTTGACAGCGAATTTCCGAAGCGCAAATGAGCTACGAAGAGGTCTACAAGAAAGGGCTGGCTGTCGGCTGGACTGGCTTGACCGTCCAAGAGCATGCCATCCTTCTTTATTACAAGGTCACTGAACGTGTCCTTGAATCCGAACGCACAACCAAAGGAGAATCCGAATGTTCCTCGAAATAATCTTGGCTGGTTTGGTCGCATACAGCGCCCACAACTCGGCACACAATGCCGCCAATAACGCCACCGCATCTGTAATCGGCGCAGTCGAAAAGTCTACAAACAAGCTGGAACGCCATTTGTCCGTAGTCGAACTGAAGGTAGACCAGCTCAACATCAAGTTGGACACCAACCAAGTCCGTCTTATGAGGGCGATGACCTGGCACGACTACATCCAGACGCTCCATGTCAAGGGCGCGAAGTACAAGGGAGATAACTTGTATGTGTACAAGGAGAAGCGCACCACTACGACGGCTGACCTCGTGACGAAGGAAGTCAAGGAAGTCAACGGACGCTTTACCCTGCTCAAGAACTTCAACGACGATACAGAGAAGCTGTATGCGGAAGATTACCTTGTCTACGAAAAGTTCCCAAATGGCGAGATAAAGGTATATGATGACCAAGGCCGCGTGTATATGCACACGAACCTAACGCACGACACCTACACATACTTGCCCAACGGAAAGACCCATTCAATCAAGTGGCACGACGGGGCCGTATGGATATATAAGTATGACAGACACGGTCAGCCTATCGAAATCGAATCGTACAATATGCAGCCTACATCAAGGAAGCCAGTCCAGCCATTGGTGGAACTAGCTATCGACAAGTGGCAGAAATGTGTCCAGAAGAATCCAGTTGGCGCATGCGTGTCGAAGTGTGACGGTTCAATGATGTATAACAGTTGGACGGGCCGGACATATCCGTCACACTGCTTCGACAAATGCAAAGCAGAACAGCAGTCCATTTGCGGAACCAAGCCAGTCGGCCCACTATCATAAGGAGAAACCATGTACGGATACAAGAAAGCGTGGTCTGCCAAAGGCCCAGCGGTAGTAAAGCTGGAGATCGACCCGACAACCGCCTTCATGGTGGTAGACATCGCGCACGAGCGTATGCGCGTGAACCAGTGCAAGGTGGTCGATATCCTCAACCTCGATGGGACAAAGGCCAAAGTCGATTTCGCCGCGTCCTACTACGATCCGTCGTTCATCTACTGCGTGGACGGAAAGACGATGACCATGGAGAAGTTCGATTTCCGTTCGAGGTCGCAGCATTCAAGGGGCATCCATTGCTACACCTCGTTCGAAAAGGCGGCAAGCTACAATGTGTTCATCCGTAGGTTCACTTGGCCTCTATGGAAGCTGAAGACGTGGGTGTTCTACGACGTTTGCTACTAGAGGTGTCCGAATGATCGATTGTACGCCCATCATCGTTGTCCTTGACCTACTTGTTTCCGCGCTGATCGCCGGAATGCTGTGGGGATTGAGGAACCCTGGCGACTTCGGCGGTCTGACCGACGAGGAATACGCAAGGGAAGAATTTAGGAAGCAGCACCCAGGAAGGGAACTGGCGATCTACTTGACCCTATTCGTGATAGTGTCCGCCATATCACTTCCGATCGTGCTATCGCTGCACTGGCGAACGATCTGCATCTGTCCGTGATATCGATGCATGACTGATCCAAGGTCTGCGGGACTGCCTCCGCAGACCATTTTAACACGCACACACAAGGAGACTACTATGAAGAAGCTTTTACTAATCATTCTCGCTTTCGCCATGTCCGCAGTCGCGGTCGTGTTCGACAATACCATCAACCGCAAGGAAATGCGCATCTACATGCGCTCTGGGAACTGGAACACTGGCGACCGCTATACTACCATGCCAGTCGTCGTGAACGGCAAGGTGACTTGTCCCTATGTCGGCAGCATCTTCGCCGAGCCGTACAAGGACGGCACATGTCCGGCGGTGAACGTGTACCACTTGGTACGCATAGCCAGATCCAAGAAGGGTCTGGACTGCTATTACGACTACACGATAGGCAAGGACTTCATGTTCTCCGTCTACAACCAGCAAGGGTGCCCAGACATCCTAGCCGCATACGACGGACTAGAGTTCTTTCGTGGTGTCTACTTTGATTCCGTTGACAATTTCAAGCTGTACTACCCGGATTCGCTGCTCACGCAGACCTTCGAGGGCAACTTCGATTTGTATCCGAGGGTGAAGGCGCAGATCCGCTACCGACGGATCAACATGCGCAAGGACAAGAAGAACGAAGTAATCAGGTTCGGAGACTGATTCCGCCACGGCGGGACTGCCTCCTTTTGTTATAAAAATTTACGCAAGGACTTGACAAAAGTCAAAATAAGAGTTATATTACTAGGCGGAGGTATCACCATGTACAAAGGTTGCTACAATAGCTATAAGTTCGATATGACCGACACTCATGCCATTGCCTACTACGGCATTGACACCAAGGACTTCACGTTTATAAAGAACAGCTATGTGTTCAATCGTCGCACCAACTTGGAAGGTAGCGCCGATGCCGATCTGGCTGAACGTGTTGTCGGAGCTATCTCTAGCTTCGGTGTGAATGGTGTCCAAGTGGATAGCATCGAGTGCGGCCCCGTGGTGACTCGCGTGAACTTGAAGTTGCCGTATGGTGTTCGCATCAAGACGGTTGCAGACTTGTCTAACGACATCGCTATGCAGCTCAATGTCAAGAGCGTGTCCGCTACTCCGGTGCCCGAAAAGGGTGTCCTCGCCTTGGACATTCCCGCCAAGGAACGCAAGGTCATCCGTTTGGGAAATGTTCACACGGAGAAGTCTAGCACTATGGCTCTTCCGCTTGAACTCGGCGTGTCTGTCACTGGCGAAGCTCGTGCTATCGACTTGGCGAAGGCTCCGCATCTTCTGATTGCTGGTCAGACTGGCTCTGGCAAGTCCGTCTGCATCAACTCCATCATCTGCTCGTTGCTCCGTAACGTGCCGCTGAACGACTTCGACTTGATGCTTGTCGATCCGAAGGGTGTCGAATTGAACGATTACCGCTTCGTTCCGAACTGCATCAACAAGAAGGTTCTCGTCGAACCGAACGAGTCGCTTGATGGCCTCCGTTGGCTCTGCAAGGAAATGGATCGCCGCTATGCTATCTTGACGAAGTATGGGCATCGCAACCTTCAGTCCTACAACGATTGGGTGAGCAAGCAGCCTGTCGGTAAGGATTGTGTAGAGAAGATGCGCTATGTTGTCTGTGTGGTTGACGAGTTTGCCGACTTGATGATGACTGCTGGCACCGAACTCACGGCAATCGTGCAGAGACTGGCTCAGAAGAGCCGTGCGGTTGGTATTCACTTGATTCTCGCCACGCAGAGACCGTCTGTCAAGGTGGTCACTGGCGATCTCAAGGCAAACTTGCCGTGCCGTATCGCCTTCAAGGTCAGTTCCACCACCGACTCCGTGACCATCCTCGGTCATGGCGGTGCCGAACGCTTGCTCGGTATGGGCGACATGATTCTCAGCAACAACGATGTTGATGAGCGCTTGCATGGTGTGTATCTTGATGACCACGACATCTTCTACACCGTCGCGGTTCTCTACAACACGACCGTAAACTCCATCATTCGCGAAGTCGATTTCGTGAACGGAAAGGCATCTAACTCGTTGGGCGTTCCGTCTTGGCTCTTGGAGACCATGAGCGAATGCGGTCGCCGTCAGCTCGCTAGCGGTTCTCCGTCTTGGCTTGAAAAGCTCGTAGATATTAACCGCAAGGTTTGGGATCGCTCGGTTGACGAGAACAAGTACACCTTCGCCACGTTCATGTGCCGTATGGCAAAGTATTATGGCGAGGTCGAAGCTATCCGTCCGCTTGTCGCTAGCAGCGTGTTCGGAAAGGCCGTGTCGGCTCGTTCTGTTGGCAATGTGTACGGCACTATGCTTGATACCATGCTTCGTCTTCCGACAAAGTATGCACTTGGTCTCGGATACTCCGACCCTGATGTAAAGCAAGCGTTGAGCCGAACTGCAAGTGTCAACGATCAGTTGGATTACTTGAAGTCCATCGCATAGACTAAAATAATGGGTACGGGGCTGCCACGGCTCCGTATCCATTTGTCACAAACTAACCAAAGGAAGCAATATGAAAACTGGATTAAAAGACCTCAAGGGCAATGAAATTAACATCGGCGACAAGTTTCGATTCATTTATACGGATCCTATGGGCAAGCCGTTTCCAGAAACTCTCGATGACGGCTTGTACGAAATCGCCTATGAACATGGCGCTGTCGTAGCCAAGTACATCGACGGCCACGGCGTAGAGACCGAGAACTCTCGCCTTCTCCGTAATTGGATTGAGACCGAGGAAGGCCGCTACATCAGCAACTACGGCCCTCTTACCGTCTTCAAGAACGATGTCGTGCTTGGCGAAGTCGTCGAAAAGGGTCCTGGCGAACTCGATGTCGAGAAGCTTCTCATGACGCTCATCGACAACATCGAATATGTCTACGCAAAGACCGACGGCACGTACGGAAACTTGCATCCGAACATTTCTGGAAATGTACAGTACATCCGCGACCAGATCCGCAAGCACAAGAAAGATTAACTTTTTAGCTACTACCTATTGACAAACCAGTAGGTAGAAGTTATATTTTAACCAGAGGTAGAAACATGATTAGATACAAGGTCACATCGACCCACATAAACCCGGCCTACAGACCGAAAATAACTTGGGTGAACACCAAGGAAGAAGCCGAAGCCGTCAAGGCCCACGAGGCTCCGATCGCCGTCAGCGACATTCAAGAATGCGAAATTCCTGATGCCATGTACGAAAAGATCAAGGCTCGTCTCTCCGAAAGCGAACCGTTCTGCAAGCTGAAAGAATACGAACAGTTTGACGATATCTATATGTGCTATCGTCGTATGCTCTGCGCCCTCGACGATTTCTACGATTCTCGCTACGCCTACTAGGAGCCGCCATGAAGACAAAGTATATGATTCGTCGTGAGTTCTACGGAGTCATGCCTAAGTTGGGTGTATTCGACACCAAGCAGCTTGCCGAACGGCAGATTCAGTTGCTTCCAGAAGTAATGACGGACTACGACCACTTCGCCGTAGAGGAAATACCTTGTCCGGAATGCGAGGAAGAGTTCACCATCGACTTCCGTCGAGCAAACAAGAAACAAGATGAGGAAAAATCCAATGGTTAAATTCTACAAAGTCAGTTTGTCGCTCACTGGACTGATGTGCCTAGCGTCTGGCGTATACACGATATGGCGTTTCGACCAGTGGAATGACGGCGTTCTCCAAGTGATTTTGGGAACTATCTTACTGGTCGGCTACATCCTCTTGGATGTCTTGTCGAATATGGCGATTGTCACCAAGGTTGAAGTCATCAAGCCGGACGGCGTGAACGTGCAAATCGTCAACAAGAACTGTATCGACGGCAACGGGACTGCCTCGGACAAAGATAAATAAGGCACACTCAACAAATTAAACAAAAAGGAATTTTTATGCGCTGTGGATTACGAAAAATAGATAAGTCTATGCAAGACATCGTCAAGAACGCTGTACGAAGCGGTCGATGGGAACAGAAATGGGGTCGAAAGCACATGAAGCTCGTCATGAAGGATACTCCTTCCAAGTGGATTCCCATTGCTGGCTCCTCTCGCGACCAGGCCCACGCAGCCAAGAACTTGACTTCCGAAATCCGCCGTCTCGAAAGAGAAGCTGGCTTCACTGAATTTTCTGTGTAGGGGTCAACAATGACTTTTGACGAATACGAACAAAAACAGCACGAAGTCGACATGTTTAGAATGAATGTCCAGTGCGCAATCTGCGGAGTGCTTGGCATCAATGCTGGCGACACCGACGGATCCACATTCCACTTCAACCGCGTAAGCGATACCGATATCGAATACCATATCGACTACGTGGATGGCCGTCGCAAGGCAATCGACCGCAAGATGGACATCAAGCTCGTAGAGCTTGCAATGGAAGGCAACGTGGCCATGGCGCGTGACCAGTACCTTGAACTTTATTGCCGAGCGAGGTAAGTATGGCAATCGAAAACATCGAAGACTATTGGCGCGGTGAACCGAACTTCGGACTCCACAGACAAGAATGGGTGATCGAAGTCGACTGCCGAGGCACCGACATCGAAGACATCATTCCGAGGCAGCGCATCAAGCTGGCGACCACCAATCTCAAACCGCCTAGCGACGACAGATTCATTAGCATGTGCGCTATGGGACTGGTGCCGACGGTTGGCGAATTACTCACAAGATAATCAAAAAAGGAATTACAACCATGTTTACGAAAATCAGCAACTTCATTGAACGCATTTCCGAATGGTTCTTGTGGAGAAGCATCAAGAAGAAACTGCGCCCATTTGTCAAGGTAAGGAAGGTATTGCAGCCGAACGAAGTTCCGAGCTACATGCATCTCATTCTCCGTTCGCTCCAGAATCGCGAGTATTCTGGAATTATCTTGCTGTCCAACAACAAGCGGATCTACAACTACATCCAGAGGACTCTGGGAGATACCAATACAGTGTTCTTCCGTGAGCCGTTCACCTTCAATCCGGACAAGCTCTTCGACAAGATCAAGGAGTACGCCACGCCTCTCCATGTCGATTACGCGGTGACTGGCTACGGGAACGACTCTCCGTTCTACATTCTGGCCGTGCCGAACGACCGCAAGCCGAACGACGGACTGAACTACGATCAGCGGGACTGCCACAAGAAACCATTGAATAAGCGCACCAAAAACCACAAAAAACACAACAAGGAGTAATCAACCATGTTCACAACCCTCAGTATCCTCGTCTACCTCGCAGAAGTTATCGAACGTGTCGAAGCCGTCACCTTCGGGCTCGGTCTGTTCTTCGGAATATCCGCCTGTATCTCGCTCATAATAATGGGCTGTTGCGCTGCTGAAAACGAGTTCGACACTTCGAAGACTGGCGTCAAGAAGTGGTGCAAGTACACCTTTATCAGCGTTATCGTCGCCGTCGTGTTCATCGCCTTGTCCGCTTTAGTTCCGACCAAGAAGGCCGTATACATGATTGCTGGCATACAAGCCGCCGAATACCTGGTCAACACCGAAACCGCCAAGGACATCGGCAACGAAGGCGTCAAGATCTTCAAGGACGTTGGAACTATCATCCACAGCTATGCGGTTGATGCGGTTGGCACAGTGAAGGAAAAGGTCACTGACGGAGCCAAGAAGGCGGCTGAAACTACTAGCAAGGTCGTCGAAGCCGTGAAGGACAGTGCATCTTCTGTGGTGAAGGAGACCGTCAAGGAAACCATAGGCACGGACAAGTGATATGATTGACACGCAGTTCGAAGAAAAAATCTCTGTACAGCTTGCTCAGCGCATCGAAGCTCGCATGCCGTTCGCCAAGAAAATCTATGACGCGGTCGGCAGCTTCTATGTGGCTGGCAACAGCCTTAACGAGGAAGCGCCGAACGATTTCGACATATACCCCGTATGGAAGAATCAGTTCGACGATGTCCGCAGCAAGATCGGTGAAGACAACGTAGTGTGCGTGACGAAGAACGCCGTTACTGCGAAGATCGATGGCAGAACCGTCCAGTTCTGCAACTACTTCAAGCCGTCGCTCGAAGAACTTCTGAAGTCATTCGACTTCGCCCATGTCCAAGTGGGTGCGAGGTTCACCAAGGCGCTCGACGGTTCTCCGATAAGCAACGTGGACTTCACGCCTGACTGGCTCGTCGCCAAGTCCACCGGGCAGACGTTCTATACCCATTCCGAATATCCGATTTCCTCGCTCGTTCGTATCAACAAGTACATCAAGCGCGGAAACTACGTCGGAAAGTCGTATATCAGGGATGTCGTCCGCATCTTGACCGACATCCTCAACCGTGGCATCGAGGACTACGAAGACTTCAAGGATCAGCTCGACGCCATCGACCTCGGCTTGTTCGGAGAAGACGCCAGTACGGTTCTCGGACTGTTCCACGCATTCCAGAACGTGAAGCCGACTCCGTCGATAGAATGATTTGGGTACGGCGGGACTGCTCCGCCGACCGATCATTTTGGCAACCGACATCAACATCAACAAGGAGAACCATCATGTGCAAGCCTAATGACAACATCGCAGAACGCTATGCAGCGTACCAGAAACAGCCTGGTTCCATGAAACGTGCGCTCTCCAACTTCAATCGTATTACGGAAGAACGCTTTGCCATGTTCAAGGACGTGGTCAAGGATCACGAGGATATCGGCAAGGCGGCCATCGTCATCATGGCGACCAACTACGCATCGTACTTGATGAAGCTGGCAAATGACGAGACCAAGACGCCTGAACGCCGTGTGTACGAGCTTGCTGGCGCAATCGCTCCCATGTACGAGATGATGTATGATCGTCTGACCAAGGAGACTATCGAGGACATGATCAAGAAAGTTGGAACGGAGGAAAGTCCTAATGCGTAAGTTTCTTCTAGTCCTTCTTCTGCCGACATTGATATTCGCTTCGATGAAGTTGGAGTGCGGTGTATTCGCTGGTGCGTGGGAAAGCGTCACCAAGCAGAAGATCGAACCGCCTACCGAATGCTTCGCCGAGACGAAGTCGATGGCGGCGTTCTCCAAGAACCTCGACCGTGCTTGGATCCTCGACTCCGACAAGTACATCTTCTGTGAGTTCAGCGCACCCAACATGAACTACTCGTGTATCGTCAACGGTGCGGACACGACAAGTATCGTTCCTAGCTATATTGTCAACACGTACTATAACCTTAAAAAATTTTTACATTAGGAATTAACTCGACTGTCAAGGTCTTTACTATATTTCATCACATCAACAACCATTAACAAAAGGAAACGGAATGAATACCAATACCGCAGAAACTAACACTACTGGAGATCTTTCACGAAAGAACCTCCCCTACACCGCCCAAGAAGACAAGAAGCTTCGCGACGGTGCAACTACGCTCCCTGGCCGTACGCTGAAGGCCGTGTATCAGCGCCGTCGTCAACTCGGACTCGTGAAGCAAGCCGCGTGGAATGAGGATGAACTCAAACTCGCCCGTCAGAACATCGTTCCGGCTGGCCGTACTAAGGCCGCTCTCCGCTGTCTCCGCCACAAGCTCGGCCTCAACAAGAAGACCACCATGACCGCTAGCGGCCAGATGGAACTGACGCTTGCTCCGGTGTCCGCACACAACAACCAGCACATTTCCGACATCGTCGGCAAGTTCGTGAAGACCGTGAACATTCTCCGCAAGAGTGGAATGTCCGTCGCCGACATCGCCGACCAGACTGGCAAGACCAAGGAACAGGTGCAGAACGCCATCAATCTGGCCGATTCTCTCCGTTCCAAATAATTTTTAATTATCGCAATGGGAGTCTGGGCGTGTACCGGATTCCCATTTTTTATAGCACAAAGAGGTGTTTGTATGGAAAAAGTTTTTACCAAGCGCGTATACAACAAGTGGACGCCCGAAGAGGACGACATGATCCGCCGTGGCGAGATTCCGCCCAACCATCCGAGCTACGCCAACTGTCTAACTCGCGCACGTAAGCTGGGCTTCAAGTTCGTCAAGAAGCGCCAAGAAGGAGGCCGCTGGAGCGAACTCCAGGACAACATGGTACGCAAGGGCGTAGTGCCCCCAGAGAAGGGTCTGGAACGCGCCATACAGCGAGGCAACGAGCTTGGCGTAGACTTCTTGAAGCTGTTCTACGAGAAGATGGACACTAACGGCTTGCAAGGGCTTACGAAGGACGAACGCATGCTCATCATGGCCGCGAACGAGAACTCCTTGAAGGAGTTCAAGGTCAAGGACAGCGCCGCCATACACAAAGCCGCGCAGCGAGGAAAGAAATACTTCTTGATGCATGCGAAGTCGCTGCTCTCGATTCAGGACATCGCGAACAAGGAGAACTGTTCTCGACAGAATGTCCATCGACTGATCGATGCGTACAAGATCCAGTATTTCAACGAACACTGTTTCGACCAAGCGGTCAAGGAAGCTGAAGATGAAGGAATTCTTTAAGGATGTGGGCTGGAGTGCGTTGTGCTTTACTGGCGCACTCATCTTGCTGACGGTCGCACTCGTGGTGATTGCCGCCGTCGTGGCTCCGTGCTTCATCGTGCCCGGTCTGCTGGTCGAACACTGGGGCAAGACGTGGTATACAATGCTTCTTGGGCTGGCGTCCATTATCGTGTACTGGAGCATTGTCGATGTAATCAGTTCCGCCATTTGGCGCAAGATTACTGGCCGTCCAAAGCTCAAGCGAGGCGAGATCTACATTGAATACGCCGAATCTGGAGAACGCTCGTAATGAGCATCGATTACTAGAGGTTTAACATGGCAAAGCAGAAAGCGTCCATCTTGGACTGGACGGCAAACAAGGAGTCCAAGGAGAAGTACCAGCTCAAGTTCCGTCTGGAGAACTTGCCTGGTGTTGGCACCATCGAAATGGTTGCTGGCGAATGCGTCGCCGACAGTCCGGTTACGGCTGGCAAGGCGATGGAAGCAAACTTGCAGCGCCGCGTCGGGACTGCCAAGTACAAGTATGTAGCCGAAGCGAAGATCGTTGACGAGAACGGCAAGGATAGGGCCTTCTTGCAGATCGACAAGAGCTACAACAAACAAACCAATGCCTACGTCACCACGCCCTCGTGGGGACACTGGCTAAATGTATTCTAATATGATGAGTGCGCTAGACATATTTGAAGCATACAAAGGGCGCGACTTTGAATATGAGGTAGGAAAGCCTAGCATTATTCGAGGTGCCGCCCCTTGCATACGCCTTAGCATCAAAGTTGGTTTCCGTGTAATGAACTTCGTTACACAGACGAAAACACGTTCGATGTCGGCAATGGTCGAGCGGTCACATAAGCCGAATGACTTATTTCGGATTGGTACGGATTTATACGTGAACGACTTCGTGTATGCGGAGACGGATCAGTTCAACGGCATTACGTTCTCGTGCGTATATTTCCGTAAATGCTTAAACAATCCGGAGTTTCTTGTTAACGAAGTGGTTACTCAGATGAAACTGTTCATCAATAAATTAACCAACGAGAAACCAGAGTCGAATGTCGGTCGCACTCTCAAGCATCCATTAGATTCATACTGGCTAAAAGGGTTGCTTGCGTAAACATCTATTGAAGCCAGTATCAAGGAAATTAAAAGGAATTTATTTGAAATGAAAAACGTTATCTACATCGCCGATATCGACCAAGATATCGACGACCTCCTCACCATCAGATACATGGCAGAGCGAAGCGTATTCCTCAAGGGAGTCGTTCTCGATCCGATGCCGACAAGCGACGTCGGCAAGGCCCGTGTGAAACTGATCGAGTCTTGGGGAGTCAAGGTGTTCGACAGCATCCCGGAAGATGCCGAACCGAAAAGTCCGATGGGCGTCGCCGAACCGACGGAAATCGTCTATTGCGGCGGTGCGCTCACCAAGGTCGCCGAATACGTCAAGGATCACAAGCTCCAGCAGCTCGTGATGAACGGCGGATTCGTCGGCGAACCGATCGTGCCCTCGAACAAGGCGCTTCCGAAATTCCGTGGGAAGTCCGCCGTCCGTACTTTCAACTTCAACTGCGATGTCGCGGCTGCAGACGCCGTTCTGAAGTCAGACAACATCGAACAGATCATCCTCGTAGGCAAAAACGTCTGTCACGATGACAGAAACACCTTCGAGGTCATCTGGAAGGACGAGAAGTACCTCACCGAAGGACTTCCGGTCAGACCGGGAAAGAAGCTGCACGACTTGCTTGCGGTATATGAAGGACTTGTGTTCTACGGACTCAGTGGATACAAGGACAACCATGTGCTCGTGTACAAGGAAGTGTACCCCTTCAACAACGGACTGAAGGGCAACATGACCGAGTGGGGCAGCTCACTCGAACCTACTGGCTACAAGAAAGTCCTTGCCGCCGTGGGTTGGGTCTAGCATAATTAACTGGAGAGCATTATGTCTACTGAAAAATCTGAAAATGGTGCTGGCCTCATATCGTTCGACAAATGTATGGACATCTTCAAGAGCGGCGGCGACTGCCAGATGCTGTTTGATGGGAAATGGATACCTTTCGAGCCAGCTGCAGTAATCCGCAAGTTCCGCCTAGCACCTCAGTTGTCCAAGAAGGACGGCCCCAGAGTTGTACGGTATGCGTTGTATCGTCTATCACAGATCATGTGCGAATACTGCCAGAATTTGGCTTTCGGTCTTCCAGAAAAAGGCCCTAAGCCCAACTGGAAGCATACCTATCCGGTCAATTGGAAGGAGAACCAGCCGAGGCTATTTGGGCGACTGAAAGACATCTTCAAGACGTATTTCCGTATAGTCTCTGCGCCGTACAAGAATGAACATGTCGTCGGGAACGGTGTAGTCGGCGTTCCGCACTACATCATTCAACGTCGGTGCATTGACTCTGATCAGTGGGTTTCTGTATTCGCTGTTCGATACATGACGTACAACGGATACGACAAGTACGAATCTCGTTCGTGCGCATCTTGGGAAGGCGAACATACGACGGACTGGGGAATCGTGCTGATGTCCGACTTGGCTGGCAAATACATCCAAGAAGACCGATGCAACGGACATATTGACACGTCTCGCTATTTGAGGGCCGAAAGTACAGACCACTTCAATCGAGGTAAGACCGTTATCGTAAGGCAGCAGCGCATATTCACGCTCGACCCTACGAGTAAGCCCGGTGACGAAGTGCTGCACAACATTGCATTGGTGCTGTCACACTATCTGGAACAGCTTTCCTCGCTTGACATCCGCTTTCCGAACTTCAAGAGCTTCATCGACAAGCAGCTTGCCGACATGATGGATTCGTCCTATACGATCTACAACGGCGAAAAATGCACTCACGTCACGATGAAGGAATCTGTATTCGATGCGGTCAAAGAATACATGGAAGCAGTCATTGGTAAACTCAAGCATGGCGATTATTACCAAGACTATGTCTTTACCAAGGCGATAATGCTCCGCTACTTCAACGACAAGTACAACGACACGATCGACCGAGTCGATTATAGTTCGTCGTTCTAAATCTTGGATCCGGATCTGGCCAGGAAGTGCATCTCGACCTTCGTCGCGACGTAGTTTCTAAGGCCCCTAGAGCGTATCCAGTAGCCGAAAATATGTTCGGCAAGGTATCCGTCGATGCGGCGGTTAGAATCGCTCAGACCACGGTATTTGTCGAAAGCAGCCAACTTAGGGAACAGCCATTCGCAATACTCGTCCACCACGGCCTTCGTGGAGACGAACATGTTGCACTGGACTAGTTCCCTTTCTTGCGTATAGTCGGCGAACCTGTCGCCGAGTCCGTTGAACTTGCTGTTCATTATTTCGATGAACGCATTGAATTCGTCGGCTGGGCCAGCCTTCTGGAACCAGTCGTAGCCAGAGCTGAACCCGGTGACCTTGGGATGGTGTCGGAATCGGCAAGTGATGATGTCGTTATCCTTGAGGATAGTCTCGACTTCCTCCTTGCTCATTCGCTGCTTGTTCTTCTTCGGCGAGGCGAAGAAGCGTCTGTAGTGTTCCAGACCTACATACTTCGATGTGGCGTTCTTCCAGAGGTAGAACAAGCCAGTGAGTTCACAGTACCAAGGGTTCAATAGGTCAATGTTCGCGCCGTCGTGCGGTGCGTCGACGATAAATTTCTCGCGGATATCGTCGCATTCAAGAAAGAGGTTCTTCGAGGAACCGACAACGTAAATACTCATGCGGTATAAATTAGGTTAATTCCATTTTGAATACCAGTTTAGCTAACCTATAAACTGCGTATATCGTATAAGGGATTTGACCATGAACCAACTATTCATCGACAAGCTGCACGAGAGCATGAACGACAAGAACAAGAACCTCTTGGAAGCAGTTGAACTACTCTACCGCACTTGCGAACAGAAGGCCCAGCTGGAAAGCAAGTTCGGCAAGGCAGCCGCCATTGGCGGAATTGCCGCCGGATCGTACTTGACTGGCCTTGGAACTGGCGTAGCCAATGCCGACAAGATCAACGGCGCGATCGACGCTGGCAAGCAGACGGTGCAGCAGATGAAGGATGACGCCAATCAGTACGTCAAGGACGAGAATACCGTGGCGACCGTAAAGAACCGTTCCTACGACGGTCTGGCGCTCAAGAACAAGGGCTACAAGTTCGTAAGCGCCGATCAGAAGCCGGAACTCTTCAAGAAGACCGACAGCGGCGTACCGTCGTTCAACGGAATCGCCGTGAGCGACCTCGACAAGCAGCCGTATGTGCAAGCCGGATGGTACGTCTCCCCAGACGGCACGAAGTATTACTCCACCATCACTGGCGACGTGTATAAGATGCCGGACGGCCAGACCTTCGATAACGCCACATCCGATAACCCAGGCAACCGCGTAGGCCCAGGCGTCCTCATGACTGGCGACGTGACCGACGACGATATCGAGAAGTGCTCACTCTCCATGGCTGGCAAGTATGGCCCAGACAAGGATTGCGGCCCCGCTGGCTACGTTCTGCACGACGACAAGTATCTCGACTGGGTTGGTGCCGAAAAGTAATTCAATCCATCAATAAGAATAGCCACCTAGAAGAACTAGGTGGCTTTCTTCGTTTGTGCTATCTCCTACACAAACTTGACCAGCAAAACCACGAGGGCGATGATGCTGGCCACTATGGCAACATCCGTGTAATCATCGAGCTTCATTGGACGCCTTTATCCTTTGTGCTAGCACGTCGATCATGCGGTTTCTCACGTTCTCCAGAGCGAACCGAGATACGCTGGTCTCGTACGGAGCAAGAATGCCGTCGATGTCCTTGATACACCGAGCGCGGTCAAGTTCTGGCGAGAAGATTCCGCAGTTGAACATGTCGATGAGCGACGGGTTCTCCATCGACTTGTACGTAATCTCGCGCTGGTTCTTTAGGATCCAGTCCCAAGCGCCTTGAGGAAGCCAACCGTTGACATTGGCTGGGTCGAGTTCGGTAACGAGCATGAGCTGGTGCGACTCGTCGGAATTGCGTACCCACGGCACTAGACGGTCTGTTATTTCCTTTACGCTCATGTCGGACACGACGACCCAGTTGCACTCCATGTAGTGCATCCACTTATCGAAGGAATCCTTGATGAACCTTTCCAGTCGGTTGTCTTCCGGCTTGTTAAGCGAAATAAGATAAAACTTGCTCATACTCTAAATATAGCATAACTATGCGTATGTGTCAAATGACAGTTCCGCCGGGGCCGTAGAAATTTTGACCAGACCGTTCCTTTCGGTCTTCTCTCTCGTTGAAGCATAGCCAGCTTCGCTTCATGCGCCTAGCCAATTTCCGAATCCACCTTATCATTGTCGATAGTAACCTTCAAGCTAAAGTTAGAAGATTTCACCTTCGGCACGATCCGTGCATATATGTGTATGCTGCCTCGGTCGAACTCGAAATGGTCGAGAACGACATCGACATCAGATACGCCTGGGTTTGCCGCCAGATAAGCGATCTTTGCTCGGCTCAGCTGATCGTCGATATAGTTATTGGATGCCATATAACCTCTTAAAGCTCGATGATGAAGTCGTTGTCGCTGCCGTCAACGGAGCCGCGTTCCAGCTTGTCTCCAGTGTAGTCGAGCAGTTCGATGTACCTAGAGCGTTCGCCGGGATAGCCAAGGGGATTGCACCAGATGTGGATTCGGTTTCCCTTAGAGTTGACGTATTCGGCCTTCCTACGGCCATGTACGTGACCGCAGAACCAGTAGGAATCGTCCGGCATCTCTTCGAGATACTTTTCGGCGTCGAAGTAGAAGACGTAGTTCCACGGATCGTTGCGGAAGTCGAACGACACGCCAAGCTGGTACGGCACGAAATGTGTCATGATGGCCTTCGGATGCGCTTGGACAATATTCATCATCTTCTTGTCGTAGTGGTTCCAGATGGCGGCTGGTTCTTGGCTGAAATATCTCCAATGATGTCCGTCGAACCAGTTCCTACGCCAAGCGGTGAACGCATCCAGACCATAAGACGGGGCTTCGCACTTGAAGTCGCACATGCCCATGCATCCGCCGAAGTTTTCGCGGATATGCATGAGAGGGCCGTCTTCGCCGTCGAGAAGGAATACGTTGTCATAAGAGCGACAGAAGTCCTTCATACGGGCGATCTTCTGTTCAGTCGAAGCGAACGGAAGATTGGCCTTGGACGGCGTACTGCCGCGCACGACGAGGTCGTGGTTGCCAAGAACCATGACAACTCGTTTGTACTTGTTGCTAAGCCACGGAACGATACGGGTGAACGTCAAGTAATCGTTGGAGTAGTCTCCAGCGAGGAATATGCCTTCAGTCTCTGGGATCGCGTAGTACTTCCAGAGATATTCGAGGGTTTCGATGGTGACGGATTCTTCCGGATCGTCCACACGCGCCCTCACCTTGCCGACGGCGTCTTCAAAGTGAGTGTCGACGTGTATGTCGCTTAACAGCAAGTATTTCATTGGGTAATTTCCTTGATTATCTTGTTCGTAGCTTCGATTTGTCTGAGCGTGACCTTCTTGAGCGCTTCGGCCACGTAGTTCGCATCGACGACCTTGTAGCGGTTGGTGTAGAAGTTTTCTTGGCACTTGTATGTCTTCCACAAGAATCCGCTTGAATCCGTACTAAGAACCTCGGCGCAGCGAGACGGCGTGATGTGTACGCAGTCCACATCAGACGACATCGGCGTCACATGTACAACCTTCTCGATTAGCATATAGGACGGGTTGTCATCGTTCTTGTAGTTACGATACATTTGTTCGTCCTTTTCTTCGTCAAGATCCCAAGGGATGTTGCTGATTTCCACCCATTTGCCGACAAGGCCGCTATACTTCTGCATGGCGGTTTCTTCCTTTGCCTTGAAGTAGGCGTCACGCGCATTTTCATAATCGGCTTCCAGTTCTTCAAGTGTCTTGCTCATTTTTTATTCCTTTTCCTTAACTCTCTAAGTTCGGCGGCTTTGGCCTTGATGACATTCCAACGATGATGAGCCGCGTCCAGACCGCCTTCGAAATACTGGTCGATTACTTCTGTCGGTATGTAGCGCATCGTGTATTTCGACTCAATTCCGTGCGGCCACAGCTCAAAAAAGATGTATCGGTCGTAGGATGGCATACGCATCTTTACATGGATCTCGTAGTCTTTCGGCTCGATTCTCAGAATGTCGTATGCCGCCGAGTTCAGCTTATTGCAAAGCTCGTCATGCCGTCGGTTGACGTCGGCTATTTCGTACTCCACCATGACTTTACTGGCCCTCCAATCGGTTTGACGCTTACAAGCTTGTCTGCAAGCAGAGTAGGCTCGCATGTACGGATAATCGGTAGGCTGACATCAAACTTACCGATATCCTGATTCTTGAGTTGTTCTTGGCGTTGCTTGTCACGGCGTTCTTTTTCGGCCAGCCATGCGTCCCAGATTTCCTTGTCGTGGAAGAATACCAGCTTACCGTCAACGACCTCGCAGCGTTCGCTATTCGGGTTGATGTCGAATGCATTGAAATACTTTACGAAGACTGGAATGTCGCATTCTTCGGACGCCAAGCCATCCTTGAACATGACGATCTGTTCCAGCGTACCCGGCTGAGCCTTCTGGCGAGTAATTGTCTTGCCAGTTCCCAGCGGCATGACGGTTTCCATCTCGTCGCAAGGGATGATCATCTTGTAGAAGCCGACGCCGAAGGCGTGGATGTAATTGCATCCAGCCTCGATCAGATTACCGTCGAAGTCGCGGTAATACAGCGGCAAGTCGCCGTGCTGCTTGTAGATTCGTACAAGTTCACCAAGTTCCATGACTAGCCTTCCTTCGCTCGCTTGTCGAGATAGTTATGCAACCAGTCGCGCTGTGTTTTCATGCGCTCCATGGCCTCGTCCTTTTTGCCGTTGTAGTAGTCGTTGATAGCGCTACACGGAATGTGCATCCATTCGTTTGCGCGACCAGTCTTCGTGCGGAACGACATGGACATAGTCAAGTCGTCGCCGATGACATCGGTAAAGACGTTGAACTCGAACTTGGCGTCGTCATCGCTGATCTGCAGCAAGTCATTGACCGCAACGAGAACGATGCTTTCAAGCATGATACGGCGGTCACGGAGTTCCTGGATCTTCAGGTAGAGGTTGAGTGGGTGCGTTTCGGACATTAGGTATCCTCTTCGTAGGTCTTGAGGAAGATGTTCGGCTTGCAGAAGTAGAATTCGCCTTCCACGCCACGGATAACGTAATCGCCGACGGTAGCGACGTGCTCGGCCTTCACTTCTTCGTCGCCGTCTTCGAGTGTTCCGATGATGAGCTTGCCGGACTTCAAGTGGGCATTGTCGCCAGCGAATGCCTTGACGGCGTCAAAGTTGTCACCAGTCCAGATAATGGCCATGACGGAAACGGGTTTCTTGCGGAAAGATTTCGGCTGATTCATGATAGCTCCTTTAGGTTAAGTTCCAAATGTTGTCGTTCAAAATTTTCTGGTCTTCCGGATCCAGCGGCTTGGACTCGGCGATCATTTTTGCGGCCATGTTGGCGGCGGCTTCGGCAAGCTCAGCGTCCGTGACGTGCTGGCGAGGCCATTCGCGGATGTGGCCATCCTCGTACTTGGTCTTGTAGATTTCTACGTCCCAAAGACCCTTATCCGTCTTCCAGTAGTGTGCCCAGTTTTCGACATAGTCCCCGATGTGGAGACTGGGGAATACCTTGGACACCCAATGGATCGGATGGTCGAATTCGTCGAGCTCCGGCTTCATGTTCGGGTCGACTGCTTTAGTTTGTTTGATATCTGCCATAATTACCTGTCAACCGCTTGGATTTCGAAATCACCGAATCGTTCTTTCAGATTCTTTTTGGCTTCTTCGGCGGATTCCTTGCTGACGTAGACGTATGCTTTGCTGATATCGTCACACAGATACTGGTACGGATGCGTTGACCACCACATGTCCTTGTCAACCTTCTTGAGGACATAGTGAGTACTAGTCGCCTTGTAGGCTTGTGTGGACACTTCCAAAGTATCCATCTTCTGGGTTACTGGGAATGCCAGTGGTTCGTTACCCAGCGTGTGGTGCTCCACAGTACAACCATAGAGGGCCACTACATGCGTTCCGTTACGGAGCCAGTCTTGAGTGTCGCCGATCTTGGGATACTGCGGAAAGTTGTCTTCTGGTAGCTTGACGATGTCGTCAGGAAGTTTCTGCGTCGGCGTGACCTTGATGTCGGTGCCAGCTTTCTGCGCATTCGGAATGAGTCCAAGCTGGATAAGCCTAGCGTACTCGTCCGGAGTACACGTAACAAGTTGTCCGTTAAGCATTATTTCCATGGTTATCGTCTCCTACCAATTTATTCAGCACTTCCATTTCGTAGTTGATGTGTCCGGAAATGTCCTTGATGCAGTTTCTGATTGCGAATTTAAGCGAATCGAGTTCCGCCTTGGTTCTCTTCAGCTCTTCGCGGAGGATGTCGCGTTCGCCCTTGATTCCAGCGACCTCGGAGCAATATGCGAGGATTCCACCCAAGTTATTTGCTTTTGCATCGTCATCATCGCACCACTTGTCTTGCGGGACGAGGGTACGGCGATTGTTTTCGACAGCATAGATGTTGATGTTGAAGAACCAGTGCGTCTTTCCGGTCTCAATCACATAGGCTGGGCCGTCGCCGTTGAGCAGATGCATGGCGAAATTACGAGCTTGGTCGAACGTGGTGAACTTGTCCGTTACAAACATGGGAGTAGCTTCGTCATGGAAATTCGAAGGCTTCGGTACGCGAGAATGCTCGACCAAGAAAGTCATGCTTGAGTTCTTGTATTCGTTCGGCACGACGAACTTCTCTGGCGTTTCGAGCCACGATTCTTTGGGAAGGAACATCGTGTCGTGACATTCCGGACAACATGTCTGGATGCGGACATCAGTCTTCCAGCAGCCGCAAGTTACCAGCTGCATGGCGTAGCGGCGGTTCTCCTTGACGATACGGTTGGCTTCCTTCTTCGCTTCGTCGAGCGTCTTGAATTCCATCGACACGTCTCGGATCCATCCGTCAGCGTGAAGCTTGTACCAAACCTTGTACCACTGGCTGGGCTGATTTTTTGTATCGAGTTCCTTGATGGTCTCGTCAATGCTCTTGCTCAGTTCGCACCATTCGTCCCAAGGGACTTCCTTCTCGTACTCGCCGACTTCGACGATACGGATGTTCGATGCGATCGTATTCGAGTCGCCAAAATACTTTGCTCGGAAATCCGCACGTCCCAAGTCGTTAGCGAACTTGACGGCGGCGTTGCGAGAAGTGAATGACTCAGTGTCTTCCAATTCCGCACCACAAGACCATCCCTTTTGCTTGAGAAAGCATACGCGCCACCGCATAGAAGTTGTTTGCATGCCTACTCGCTGATTATCTCTTTCAGTCTGGTTTGCCATATAGTTGAGTCCTTTTGCCAAATAAGTTTCTTGTACTTGCACACTTCAGGAGACAAGTTTTCGCACTTGTACACTTGTGCTCGTGTCTCGAAAAATGCGCTGGCGGCATCCATCACGCGGGTATCCCAGCTAGAATATAGAGACACTTCCGCAATCACCATGACGGCGAACAATATCGACATCCCAGTGCCCAAGTCGGTGTCGCCGACCTCGTATGCTGCAAATGCCGCAGCCATGCCGATAAATGCCCCTATGCCGCAAACAATTACCAAGAAATAAGATAAAAACATTACTTGTGCTCCACTGGAGGTTTGAAGTGATAGTCTCGGACACACTTGTAGCCGGGTTCGTCTACGATCTGCAGCAAGTCCAAGTTAGCAAACTTGAACCCCTTCGAACGAATCACGTCGAACGGAGTTATGTCCATGTTGCCCGTCATGAAGTGGTAAAGGTAACGGATCAGCATGCCATGCGAAACGACTACGCAGCGGTGCATGCCGAAGTCAATTTGCAGCTGCCTACCGAATCCGTGCAAGATTTCCATCGCACGGTTGATCATGTCGGTATTGGTAACATTAACGCAAGAGTTGAACTCCGCTTCGTCGATTTCCCAGAACTTTCGGCTACCCAGTCCGGCGCAGTCGAATTCACGGAACAAGTCGTTTTCGATGATCTCCACGTTCTCCACGTCGCCGAATAGCATCTGTGCGGTCTGCCGACACCGCTTTGCTGGAGAACAGAAGATAGGCATGCCGGGATACCTTGGCACGAACTTGCCGATACGTTCTTCCCATTCAGCTGGCTTCTCCATGGAGACGATATCGGCATTGTCGTAGCCGTTCACCATGGATCCGGTGAAGTTAGCCGCCGTGGGCGCATGCCTAATGAAGTAGAATATCATGCTCCCCAGCCTTCCAGCAGCTTGCCCACGTTCGTCAATGCCTTCTGCTTGATCTCTTCGACCTTGGCGGAGTCGACGATAGCGCTGATTTCGCTGAAGTCGATGCGGTAGTTTTCTTCGTTCGAGTTGGTAATCTTGACGTTGCCAGTATTGTCCGCGTTGATGTCGGCCAGACGAGCGTCGTACGTAGTGCAGCTGTAATCGATTTCAAGACGCTTTCCGCACACATACATGAAGTCGTAGCTTACGGACAATACGTCTTCCACCAGAACGATCGTCGTCTTGTGGAAGTTGTCGAACGAGCTGATACGAGTGTAGTTCTTGCCGTACATGAAGATGTACTTGCCCTTGTACTTGGTGACAAAGTCGTCGCGCTTGCTTACGGCATGTTCTTGCTTGACCGTCTGCAGACGGCTGTCGGCACACTGGCGGAGTTCGCGCAGTTCGTTTTCGTTGTCACACGCTTCGATGGCTTCCTTGACTGCAGCCCAGTTATCTGTATTGGCCATATCAAACCTCATTCAAATCAGAGTAGAATATAGCAAATTCCTATTCATTTTTCAACAGCTTTCCGCGTTCATACAGTTCTGCAGTACGCATCGCCTCGGCTTCAGTATAGAAGTAGGTGTAGCCGTCGAACGGTTCCTTCAAGCAGAACTGGTTGTCGATATGTCTGGCCTCATCGAAGAACGGATTGAACACGTATCGCAAGTGCTCGATGGCGGTAATGCTGCGCCAGAAGAACAAGAACTTGCGGTACTGGGGAATGAACCAGACTTCGCCGTTAGGCTGTTTCACTTTCTTTATGCGCCATACCATCATTGCAGCATCGCCCTATACGAATAATAACGTTGCATGACCGTCTCGACGTAGGCCACGGTTTCCTTGTGTACATTGTCCTTTTCGAGGTCGCCTTCGATCCACTTCTGGTACTTCATCGCACCGCCGGGGCCACCGTTGTAAGCGGCAGCTACAAGTACGTTGTTCTGAAACTGCTTGTACAGCTTCGAGAGGTACTGGACGGAAAGCTTTATGTTGTACCGAGGGTCGGTAAGCAAGGTGAGGTCGAACTTCATTCCGGCATGTCTGGCCATCGCCTCGGCAGTCTTCGGCATCAGCTGTCCAAGTCCGATGGCTCCAGCAGGGGACACCACGTCCTTGTTGAACTTTGACTCGGACTCTACCATCGCGAGAAGGAAGGCGTACTCGACTGACGAGTTGAACTCGGACTCCTCGTAGAGTATGCTTGCCAGTCTGGCGGCGTACTTTAGATCGATGTCCCGTCTTGCGTGACGGATGATGTTTGCGCCGATGGCGATCTGCTTGGATCGAGAACGGTTGGTCTCTGTGATTTCGTGGAGAGCAGACACATGGTTGTCCAGACTGTCCAGACGAGACACCATCGAGTCAGTGTAGACCTGGTTCTGCGCCAAGCGGTTCTCGATGGCGTCGAACTTCGTTGACGCTTCTCCGGCGAAGAAGCACACGAGGCATACGAGTGCCACGAGGATGATGGATTCTAGTGTGATGAAGATGCGCTTGTTGCGGCGTCTCTTGTGGTGTTTGCTTGTTGGCTTGTTTTTCATGTTAGATTATTGTGTCCTGGAATATCGTGTTACCGATACGGTCGTTGCAGTAACGGTGAGTCTTTGAATATCAAGCGACCGATACGGTCGTTGCATTCCTTTCTGACGGCTTCGAAGTCGTCATACATCTTGTCGTCTGGCTCTAGGGTGAATTCGTCGGTCAGTCGGACTTTAACCTTGGCGTACCAGTCCGGCGCATTAAACAAGTGGACGAGGTGCTTCCTACGAAGTATGCCCATTCGGTTTGCGAAGCTACGTAGGTACTGAAGATTCTTGTAAAGGTCGAGGTCGCCTCGACCCCAACGTTCGCCGTAATCTTCGGCGTCTTTTTGGGCAAGCCTACGGCGTTCCGCCAGAGTGTCCTCGCTGATGATGCCGCTGTTCTGCATGGCCTGGGCATGCCATTCAGCGACTTGCAGCAGCTCGTGCTCGGTCATCTGGTCAAAGGATTTCTGGGTTTCTGCCATACTATTCCTCTACGCAGCTGATGCCTACCGGATACGGATAGCTGTCCATGTTGTGCGACTTACTGGACGAGTTAAACGGATTTTGGTAGTCCGTGCGGTTATCGATCTTGCATTTCAGCTTTTTCTGCTTCACTTGCTGTTCGATGCAGAAAGCTCGGTAGACGCCGTTCTTTTTCGCTTGTTCGGCGACCGTTTCGCACTGCTGAATCGTTTTAAATGTCAGATTGGTGTCGATACCGCCATGATACATTATCATGATAAGAACGAATACAATGCTCATATTATACCTTCCTTACTTGTTCAAGTTCTTTTCGCCATTCGATAACCTTCTGCTCGGACGCCTCGTCCATGCGAAGGCCGAAGATGGACATCAGCGTGTTCGCCGTATCGACGGCTGCAAGCGTCTTCTGCAGCTCGGCTTGGCGAGCTTGTGCATCCTTGATCCGTTTCTCGATCGCCGCCACATGCTTCTTGAAGATGCTGTACTTGAGGTCGATTAGTTCGAGAAGGTGGTCGTAGGAATACACTGTCAGCTTCTTGGGAACCGTACGGACGTATTCGCAAGTCATGTAGGATCCGCAGCCGACGGACAGTCTGAACCGCAAGTAGCCTTCGCAATAGAACGCCTCGACGGCAAAATCATCCACGGTCTCAAAATATCCCATCGAAGGGTTCGGCTCGTCGGTGAACGACTTGTCGTCCAAGATCATGAGATAGAATATATCCATGAGCTTCCGTTCTTCTTCGGAATAGTCCGTATCGAGATGGTGGTGCTTCTTGCTGCGCTTCGCTTTGACTGCCGCATCTACCAGTTGCTTGTATCGGTTCTGGCTAGGCTGGTCGCATACGGCCCACTGCTGAATGATCTCGAACTTTTCGATGGTGCGCTTGTCTAGGTAATTCATTTGTGACCTTCGTATTTGAGTAATTCGTGCTTGAGGGAATCCGTGTGGAACTTCTTGTAAGCGTCGTTCGGCACGATGTACCTGACGGAATCCCTATACCAGTCGAGTCGCTTGCTCATGCACTTGTCGGACGAGTCGTAGCAGTCCGGCTTGTGTTCCATGACGTATTTCGCCGCGACATCCATGTCGTACAGCGAGTACAAGTCGTGAATGAAGAAGCCAAGCGGAATGCACATAATGAGTGACAGAAACAGCACTACCTCGCCGCCGAACGGAACTCGTCTGGACATCCACACGCAGTAGAGGATGCCCAGAACGAACACGATAATGCCAGCGACAAGGCGTACCTTGAAAGCAAATACAATGTCCATTATTGCGGCTTCTTGAGGTGATAAAGTTTGAAGGCGGCCTCGATGATGCAAGGAATGTCCATTTCCTTGACGAAGTACGTGTGGTTGAAGTCCCAGATGTCGTCGATGTCGCCGAGTGCGAGGTTGTTATCCTTGACGATCTTGTCGATGAAGGACTTGTCCGTGGACTGGGCGATGACGGTTTCGTTCCAGTGGTCTGGGTCGCCCTTCCCAGAGAACTGCATTTCGCGATGCATGAGGATGTATAACTTATTCATGCCCTAAAATATATCAAAAAACACCAGTCTTGTCAACTGGTATTTAACTAAAAATGTAATTTTTATTTAAAAATCTAATTTACGGTCGTTCCATGGTGGACATTCATACTGCGGATAGAGCGACTTCGAGTAGATGTAGATGGGGCCTCCAGACAGAACACAGTCTGGCGTAGGGCCGTTGTATTTCTCCTCGGTGAACCCGTTGAACTTGTAGAACTCGCGAGCCGGAATGTTGTTCTCGTTCGTGTAGAGGCGAGCGTACTTGAAGCCGCGCTCTCGGCACTCTTCGCAGAAGCTGTTGAGCATCCTCGTAGCGACGCGCTCTCGTCTGTATGACGGCATGACTCCGATCCATCCAAGCCAAGCGCTTTCCGGATCGATGGCTTCCGTATAAATTCCGGACATGCCGATAAATTCGCCTTCTGGGTTGTCGAACGTAGAGAGCTTCCACAGATAGTAATTCCATAGGTCGTTGGGGTCGTGGTCGTCGGAGCAAGACTCGCTGAAGCAGCTCTTCAGTACGCCGTCTTCCTCGTCGTACATGTGTTCTTCGGGGAAGATGATGGCGAACATTTCGTGCGCCTTATCGACAAGATCTTTCGTAACAAGGTGTTTGGTGAGCATATAGTCAGCCTCGCATTTGTGTGTAAGATCGTGAGAGGTCATGAGTGGTGTACCGTGTAGTAGTGCTTTCCGTCCACGGTGAAGTGGTTCCATCCTACGCAATAGTTCTCGGCGTTCTGCATCAGCTGGCAGGTTGGATCGTCGTAGTCGTACGTGTTATACGTCTTGTAATACTTGCCGTCTTCGGCTGGCTCGTCCCAAGAGTCGATCTCGTACTTCTCCTTCTCCTCGGTGACTTCCTTGTGGAGCTGTTGCGAACAACAGAATCCGTAATCCCAGTCGTCGAGGTTAGCGCCGTGCTCCCACAGCTCTTTTCTGGACAGCCCGGTGAGCTGTTCCAAGTCCTCGACGGTGTTAAAGAAAGTAAGGTCTCGTATCATGGCGTCTCCAGATGTAGGAGTTCTCTCCGTTAGGCTCGAAACCTTGCTTCTCGTAGAATATCTTGCTTTCCGGCAAGCTGTTCAAGGTTATGAATTTATAACCCTTCTTGAGTTCGTTCATGGCGTTGGTGCCGAAGTCGAGAAGGTGGCAGTCCGAAGTGACCTCGAACGAGAACACCCTGATAGAATTCTCCGCGTCCTCTTGGTAGATGGCGACGGACATGAGCTTTCCGTAGCGCACTTGGAGCATCACGAGCACGTCGCTGCCGTCAAGGTTCTCGTAGTCGTTCTTGTCGCACATGGCATGCGTCAACGGAAAGTTGACGAGGGAAAGCTTGTCTGTAAAAGCCTTGCGGTAAATCGTAACTAGGAACTGTGTCACGAGTTCTCCTTGATCAGCTTCTGTTTCAGCTGCTCCATTTCGTTGTCCATCCGTTCGAGCATGGCCTTCAGGTGGCCGACCTGTTCCTTGCAGAATGACAGCTCGTTCTGGTAATGTTCCTTCTTCTTTGGGTCTGTAGCCTTTTCGACCTTCTTCTCAAGCCGCTTGATTTGCTTCTCGTATGCGGGGATACAGTCGTCGAAGTCGTGGTGCCAGTGGGTTCCCTTGCACCAGAACTCGGATACGTTCTTGCCCTCGGAATGGAAGGCGATGCCGGGAGACTGCCATAGGTAGGGGAACAAGTCCTCGACTGAACGGATAGGGACTTCCTTTCCGTCTTCGATAACCTTGTCCTTCTCGGTATCGAACTCGTCTAGTAAGGTGCCCATGCTGCACCTACCGAGGTCTCTGTACGATTTAAGCGTGAACTTCATTTCCGCCTCATAGGTTGTCCAACTTGTCGCAGAGCCAGTCGCATAGGATAGCGCCTAGCAAGACGCACCCAGGTATGCCGATCAAGTATTCCGGATCGGAGTAGGTGAACAGTGCATAAGCGCTGAACCCAAAGAAGCCGATTAAAAGGGCGGCCAAAACAAAAAATGCAACTCGATTGGACATAGTTGTTCCTTCTGAGTTGCAAATTAGTTTATTTCTCGATTTGTGTCAAGCTTGCAGATGCTGGTTGATCAGCGAGACATATTCAGGCATGTCGTGCGACATTCCGACCAGTCGGTCAATTTCCTTGCCATCACGGAACAAGAGCATCGCCGGAACCGTCATGACATCGTAATTGGTGCAGAGGTCGCCGCCGTAAGCGGAATCCACATCGATGCTCATGAAGTTGACTCGGCCAGAGTACTTTTCCGACACGTCTTCCCACAGGGGCATCATGAGACAGCTCTTGCGAGACCACTTGGCACCGATGACTACGACGACCAACCGATCGGTGTCAAGCGACTTCTCGAAGGCAGTTCTGTCTAGCGGTGTCGTAAGCATGCCTACTCCTTGAAAAGCGAGAGGAAGTCGATGACTTCACGCGCTTCGGCGGTCTCTTTCAAGAAGACCGTTTCCAGCTCGAACTCGTGGTAGTCCTTCGCCAGATACTTCGTGAACACGAAGCCGTGTTCGAGGAGGAATATGGCGTCCTCCTTGGAGTACCAGTGGAGAAGGTCTTCCACGTTCGAGCAAGAGGAGAACCAGTTCTTGCCGTCGATGTGGTAACGCGGGTCGTACCCCATCGGCAAGTCCTTCGCCTCGCCCTTACAGTCCTTGCAGCCCCAGACATACTCGTTCTTCGAGTTGTACCAGAGGCCGTTGTTCTCGTCAACCGCTTCAAGTCGGTAAAGCCACTTGGACATAGTCTCTCCTTATACCGTGAGGTACATCGGTGCCGCCTTGATCGGCTTCGGACGGATGCTGATTTCCGACACGCTCTTGATATCCTTCATGTGGATGTAGTTGATCGTGTCGCCCTTCTTGGTCGGATGCGGAATGCTTTCGTCCAAGTAGATGTAGTCAAGGCTTTCGTCCACGTTCAAGCGCACGATGCCAGTCTCGTCCATCGTCATCTTGATGGCAGAGAGATAGACGGTGATATCGTTGCCGAGGAAGCCCTTGGTGGACGGCTTGACCTTGGAAGTCGATCCCATGTACTTCAAGCTGCGCATGTCGATGCCGACGGTTTCTCTTGTCTGGAGAGAGTCGATGCTCATGCTGAGCGTACCGGAGTATTCGTATCCGTTGATATTCACGTTGCACTGCAGAGCAGATACGCCGATACGGTCGAGGTTCAAGTCACGCAAGGTCTCGTTGATGTCGATACCAGCGTTGAGTTCAGCCGCGATGGCGGAAAGGCCGTCGTAGTTGATCGGGTAGTTCTGCATGATCTGCACGGCGTACTTGATGGACTTCTGGTCGACACCCTTGGTCTCGTTCGTCAAGTACTCGATCATCTCCACGTCGGACAGCGGCTTGAACTCGAAGTGGTAGTAGAAGCGGCCAGGACGGTTGATCATGAACTGGGAAATCTTGTGTCGGTAGTTGACGGAAGCGATGAACATGCGCTTCTGGCTGGAGCCGAGGCCGTCGAGCATCGAGAGGAAGGTGCCTTGGTCTTCGCTCTTGTCGTCGGTGTCGAAGTTCTTTTCGAACTCGTCCATCACCACGAGCACGGGCTGCGTGATGCTGTTGATGAGTCCGACATAGGCTTCGAGAGCCTTCGTACGGCTGAGGACGATCACCGGAATGTCGCGCTTGAGCGCTTCGTTCATGGCGATACGGATGAACAAGGTCTTGCCCATGCCGCGTTCACCGGACAAGAGGACGCCAGTGTTGCGCGGACGGCGGTCGTATGCGGCGAAGCACTTGGCCACTTGGGACGGAACCTTGCCGTAGACCTTCTTGGGAATGGAGAGATCGATGTTGTCGACGATTTCGAGCTTGGGGCCAGACATGGGCGGCATGACGATCTGATAGACATGGGGTTCGAGAACGCTCGTAACTTCTCGGAGGCTGCCGATCGGCGTGTAGGTCGATCCGGACTTAACGTAATTCATAGAGATATTTTCCATGTCCGCAAATATAGTAAAACCGACCAGCCTTGGCTAGTCGGTGTGTGGTATAATTATGTAAAATTTACTTTACTTTTCCACGTTCATTTCCATGACGGTGAACGCGATGAAGTAGAGCACCGCAAGAACGATGTACAGAGAGTTGCCAGTAAACGTATTGGCGAGAAGTGGGCCGACTATTCCGCCGATGCTCCATCCAGTCAAGGTGATAGAGTGTACACGCGACGCATTGCTCATTCCGAAGCGCTTAGCCAGCAAGCTAGGCAACACGCTGAAGTTTCCGCCGTAGGCGGCCTCGCACAGAAGTATGCCGATTACGGACAACATAGGACTTCCGGTAATGCAGAACACAGCGCCCAAGATACCGAAGCTACATACAAAGTGGTACGCGGCCTTTCTTCCTATTTTGTCCGAAATGGACGAGAATCCTAGACGTCCGCCAGCGTTGGACAAGGCAGTCCCGGACAGCACCATCGCGATGGCCGAGATACCGAGCGCGGTAAGCAGTCCCTTCTCTTGTGAGATAATAGCGAGTCCGCAAGAGATATTGGTCATGAACATGAACCATATCGACCACCATTCCTTGTTCTTCAAGATGTACGAATAACGGAAGCCGTTGTCGTACGTCGTTTCGGACAAAGGATAAGGGTACTTGCGCAGAAGCAACGAAGACACCAGCATCACGACGGCGTAGATGCCGCCCATGATGAAGAACATGTTGGACAAGCTAACATTGGCAAGCAGCCATTCAATGACTGGCGACGCGATGAACTTCGCAAGGCCGAAACCAGTGATCGCAAGTCCGGACGCGAGTCCCTTGTGGTCGCTGAAGAACGCCATCAGAGTCTTTACTGGCGTGACGTAGCCGATTCCGGTTCCAGCGCCGATTACCGCAGTCGAGATATAGAAGGCCGGAACTGAACCGACGGCGACCGCAGTTCCCAGCATCATGAAGCCAGTGATGAAGACAACCGTCGAGAGCCATGCGCCCATGCGCGGATTCTTCTCGATGACTTGTCCAAATGCTGCGGCGCACATGCCGAGGAAGAAGATGATGAGCATGAAGCCGATATCCGTCTGGAACCTCGTCAGTGCGAAGGCTTCCATCAAGTTAGCGGCAAACTGTGACCAGCAGTAGACCGAACCGATGCACGTGGTCAAGGCGACACCGGGAATAGCGCAATTAAGCCATTTGTTGGGCATATCTGTCCTTTTGGAGTTGCCAGCAGTTTATCCTAGAACTTCAGTCGGACGAACAAGTTGAAGAGCTGGTCGGACTTCCTCTTGAGCTGCGTCTCTTGCTTCTTATTGACCGCTTGGAGTTCCTTGACTGCAGTAATGAGCTGATCCTTCGTCATGTCTTGAAGGTCTTCGTTCGTAAGGTCAGCAGCTTGCTTGGCGAGACGGCTTCCGAGCCAGTCGCCCACTTTGTTGATATTGAAAAACATATTATCCTAGTTTATGCTGGTCGACGTCGTAACCGAGTTCGATCAGTTCCTCTCTTGGTATGTATCCGCAGTTGCGCACGTTCATGTTGTATAGGTCGAGCAAGTACAGGAGCTGTTCACGATGATCCTCAAGGAACTGGATGAACGCCGTGTGGTTGTACTTGTCCTCGTTGCGCAGATGGTACTTGTGGCGGATGCCGTTGTTGCCGTTTTCGAGTGCGATGACCGGGACGCCAGTGTAGTAGCACTCAAGGCCGATGAAGCCGTCCTCGCCGCCCCACGTCCCAAGGAACTCGCTGGAGAAGGTTTCCTCTCTTCCGTACAAGGTAGCGTTAAGTTGTCTCAGATATCCGAGCGCGGCTAAGTTCATGCCGAAGTTGCACGTCCATACGACGCCGGAGTCGACGAACATGGCCTCGTACAAGATTTCGGTAGGTACGTCGTGGAATATTCCGCAACTGCTTTCGGCGGTGTCCCTCTGGTCTTGCCAGTTGTACATCGCTTCCTTGCGCTTGCCTACTGATACCTTTGGCTCTTTGCTGTCAAGCACCGCCATGTGGGACTTTATCAAGTCTGGCTCCGGTATGCAGTCGCCGTCTATGAACACGACGGCGTCGATGTCGCCGTGCTTGATGATGTAGTCAACGGCGCAGTTCCTCACATGTCCGGTGAGGAACCAATCGACTCCGTGGGTCATCGTAGGACGGCCTACGTAGTCTGGCTTCTGGTAGATTGGATAGTATTGGATAAGCGGGTCGTTGCCGATAATCGACTGAGCTTCCACGCTTTCCTTAGCAGTCGGTCGATCGGCCATGTACAGTACGTGACACGGCTTCACCGACATCGCATGTATAGCGGCCTTCATTTCGGCCAGATACTTATTCTGACCTCTTGCTGGTATCGCTAGTAGCAGATTCATCGTTTACCTCGTTGGATGAAATATCCTCGACTGGGTATTCGTCGTCGGCCAGTGACGGCCCACGGAAGAACGACCAGTCGTTCGGATCACGAGGCAAATTTAGCAAAATGTTCATCATATTGCAAACAATATATACTATTCGCCTCGTTTTGTCAAGAGGGAAATAGCTATTTGTGGCTATTTTCCTCTTCCAAGTCCATCTTCGCCGTATTCATAAGGATTGAATACAGCTGTTCGTCGAGGCAGAACTTGTCCTTGTTCAGTTCAACGGACTTGACGATGTTGCCGTCCTTGTTGCGCTTACCAGCGGCCTTCCAGTCCTCGTACATTTCCACGAGGGCGTAGAGGTTCATCCCGGCCACGCCATTCTTGTAGAACTGCGGATGGTGGTCGTTGTGGGCGTAATGGTGCTCAAGGGTCTCCGACAGCTCTTCGAGAGACTTGGCGTACTCTGGGGAGCCGTAGGTCATGTCCTTGAGCTTCAGCGTGGCACGGTCAAATCCAGCCTTCTCTGGCTGTTGTAGCTTCGACAAGTCGTGTGCCGCCGCCCTGAAGGTAATCTTGTTGCAGAAGTGCTGGATATTCCTAGCTACTTGCTGGCGGTGTTCTTCGGTTGCTGCTGTAGAGTCGATCACGTCGTCCTCGGTGGTAGGCTGATTGCTAATGTTTATACAATCCTCGTACACGCCGAAGCAGTAAATCGATATAGAGTTTTCCGGAAGTACGGCTTGTTCGCCAGCTCGGTTGGTAATTGTGAAGAGTTTCGCGTCGTTTCTGATGTACAGATAGTCGGAGAACCAGAAGTCGAAGTAGGTGGCGCGAGTCAGGTCGATTTTGTTGTCGCCGACATGGATGAAGCGCACTTCGTCTGAATCGTATTTGTGGATAGTAGACTGGATCTGGTACAACCACGACGACATTGCGGCGATGCCCAAGTGGTGCGGCATCGTCTCGAAGGCTTTTGCGTAGGTCTGTCCCAGGCTGCCCTCTTCGTAGTACATGTCGCCGTTGAATTCGTTGGAGACGAATACGTTGCCTTCTTCGTCTATGTACACAAGTTTTCCACGTGTCATTTGTTATCTCTCTGGTTGTTTTCTGATTGTTCAAAGTTATCGCAAAGGTCATTCAACATGTCGGTAATGATGTCATTCACGATCTTCGGTATATCGATGCCGAACACGCGCTTTGCGACCAAGTGTATCAGCAACACTTCAGCCGAAAGCCCTACTGCATATAGGATAAATAACAATATCAGCATCGATTCCTCTAGTAATACCAAACGGCGTAACAGCTCGTCTTGCCGTCCTTCTCGGTCGGAGGCTCGCTGTCGTAGTCGTCGAATCCGTGCTCAAAATTACTTGTTTCTTCCACGAGCGTCGCATAGGAGATCGGAGCATCCTCTTGTTCCATCCAGCAGATGAGGTTGGATACGCCCCAGTAGTTGGATTCACACTCATCCTTGACGCTCTTCGGCATTTCGTCCACGACGTACTTGCCGTCGAGTGATCCGTCGTAGAACGGCTCGATCTCCTTCGGATGGCGGAGGAACCAGAGCACGGTCTCCTTGCTCAGTTCTACGGAGTCTTTCTGGAAACCTAGTACATGGTTGAGGAAGTACTTGTCGTATCCGATGTACGCTGTATCTGCGTCGATCAGCGTCGCGTCATGTCGGCCCTTGTAGCCGAATCCGTCGGCGAACAGTTCGCCATTGACAAAACGGGCGAACGCCTCGTTATCGGCGCACACAAAGCAGTGTGCCGACGAGGAGTTCGTCTCGAAGGTATTGGGTCTTACAGTGCGCATTATTGGTTTCCGAAGTATCCGAACGCCACTATGCCGTTCAACGAGTCATAGAATGTCTCGTAGTGGTAATGGTCGGAAATGTAGTAGTTATGCACGTTGCCGATGGAGTCGCTGATGAACGACTGGCGGATGTTGGCAATGACCCATTCCTCGTCAGTGTAGTCAGCGCGGCAATCCTCGTCTACATAGCTCCATTCGCCAGTGCCCATAAGAGCTTTCTTGAAAGTATCGAACGTAGGAATCTGCCCACAGAGCTTATTCTCGAAGTATTTCTCCATGTACGGACTCCAAGTAGAACGGTCTCTCTTGTAGATCGAGATGAACTGTTCATAGAGTTCTTCCGCAGTCTGCAAGGATTCCCAATGCAAGAACAGCTCCATGTTCTTGAACTTCTCGTAGTTCTCTGTGGTACACATGCAGAGCACATGGGTAGACGAGGAGTTCGTCTCGAAAGTACCAAGTCGTACAGTCTTCATACAAACTCCTTAGCATCCACCATAGTAGCCAAACGCGACGACTTCGGTGCCCTTGATGGTAGCGTGTCTCTCGAACGTCTCGTACTCGTCGAAGCCAAGACGGTTGAACGGCTGGAAGCTTTCGTCGCGGAGCCAGTCGGACACATAGTCGGTCTCTTCGCTCTTCTTGTCCCAGTCGTCGGTAGAGATGATGCGGATAACTTCAGAGAAGGCGGCAACGTCCATCGGCTGACGGTTGTGCTCTTCGCACCATTGAAGGTAGTCGCTCCAGGTAGAATAACTGTCGTCGCGGAACTTTTCGAACAGTTCTTCTGCCGAAATGAGCGTTCCGCCACTGTACACGTACTTGCCAGCCTTGTAGGCTTCGTAGGTCTCCGGATCCGTGATGCAGATCGCGTGGGTCGCGGAAGAGTTGGTTTCAAAGACATTCGTTCTGATGGTTTTCATGTTAACCCCAACCATATTTGCCGAAGGCTACGACATTCACGCCTTCGATCGTTTGTTCATAGGAGAACCATTCCTTCTCGTCATCGTCCTTCCATTCCTCGCACGTCTGCATTCCGTTTTCGGACAGCCATTGGCCAATGAATTCGAAAACTTCGCGATTGAGGTGAGTATTCTCGCCGAACTTGTCTGTAATCTCTTTCTTGAAGCTTTCAGTAAGTTCGTATCTGTCGTGTGAGTAGCAGCGCCGTGCTACCTTGTAATTCTGGATAACGAACTCGAATTCCTCGGCAGTCAGCTTTTCGGCGCGGTTCTCCGCGAGGTACTTCTCGTACTCGTCACTCTTGTAATCGCCATCTTGGTCGCCTTCGAGGAACATCTTGTACATATCGGACACGGTGAACAAGTCCTCGTGTTCAGTGCTGTACATGCCTTTGCCGTTCTCGAAGTCATCCCATCGAGATGCGGCAACCATGGTTAATGAGTGTGTCGATGACGAGTTCGTCTCGAACACACACGGTCTGACAGTTTTCATCGCTAGTCCTCCAGCCAGTCGTTGAAGCTTGCGTCGCTTGGCATGCGCCAGTCGGCACGAGGAGAAAGGGACAGAGTACCAACCTTCGGGCCGTCAGGTACGCAGCTACGCTTGAACTGCTGCGTGAAGAAGCGGCGGAGGAAGGTCTTGAGGGCCGTCTCCAGTTCGACTTCGCTGAAGTCTCCCTCGAACGCATACTTGGCGAGGTAGAGGATCTTGTCCGGCGTCGCACCGTACTTTACGAAGTGGTACAGATAGAAGTCGTGAAGGATGTAGTCGCCGAGGATGGATTCGGTCTTCTGCGTGATGTTTCCGTCCTTGTCGGTCGGAAGAAGCTCTGGGGAGACCGGAGTAGCGAGGATGTCCATGAGGACTTTGGACAGTTCGGCCTTGTCGCATACCAAATCGGCATAAAATCTGACCAAGTAACGGACAAGCGTCTTGGGGATGTCGCAGTTTACGGAATACATGGACATGTGGTCGGCATTGTAGGTACACCAGCCGAGCGCGATTTCGGACAAGTCGCCAGTGCCGATGACGATGCCGTGTTCCTTGTTGGCCACGTCCATCAAGATCTGCGTACGTTCACGAGCTTGCACGTTTTCGTAGGTCACGTCGGCAATGTTTGGATCGTGCCCGATGTCCTTGAAGTGCTGGAAGCAAGCTTCCGTAATGTCGATGGTACGGAGTTCCACGCCGAGATATTCGGCCATCTTTTCCGCATTGCCCTTGGTGCGCTTGGTAGTACCGAAGCCGGGCATGGTGATGGCGAGAATGTCCTTCGCTGGACGGTTCAAGAGCTTGTAAGTCTGGTAGATCACCAGCAATGCCAACGTGGAGTCAAGACCGCCAGAGAGTCCAATGACGGCTCGCTTGGTGTTGGACGCCTCAAGGCGCTTGGCAAGGGCAGCGCACTGGATGTTGAAGATTTCGCAGCACACTTCATTGCGGTGGTCACGAGTGCTCGGTACGAACGGAGTCTTGGCAACGTAACGATGCTTGAGTTCGTCAGACGTCATGATGAACGGAGCTCTGGCCGCACGGATGTCATACGGAGTAGAAATGAAGTCCTGGAAGTCGCCTTCGGAGATGCGCTGCATGGTGAGGCGCTTCACGTCGATATCGGCGTAGATGATTTCGCTCTCGCGAGAGAAGCGGTTTTCTTCGGCAAGCTTGCTGCCGTTCTCGGCGATGATCAAGTGGCCGCTGCAGACCATGTCGGTCGTGGATTCGTGGACACCAGCGGAGGCGTACACGTAGCCAGCCATGCAACGTGCGGACTGGTTGAGGACAAGGTTGCGACGGTAGTCGGCCTTGCCTACGAGCGCGTCGCTTGCGGACAAGTTCACGATGACCTGTGCGCCAGAGAGCGCAAGGTATCCGCTTGGCGGATTCGGCACCCAGAGGTCTTCGCAGAGTTCACAGCCGATGACGAGGTCTTCGTCGGTCTTGATGAGGTTGGTGACCGGGACTTTGGCCCATCCGCAAAGCTTGCACACCTTCGGAATGCCACGGAGGAGTTCACGACCGCTGCTGAAGTAGCGCTTCTCGTAGAACTCGCGCTGGTTCGGAAGGTAGACCTTCGGAGTCACGGCGACGATAGCGCCGCTTTCGATGAACACCGCGCAGTTGTAGAGGCGGCCATCGATGCGTACGGGTGCGCCGACGGCAACGATGATCTTCTGGCATTCGTTCATGGTGAACGCCTTGATGCGTTCGAGCGCTTCCTCGGCCTTATTGAGGAGCTGTTCTTGATGGAACAAGTCATTGCAAGTGTAGCCAGTGATGCACAGCTCCGGAAACACGATCATGGTGGATTGCTCGTGGTACGCCTTGTTGATGCATTCGAGAATCTGGTCGGTGTTGTACGTTGTGTCGGCCACCTTCATCTTTGGACAAGCTGCAGCAAAGCGGTAAAAGCCGTGTTTGTTCATGGTGATATTTTCGTTCATGTGTGTACCTTAGTAGAAAAACACGTACGGACGACCGCCGATTACGGTCGGGTGCGCGGATGGTTTGTGGGTGGAACGAGGCTCGCTGCACTCGTTCTTCTTTTCAAGTTCGATCTTGGCACGGTATTTCTCGATACAAGCGTCATCGAGGAGGCAAGAATGCGCACGGTCGGCCTCGGCAGCAAGCCATAAGGACAGACCGATGAACACTACCAGCACAATCAAGAAGACAATATTGAGTTTCCAGAAATCCCGATCCATATTGAATCCTAATCGTGGTTGTCGTTGTCGAGAACGACTTCACCGCCGCCGAACACGAAGCCGTAGAGTTCTTCCGGATCGTCACGCACCATCTTTGCGAGGTACATGCAGTCGTCAGATTCGTGAGGTGCGCTCTGGTGGTCGATGTAGCCGGATACGTGCGCCGTAGGTATCTTGTCGTCGTCCCACGGATCCACTTCAAACCAGATGGCATGCTGATTGCATTCGGCATCCAGCTTGTAGTTGACGGTTACGCCGTGCGTGGCGAACACTCGCTGGACTTCGGCCAATACACGTTCGCACTCTTCCTTGTTGGTTTTGCAAATGTAGGAATACGCGATGAGCGCATAGTCGAGAAGCTGCTCAGGCGTAACGAGGGCTTCGCCTTCTGGGCCCCAGCCGTACTCACCGTCGCAACCGACTTCGATGACGTAGTTGTCCTTGTCGCCGGGTGTGATCGTGTTGAACGTGATGGTGTGCATCGACGATGAATTTGTCTCGAATACTTTGTTACGGATAGTCTTCATATTGACCTACGTGTGGAAGAAAGAAAGTGTACTCTTGTTGACGAGCAAGTCCTTGGCGTCGTAATCTTTGTCGTCGCCCACGTCGGTAGAGTACATGCCTTCGGTCGACTTCTTGTAGTCATCCCAGATAAGGTTGCAAGCAAGACCGACTTGACGAGAAATCACTACGACCTTCTCGTCAATGTAACCTTGGTGTAGACGGCAGAACTCCTTGAACTCGGACGGACGCATGGTGTCGTAGTAGTTGTTGAGAGTACGGAAGCAGCATTCGTAGTTATTGTCCTCGTCCAAGACAACGTAATCGACTTCCTCGTTGACCAACTGATTGTAAGGGATACGGTGTCCCTTGTCGTCTACGACATACACGTTGACACCCTTGGGCATCGGAAGCGCCATGTTGGCGTAGGCATACTTGAGGTCGTTGAGGACTTGCGTCATCGAGTCCGGGAACTTGCTTGCGCAGTGTACGGCCATCGTGCAGAGATATTCGATGATATCCTTCACGTCGCTCGTGCATGTGCCACTGCCACCGCAAGTCCAGTAGTGCTTGACCTCGACTTCGAGGATGCCGTCGGCATTCAGCTTGGGAAATTCTTCCGGCGAGCGCAACTCTTCGGAGAAGGTGATGCTATGCTCTGAGCTGGAGTTCGTCTCAAAGACATGTTTTCTGATGGTACGCATTATTCACCCTTGTAGAAAGAAAGTGCCATGATTTCAGTGCCGTTGACCGTAGTTGTGGCAGTAGTCCAGTCGCAGCTGTATCCAGCGGTGCAGTAGTCCCTCTGGAGAGTGTAGATAAAGCTATCGTACAGCATGACGTCGATCTCGACGTTCAACGCCGGGATGTTGTGCCAGTCCTCTACCCACTTGCAGAAAGTTTCACAAGACGGCATGCGCTTGGCGACTTCTTGCTCGTCGAAAACCATTAGCTTGGTCTGTTCCTTGACATGTTCAGTGAAGAACGGGTAAAGATCAGCGATGGGAACCATCTTCTTGTCTTTGGCGTTGTACACTGTACGGCGCTTGACGAAGTCCTCGTATTCCTTCGGCGTGACGAATGTGACGCAATGCGTCGACGAGGAGTTCGTCTCGAACACGGATTGACGGATAGTACGCATTATCAGTTGTCCCTATAGAGTGACAGAGCGAACAAGTCTTCGTCGCCCTTCTGTTTGACCTGGTCTTCGCAGAATCCGGACACCAAGAATTCATCATCGGCATGCAGATAGCGGAGGTTCCGACGGATGCAACTTACGGCAGCATCGTCGGCTTCCATGACGCTCACGCCCTTCAGCACGTTGTCCCAGCTGTTGATCCAAGTGACGAATACCTCTTGGGTAGGCGTCAGCGCACGTACGGCGTCTTCTGGGGCCTCGCCCTTGAGGACAGAATCGTTGACCATTTCCATGAAGCGAGGATACATTTCCGACGCCGGAACGAGTTTTTCCTCGTAGATGTCGTACACCAAGGAACGGTCGCGGAACCCATCGAGTTCCTTCTTGGTCAAGAAGGTGACGCAATGTGCCGATGACGAATTCGTCTCGAATACAGTTGGACGGACGGTACGCATAGCCTACTCCGATACGTATGCGGAAACCGCATGGAACTTCTGGTCGCCAATAGTGCGTTCACTCTCTTCGATGTCGGCAACGCCGCCATAGGTATAGATGCCGGAACGGCGGCACGTTTCCCAGATGGCGTTATTCGCGTCTTCGTTGTCGTCGAACGGATCCCAGTCGTTGTCAATGAACTTCTTGGCCGCTTCGATGAACTCTTCGAGCGTAGGAATTTTGTCCATGTGACGATCCTTGCAGTCGAGCTGGAAGGATACATAGAAGTCTTCCCAAGTGGCCGGACTGTTCGTGAAGAAGTTGAACAGACCTTCATTGTTCTTGAAGTTCTGGAACTCTTCGTCCGTCATCAAGGTCACGCAATGCGTGGAGCTGGAATTGGTTTCGAAAACCGATGTTCTGATAGTCTTCATAATGCCCTCAATATAGCAAAATTAGATGGAGTTGTCAATGTCGACGAACTCGGCCTCGACTCCCCAGCTAGCGACCAGCTTGGCGATGTTGCGCACACCGAATACTTCGGAACGGTGATGGCCAGCGGCGATAACTGCGATGCCGTATTCCTTGGCGAGGATCGGCGTGGACTCGCGGATTTCGCCAGTCACGAGCATGTCGTAGCCGTGCTTGATGACTTCATCGAACTCAGAAGCGGCGCTTCCAGTGCAGACGGCGACATTGTATTTCTTGCCGGACTCGAAGTTGAAGGACTGGTAGCCCTTGGGGAATACCTTGTCCAGAAGTTCGGTCGTGATGACGCCAGTTCCACCATAGCCGATGTTGTTGTACATGAAGCGTTCCGCGTCGAGCCAAGATACATACGAGTCGCACTTGGTTTCATGTTTCTCCACGCTCTTTTCGAGGCCGAGGTGCATGAACACCGTGGCGTTGTTGCCGTAGGTTTCGTGCGCATCGAGCGGCAAGTGGTAGCCGAACAACGATATGCCGTTCTGGATAAGCAAGCGGACGTAGTTGCCGAACTGCGAGTTGTCTATGCACTTGTTCTTGTCGGAGTTCCAGAAGCCGTTGGGATGATGCACGAAGATGACGTCGGCACCACGCTTGATGGCTTCCTCGATGAGTTCCTTGCTAAGGCTTACCCCAGTGACGACCTTCTTGATTTCGCGTGTCTTGTCGCCGACGGCGTCGACGATGAGTCCGTTCGGACAGAAGTCCTTGAAGTCTTGGGGACGGAGATGGATGTTCAGATTGGTTTCGAGTGTAAGAAGGTTCATTACTTCATCTCCTCGCGAGCTTTGTCGCAGAGAGTGTGGAGAAGACGGACGCTACGGTCTTCGTATGCGTCGATCGGCAAGGCGATCTTGCTGGCATCGTATTGCTGGTGAGTCGTCGATACGTGCTTGAGGAATTTTGCCAACGACTTTTCGCCAATCACTTTGTCCGAAATGGCGAAGTAGGCTTGGCCGTCCTTCCAGTACAAGGTGTGGAGCCAGTCGCCATCTTCACTGACGCATTCGACGACACCGTCGGATTCAAGGAAGACGACACTGGGGAAATAGGCGCGGATGTTGATCTTGTAGGTCTCAAGACCCATCGTGGGTTCTTTAATCTGTCTTGCCATGTTGGCCTCCTTATTCTGCGATAATCTTCTTGTTTCTATACCAGCTGCCAGCGATGAGGCCGTCAGGATGCACGACGATTTCACGGAGAATCTTGTCGTCCTCGGTGCCTTCGAGGTCGTGCAACAGCTTCATGTTGGAATGGGACAGCGTAATGTTCAAGCCCTTGTAATTCCAAGTCTCGTAGACATAGTAGTCCTTGAGCACTTGTTCAACGAGCGTGGAGTTGTCGTAGAGGAAGTGCTTGAGCTGCTGGTACAAGTCATCCGTCGGCGCATTGTCGGTCACGTTGATGAGCCTACGGAAGCTGAGGTCGTCGATGTGTCCGATGTAATGGTCGATGTAGTCCTTGATCTCGTCGATGGACTGGAGTCCGTGCGGATGAAGGACGCACTGGAGACGGATCTTGGTCTTCGGATGATCTGCACGGTACTGGTCGAGCATGTCGAGGTCGAGAGCGCCGATGCCAGTATAGTCGTCGGCACCTACCTTGTGACGGGAGATGTTGACCCAGTCTGGATCGAGCTGGCTGTCGATGGTCTTGCTGAAGTTGGTGTTGATGTTGAGGAACACCTTGTAGTTTCCCTTCAAGAAGTCCACGACCTCGGCAGCGATGGGGCTGAGGGACGGTTCGCCGCCAGTGATGCTAACCGTGGCCAGATGGCCTTGGCTATCGAGTTCGGCGATAAGTCTCATAAGATTGGCGGTCAGCTTGTCGGGGTTGTCCTTGAGGTGGCTTTCCTTCTCGATGCAGAACGGACAGCGAGCGTTGCAGCGGTCGGTGATCTTGATATGGACATGTTTCATCCAGAAGTCGTCCATGATGCGCCACTGCTTGCCGAACAGCGTGATCGGGGTATCGTACAGTTTTTCGTTGCTTTCCAGAACTGGGTTGAACGAGTAGTTCTTGATGTCGTGAATTTCCTGAATCATAGTATCTCCTAGTCGTCGCTGTTGGCCCATGCGTGACCGAAGGCCACAATGGTAGTGTTACGGTTTACCTTGCATTCCTTCTCAATGTAGTGGCAGTCGTCGTTGCCTTCATGTGAATGGTAGAACCCTTCGTAGAGGCAATAGCTGTTTTCGCGCAAGAACTTATGGATAAGGTCGATCAGTTTGTCGTCAACATGGTACTGGGTAACCTTTACCTTCTTGAGTTTCTTGATAATGTAATCGGTACTCCAGTAGTAGATTTCGGAAGCAATAATCAAGAAAGTGTCGGTGTTGATTACGCGGCACTGGTTCTTGGCGACAAATTCAGTGTAGCGCTTGTCTTCCTTGAACTCGGTGATTACGCGCTTGATGGACACGATTTTCTCAAGAGTCGTGTCGAAGAAAGCCTTTCCGGACTTAAACTGGTCATACTGCGCCTTCGGCAGTGCGTAGAGTTCTTCGCCGACAGTGGCGGAATGTTCTGAGCTGGAGTTGGTTTCAAATACTCCACGGCGTATGGTTTTCATTTGTTACTCCTTTATATGCAATTCCACTGCGAGGGTTTCTCGATCAGTGATCCAGTAGTTGTGAGTAGGGTCGCCTTTGTGCATTGCTTCGGACAAGGTCTTGGCGACACCCTTCGGCAACTGAATAGCGGCTCGGAAGCCGACATCCCAGATGCCCCAAGTGGTCGTTTCAACGCTGAACCCAGTGAAGAACGATTGGATGGTTCTCGGAAAATTTTCACCGGGCCTCGCGACGGCGCTTCTGCAGATAATGTACTTTTTCGGCATGTTAATCTCCTTAAAGGAAGTCAATACCGTCGGAGAAGATAGCAACATCTTCTGGCATTTCATTTGTATTGATCTTTTCGGTTTCGGTAAAGATGAACGGCCCGTTAATACGGTTAATCACCTTTGCGACGCCATCGTCACCTACAGGCCAGACTTCGAAAAGCTCATACTCAAATTTGCGTCTCTTCCAACCATCATATTCTTGCGGAACGTAGGTCTTACAGAATTCCTTCGCAGTGATTTTGAGCTTTCCAGTGTTCTGATCAACGAGCTTCTTGTTGGAAGTAAGCATATAGAAATTGTCGAAACTATATGACTTAAATCTGATCAAGAACTTCTTGAGGTTATCAGCTTTTGACACGGTCTTTGCTGTAGTCTTTTTAGTAGTCGTTTTTGCTTTCATTGTTCAGCTTCCTCGTCGGTTTAATCAACCACTCGCTTGAATCTGTAGCCAGCATCGCGTTTAAACCCTTCTATGCGGCGTTCCTTTTCTTTCTTCGCCTCATCAAGCGTATTGAAGTGATGAGGGCCGAAAGGCGTTTCCCATTCATCTCTCCAATCCTCCCATACTTGGATGATGTAGGTTCCGTTTTCAAGTTCGACGATACGGACTTGGTGTTCGAAGTCGTCACCGGATGGATGATCCGCCGTCTGTTTCTTGTGGTCAATTATGACATACACAAGAACCGCGACGAAAATGAAGAAAATCGCAATGCATGCGCTAAACGCAGCCACATCACCATTAGTCATTTTGATTTCTCCTTTGAATGTTGCATGCGCATTGATTCGATACAGCTATGGTATACTACCGCAATGTACGTGATAATTCGATTCTCGACTGGATCAAGCCGAACAATCGAGTCGTCACGACTAGTGTCGATGATCAGCGTGGGAGTCTTCGCTCGTGTACGCTTGATTTTCACGAACACGGAGTTTCCCAAGCTGTCTTCGAGCTGGTTGACGAAGTGCCTACGCGCTGGTTCCGATACGAACTTGAACACGAAACGCATCTTACCATCCTTGCGTGGTGATCTTCAGAAGCTCGGCGATGTTCTCCTTGCCAGTGAAGTCGTAACGCTTGTCGAGCGCGGCGGTGCTCATACGAGCCACCTTCATGTTCGGCACGTCGATATACATGGTGCAGCAAGTGATGTTGCCTTCGCCGTCGGTGACGTCGGTGTCGCTGCCCTGGAAGAGAGTGTTGAATTCCTTGTCGGAAATGTTCAGCACGGTCTTGGGGTCGACTTGTTCGAGGCCGAGACAGTCGAAGGAGATGCACTTGCACTGCTTCTTGAGTTCCGGCAAGTAGGCGACGAGCCACTGGATCTTCGTCTTGATCTTGTCGGACTGGTTTTCGAACAAGATGTGACCACGGCGCAAGTCCTTGTAGCCGAGCACGAGGATCTTGTGGCCCTTGACGAACTCAACGTCGTCTTGGGAGAAGATGCCAGCGATTACGTGGATGACAACGTTGTTGCCCAGTTCGTTGATGATGGACAAGTCGTCCTTGTTGGTGGAGTCAGTGAGCGACACGCCGATTCCGTGGATGAGTTCTTCCTTGACGTACTTCAAGAGCTTGGACTTGTAGCGCTGGAGGTGCTGCTGGTTCACGGTGATGTTGGCGATGACTCCTTGTTCCTTCAAGACCTTGAGCATCCATTCCAAGTCAGGGTGCGCAAGGGCGTTGCCGCCGCCGATTGCACATTCGGTGCCAGCGTGGAGCGAACGGAACACGGGTTCCATGCCGACGAGGTCGCCGTGGGCTCCCTTGATGGTGGAGTTTTCGTGACAGTAGATGCAGCCGCCGTCGCAGTAGTCCGTGATCTTGATGTCGAAGTTTTCGGGGAAGCTGTAGGTGAAGTGGTCTTGGTCGTCTTCGACCCAGACGTTGGCACCGTTCTTGGGATTCTTTTCCCAGTGTCCGGTGGACTTGACCTTGGTTCCGTCCTCGAAGATGACAACGGAATGGTTGCCGTTGATGTAGTGTCCGAGGACTTTCTTAGAGATAAGCATAGTGAGTTTTTTCATTTCCATGTCCAAAATATAGCACAAATCGGCGTATGTGTCAATACCATACGCCGATTATTTAATAAAAATATGTAAAATTACGTTAACGTAATTACCATTCGGTCTGCCAAGACCTTCACCGTGCAGAAACCAGTGGCTCGTTCGCTGGTGGCGACATAGGTCGAACCGTAGAACTCGAAACCGCCGATGTCGTTGGGTTTCTTCAGCCGTTCGATCGGCGTCATGTCGCTGCCCACGATCTTGAACGCATCCGTCTTGCCGATATCCAGCGTGATTACCGCGCTAGAATACACCTTGGCCGAAGTGAAGATGGCATCCGTATTCTTGGGGTCGTAGTGTTCGATAATCCCAGAGACTCGGATATCCGCCTTGATGATGGCAGACATGTCCACGCAGACGCCAGAATCGTCGGTGAAACTGAATGTCATGTGGCCAGCCGGAACCTTGGACACTTCGAGCGTATTGGGCGCTTCGGTCAGCTTGGGCGGCGGAAACGAGAGCGCAGTGTAGTCGTATCTGAACCCGCTGGATTCGTTGTTCTTGACATACCAGTTGATGACCTCGTTAACGAAGTTATCCAAGCACTGGTTGTACTCGTCGGGAGTAAGCTGCGACCGATTCGTCGGGCAGATGTTTCCGACAAATGCCTCGCTGAAATTCGACTTGAACGCGAAATGCACATCGAACGTGATGTAGTTGTACTCGCCACGGAATGACACATATTTAATCTTGCTGCCAGATACGTTCGGATCCTCCCATTCATCCAGTCGGATCGTCCAACCGCCGGGAAGATTATATCCATGCTCGGAGAACGTTTTAAAGAAGTCGTAGAACCTCTTGATACCGTCCGTAATTCGGAATGAACTATACTTTGGAACCATATTTACCACCACCTTGAATGACAATAGAACTCGAACGGATGAAGGCTGATCGAGCCTTCATGGCGCTTCTGCAGCGCATAAGTTCCATCTTTCCTCAGATACATGTTTTGACAATCCCACTTAACGACCTTCGCCGTAAAGCCAGAGTTGTAGTAGCAGTCGCCGTCTTTCGTCGTCTTGTCAGACGGGTTGCGCTTGAAGTGGAACAGCGTGTCGTTCTTCGTAGGGTTCCATACGATGAACTCCTTGCAATTCCCTTCGGCGGCGTAAGCGCTAGATATCGCCAGCGCTAGAAGCAATGCAATCAGCAGTCGCATTATCTATTCCTTGTTTGCGTTTCCAGTCCGCGAGAATCTTGCCGTACTGCGGCGGGATGTCCGATTCCTGGCACTTGCCCTCTACCAGCTTCTTGCGCCAGTAGTTCCAAGCGGTGAACCAGACTCCGTACTTCTCGTGGAACTCGTTCTTGTAGTTGACGACGTACTGTTGGCACTGCTTCCGATGGGACTGGAAGTACTTCTTGCACTTCCGCGAGTTTGTTCGCTTTCCCTTCTCGGTCTGTCTGTACCGACGGTTCGCCTCGTTGTTCAGTCGGCGCTTCCTAGAGATCGGATCCTCGTCGACCAGTGTGTTGTTTTCGGTTTCAATCCTCTGTCCTTCGTTCGTTTTCATCTTTCACCTCATTCTTTGGCAGAGTGTACTGTTCTGGATGAAGGAACGCCGGGTCTACCTCTATGCCAGCCTTCTTCATCTTCTCAATCATGTTTTTCAATACAATTTTGCTTCCAGACAGATCGTCGTACGAATTGTCTTCGAATCGTGCTTCTTCCGCAGTCGCGTCTTCTCGTTCACAGAACGCATGTACGCTCTTCGGTATGGACGAAAGGATTTCGATGCATCCCTTCAAGTACCACGCATATTCGCGGTCGGTAAGCTCGCCTCGGCCATGACGGCACAGCGGACATGTGCAAGTGAGTCCCATGGGCGTACCTACCGTTTGATGTCTGCTTTCAGTTTTTCAAAATGACGTTTGTACGCGCCAGCCGCATCGATAGAATCTTTAAGGTACGACTTGTATACGCGCAAGCATTCCATCGACGCGCTGTCCAGCCCCTTGTCGACTTCCTCCGCGCATGCCGGACGGTTTTTCACGATGTCCTCGTACTCATAGGCAATCATCTTTTCTTTGCTCGGCGTGATGAGACAGAGGATCACGAGCATCACCGCAAATACGAGGCTAGTCCACACCAGCTTTGGTGTCGGTGGGGTGAGTACGCCCAACCCAAACGTAAAAATCGTGACCGTGATAAGGGAAATTAACAAATAGACGAAGGTATTAAGATACATGTCAACCATATTACTTCTCCAAGTATTCAAGCGTGGCGCGTTTGACGTTGCTGTACTCTATCCAGTCGTCGTCATCCTTGTTGTAAATGCGGTAACGATTTCCACTATCGTCCACCAGATAGCGTTCGGTCTTGTACTCAATCACCGTACCGTCGTCTTCGGTGATAGTCACCTTCACCGGGTCGTGCATATTGATCAGACACACGACCAGCGGAATGCCGAAACCAAACATTCCGAGCGTCAGCACCGCAATGCAGCATGCGTCGCCCGTGTCAATCGATTTGTAATGGACGCAGTGGTAGATCATGAAAATCAATACCAGAGCACAGACGAGCGTGAAAAATCCGAGCCAGTACATAGCTCCCAACATAGTCATTCTCCTTTCATGTCTTGCATGAACTGTTGTTTGAACACTTCTTTCGGAACCGTCTCCGCATGGTCTCGTTCGAGCCATCCGTCTTCGGTTTCCTTGTAAATTACCTTGAGGTCGCCGTCTCGACTGAATCGCGTGTAGCCGAAAGGCTTCTCCTTGACCGTCTTCATGTTGTCGAGCTGGTCTTCCTCGGACGTTCGCACACCACGTCCTAGCGCTTTTTTTGCACATTCCTCGCAGAGGTTGGTGATCCATCCGCCAGTAGTCCAGATGACGCGCTTGCCGTCTGCCGTACGAGGTTCCTTTCCGCAGTCGTAGCAGATCCAGCTGGACAACGACTCGGCTATGCCGTTGAGCGAGTCCTCGCCAGTGGATACCGACGTGTAAACACGGAGCTCTCCGTACTTCTCCTTGACATCCATGAACTCGAACTTGGCCTTGGTCTCGTCATCCCAAGAATCGTACAGCTTGAACAGACGAGGAAGGTAGCGGTTCTTCCACAAGTCTTCCCAGCCGTTGCCGTCCCAGTACTTGTAGTAGTTGTTCTCGATATCCTCGGTATCGGTCTGGTACGCTGGCTCACGGCTTCCGTATGCCTTGCGGAACTTCAAGAACGGATACTTGTTGAGTAAGTCCAGCATGTCCTCGTCGGAGATCGGATATTTAGGTGTGAATGCGCCCATTATCTGCGTTTCCTTCTGGTAGCTCGGTTCTGCTTGAACGGATTGAGTGAGTACGGCATAGGAACGATACGACAATTCGGGGGAACCATCTTTACCCTAGCTGGCATGATAAGCGCCAATGCGTACTGTAGTGGATCAAATTCACTCATGATTTCCTCTTCTTTGGGTATAAGTTACTCGCGGTTGGTTCAAGCCACTTGGTAGTTCCGAAAAACCTTACCGTAAGGTTGTCTGGCACTTCTCTGTCTTCGTCGAGCTGTATGTACTCGATATGGGTATTGATCTTGTCACACGCTTCCGAAAATACGCCACGTTCCTTGACGTGGCCGTTACCCTTGGCAAGCCATTCGGAAAGTGTCTTGTATGTCACTCGTTTACTCATTCGGAACCTCGAATAGCCAGTTCGGTTTGTCGAGCGAGACATACATCGTTCCAGACAACGGAGTCGCCGTACAGTTGCGCTCTCGGCACATCTGCATGAGGATGTAGAAGAAGTCGATATCCGGAATCTTCACGCGGCGCTCTGTACAGAACTCTTCAACATTCTTCTGCCACCAGTTGTGATTGATTACCACATGGCTAGGGACTACAGCGGCTTTCCAGTCTGCATGTAGCGGCTTCGTTCCGTTGAACTGGTCGAAGAACGGATCGTGTTCCGACGGCAGCATATCCGGAATGAATGTCTGGTCAAACACGACCTTCTGCAGAAATTCACGGACGGACTTGATACGGTCTTGCGTGAACTTGATGCGGTCTTCCTCGGTCACCTTCTTGTTGGTGGCTGGCATGTAGAAATATTCAGAGATCATTGCGGCTCCATTTAAGCTTTAGCAAGCGTTAGCGATCGGGCCTACGTCTTTATATTCGTAGCGTCTGACCATATTCTACCTCATGTCATCGGTCTTTTTATTGACACGTTCGATGTAGGAGACCAAGCACTTCGCATAGACCTTCACTTCGTCGGTCATCTTGACGAAGGCGTCGACGATGTCCTTAACGGTCTTTTCATTCGACAACTTTATGGAGTTGTTAGACGGCTTCTTAATATGATGGCCGTCTAGTCCATAGTTTTCAATGGTCTGCACGATTTCAAACAGGTCAACTATTTCCTTCTCGTGTTCGTAGAAATAATGGTCAAAGCAGTCTTTGACGACTTCCGTCAATACATAGAAATTCCCGTCGCCGTCCATCGACACCGTGGCTTCCTTGTCGCTACAGAGGATGTACTTTACACCTCCGTAGCAGACGACGGTGTAGTTGACACAAGTAGTCATGTCTTCCGGTAAGATGAATTCCTTGGTATGGTCGATGACGACGCCGTACTTTTTGTCGTCGTTAATACAGATGCCAGCGTCGTCAAGTCGTCTGTGGATTTCGAAAATCTCGTTGATCTGGGAAAGCGACGAGTGCAGCTGGTATGCGGCTGTACGCATCTTGTCGATATAGCTCTGGCGTTCCCAGTCGTCGCCCTTCTTGGTAGTGTCGATGAGTTTGTCCAGCTTCTTGAACACGCTCTCGCTGTCCATAGAGAACAAGGAGTTCGGGTTGGGTGCGCCCACGTACACGGCGGTATTGACCGTCTCGCCGAGCTTGTGCGTAATCTCGCAACGGCGAGATTCCTCGATGAGCGTCGTGAAGATGCGCTTCACGGACTCCTTCATCGCTTCCCTAGTATCGTCGCTCACAAGGCCCTCGGTAAAGTCATAAACCATGTCGATTACTTTGTGTTCGCGACGTTCATCGACGATCGGAAGTTCGCCGAGCTGCTTGTACTCGGCGATCTGCTTGACCACGTCCATTCTGCGTACGATGTTCTGTACGATTTCCTTGTCGATGCCGTCGATTTCTTGACGGCAACCTTCAATGAGTTCTTCGGAATGAGACATTAGCGTTCTCCCTTGCCGTGGTCATAGGTGCCACGATCGATTTCCTTCAAGACATGGGAATAGTCTTCGGTATTATGCGTATAGAAGTGGAAGTAACGGTTGACCGGATGGACGATGATGTCGGGGTCGACGACTGAAATGACATGGATGTACCAGTTGTCGCTGCTCATGTCGCCGAAATCCTTTATAGCCACGTTGAACACGAGCTTGAAGATGTTGTTGAAGTGGTAAGGGAACGAGATGGGGAACATTTCGTCCGCGATGTCGTTCAAGAGGCGCTGCAAGCAGGGCGGCTTGTCTTCCTTGGTAACGTTCGTCAGATCGGTTTCGGACTTGACAACGACGAACCTCACTCGGCGGTCGTCGTCGAAGAACGTGGTTCCGTCCGGCTTGGTGATGCGGTAGAAACTCAACGGCAAGTCTTTAAATGTCTCGAACTTCCAGCCCACGTACTTGTCGGTCTTGTATCGAGCAGGGTATTCGGACGGCTTCTTCAGTTCGGACTTCTCGATGGGTGCGAGACGGTCTCCCCACAAAGCCTGACACAGCACGTTCGACGCAAAGTGCCACGACGCGCCGGAATGGTTGTCCGATTCCATGGCCTTGTAAGCCTTCTGTGCGGATCTCACGCAGCCAGAGAAGTATCCGCCCCAGCCGTCTTTATGTTCCTTTTCCAGAAATTCCGCAAAGCGGTCAAATTCTTTATCGTACATCTGTCTACCTCATTAGTTATGGTACAAATATAGCAACAACACTCATGCTTGTCAAGCTGTATTCGTAAAAAAGGCTAATTTCGGCACAGAAATGATAAACTAGGGGCATGATGTACGACTTCCATTACTATCTTTGCTCTCTCCCCAGCTCGCCGCTCGTAGAGGCCGTCCGTGCCTTGTACGAGGCTTCCGAAGGCGACGCCAGAAAATACATGAAGAAGATGCTCCAGTCCTTGGGGCTAGAACAGGAACTCGCCCAAGGATACGGCGACAACTGGGCGGAAACCGCGTTCAACAAGATTAGGAACGCCTTCGTCCACCAAGGATGTGACGTCTACTTCGTGCCCGGTATCGCCAGAATCGCCTACGGCGACCTACACTTCGACAGCGAGGACGAGGACACGCAGAAGCTGGCGCTTCTGAAGAACTTGGTGAAGTTCATCACGATAGCCCACAAGGCGCAGTTCACTAGAAACTTGGAAAAGATCGACGTGGTTCAGGAAGGGCCACAGAAGGGAATGAAGGTCAAGTCCAAGCCGCTTACGCTAGACCAGCTGTCCACGATGTTCTCTAGGGAGCAGAAGGAAGTGACTGGCAAGGCACGTGAGCAGTTCGCCAAGGAGCATGCGAACTCCGAAGGCAACGGATACAAGATAATCGAATTGAAGAATTTTGAACAAGCGCACCAGTTCCTACCGTACTGCACGGCGGACAAGTGGTGCTACTTGCAGAACGAGAGTACGTTCGACTCGTACGCTGGCGGAGGCAACAAGCTCTACTTGGCGCTAGCCCCAGGCTTCGAGAAGCTGAAGCCCGGTGACCCAGGGTATGGACGTTCCATGATCGGTTTCGACATGGGCCCAGTTGACGAGAACGGCAAGTCGGAGCTGTGCGTCTGCACCAACCGATACAACCACGCGGAGAACTTGGAGCACGAGGAAGGCGCTGGCTCCGGCGACTCCGCCTATGACGAAATTCAGTTGTCCAAGATTCTCGGATTCCCAGTATGGGAACGTTGTCCGGGATACACGGTCGACGAAATGCTCGCCAACGGCCTCATGAACATGGAGACGATGAAGACTATCGTCACCACCGACGACGAACTGACGAAGCTCGCCAGAGACAAAAAGTATCAGCTAGAATTCTTGAAGAAATACCGTGTGGAAGCCAAGGAAGAATGGCGAGCGCCTGGGTTCTGTGTCAGCTTCTGCAAGATAAACAAGCGTGGATTCCATACGACGGAATGGTTCGCGATGTTGACGGACGAGCCGGATCACTTGCTATGGTTCAAGGGGTTCAGCCGACTGAACGCCGACGTATACTCACTTGAGGTCGGTTCGCATAAATACATGGTCGTGTTCCAGACTGGCAAACCGCTTTCGAATGACGTATTCTACAAGGTCGGCGGCGACCATTTCCCGATTGCCGTATGCAAGATGATCGACGGCGAGAAGCGCTACAACTACCTCGACTTAGCCGGAAATTATATCAGCAAAGACTGGTTCGCCCATGTAGGGGCGTTCGACGTATACACCCAGTTTGCTTGTGTACAGCGTGACGACGGCAAGGAGAATGTAATCAATAAGGCCGGAAAGATAGTACTGGGCGAGTGGTATGACAGTATAAAGAGAGAGTACGACAAGGGATTCTACTTTGTTGCGGATGATAAGGATGTTGGGAAGAAATTGCTTTACACATGGGAGATGAAGCCGTTCTGTGGCTACGTCGACGAAATGAAACCATTATCCGGTGTCGGCGTCCTCGTCAAGTCCAACGGAAAGTACAACGTGGCCATTCCGAGTGAGTGCTGCATGCTGTGCAACCTCTGGTTCGACGCTATCGACGAAAGGGTATACACCGCACAAAACGGTTCGTATGTCATTCTAGTGTTCGATAAGGATCAAGGATACAACTTCATCGACATCGGAACGCACAAGCAAGTCCTCGACAGATGGTATCAGTCCATAAAGTACATGGAGCATGGATACTTCTTGGTCAAGGAAGGCGGCAAGCTGAACATTTACGAACCGATCTTGAACAGCTTCGTGCTTCCGCAGTGGTTCGATGACCGTGGCGCTCCACAGATTCTCGACGAACACAAGTTCGCTGGCTTGTGGATAGGCGACAGGCCAGTGCAAGTCATCGACGGCAAGATTGTTCCATCATCTAGCGAAGTTTAATACAAAGGAAAAGGAAATGAGTATTTACGTTGTTGGTTCAAAGAGCAAGAAGTTCCTACCGCTTGACGGATTTCACAAGAAGTTCATCGTGGACGAGAAGCACGAAGGCGACAACATCGACTATCTGAACCCGTGGTACTGCGAGCTGACTGGCTTGTATTACCTATGGAAGCACGACGAGGACGACATCGTCGGCCTTGAGCACTACAGAAGGTATCTGACTGTAGACGGCTGGCATCCCATCAAGCGCACCGAGGCGGAGAACTACTTGAAGAAGTACGACGTGCTCTGCGTGAAGGTCGGCTATCCGTACACTGGCATCAAGGATTACCTTATCAAGAACCGCAAGGCCGAGGCGACCAATTCCTACATCGCCTTGCTGGCATCCATGTACGGACGCGGATACGCAGACCACTGCATACGTTATCTGAACGGACACGAGCACGTACTCGGCAACATGTTCGTCGCTAAGCGCGAGACCGCCAACAAGTATTGCGAGTTCCTGTTCAAGTCGATGTACACCTGGTTCCGTCTGCAGCAGAAGATGGGCATACCAGTAGAAGGACGTATCGTTGGCTATATGGCCGAATTTTTATATGGTGCATACATCGATTGGTTTAAACTCAAAACAAAAACTCTCCATTTACGGATGACGTAACCACTATACCATTAAATAAAAAAAAGCCACCGAAACTCGGTGGCCTTTTTTAGTCTTTGTAGTGGCAGTCCTTGAGGAACTGCTGGTTGTCCTTCTCGATGTTGAGGATAACGTCCTCGATCTTCTTCAAGTCGCTAGCTCTGAGCTTGCATGCCCAGTGGCCGTAATGGTCGCCTTCTTGCAGCTCGTATGTGCAACGGTTGGTGCCAACGTTGAGCGAACCGCCGTAACGGATGTTGCTCCCGGCTTTGATGGCCTCAGCCCAAGAAGGGAAGCGTCCCTTGTCCGTAGCGTAGTGGAACGGAAGATTAATCTTGATTTCGTCTCCGTGTTCACCGCCGAGTTCGTCCTTGTAGTAACCTTGAATTGCTCCGTAGATTTCCACTGTCTTCTTGGTGAGCGTACGATCCTTCTTGGGAACTTCGAGAGTCACGTTGCACTTGAAGCTGATGTCGTGGCACTCGCCGTACTGCCAACCATGCGTTTTGTTCACGGTGCCGTGTTCCTTGAAGAACTTGTACACAGTGCTGAATGGGCTCTTGCTGAAGAACTCGTCGTAAGCGTCCGCGACCTTGGCCTTGGTGGCTTCGACGGCGGCGTCGATGCGCTTGCGCTCGGCTTCCGGTAGCTGCTTGTATCCACGAGGCTTCTCGAACTTGTTGAGTCCGTCGCCGAACTCGATGCCGCGCCATGTGAGACCGCCGTGCTGTTCGGAAATCGCGTCAAGACGTTCCGTGTTGTGCTTGATGACCTTCTTGACGAAGTCAAGGAACACGTCGGGCTTCACGCCGTACGGATGCTTGGGGTGGTCGTAGTCCCATTCGGCAACTAATTCCTTCTGGTAAGCGATATTGTGATCCTTGGCATACTTGAGGAACGGAGAGCAGCTGTCAAAATAGAACAGGGCCGTCGTATGTTCCGTCTTGGCTCGCATGTTAATATCGCGCCCACGGAAAGTGTTGTAGAAGTGGTCGATGTTTTGGCTGTATTCCAGCATCGGAAGCAACGCATGCACGTTCGTATTGTTACACGGTGAATCGTAGAAGTACCTGTCGTCTCGATTAACCCGGAAACCGAGTCCGGAAAGTTCCTCGAAGAACTTCTTGCCTTCTTCGGTATCGGCCCAGAATTCGAGCGGAAGGTCAGTACCTTCTGGGATATCGTGACCCTTCTTGAACGGCCCCATGCACTTGACGATGTCCATGTAGTGCTTGAAGCCACAATGCAGCGTACATGTGTTGGAGTCCAGTGTCTGCACTTGGTCGCCGACAGTAGCCTTCACGAAAACATGCTGGTCGACTCGGCAGCTTTTCTTGAGGTCGGTCATGTTGACGTCGATGGTCAGTTCTTCGCCGTCGATCTCGCCGACGAACTTGAGCGAACCCTTCGAGCTGTACACGACGGCTTCGCGGAGCTTCGCTACTTCCTCGATCATCTTGAGTACGTTTTCCTCTGGGTGATAGTCATCGCCTTCGAGGACTTGGAGCAGCGGGGCTGCCTTGTAGAGTTCATTCTCTGCTAGAGGTTTCTTAGCCATGGTTAGTCCTTTTTGTTGTATTTGATTTTGGAGAGGCGGTCGAGCGCAGCGTCGATGCACGGCTGGTGCTTCAAGGATTCGAGCAAATGCTCGATCGTACGCGCATGCTTGAAGATGTCGCCAAGAACTTGTCTGTCTTCGGCAAGTTCAGCGTCTTGCTCGTTGAGCTGGTCTACGGATCCGCTGTCGACCATTTCGTTGTGTATGCCGCCGCGAGAAACTACGGTGTAGACGTGGTAGTCTCTTCCGATAAAGTAATGACGCCACCAGACGCCGTTGGTCGACATGTAGTTGGCCTTCACCAAGTCACGGAATCCGTCGTTGAGCATGCGACAAAGCTCGTCCCAGTCCTTCTCGTAGGCATCGTTCAGAGTTGTGTCGCCTGGGTCGATTCTCCACCAGAGGCACTGTTCGGAATAGGCGCTCGGCTCTCGCTGCTCGACTTCGTACCAGTCCTCGCAGACGTGGTCGTACTCGTCACAGCCGCCGTCCTCGTCGCCTTCGTGGCAATACCCAAGGTAAATGTACTTCGACGTTCCTTTCTTGTCGTACTTGTCGAACATGTTGTCGATAAAGCGTGTGTATTTGTTTTCCATAGATTACCTACTTTACAAGTTTGCGCTGTTCGCGAACGAACTTGATGAACTGCCCGACGGTGATATCGGACATGTTGGTAGTAATAAAGCGCGACGCGAAGACCCTGCTAGACAGCGGATCCATGTACAGAACCTTGTGGGACATATCGTTGCACTTACGTTCAAACACGATGCAGTTGCTAGCACGTTTCCATTGCACGCTTACGTTGTTAACAATCTGCCCTTGCAAGTCTTCGGTCGGCGCATAGGAGTCGCAGAAGTTCGGCCCGGCAGAAACATATTTGATAGGCCAGAACTGGTTGAGCACCGACAGCGCAGTGTCGAACGAAAGTGGTTCGTCCTCACGCTTGTATAGCTCCTCTGCATTGATGATCTTGGCTCGCTGCTGGTCAATATCTTCCTGATGCTCTTTACTGCGGCGATCCATCTCGTCCTTGCACATCTTGCACCATCCGTGATCTACCTCGCCAGAACGCGGAACCTCTTTACCGTCCTCGGCATAGCGGATGACGCCAGCCGGACAGCAATAGGCTGCGTCGCGGATTTCGGTATCGTACTTGGCGTAGTCGGTGCCGACGACCTCGCACTTATGGGGAACACGGAAAATTGCGTCACAACCAGCTTCGCAAGCGCCACAGCCGACACATTCGTCGTAGGTCTCGTCAATCCAGACTTTAGTAATCATAGTATTCTCCTAGTAGCGGATAAGTCCCGGCATGCACTCGTCGAATTCTTGGTGGTACTTGCCGTTGTCGCCAGCCTTCATGGCCTTCTTGATAAATTCAATGGCGGTTTCCTCGGTTTCGAACAACGGATCGCGAACAAGCGGACTGTACATCGTCATGGGCCCCATGACGACTTCGGCGTACCAGTAGTCATACGGCTTCCAGCGGAACCAGCCAGCCTTCCACTGGGGAAGGTAGCCTCCGTCAGTCTTCTTTACGCGGTGCTTCTTGTCGATGTATGTCGGAAATGCCATTATACGAATCCTTTGTACTTTGCGAACTGCTGAATATCGTCCAGCCGTTCCTTCAAGTGCTTGATGCCGCTGAAGCCCACTTCCTTCTGTCTTGCTCGGCCACCTTGAATGATCATCTGCTTCTCGTCATCGTGCTTCTGGGCCTCGTGGAACCATTCGTACGTGCCACACATGACGGTGAACTTGGCCGGAACAACGTATTCTAACACCAAGCGGTCGTTATGCCCAGTGTAGTAGATGCGCACCTTGACAGACTTCTTCGCCCAGGTGACCTTCGACCCCTTGACCTTGGGGAACTTGTACGGAATGCTGAGAAACGCGAGGTAGTGGTCGATGTGCGGATACTCGACGCACCAGTCCTCCGTCTCGTGGAGAAATTCTGCGCCTTCGAAGTAGTCCGGAAGCTTCGTGTTGTAACGGCGCTCGAACAGACTGATAAGGTTCTTGGTGTGGCGGTCGATGACCTCGTCCTTACGTGCCGCAAGAATGCCGTCGACGTTCTTGGCCTCGGCAGAACCCTTCGGATAGACGGGGCCGTCCTTCGTCCAGCTTGTGGCCGTACGCCAGCTGTCTGGCATTCCGTGGCGCTTGGCTTCCTCGCCGTATACGTCGAGCATGCGGTTCCACGAGGAGCTGACGATGCCGACGGCGGTTTCCAAGTCCGTCTCGATGTAGAAGTAGGTGTTGATGGAGCCCTTGAGGCAACCAGTGAACTCAGGGAACATCCGCTGCATCAATTCGTTCTGGCGAGAATGGTGCTCGTACACGCAGTAATTGACGAGTACGGTACGGCGGGAAGTGATGCAGAAGCCGTAATGCATTTCGTCAATGTCCTTGCTCAGCGAGAAGTCGTTGATGTCTGAGTTGTACACAAGCACCGGATGATCCTTCGACATGGCACTGCAGAGGGACATTTTGTCTTGCGGCATAGCGACGAATCGGTCAGCGTCCAAGTGTATGTCGCTGAACGCATAGGGAAGCAAGGCGGCTCTCGCCTTCTCGTAGAACTCCTTGTTGCCTGGGATGGCCAGCCATTCCTCGACCAGCATCGGCAGCGTACCAGCCTTCGCTTCGTCGGAATCGAGCTTCGTCACGGAGTTGAGCCAGAGGTCGAAGTATTCTCGGTCGAAATACTTGCTGAAGTCGAACGTCCGAGTCTTTCCGCCGTAGGTGCAAGAAATGCCGAGCTCTTGCTTGTTCTTCTTTACCGGAATGTCGAAGGAGATCGGCGAGCCTTCCCTCGCGCCCTCGTAGTGGAACGTGGCGATGTTGTCGTCCACGGTGACTTGGATGAGCTTCACGTCGCCTTCTTTCTCCATGCGGTTAAGGAATACTAACGCGCACTGTCTGTACTTGGCGGCCTTAATAATCTCGTTGTCCTTGTAAACCTTCATTACTTTATCTTCCTTTTTGGTGCCTTTGCCGGGTTTCTGCTGAAGTCCTCCATACACATGAGGAATCCGTACTTATCCGTCACGACCTTCTGTCCGGCGGCCCTAATTCTTGCAATTTCGATTGCGCTCATTTCTTGATCTCCTTGTCCCAGTCCACCCATTCGCCTTCTTCGCGTTCATACAGATTGTTCCACCAGCTATGACGGATGCTGATGTTGTAGTTGACCTTATCTTTACTAGCCTCGACTGCGGCGGCAATAGCCTTGTCCTTGTCGGTGAAAGTCTCTTCGTAGTCGCCGACAAGCCCATGGGCGTCTGGGTACTCGTAACGCAGTTGGTACTTGTGCTGCGATTTCTTACGTACTTCCATCATTTCGGTATACGCCTTGTACTGCGTCACGATGTCTGGATGGTTCGCCTTGAGCCACATGTCGAAGTCCATCTCCTTGTAGTTCGGATTTCCGTATGGCTCGTAGTATTGACCGCATGCCAGCTTGTCCGCCTGTTCGGCACTGAACAAATAGATTCCGCACTGGTTCGGCTTGATTTCGTCGGACGGAGAACGGTGACAGCAGAATGTAGTCTCGTTGACCCATCGTCCGTACAAGCAAGTGGAGCAGCATCGTTTCTTTTTCATGGCAACCTCTATTAGTCTGTGTACGAAGACAAATCTAGCAATAATCTTTCGGACTTCGTGATCGCCGGAGTGCTGGTGACGCACGAATACACTTGATAGTCCCTAGTGACATAGAGCCACAGATACTCGTTGTCTGCACACTTTTTGCGCTCTTTGTCGAGGTCGAATATCCCAGAAATGCGGTCGTAGACCATATCGTCAATCCAGTTCTTCTGTCGGTCGAACTGGATGGACAGTGACGAATCGTCTGGATCGATGGCGTTCCAAAGCTTGGAGGCTTCCGAAGTCTTGAAGTAATAATAGTCCCATGTAAAAACTTCCCGATTACCGTTGAATAGGAGAATGGTCTTCTTGTCGGAGCCGTAGGTCTCGAATAAGCGGTCGATTTCTTTAGTGTACTCGTTGGTCATGCTGCCCTACTCTCTGTAGACATAGTCTTGACGGTCTTTCGGAACCCACCTATCCACCCAAGCCTTGATGTCGTCGGTGACTGGCTGGTGGAGCTGGTCTCGCCAGTGCCAGATGAACTGGCGAACTTCGGTTTCCTTGTCGAAACGGTGGTCGAGCACGGTGTCGAGCAGTCCGTACTTGTAGATGAGGACGTCCTCGGCAATCTGGTCGATATAACGGAGTTCGTCTGGAATCTCGTCTTCCATACGTTCGAATTCGTCGGCGGTGTACTTCTTGCCCTTGTAGTAGAAAGCGTCACGAGACAAGGCGAAGTTGATATCCGGGAGCGCCTTGCAGAAGTCCCTCGCGTCCTTGTAGGCGTCGATGAACCCTTGGCGGAACTTGCAGTTCTTACGCTTGCCGACAGTGTCGTGGAGAATGAAGCACCTGATGATGCCGAGCTGGTCTCTCTTGTCCTTGTAGGACGCAATGTCCGGATACGTGTCGTAGGGACGCAAGTCCGTCTTGAGCAGCGGTTCGCTCTTGAAGGTCTCCATTTCGGCTTGCAGATCCTTGGCGTACTGGACGAACTCGTCGTAGAAGCCGTTGTCGCCGTACGTAGTCACCTTGCACTTGTAGTTGATGCCGCGCTTGTGGCTGGGTATGCCGAACTCGATGGACATGTTGATCGTACGGGACACCTTCTTTCCGTAGCCGAGGTTGCGAGTGACAGTAATCCAAGAGAAGCGTGACTCCAGACTGCACGGGGTCGCCTTCAAGGTCGGATGGCCTTCAATGACCATTTCGCGGAGCTTGTCGAAGGCGACATCGAGGTAGCCGTACGGATGCCAGCAGTACTGGGCCGGGGAGCTGTTGCCAGTGTTGAAGTCGGTCGAGACGACGTGGAGCATCTTCATGCCAGTGATCCAGTTGCGCAAGTACTCGCGCAAAACTTCCTTCCAGTCCATGTCGCGGAGACGCTTCATGATTTCCTTTCCGCGATTGGTAAGCATCTCCCCAGTATGGAAATCGTGGAGATCCAGTATCTTCGGAGAGTAGTAGGCCGGATCCTCCGGCGTCCTTGTATCGAAGAACTCCCTACGCTCTTCTTCTTCTTCGGTCTTGCACTGTTCTATGCTTCTTATCATACCGTCTCCTTTCACGAGTCGTGCCCGATGATGTAGTCCATAATCGCCCAAGAAATGAACAGCAGGACGAGCGTGGACGTGACGCCGAGGAACGTCGAAGTCGTGAACTCGTCGCTCGGCAGCGAGAACACCCACAGCATGTCGACAATCATCGCCGACATGCAGACGAAGCACACCACCGAGCGCAGCAGCTCGTTACCCGGCTTGAGGAACCAGTATTTCAGTTTCTTTATCATTTGTACCGAAATATAGCAATTACGCCTATGCACGTCAACTGATAAACTGCATTGCATGAAGAACTTCGCATCTTACCTAGCTAATCTGCCCAAGACGCCCCTTACTGAGGCAGTCATTGCACTGTACGAATCGGCTTATCCGCTTATGGAAGGCGACAAGCACATGTGGATAGACTCTCCTAGTGCAATGAACCAGAAATTGTATGACTGGATACGATATTGTGCAAACTTTTCCGGAGACTCGATTCCTTATAAGACCTTTGACGAATTAGTCGTTGCGGCAAAAGAGTATCGTTCCGAACTCGACATATACAAAAGAGTCATCAATGACGGTGTCGAAATCATCAAAGACGGTGTCGAGCATGGTTTGCTCCCTAAAGAATTGCTTTATGGTAGTACGTTTAATGACAGCGCTTTTGGATCCACCAAAACATATAATGCGCCAAACCTAGAAGGTTTGGTTCTAAAGGTACTAGAGAACAACCAGTCATTAAGTGATTTAGTCAAACAATGTAGGTCATTCCCTCAAAATGCGAATATGGACTTGTTTAAAAAAGTATTCGCCTTCGGCAGAGACGACTGTATCGACATGGATTCCCTATTCGCACTAATCGGGTCTTCTTTGCTGTTATACAATAGCAACGATTCCATATACGATCGGCGAGATAAAATAAGTGGACGGATTTGGCATGACGGATTGCTGTATGATGCGAATGCACTATATGGCGATTTGATGCTAAAGTATCCTAAGCCAGAATATGACGAAGTTCCTATTCCAGAAAAGGAATACAAGCTTCTCAACTTGAAACATCGGTTAAAGGGTAATCACGAAGACTTGCCACGCACACGCAAGGTCGAGAAAAGCCAACCGATATCGTGGAATGACTGGATGAAGAATCCGCCACAAAACGTAATTGATGAAATTTTGTCTGACAACAAGTCGACGGCTAAACCGTTTGAAGGCAATGCCGCAATGCCAGAGCACATCGCATTGATTAAGCAACGTATGAATCAACTTGGTATGTAATCATGAATAACTTCGCCGATTATCTCAGCTCTTTGCCAAGGACTCCGGTCACGGAGGCCGTCACTGCCCTGTACGAAGGTCTTACCAAGTCCGACTTGGCTCTCGGACGATATCTGAAAAGCTTCAACAAGGGCATCAAGGTGCCTCCGCTGCCACAAGGAATCAAGCCGAACGAACAAGCCGCCTACATGATGCTGGCGAGGCATCCGCAAGACGTGGCCAAGCTGCTGGACATCGGAGTGACCTACGGCATCCCGGAAGACGGCGAAGAAGAGTTCGACGAGACTTACGCCGAGATCGACATCCAAGACACACTCAAGAAGATTGCCGAACTGACCTCCGACAGAAGCAGAGGCGCGGTCAGAGGAGCCACGGCAGACGTCGTTTACGTCTACGAACACCTCGACCGCAAGGACGAACTCAAGAAGGCCGCAGACCTGTACAGAAACGGACAGAGCGACGCCGGATACACCGCGCTGAAGAACGCTCTGGGCGAAATCAACTTCGAATACCTCGTCTACCCTATCGTCAAGCTGTGGAAGACCGAAGACGCCTACCGCGACGACAAGCTGTTCATGCTCGACCCAGACATCAAGAGCCACCTTCTCCGTAACCGCTGGCTCATCCACGAGACTTCGGTCGATGCCGGACTCTCCATCCTCAAGAACGGATTCGACCGTGGAAACCTCGCTGGCGGCCTCGCCATGACGACTTGGGGAAGGCACCCCCAGACTGGCGACTACCTGTTCGCGCACGACGTCTTGGACATGCTCAGCCGAGAAAACTACAAGTCCCGCAGCTTCGGATCGTACGGCGACTTCGCCTTGGTGTTCCAAGGTTCCGGATACAAGGCG